ATGCTGGTATAGCAACTTATGCTACTTATGCTGGTATAGCAACTTATGCTACTAATGCTGGTATTGCTACTTATGCTTCCACGGCAGGTGTAGCAACTTATGCTACTTATGCTGGTATAGCAACTTATGCTACTTATGCTGGTATAGCAACTTATGCTACTAATGCTGGTATTGCTACTTATGCTTCCACGGCAGGTGTAGCAACTTATGCTACTTATGCTGGTATAGCAACTTATGCTACTTATGCTGGTATTGCTACTTATGCTTCCACGGCAGGTGTAGCAACTTATGCTACTAATGCTGGTATTGTGTCTTATGCTACTTATGCTGGTATAGCAACTTATGCTACTAATGCTGGTATAGCAACTTATGCAACCTCAAGTGGTATTGCTACTTATGCTTCCACGGCAGGTGTAGCAACTTATGCTACTAATGCTGGTATAGCAACTTATGCTACTTATGCTGGTATAGCAACTTATGCTACTAATGCTGGTATAGCAACTTATGCAACCTCAAGTGGTATAGCAACTTATGCAACCTCAAGTGGTATAGCAACTTATGCTACTTATGCTGGTATAGCAACTTATGCTACTAATGCTGGTATAGCAACTTATGCTACTTATGCTGGTATAGCAACTTATGCAACCTCAAGTGGTATTGCTACTTATGCTTCCACGGCAGGTGTAGCAACTTATGCAACCTCAAGTGGTATTGCTACTTATGCTTCCACGGCAGGTGTAGCGACCGCACTTCAAAACTCAAGAACATTCGAAATCACTGGTGATATTATTGCGTCTCCAATCAGTTTCAATGGAACTGGTAATGTATCATTAGCGGCAACTATTCAACCTAATAGTGTTGCTTTAGGTAGTGACACTACTGGAGATTATGTTCAGTCAATTTCTGGAACTGTAGGTCAAATAACTGTTACTGGAGGAACTGGCGAAGGTTCAACGCCTGTTATCTCTTTTTCACCAAACCCAACCATTGGTGGAAATGTAACAATTGGAAATGATTTACAAGTTAACAATAATTTAAATGTAACTGGTAATATTACTGTTGGTGGTACATCTGCTTATGTTATCGTACAGGATTTTAGAGTTAGTGATGCTGATATAATCCTTGGATTTACTACTAACAGTTCAAATCAAGATGCTTCTACAGATACTACAGCAAATCACGGTGGTATTGCAATTGCATCTACTGAAGGAAATCCATTAGTTCAACTTGTTAATGTAGCAATTGGTGAGTCCTTACCCGCCACATATAAGAAATTTATGTGGTTCCAGGCAGGTGCTTTTGCTGGACTGAATACTGACGCTTGGTTAAGTAACTACGCGATTGGTATTGGTTCAACACAATTCCCATCAGGAACCAGACTTGCTGCTGGTTCAGTTCAATTTACAGAAAGAGACTTAGCAGTTGTAAGGAATATTAATGCCTCTGGTATTATTACTGCTGCATCATTTAGCGGTAATGCTACAAGCGCAACTTATGCTAATGTAGCAGGATTCTCTACGTTCTCTGGGTACTCTAACACATCAGGATTCTCTACGTTCTCTGGGTACTCTAACACATCAGGATTCTCTACCTTCTCAGGATACGCTAACGTATCTGGATTCTCTACGTTCTCTGGGTATTCTAATGTAGCAGGTGTAGCAACTTATTCTAATGCATCTGGTGTAGCAACTTATTCTAATGTATCTGGATTCTCTACGTTCTCTGGGTACTCTAACACATCAGGATTCTCTACGTTCTCTGGGTATTCTAATGTAGCAGGTGTAGCAACTTATTCTAATGCATCTGGTGTAGCAACTTATTCTAATGTATCTGGATTCTCTACCTTCTCTGGGTACGCTAATGTATCTGGATTCTCTACGTTCTCTGGATACTCAAATACATCAGGTGTTTCTACTTTCTCAGGATACGCTAACGTATCTGGTATTGCTACTTATGCTAATACATCAGGTGTTTCTACTTTCTCAGGATACGCTAACGTATCTGGTATTGCTACTTATGCTAATACATCAGGTGTTTCTACTTTCTCTGGATACGCTAACGTATCTGGATTCTCTACCTTCTCTGGGTACGCTAATGTATCTGGATTCTCTACGTTCTCTGGGTATTCTAATGTAGCAGGTGTAGCAACTTATTCTAATGTATCTGGATTCTCTACGTTCTCTGGATACGCTAATACATCAGGTGTTTCTACTTTCTCTGGATACGCTAACGTATCTGGATTCTCTACCTTCTCTGGGTACGCTAATGTATCTGGATTCTCTACGTTCTCTGGGTATTCTAATGTAGCAGGTGTAGCAACTTATTCTAATGTATCTGGATTCTCTACGTTCTCTGGATACGCTAACGTATCTGGATTCTCTACCTTCTCTGGGTACGCTAATGTATCTGGTATTGCTACTTATGCTAATACATCAGGTGTTTCTACTTTCTCAGGATACGCTAACGTATCTGGTATTGCTACTTATGCTAATACATCAGGTGTTTCTACTTTCTCTGGATACGCTAACGTATCTGGATTCTCTACCTTCTCTGGGTACGCTAATACATCAGGTGTTTCTACTTATGCAGTAACGGCTGGAGTATCAACCTACTCTGGTGTTTCTGGGTTCTCTACCTTCTCTGGATACGCTAACGTATCTGGTATTGCTACTTATGCAGTAACGGCTGGAGTATCAACCTACTCTGGTGTTTCTGGGTTCTCTACTTTCTCAGGATACTCAAATACATCAGGATTCTCTACGTTCTCAGGATACGCTAATACATCAGGTGTTTCTACTTTCTCTGGATACGCTAATACATCAGGATTCTCTACCTTCTCTGGATACTCAAATACATCAGGTGTTTCTACTTATGCAGTAACGGCTGGAGTATCAACCTACTCTGGTGTTTCTGGGTTCTCTACGTTCTCAGGATACTCAAATACATCAGGATTCTCTACGTTCTCAGGATATTCTAATGTAGCAGGCATAGCAACTTTCGCTACTAGTGCTGGTATATCAACAAACCTCAAAGGTGGATCTGGTGGAACAATTGTTTACCAATCTGCTGCTGACACAACGGCATTCTTAGCAAACGGTTCTTCTGGACAAATATTACAGTCTAATGGAGGAACTAGTGCTCCTTCTTGGGTTAATGCGGCACCATCCAATGCTATTACTGGTTTAACAGTTAGAGATGAAGGTACAATCATTGGTGCTGCTAATAGTATATCTCAGTTAAACTTCGTTGGTTCTAATGTAATTGCTACTGCTACTGCTGCTACAGGTATTGCAACAATCACAATCTCAGATAACATTGTTGGTACTGGACTTTCAATTTCTGGTATTTCAACGATTGGAAACTTCCGCATCACACCAGTTGGAACAGGTGCAACAGTAGGTGGTATTGGTGTTACTTATTTTGGAGATGGTTCAAGCTTAACTGGTATTAGTGCTGGTCTAACGGTTACTGATGATACTTCAACAAACGCAACACGTTATGTTTTATTTGATGATGCTACAAGTGGGACAGTTACATCTATTAATGTATCATCTACAAAACTCACATTCAACCCATCAACAGGAAACTTAGTTGCTGGTGGTACAGTCACAGCAAACTCCGATAAAAAACTGAAGACAGATGTTCAAACAATTGAAAATGCTCTTGAAAAAGTTCTATCTCTCAGAGGAGTTGAATTTACTCGTATAGATAATGGAGATAAACAAATTGGTGTGATTGCACAAGAAGTTGAAGAGATTATTCCTGAGGTTGTATATCCAAAACAACCAGCACCAAATAATGAAACTAAATCAGTTGCTTATGGAAACATTGTAGGTCTCTTGATTGAAGCAATCAAAGAACAAAACAAAGAGATACAAGAACTGAAGAGAAGACTGGAGGAGGGTTGATATGCCTGTTGTTGTAGGTCTAAGTTCAATCACTGGAGTTTCCACAGCAACAAGTGGTACTGATGCTGCTTACAAAGAGTATGTTGATAATAGATTAGGAGCAGCACTTCCAACCATTTACGGTAATGAGAATGAGTTTCTCTTTACGGATGGAAGCACAGTATCGTGGGAACCAATACAGGCAAGTCAAGAATATACTGCAGCAGGGTCTTATACTTTTAACTTTCCAACACAAGCAAAGAAATTTACGATTGAAGCAACGGGTGCTGGTGGTGGTGGAGAAAGTGGAAATGCAATGTTGTCTGCATATGTTCCTGGTTCTTTGTGGTCACTAAGAACTGCGGGAACAACTACACAACTGAATGCGCTTGGATTTAGAAATAATTCATTCCTTTTAGGTGGAACTGGAGCAGGAATTTTTTATTGGACTTTAAGGACTTCTGGTACTACTTCTCCCCTTAATGGTCTTACTTATGAAAATAATACTTATTTTGTTGTTGGTAATGGTGGAAACTTAAGAACTTCAACGGATGCAATCGTTTGGATAGCAAGGACTTCAGGTAATACTAATGTTAATTGGGTAATTTCTTATGCAAATAATCTTTACATAATTGCAGGTCTTTTTGCTGGCGGTGTAAATGAATTTTTAACTACATCAACAGATGCAATCACTTGGAGTACAAGAACTACTGGGTTTGGTACTGGTCAAATTAATGCACTTACTTTTGCAAACAACACTTATGTTGCTGGTGGTCAAACTGGAAAATTAATAACCTCAACAGACGCAATCATCTGGACTTTAAGAACCTCTGGATTTGGTAGCAATGCTGTTAATTCTTTTGGTTATGGTGGTGGTCTTTATGTTGCTGGTGGTGCTGCTGGAGTATTAAACACTTCAACAGACGCAATCATCTGGACTTTAAGAACTTCTGGTTCTGCGAGTCAAATTAATACTCTTATTTTTGCAAATAGTTTATATTTGTATTGTGGTGGTGCTGCTGGAAGAGTAAGCACCTCAACAGATGCAATCACTTGGGTACTGAGAACTACTAGTGGTACTACTATTTTTAATGCTCTCACCTACGCAAACAATCTTTATGTTGCTGGTGGTGGGAGTGGAATATTAACTACCTCAACAGACACAATCACTTGGACCTTAAGAACTTCTCTTTCTAATGCTCAAGTGAATGCACTTACCTTTGGAAATGATATTTATCTTGCTGGTGGTGCTTCTGGAGTATTACACACCTCAAATTATTCTACATTAACGAATGATGAAGGATTCGGTGCATATTTCTCCACTTCTACAGACACCATATATTGGATACTTCGCACAACTACTCTAAGTCAAACAATTAATAGTATAGGAACCAGTAACGATTATATTGTTGCGGGAGGTAGTGATATACTTGGTAATGGTGGTAGAATTTCAGTAACTACAGATGGAATCAATTGGTTATTGAGAACTACAGGGTTTGGTAATGCAACGATTAACAGTGTTGTTTATGGTAATGTTTATGTTGCTGGGGGTAATTTAGGAACTCCTACGGTTCAGTGGACTGCAAGAACTTCTGGTTTAGGTCTTGGTGGTATTAATACTATTAGTTATGCCTCAGACCAAACAAATTCTTATCTTATTACTAGTAGTAATAATACGATAGCAACCTCAACAGACGCAATCACTTGGACTTTAAGAACTTTTGCATTTAATGGTTCGGCTATTCTACTTGCAAGTTCTTACGGAAACAATACTTATCTTGCTGGTGGTAGTTTTGGAGTACTAAACACTTCAACAGATGCAATCACTTGGATTTTAAGAACTTCTGGTATAACACAAACTCTTAATGCTCTTACTTTTGTAAACAATACTTATGTTGCTGGTGCTAATATTGGAACATTAAGTACCTCAACAGATGCAATTACTTGGACTTTAAGAACCTCTGGATTTGGTAGCAATGCTGTTAATTCTTTTGGTTATGGTGGTGGTCTTTATGTTGCTGGTGGTGCTGCTGGAGTATTAAACACTTCAACAGACGCAATCATCTGGACTTTAAGAACTTCTAATAATAACAATGCTACTGTTTTTGTAATTACTTATGCAAATAATACTTATGTTGCTGGTCATGGTGGTGGGAGAATAACTGCATCAACAGATGCAATTGTTTGGACCATAAGAACTTCTGGGTTTGGTACTACTCAAATTAATGCTCTTACATTTGCAAATAATCTCTATGTTGTAGGGGGTAATTCTGGAGTAATAAGTATTTCAACAGACACAATTATTTGGACTGCAAGAACTTCAAACACTATACAAAATCTTACTGCTCTTACTTTTGGAAACAATCTTTATGTTGCTGGTGGTGCTAATGGAGTATTAAACACTGCTACTTATTCAAGTCTTACAGACCTAGTACAAAACGGTGTTCTTCAAACATCCACAGACACAATTACTTGGTCTTTTAGAACTACAACAGATACATCAAATTCAATTAATGGTTTAGTATATACTGCAACACCTTCAAGTAATTATGTTGCGGTTCGTAATAGTGGAGCAATTAATACTTCTACTGATGCAATTATTTGGACTGCAAGTGGTGCAATAGTATCAAATACCACACAAAACCTAAATGCAGTTGTTTATGGAAACAATCTTTATGTTGCTGCTGGTGGTTCTGGTGCAATTGTAACTTCTACGGATTCTAATACTTGGACTCTAAGAACTTCAGGTACAACATCAATTCTTCGTGGTCTTTCTTTCAGTGGTTCCACTTATGTAGCAAATGGAGACTCTGGACGTATTTTATCCTCAACAGATGCAATTACTTGGATTGCAAGAACTTCTGGTACTACCGCAAACTTAATTGGTGATGTTGGTGTCGGTAATACCTTTATAACTGCTGGTGCTTCTGGTGCTCTTTCTGCTTCTCCAGTTCGTCTTGGTTCTGGTGGTCCTGGTGGTGGGGGTGGAGCATCAGTGACTTGGGAACTTGATAGAACTCAAATCACAGGGTCTTCATTTAATGTAAGTGTTGGTGCTGGTGGAACTGGTGGTGGGCAAAACATATCTAATAGTTGGACTTTAAGAACTTCTGGTACTACATCAATTTATCTATCAGCAATTTATGCAAGTAATCTTTATGTTGTTGGTGGTCTTAGTGGAAGATTAATTACGTCAACAGACACAATCACTTGGACCTTAAGAACTGCTGGTTCTGGTGCTATTGCTTCTGTTCGTACTCTCCTCTATACATCATTCTATATTCTTGGTGGTAGTTTTCCTAGTCCATTAAACACTTCAACAGACGCAATCACTTGGATCTTAAGAACTTCTGGGTTTGGTACTACTCAAATTAATGTTCTTACTTTCGCAAACAATACTTATGTTGTTGGTGGTGATAATGGAAAAATTAATACTTCAACAGACGCAATCACTTGGACTTTAAGAACTGCTGGTATTGGTTTAGATACAATTTATTCTATTACTTTTGGAAATAATACTTATGTTGCTGGATGTCTTAATGGAATAATAATCACTTCAACAAATGCAATTGAATGGACTTTAAGAACTTCTTCATTAGTAACTAATCAAGTTAAAAGTGTTTTTTATGCAAATAATCTATATCTTGCAGGTTCAGTTCCTTCTGGTGGAGGAACTGCTAGTTTAGTAACATCAACAGATGCAATTGTTTGGACTTTAAGAACCTCTGGATTTGGTACTAATGGAATTTATAGTAATTTCATTTACCAAAACGGTAATTACTTTGTTGCTGGTAGTGGAGGAGTATTAAACACTTCAACAAATGCAATTGTTTGGACTTTAAGAACTTCTGGATTTGGTACTAATTTCATTTATGCTCTTACTTTTGGAAACAATACTTATCTTGCTGGAGGAGAATCAGGAACTCTCACAGCACTAGACCTATCAGCACAAGCAGGTTCAAACACTACAGTATCCTGGACTGGACCTGCTGGAACTTATACAGTCACTGCGAATGGTGGTTCTGGTGCTACTGCTTATGGTGCTGGTGCTGGTGGTACAGTTCCAAATAGAAACTTTAATTACTTAAGAGCAAGTGCAGGTGCTGCTGGTGCATCTTCTCTTTATCCAGGTACAACACCAACGGCAGCAGCAACATCAACACTTTCATATCAAACAACTGGTGGTGGTTCTGGTTCTCATTCAATTGTTTATAATGTAAATGCTGGTGTTCTTGGTGGTGGTGCAGGAACGATTAATTATTATGCAAACACAGCAGCAAATACATCAATTGAAGTGAATGGAAGTTTAGGACCTAATGTTACTGGACTTTCTTATGGTGGTGGTGGAAGTGGTGGAGGTGCTGCAAGTGATAATGCACTTTTATGGACTACAAGAACTTCTAATACTGGTGGTAATAATCTTTATGCTCTCACTTTTGGAAATAATACTTATGTTGCTGGTGGTGTTTCTGGAACATTAAATACTTCAACAGACGCAATCACTTGGACTTTAAGAACTTCTAGTGCTACTACTCAACTTAATGTTCTTATTTACACAACTTTTTATGTTGCTGGTGGTTCTTCTGGAGTATTAAACACTTCAACAGACGCAATCACTTGGACTTTAAGAACTTCTGGATTACCTTTGGGTATTAATGCTCTTACTTTTGGAAATAATACTTATGTTGCTGGTGGTGTTTCTGGAACATTAAATACTTCAACAGACGCAATCACTTGGACTTTAAGAACTTCTAGTGCTACTACTCAACTTAATGTTCTTATTTACACAACTTTTTATGTTGCTGGTGGTTCTTCTGGAGTATTAAACACTTCAACAGACGCAATCACTTGGACTTTAAGAACTTCTGGGTTTGCTACTAATAATATTAATGCATTTACTTTTGGAAATAATATTTATGTTTCTGCTGGTGCTTCTGGAGTATTAACTACTTCAACAGACGCAATCACTTGGACTTTAAGAACTTCTAGTGAGAGTTCTGGTATTAATGCCCTTATCTATCAAAATAATTTATATCTTTATGGTGGAACATTTAGATTACATGCATCTACAGACGCAATTGTTTGGACTGCAAGAACTGTAGGGTCTAATCCTACTCCGTATGCTTTCACATACGGAAATAATACTTATGTTGCTGCTGGTCTAACTGGAGCATTATATACTTCACCAACAATTACCGCAGGAGCAGGAGGTGCTGGTTCTAAAGGTGGTGGAGGTGGTGGAGGTGGATATGAAGAAACCACAAACACCGCAGGTACTGGAGGAACTGGTGGTGATGGATATGTTCGTATCAGTTGGTACTAAAGGAGGATAACTAAATGACTACCGCAGGTTCTAATTTTATTTCTGGTATTACTACAACAGTCTTTGCTTCAACTGATGTAGTCAATAAGGATTATGTAGATGCTAATGCACAACCCTTACCATCACAAACTGGTAATGCTGGTAAGTTTTTACTTACAACTGATGGAACAAGTCTTTCTTGGGATTATGTTTCTAACTATCAGGAATTTACATCAACTGGAGCACAGACTTTTACAGTTCCAAGTTATACAAACCTTTTGTTTATTGAAGCAGTTGGTGCTGGCGGTGGAGGAAGTGCGGGGCAGACAACAGCACAGGCAGGAGTTACTTGGACAATTAGAACTGCTATAAACATATCTAGTTCTGGTGGTGGTAATGTTACTTTTGGAAATTCTCTGTTTATTTCTGGAGTAAATTCTAACACAATAGTCGTATCAACAGATGCAATTTCTTGGATTTTGAGAACTGCTGTATTCAATACTAGTCCATCTTCTGCAGAGTATCTTAATGGTAATTATTTTGTTGGTGGAAATGTATTTTTAACTACATCGACAGATACAATCACTTGGATATTGAGAACTACTGCAGGTATGGTAACTGGAATTACCTTTGGAAATAGTATTTACCTCGCCACTGGTACTGGTCTACCTTTAGAATCATCAACCGATACCATAAATTGGACTCTGAGAACTGGTGGAGGTATTGGAGGTTCGTCTTCTGTTGGTTTTGGAAATGGTATTTTTCTTGCTGGTGGTTTTTCTGGTATCTTAAACACTTCAACAGACGCAATCACTTGGACCTTAAGAACTTCTGGGTTTAATACTACTATTAATGTTTTTACTTATACAACTTTTTATGTTGCTGGTGGTAATAGTGGAGTCTTAAATACCTCAACAGACGCAATCACTTGGACTCTGAGAACTTCTGGTTTTGGTGCTAATAATATTCGTACTCTTACCTTTGGAAACAACATTTATGTTGCTGGTGGTGATTCGGGAAGACTCAATACTTCAACAGACGCAATCACTTGGACCTTAAGAACTTTTGTTAGTACGACATTATTAATAAGTTCTACTTATGGAAACAATACATTCCTTTTTTCAGGTTCAGGTGGTCCAACTTCATTACACACCTCATACTCCCAAGCATCAGGAGCAGGAGGAGGTGCAGGTTCTTATACTTCCTGGTATATTCCAAAAGCAATTGTATCATCAAACCTCACAATCAATCCTGGTGTTGGTGGAGCAGGAGCAACCACAGACGCAGCAACAGGTTCAGCAGGAGCAGGAACCACAGTATCCTGGACTGGACCTGGAGGAACTTATACAATCACAGCATCTGGTGGTTCTGGAACAGCAGCAGGAGCAGCACAACTCACAAGTCAATCAAGTTCTTTTTATACCACTGCAGGACTTTCTGGGGCAAATCAATCTCCAGGAATAGGTATCACAGCAACAGCACAAACTAATCAATTCCAACCAACAGGTGGTGGAAGTGGTGCTGGTTCTACTTCAAGTGCTGGTGGTTCTGGTGGAGTAATCAACGTATATGGAATCACAACATCAGCATCTGGTGGAGACTCTACAGGAACAAATGGAACTAATGCTATTGTAATCTCTGGACTTCCTTATGGTTCTGGTGGAGGTGGTGGAGGTGCAAGTGTTTCTATTGCAGCAACTGGTGGAAATGGTGCTCGTGGTGGTGGTGGAGGTGGTGGTGCTTCTATCGGTTCTACTTTTGGTTCTGGTGGAAATGGTGGTGATGGTTACGTGAAGATTACCTGGTGGTAAATAAATACCCTTATGGAAGATAGAAGACAATGGCAACATTAGACAGCAATAAGGTTACTAGTGTAAGTGTAGTATCTGGTACGACTGATGCTGTAAATCGTCAATATCTTGATGATAATGCTCTTCCAAGTTTAACTGGAAATGCTGGAAGATTTTTAGCAGTTTATCCTGGTGCTCAGTATTGGGTGTTGAGGACTTCTGGTTCTGTGTCAGGTTTAGGTGCTAATGTTTACACAACTTTTTATGTTGCTGGTGGTGTTTCTGGAAGATTGAATACCTCAACAGACGCAGTTACCTGGACTTCAAGAACTTCTGGATTTGGTCTCTCTAATATCAATGCTCTTACTTATTCAACTTTTTATGTTGCTGGTGGTTTTTCTGGTATCTTAAACACTTCAACAGACGCAATCACTTGGACCTTAAGAACTTCTGGTTTTGCTACTACTATCATTTATGCTCTTACTTTTGCTAATAATCTTTATATTGCTGCTGGTGATAGTGGAGTATTAAACACTTCAACAGATGCTATTACTTGGACCTTAAGAACTTCTAACTTTGGTGGTTCTCAATATATTCAAAGTGTTACTTTTGCAAATAATACTTATGTTGCTGGTGGTGTTGCTGGAATTATAAAGACTTCAATAAATGGAATTGTATGGGTCGCAAGAACTTCTGGTTTTGGTGGTGATGCTATTATCGTTCTCAATTTTCTTAATAACGCTTATGTTGCTGGTGGTGGTTCTGGAAAATTAAGTACCTCAACCGATGCAATCACTTGGACCTTAAGAACTACTGGTACTGGTCAAAATATAAGAAATCTTACTTATGGAAATAATACTTACGTTGCTGGTGGTTCTAATGGAACATTAATTACTTCAACAGATACTATTATTTGGTCCATAAGAACTTCTTTAGTTACTAATTCTATTAATGGAATAGTTTTTGCAAACAATGCTTATACTGCATTTGTTGGTGGTGGTGAAATAATAACTTCCCAAGCAACTCAAAAAATCTGGGAACCCATAAATGCTACAACAACCACACCACAAGACCCAGTATCATACAAAGGTTCTCAAGAATTCACAAGTTCTGGAACATTCTTTATTCCTCCAACAGCAACCCAGTTTTACATTGAAGCAATCGGTGGTGGTGGAGGCGGAGCATCAGGAAGAGTTACGGGAACATTAGGTTCTGGTGGTGGTGGTGGTTCTGGTGCTTATAATTCTTGGTTAATTCGTCGTGGAGAACTTGGAAGTGCTTCTACGATGACCGTGACTGTTGGTGCTGGTGGTCGTGGTGGAAACAATCGTGGAATGAGTACGAGTACTGATGGAATTGTATGGGAGACTGTTCCTGGTGGATCTGGTCTTACTTATTCAGTTCAAAAACTATTGTATAATAATCCATACTATGTTGCACTTTTTACGGCATCTGGAATTACAGTATCTACTGATAATGGAGTTACTTGGAGAATTAGAACAACTGGTTATTCTTCAATTACAACTTTTTCATCGTTAACTTATGGTAATAGTCCTACTGATACTTATGTTGCAGGTGATAATGCTGGTAGACTGATAACTTCAACGGACACAATTATTTGGACTTTAAGAACTGCTGGTACTACTGTATCTCATAATGCTCTTGTTTTTGCAAATAATACTTACGTTGCTGGTTGCCCTGCTGGAAGATTACTTACTTCAACAGACGCAATCACCTGGACTTTAAGAACTTCAAATACTGCACAAACTTTTTATGCTCTCACTTTTGCAAATAATACTTATGTTGTTGCTGGTGATTCTGGAGTATTAAACACTTCAACAAACGCAATTCAATGGACTTTAAGAACTTCTGGAATAATTAATACTATATTAGGATTAATATTTGGAAATAATCTTTATGTTGCTGGTAGTACTCTTGGAGTCATAGTAACCTCAACAGATACAATTGTTTGGACTTTAAGAACTTCAGGAACCACCACACAATTAAATGCCCTCTCATACACAAACAATCTCTACATAACAGCAGGTGCTTCTGGAGTTCTTGCATCATCTACAGACACAATCACTTGGACGCAAAGAACCTCACTCTTTAAGGCACAAAACATCAACGCACTCACATACGGAACAGTCTTTGTTGCTGGTGGTGTTAGTTCTGGTGGTGGAAGTTCTGGTAGTGGATCAAGTGTTACTTGGATTGGAAATACTCCAACAGGTACTGCGACTTATCAATTAACTGCTGCTACTGGTGGTGGAGCAAGTGATACAGCAACCACAGCAGGAACCCAAGGTTCATCTTTAGTTGCAACAACAAATAATCTTTATACTACTGCTGGTGGTGCTGGTGGTGCTGGATTATCAGCATTAGCAACTTCAAACTCTTCTACACAAGCAAGTGCATTCCAAGTTTCTGGTGGTGGAGGAGGAGCATATAATACCAATACAGGAGGTAATTCAGTTTCTTATTATTATGGAAATACTGCTACAACGAGTGGTGGAAGTAATACTGGTGGTAATGGTGCTGATGGTATTCCTGGAAGTTATACTGGGTCTTATGGTTCTGGTGGAGGTGGTGGAGGTGCTTTGAGCACTGGAATTAATAGTTGGTATGCAAGAACTGCTGGTTTTGGTGGTAATGCTATTAATAATATCACTTTTGGAAACAATACTTATGTTGCTGCTGGTGCTAATGGTACATTAAATACTTCAACAGACGCAATCACTTGGACCTTAAGAACTTCTGGGAATTCTACTGCGAGTATTAATGCTATTATTTTTGCAAACAATACTTATATCACTGCAGATAATGGTGGAACATTAAACACTTCAACAGACGCAATCACTTGGGAGTTAAGAACTTCTGGGTATGGTGGTACTTGGTATACTCTTACTTTTGGTAATGGTATTCATATTGTTGGTGGTATTAGTGGAAGGTTAAGTACATCAACAGACACAATTACTTGGACCTTAAGAACTTCTGGTTTTGGTGGTAATGCTATTAATAATATCACTTTTGGAAACAATACTTATGTTGCTGGTGGTGCTTCTGGAGTATTAAACACCTCAACAGATACAATCACCTGGACCTTAAGAACTGCTAGTTTTGGTTCTAATGGTATTACTGCGATCACCTACGCAAACAATCTCTATGTTGCTGGTGGTGGTACTTTCCCCATGACTGTAAATATCTCAACTGATGCAATCACTTGGCAATTAAGAACTGTTGGATTTTCTGGAAATACTTTAAGGGGACTTACATATGGGAATAATATCTATGTTTTATGTGGTGATTCTTCTCAATTGAGAACTTCAACTGATACTATTGTGTGGATTGCTAGAACTACTGGGGTTTCTTTTGTTTTAAATAATATTATTTTTGGTAATAATCTTTTTGTATCTGGTGGTACTAGTGGTGGACTTATAACAGCATCAGACACCACAGCATCAGCAGCAGGACACGGAGGAAATGGAACTCGTGGTGGTGGTGGAGGTGGAGGTGGATACTCCATAGAACAAAACAAATTTGGTGTTGGTGGTGATGGTGGAAATGGATACGTAAAAATTACCTGGTGGTAAAACTTGCCTAGATATGATAGAATGAATTCAATATGACTTTATTGTATGCCCCTGAATTATACAAATCAAACGACAAGTACAAGTCTTAAAGGAAAAACCATTGCTTTCTGTCTTCCAGGATTGATGTATTCTGGAACTTTTATGACTCAGTTCATAAGATTACTGTTTGACCTGAATCAACAAGGAATTAATTTTTATATCTCCCAACAATACAGTTCAATGGTGAATCACGCACGAACTGATTGTTTGCAGGCAGATAATTATGCAGGAACGATGCTCACTCCTTTTAGAGGACAGGTTCCTTATGATTATATTATGTGGATTGATAGTGATATTATCTTCAAGACAGAAGACCTGATTGAACTTCTTAAAATGAATAAGGATATTGCTGCTGGTTGGTATGTTCAATCAAATGGTGGGATTCTTTCCAATCAATCTACTGTTGTAGAAAGAATGAATCAACAAGAACTTTATGAGAAAGGTTCTAATAAGTATGAGACTGTTGAAGATATGTCTCGCAGAACAGAACCTTTTAAAGTAGATTATTGTGGTTTTGGTTGGATGTTGATTAAGAAAGGTGTCTATGAAAAAATTCCTTATCCTTGGTTTGTTCCGAGAGTGATTCAACTCAAGAAACCAGATGGGACTATTCTTGAAGATGTCTGCTCTGAAGACATCTCTATGTGTGAAGACTTCCGCAAGTATGGGTTTGATATTTGGGTTCATCCAAAAGTTCGTGTCGGTCACCAGAAAATGATTACTATTTAAATCTTATGCTAAATTATTCTAATTCACAGCAACAAGAGACAAAACCACATTTTAATGTGGTGATTACAACTCCAGGTAATTCAATGTGTGCGGACTATGTAAAGTGTCTGCTCGCAACGATTCATACACTTCAAGCAAATAATATTTCTTGGTTATACCAGAACGAGTATGCTTCTATTATTACAAATGCAAGAGAAGCAACGATTACAGGTTCAAGAAATCTAGAAGTCTTTAATTCTGCACCAGGTAAAGGTCAATACACTTATGATAAAATCTTCTGTATTGATAGTGATATTGTCTGGAATCCAGAGCAGTTTCTAAGACTTTATGCAAGTGATAAGTCAGTTATTTCTGCTGTGTACTTTGAGGCACAGGGAAATGATGCAATGATACACAAACAAAAAAATGATTTTAAACCAACCACAAGAGAAGAACTTCAACTTCTTCAACAACTAGGAGAACCGATTGAAGTTTATGGTGTTGGTATGGGATTTATGTGCATCAAGTCTGGTGTCTTTGAATCACTCAAAAGACCCTGGTTTGGTCTTGGGAAGGTCATTCAAGAGGTAGATGGAGTAACTTATGAACTTCCACTTGGAGAAGACTTATACTTCTGTGAGAGGGTCGCAGAGCAGGGTCATAAGGTTTATGTAGACCCCAACATTATTGTTGGACACATTAAGAGTAATATTGTATGTTGAATTATACTAACGAAAAGAAAAATCCAAAAACTATCGCAGTTTTCTATCATCTTTATATTCCAGACACCAACAATATGTGGATTTGGTGGGTGGATGAACAGATGAGTCTGTTGAAGTCCACTGGTCTTGCTGATAAGGCAACCATTAATATGTGTATTACCCTACCTCTTGGTCTTTATAATTCCAAAACAGGACATTCATATGACCAAATGGTGACTGGATATATCAAAGACAGATTCCCATTTGTAAACATCATTGATATGAGAGGTGTGGGGGAACAACCAAATCTTTATGAAGGTCAAACACTTGCAAAGATTTATGAGCATTGTCTTCAAGAGGATGGTTATGTCTTCTACTTCCATAATAAAGGAATGAGTTCTTATTCAACCCATATTCCTGGTGCGATCAAGGACTGGAGACACTATATGCAGTATTATAATATTGAAAAGTGGGAAGACTGTATTGCAAAACTAGACGAAGGTTATGATTGTTGTGGTGTTGACTGGGTAGAAAGACACGACATCAAACTTGATTTTGTTGTTCAACATTATGCAGGAAACTTCTGGTGGGCACGAAATGATTACATCCGCAAACTGAAGCATCCACTCAAAATTGAAGAGTATATGGATGTAGAAGCAATGATGAGAGAGTTACAGAACTATCGTTATTGTTTTGAATTATGGATGGCTACAGGACTTCCAAAGCAACATTGTTTCCATTATCGTCGTCATCATCAATACGATAATCAAGGTCTTGAAAGATACTTCACTTATTATCCTCCAGAAATGTATCGTGATGATGTTGAAAAAGATGAGACGAAATATAATAGGAATAAGTTAGATGTATTAATGGAAGTTGGAAGTAAAAACTTATTCAACTGGAGAGACCATAGACAGTTTGCAGATTGGTTAGTTCGTAGAAAGCAACCAGAAACAATTGTTGATTTGGGTGTGGATTATGGATACTCAACATTCTGTTTTGCACTTCCAGAAATCGGTCAAGTTTATGGTATTGATAGTTTTGAAGGAGATATTTGTGCTGGAGAAAGAGATACTTATGAATATGTGAGAGATAAAGTTAAAGAACTTGAATTGAATAATGTTACAATTATCAAAGGGTTCTTTGACGATGTTGTTAAAACTTGGAATAAACCAATTGATATTTTGCATATTGATGGTCTTCATACTTATGAAGCAGTCAGAAATGATTTTGAAAAGTGGATTCCATTTGTAAAAGAAAATGGTATAATATTAATGCATGATACTATGGTTGATGACCCTAAGTTTGGTGTGAGTAGATTCTTTAAAGAAATTAATTTACCTAAAACAAACTTTGGGCATTGTAATGGATTGGGTGTAGTTGCTGGAGATATAAATCTCATTAATGAAATTAAAAAGAATTTTGGAGAGTTTATCCGTGAAATTTAATTTAGTAAGAATTGTTCCTGATAATGGATTTGATGTTCACGCACAAGTCTTTCATGAGATTGAAGCAGCAATGTTTTTTTCTCTACAACGATTGGGACATGATGTAACAAATAGCACAAATCAATTTGCATCAGACCGAAGAAATATCGTGTTTGGAATGCATCACTGTCCTGTTGATGTGGTAAGACATGATATTCCAAAAGGAACAATTGTTTATTCTCTGGAACAAATGAAAGACCAACCAGAGTGTATGCGTTGGTGTCGTAAGTATCGTGGTCTTGAAGTATGGGATTATTCTCTTCGTAATGTAGAGGTTCTTCAAAAGGCAGGTGTGGAGAATATTAAGTACTGTAAGATTGGTTATGTTCCAGAGATTTCATACTTTGAAAGAAATAAACCACAAGACCGTGATATTGATATTCTGTTTTATGGATGCCCTTCACCACGAAGAGTTCATATTATGGAGCAGTTTTCAAACAATCCAAAACTGAACTTTGTTCATATTCAATCAACTTATGGTGATGAACGAGATGAATATATCAAGAGAGCAAAGTTAGTCATCAACCTTCATAATCACGATAATCAAATCTTTGAAATGGTTCGTGTATCTCATTTGATTCAAAACAAAGTTCCAGTTCTTGCAGAAAGAAACCCTGATACAGACTTCCCTGATTATATGGAAGACACGGTATTCACTTCAACTTACAATCGTTTTGTGGATACTGCTTACAGACTTCTCAAGAAACCAGAAGAACTTGACGCACAAGCAGAAAAAGGTCTTGAAATCTTTAAGAAGTCTCCAATGGAAAACTTCTTAAAGGAGGTTTTATGATCCCTCATATTTACCATCAACCTGAGTTTGGTGAAGACTGGTTTACTTATCCAGAACTTTATAAGGATATGGTAAACAGGTTTCCTTCTGGTAGTAAATTTGTTGAAATTGGGTCATGGAAAGGTAAGTCTTCTGCTTTTATGTGTGTTGAGATTGCTAATTCTGGAAAGCAAATTGACTTCTATTGTGTAGATACTTTTGAAGGAAGTGTAGAACATCAAAACAATCCAGAACTACCACGTCTTTATAATATCTTTAAAGATAATATGAAATCTGTTGAAGGTTATTACCAAGATATGAGAATGTCTTCTATGGAAGCAGTTCAAAAGTTTCAGGATGAAAGTCTTGATTTTGTTTTTATTGATGGTTCTCACGAATATGAGGACATTAAAGATGATATTATTTCTTGGTTGCCTAAAGTAAAAAGAGGTGGTGTTCTTGCGGGACACGATTATTATTTTCCACCTCAACCCACTTCTTGGGGTATGAGACCAACTGGAAATAGTTATGAACTAGATCATTATTATAATTCAAATGCAAGTAGTGCTTATCGTGCGGTGAGAGAAACACTGGGAAATCAAAATGTACTTGCTGGTTATGATTGTTACGTCTACGAGAAGAAATAAATGAAAGTCATTGATAGTTTTTTATTCTTTAATGAGTTTGATATAGTCAAACTGCGATTGAATTATCTTAAGAATGTTGTTGATTACTTTGTAATTAGTGAGTGCAACTATACTCACGCAGGTAATCCAAAACCTTATTATCTTGATGAGGTTCTTGGTGAGTTTGATGAAGATATTCGTAGAAAGATTATTCGTCTGAAGTATGAACCAGATATTACTGATTATGACTTTTCAAATCGTGATGAATGTAATTTTGAATCTGGATTTTGGAAGATTGAGAGGGGTCAACGAGCACATATCATAGAAGGTTTGAAACAGTTTTCACCAGATGATTTGTTTATGGTGAGTGATGCTGATGAGATTCCAAGGGCAGAAGCAATTCAGTATTTGAGTCAACAAAGACTTGAAAGAGATTTTGTTGCAACCGCAAAGTGTGATTTGTTTTATTATAACTTTAAGACCTTTCACGATAGTCTTTGGGGAGGAACTGTCTTCACTACAGTTTCAAATGCGACTGAGAAGGGATGTGATTTCTTAAGATACAAAGCATATGAGTTTCCTTTTGTTGAACAAGGTGGGTGGCACTTCTCATATTTTGGTGACACCGAAAGAATTAGAACCAAATTACAATCATTTGCACACCAAGAATTCAATAAAGATGCTATAATTAATGATAGTAATATTTTGAATGCGATTGAATCTAAAAAAGATTTGTTCGGTAGGAATGAAAACTTTAAAGACTACAACTTTAGTAACTTTCCAGAAGAATTAAGAAGTCTGATTACAAAAATATTTCCAAAGGAGTTTTATGAAATGATGCAACCAGAAGTAATTACAAAACCAGAATATCTTCATAATAATATGCCTCCACTTCTGGAAGCAGTTCTCAACCCTGATGGTGTAGGTGGCACCGAACTTATGGGTCGCTCCTGGCAAGACTATGTTCTTCCTGCTGCTCCTGACCTTGCTGACTGGCACTGGGCAGTCATTCCAGGTGATAATACTTTGTCTCCCGATAGTTCTAATATCGTGTGGTTACACCCTCACCATATGGAAGAGGGTATTGAACGACTATTAGATAAGGAATTCCAGAAACACTTTAAGGCATACGTGTTTGTCTCTAACTGGCAGTATGAGAGGTTTGGTGAAAGACTTCAACTGCCGATGGAGAAGTGTTATGTTCTGAAAAATGCAACGCAACCATTCCCAGTTCATAAGAAACCAGAAGGAAAACTGCAACTGATGTTCCATTCAAATCCAATTCGTGGATTGGATATTCTTCTTGAAAGTATTAAACTCATTCCAGAAGAAGACTTTGAACTTCACATTTTCCATGAACTTGACCCTGATGAAAGGAAAAAACAATTCCAACAGGGTCTTCAAACTTACGAATACTCACATATTAATCCACAAGAAGAACAGTTTCTTCGGTATTGTTTAAGTCTTGCAAATCAGGATAAGAGAGTTGTTCGTCACACACGCACAAATAATTCTAAGATTCGTGAGCAACTGATGAATACTCACATCTTTGCTTATCCAACTTACTTTATGGAAACATCTTGTATTTGTATGATTGAAGCATTGTGTGCTGGATGCTCTGTGCTTTCTTCTAACCTTGCTGCACTTCCTGAGACTGGTCTTGGGTTTGCAAGACACTATGGTTTTATTCCAGACCGTCAAAAACATATTGAACGATTTACTAGAGAACTCAAGAGAACCATTACTGAGTATCGTAATGGTGAGTTTGATAATACAAGACAGGTTGAAATTTGTAATGAGTATTATAGTTGGGAAACCAGAGTGAAAGACTGGGTTCAATTCTCTAAGGAGTTGTGGAGGAAAGGATAATTGTATGATTATCTAATTGTTGGTGCTGGTTTATTCGGTGCAACATTCGCAAGACTTGCTGCTGATAGTGGTAAGTCTTGTTTAGTCATTGATAAAAGGTCTCATATTGGTGGTAATTGTTATACAGAAAAGATAGAAGACATTCATATACACAAATACGGAGCACATATTTTTCATACAAGTAATGAAAAAGTATGGAACTTTGTAAATCGTTTTGCGTCTTTTAATTCTTTTATCAATTCACCCAAAGCATTTTCAAAGGGGAAGTTATATTCACTTCCTTTTAATATGAATACTTTTTATGAGTTATGGGGAGTTACAAATCCACAAGAAGCAAAAAAAATTATTGAAAAACAGACACTTCAAATTAATCCAACCAATTTAGAAGAGCAAGCATTATATTTGGTTGGGTCTGATATTTACAACACTTTGATTAAAGAATATACAGAAAAGCAATGGGGTAAATCAGCAATAGAACTTCCCGCATTTATTATTAAAAGACTTCCATTGAGATTTACTTTTAACAATAATTACTTCAACGATAAGTATCAAGGTATTCCAACGGATGGATATACTCAAATGATAAACAAGATGTTGGATAATATTGAAGTCAAACTTAATACTGATTATTTTTCTAACAAAGAATACTTTAACTCAATTTCAAATCAAGTTGTTTATACTGGTTGTATTGATGAATTTTTTGATTATGAGTATGGAAGTCTTGAGTATCGTTCTTTAGACTTCAAAGAAGAATATCATTCTGTGGATAATTTTCAAGGCAATGCAGTCATTAATTACTGTGATAAATCATTTAATCATACCCGAATTATAGAGCATAAACATTTTCAATCTATTAATACACCTCATACAATAATTTCTTATGAGTATCCACAAGATTATCAAAAAGGAATGATTCCATATTACCCAATTAATAATGAAGATAATCAAAAGTTATATCAATTATACAAAGACAAGTCCAAAATATTGACCAATTTTATATTTGGTGGTAGACTTTGTGAGTATAAGTATATGGACATGGACGCAACTATTAAGTCAGCAATGAATAAGTTTGGAGATATTGAATGAAAAAGAAGTGTGCCGTATTTACAACAGTAAAAAATGAAAGTATTTTTTTACCGATTTGGTTAAGGCATTATCAGCAGTATTTTAATAATCAAGACATTTATGTTCTAGACCATCATTCCACAGATGGGTCTACTTCAAATCTTCCAGTCAATGTAAGAACTGTTGCAAATGATTATGTAAATGACCATGAGTGGTTAGTTAAAATTGCACAAGACTTTCAAAAAGAACTTTTGAAAGATTATGAGTGTGTGATTTTTGCAGAGAGTGATGAGATTTTATACTCTCTTGAAAAACCATTCAATCAAACAATAGATGAGTTTATTGCTGGTGATGACTTATACCTAACCTTCAGTGGTTATAGTGTAATTCAAGATATTCAAAATGAACCTGCGCTTCAAACTGGAGATTTTATTTTTGAAAAAAGAAACATCTGGTATAAAGATGCTGCTGAAGATAAAACATTGATGTCTAAAATTTCTCTTGAATGGAACTGGGGATTTCACTCACTGAAAGGTAAAAACAATAACTATCATCGTGATTGTTACATTGCACACCTTCATCGTTTTGATTTTGAGACGATGGTGAAAAGACATCAAGACCGCACAAGTTTTAAGCAAAAACAAGATGGCGGTGGAACTCATTGGAAATCAAATCAAAATGATATCTTTGAAGTTTTTCAACAAGTTGCATCTCAACCATTTTTAATTGCACAAGAGCATAAAAACTCTCTTAGGCACTTAACATATTGATAAATAAAAAAAAAACAAAATATAAAACTATGGCAACTGAAACGACAACGCTTACTCTACCTTTAAATCATCTTTACTATTTGACTGCTGATGGTAATAATGATACTGGATATACTCTAGAAGAAGTCCAGGCTCTTATTGATGAGAAGGGTGGAGAATTTGAAATTGAAGCAACGATTACTCATCCAGTTCCACCTCCTTATACTGTAGAAGGGGATATCGCAGCTCATCAAGAAAGAATTACAAATAATGAACAATACTTAACCACTCTTAGAGAAGAACTTTCTGGTCTTGAAGAAGGGACTGATGAATATACTCGTCTTGAAGAGCAAATTGCTGCTGTTGAGGCAGATATTCAAAATTCCAAAGACTATATTCAGTCTTTACAAACCACTTGACTTTTTTGTGAAAATACCTTATAATATTCAAGTCTTCAATATCCTTGTAACTTTGGGAATGAAGACCCTCTCTGTGGTGGGAGAGGTGAGTTGGTGGTATAATGAGAGGAGGATTTTACCTCCTCTTTTTTCTTATAAATTATATTAAATCTTATTTTGTCTTGTTCAGATATGAATTTCACTGTATATTCAAAAGATAATTGTCCTTATTGTTACAAGGTCAAACAAGTATTAGAGTTGACGGGAAGCAACTTTGTAGTGTATAATCTTGATGAGCACTTCACCAAAGATGAATTTTATGCTGAGTTTGGTGAAGGAACTACATTCCCTCAAGTTATCTGTGATAATCAAAAATTGGGTGGGTGTACGGACACTGTAAAATTCCTGAAAGAAAAACAAATTGTCTGATACGAACATAAATAAGTTTAACCACAGGAATCGTGGTGTTGAAATTTTTCTAAATGGAGGGAAAAGAAAGCAACCCAAATACTTCCACATTATTTTTCAGAAATTGGTTTGCTTTCTCCATCGGGAAGTAACCATCTATTTTGAATTTTCTTTAGATGTAAAGAAAAAAACAGTAGTTTCCCGGAGAAAGAAAAATGCTCGCAGTTAGCCTAGTTTTCGGTTCATTTTTAACCGTTTTGTTTCTTATAGTGGGACTTGTAACTGGTTGGGTAGCAAGAGAATATATGATGAACTATCGGGAAATTCCTAGACCTCATCCTGAGATGTTCGACCAACAAGGTAATCTTATACCTGACGAAGTAATTGCATTTAATTTTGAAAACTATTATGACTACGACACAGAAGAAGACGACGACGCCTAAAGCAAAGGTAGTTCAGACAAAAAAACCCACAACTCCAGCAGTTGTAGATAATCTCCCATCAAATCCTTTTACATTTGAGATTTTTGATCTTGTATCAAGGCAAAGGTCAAATGCTAAAAAGGTGGAGATCCTTAAAAAGTATGAGCATCCATCGTTGAAAGCAGTTCTCATTTGGAACTTTGATGAGACTGTAATTTCAATGCTTCCTGAAGGACCAGTTCCTTACTCAGGATACTCGGATCAAACTTCCTACAATGGAACCTTAAGCACTAAAATCACTGAGGAAGTCCGTAAGATGCACGAGACTGGATCCTTCTCTCTTGGATCTAGTGATAATCAGGGACGTACAACAATCCGTAAAGAGTTCAAGAACTTCTATCACTTTGTAAAAGGTGGTAATGATGGACTGAATAATATTCGTAGAGAATCAATGTTCATTTCAATCCTTGAAGGGCTTCATCCTCTTGAAGCAGAAATTGTTTGCCTTGTAAAGGATAAAAAACTTGGTGATAAGTATAAGATCACAAAAGAGATCGTTGCTGAAGCTTATCCAGATATTCATTGGGGAGGTCGTTCGTGAGTCAAGTTCGTGATGTAACTCAAACACCACAAAATATAGAAAAGCATATGGACCACTGGACATCAGCAGAAAAAGAAACCTGTAAGTCACGCTACGGATGTGATATTCTAATTGAAAACAGTTCTTATGCTGAAGTCTGTACGAAAGATGCACCCAACGATGCTTATATCATCAAGTATTCTGTGGATGATAAAATTTGTTTTGATCTTACAAGAGGAACAAGAGTTCGTTTGTTTGATATGTACTGGGACAAGTTTCGTGGGAATCTGAAGAGTATTGACTTTGGATATGGGCGAGTCAATCCAAAACTGTGGGGTTACAAGTCACCCGAAAAGAAAAAGCGAAAGTGATTTACCAAATGCTGGGAAAAATTCCCGGCAATTTTTTTGTCCCTTAAGATTTTATAAAATTGTAACAAATATTACAAAAAAACTTATATAATTATAGGGTTGATCCCCTCCTTTTTTTATGCTAAAATCCTGAGAGAGAATGGTATCTTATGGACAAGGACAAACTAAAACTGATTGTCCGTAATCTTGAATTATTGGTTGATTCTCTGAAAGCAGAAGTTTATTCTGATACATCTGCATACAAATACACAGAACCAGATGTGAGAAAAAGACCGATTTTAGATTACGACGAAATTTTTGAGGACTCTGATTTAGATGACTAGTAGAGCACGGAAACTTATAAAGTTGCTTGAACGCCTTGTGAAGCAAGAGCATCTTTATACAGATGAAAAAATTTTAGAAATGAAACAACAACTGCGAGCACTAAAAGAAGAACTCGCAGAACTCGAAGCAAAAACATCAAAAGGATTTGGAAAGAAATGACTGTAAAACTTATTTCGGTGACTCCCGATGCAGAAAAAACAATGGCGTATATTGCGCGAGTTTCTAATCCTGCGAATCAAGACAACGAAAACTATGCCAAGTTGCTTGCTTATTGTATTAATCACAATCATTGGTCTGTTTTTGAACAGTCTTCTATGACTCTTGAGATTGAAACAAATCGTGGAATCGCAGCTCAAATCCTTCGTCACCGTTCATTTACATATCAAGAATTTTCGCAACGGTATGCTGATACTTCTCTGATTTCCGAATACATTCCTGTACCAGAACTTCGTCGTCAGGATACTAAGAATCGTCAGAACTCAATTGATGATATTCCTGAGTATGAGAAACTGACTTTGCAGAGTAAAATTCAAGAGCATTTTGCACAGTCTATGCGCCTCTACAAGGAACTTCTTGCTCACGGAGTAGCAAAGGAGTGTTCAAGGTTTGTATTGCCCTTGGCGACGCCCACACGCATCTATATGACCGGTTCTTGCCGTTCGTGGATACATTATATCAATCTGCGTTCTGCAAACGGTACTCAGAAAGAGCATATGGATATTGCACTTGCTTGCAAAGAAGTTTTTAAGGAGCAATTCCCCTCAGTGTCTGAAGCTCTAGAGTGGATCTAAATAAATTATCTTGAATTCGTAACTTTATGCCGACCTATAGATTTGAAAATACAGAAACTGGTGAAATCTTTGAAAAATGGATGCTTATGGCAGAAAAGGAACCATATCTTAAAGAAAATCCTCACCTTAAACCACTTATTCCAACACAAATGAATGTTGGTGAAGTGGGTGATTGGAGGAATAAACTCACCTCCAAACATCCTTCCTGGAACACTGTCCTTGAAAAAGCCAGCAGAGCTCCAGGATCAACAGTAAAAAAATTATAAACCAGGTTATAATATAAATAATTTAAACATTCCAACCTGGTTTATAATATGACTAGAGAATATAAAAAACACCCTGAGATAAAGGTGGGCGATAAATTTTATCATCTTGAAGTTATATCTAATCCTTTTTATGAAACTTATTCAAATGGCAGAAAAAGAAAAAAACTTTTGTGTAGATGTGTTTGTGGAACAGAAAAAGTTTTTAGATATGATAGTTTTGTGTGTAAAAATGAACTAGACAGAGCAAAAAGTTGTGGTTGCAAACATACTTACAGAAACAACTTTAATGCTCAAAAAAGAAGAAAACCAGAAAGTGTCTATAGATACATTTACGAACAATATCAATCTGGAGCAAAAACTAGAAATATAAATTTTGATTTATCAAAAGAAGAATATCTTGAAATTATTAAACGAAATTGTTATTATTGTGGTTCAGAACCAGAGTTAAAGCAACCTCACAGAGGTAGGGGGAAATATGTAGGTGTTCCTGTTCCTTACAATGGAATTGACCGAATAGATAGTATGAGAGGATATGAAAAAGAAAATTGTGTCCCCTGTTGTACTAAATGTAACTATATGAAAAGTGATATGAATGTTTCTTCATTTATGAACCATATTTTAAAAATAGCAAATCATCAAAAACTCTAATATGGCTAGAAGAAAAAGGACGAACGACCAACCAATAGGGGTTGGTTTAACAACCCGTCAAATGAAGCGTAGAAAACCATTAAGTTCTGAATATCTTGTAGATATTGAACCACTCACAGATAATCAAAAAAGATTATTTGATTCTTATAAAGACCAAAAGCATATCGTCGCTTATGGGTGCGCTGGAACTGGTAAGACTTTTATCACACTCTATAATGCTATTCAAGATGTATTGAACGAAAGAAGTCCTTACGAAAAAGTCTACATTGTTCGTTCTTTAGTTGCTACTCGTGAAATTGGATTTCTTCCTGGTTCTCACGATGATAAGGCAGACATCTACCAGATTCCCTATAAGAATATGGTGAAGTATATGTTCCAAATGCCTAGCGACAGCGAGTTTGAAATGCTTTATGGAAATCTTAAAGCACAAGAAACGATTAAGTTCTGGTCAACTTCATTCCTTCGTGGAACAACTTTGGATAATTCCATTATCATTGTAGATGAATTCCAAAACCTCAATTTCCACGAATTAGATTCAATCATCACTCGTGTTGGTGAAAATACTAAAATTTGTTTCTGTGGTGATGCTTCTCAGTCTGACTTGCAGAAAACAAATGAACGCAATGGTATTGTAGACTTTATGACGGTATTGCGTAAAATGCCTTCCTTTGATATAATTGAATTTGGTGTAGATGATATTGTCCGCTCTGGACTTGTTAAAGAATACATCCTTGCAAAAATGGAAGCTGGTTTTTGATGTTCAAACATATTGATATTGACCTCCCCGACCTTGAAAGGGAGACTATTGATGGTGTAAGGTATTACAAAGTTCCCACAGAAGAAGAACTTCTCCGACTGGTCTCCATCACTTCGGTGACCAGTCATTTTAATAAAGAAATTTTTGTTAATTGGAGAAAGAAAGTTGGGAATGAAGAGGCAGAGCGTATCACAAAAGCGGCAACAAGTCGTGGAACTGATATGCATACTCTTGTAGAGAATTATCTTTACAATAAAAATCTGCCCCCCGTTCAACCAATATCTGACTTTCTGTTTAAGATTGCAAAGACAGATTTAAATCGTATAAATAATATTTACGCCCTTGAAGGGTCTTTATATAGTAAACAACTAGGCATTGCTGGAACTGTTGACTGCATTGCCGAATACGATGGTGAACTAGCAATAATCGACTTTAAGACTTCTAAAAAACCAAAACCACGAGAGTGGATCGAACATTATTTTGTTCAATGTATGGCTTACGGATGTATGCTATACGAACTGACTGGTATTTCAGTCAAAAAACTTGTAATCATTATGGCTTGTGAAAATGGAGAATGCGTCGTCTATGAAGAACGAAACAAATCAAAATACATCAAACTTCTCACAGAATACATTAGAAAGTTTGTTAGAGATAAACTGGAACTCTATGGAAACGAATAAAGAACTAGAACAAGTTATTGAGAACAAGTTTCTAACTCCTTCCAAGTTTGCTCTTGAGATTGAAAAGATTGTTGTTGAAGAAAACCTCAATTATATTGATGCGATTGTTCATTATTGCGAAATCAATAATCTTGAAGTAGAATCAGTAACAAAACTCATTTCAAAACCTTTAAAGGAACGGTTAAAGTGGGACGCTATTCGTCTTAACTTTATGAAGAAAACATCGCGTGCGAAGTTGCCCCTATGATTTCTCGTGATGAACTAATGCACCATCGCCTTCAAGCTTGGTTGCGTGAAAATAAATCGAATGACTTAGAATATCTTGGTTATTATCCAGATACTTTGGGTCTCAATCAACACTGGTATCGTATTGGTGAACACCAAGTCACAGTTGATTGTATTGAAGATATTGAATTTGCTGGATTTGTAGATGCTGAAAGTGACACCCTTTGAAACCTATCAACATTATTTGTCTTTAAAAAATCATTTCACAAACCCCAAATACGACTTCTTTAAGTATGGTGCGAAGACTCGTGCGAGTATGACTTCGTTTAATCGACGCAAAGATAAATATTTTTTCGAACGCACAAGTCGCAAATTTTCAGATAAAGAAATTATAGATTTTCTAGTATCAAACTTTGTATCAGCAGATAACCCACAGAACTTATGGATTGGAGAAATTATCAATTCTGGAGAAAGAACATACTCAGAGTGGATGCGAAGACAACAGAGTTTGAGTTACTTATTCAAAGAACAAAGCAGCGAATTGTTCTTGGGGACAAAATTAGAGGATGCTTTGAATTGTTCAAAGGGGCATCCAATAGTCCTCAAAAAGTTTCTAAGCGGGCAGTTATCGCTAGAAACTTTAACAATCTACGAAAAAATATTCCGTTTCTCCGTAGATTTTGATAAGAAACTTTTGGACCCAGTGTGGGAGTGTGTTTCCTTAAAGATTAAGAAGTATTCTCCTTTCATTCAAGTAGATATTTCTAGTTATAAAAAAATACTCAAAGAAATAATTTTATAATTGGCGGGCAGCAAAGTCGGGTAGGGGTATTTGACTTGTGTAAGTCCCGCCTTTACAATATAAATAGTATTACCCCTACTAAAAGAATATGTTAAATGTATCAGGTATTAACCGTGCCCTTAATATTGATGGTCCTGACTTTATAGAAGACATATCAATTACAGATTCTGAAAAATTTCCATCTAGAGAAGTTCAAAGAGAACAATCTCGTCAAAAATGGAGAGAAAAAAATCCAGATTATGAAAAGAAAAGGTGGGCAAAGGGATTAACTGAAGAACAAGTTTTAGCTAGACGGGCTAGAGAAAAAAAGAGGTATTGGGAAAATAATAAAGATAGGGAAACCCGTAAAAAACGGGCAAGAGAAAGAAAACAAAGGATAAAAAACAGTTTCTAAATATTGATGTGTTCAATTATAAGAAAATTTTACGGGAAATCATAGATGAGTAACTTTTTTGACTCAGATATCATTCAGGAAGAACTGAAAGAAATTAATAAGTTACAAGAAGAAATCTACGGAAGTATTTTAACTTTCGGTGGAATGCCCCGTGAGACCAAATTGAAACACATTGAGAAACTTGAGCTCTTGCTAGAAAAGCAGAGAGTGATGTATACTAGGTTATCCCTTTCAGACGACCCTCAAGCGGTTGAAATGAAAGAGAACCTACGCAAGTCAGTTGCCCTGATGGGTTTCCCACCAGAGACTGATATGCAAGTTTTATTCAGTAGTATGAACAAGACGATTGAATCTCTCAAGCAATACATTGACCGCTGAGAGAAACCCTGTTATACTATCCGAGTAATCCCCCGAATCCAAACTATCCGAGGTATCTAAATGGGCTTTGCCGATCTTAAGAAACAGTCTAAACTTGGTTCCCTGACCGCCAAACTGGTCAAGGAAGTTGAAAAAATGAATACTAACAGCGGTTCTAGTGATGACCGTCTGTGGAAACTGGATGTAGATAAAAGCGGCAATGGTTATGCCGTTATCCGTTTCCTTCCCGCTCCCGAAGGTGAAGACCTGCCCTTCGTGAAACTCTACAGTCACGCATTCCAAGGTCCTGGTGGTTGGTATATTGAGAATTCTCTGACTACTCTGGGTCAGAAGGATCCCGTGTCGGAACTGAACTCCGAACTGTGGAACAACGGTACTGATGCTGGTAAAGAACTTGCCCGTAAGCAGAAGCGTAAACTCACCTATGTGTCCAACATCTATGTGGTGAAGGATCCTGCTAATCCTGCAAACGAAGGTAAGGTCTTCCTGTTCAAGTATGGTAAGAAGATCTTTGATAAACTCACTGCTGCAATGCAACCTGAGTTTGAAGATGAGGAAGCAATTGATCCCTTTGACTTCTGGAAGGGTGCTAACTTCAAACTGAAGGCGAAGAACGTTGCTGGTTATCGTAACTATGATTCCAGTGAGTTTGCTAATCCTTCTCCTCTTCTAGACGATGATGAGGCTCTGGAAGCAGTATGGCGTAAGCAATATTCTCTTGCTGAGCATATTGCTGCTGATCAGTTCAAATCTTATGATGAACTGAAAAAGCGTCTGGACTATGTGCTGGGTAATAAAGGTACTCCCCGTTATCAGGATCCTGAAGAGTTTGATGAGGATAACACCCGTGGTCCTGTGAAAGATCTTGATGAAGATCTTCGCACTGAACTCAACAATCTTCAACCTACCCGCCGTGCTGCGGCAGTAGAAGAGGATGAAGATGATGATGCACTCAGTTATTTCGCACGTCTTGCTGAGGAGTGAAATCCGATTACTACATTGACCGTGTAAGTAAATCCGAAGCCGCAGAGTTACTTCTGCGGTTTCATTATCTCAAAGATATTTCAAAAGATTTTAAATCAGGATATAACTACGGTCTTTTCAAGAAAAATGAGTTCTGTCCGTTAAATATAGGTGGTATCCAGGGAGTTTGTATTTTTACTGGACTCCCTGTTCCAGAAATAGCACAAGGAGCGTTTGGGTTAGAAAGAAATGAACAACAAGGACTCTTTGAACTCTCCAGACTTTGTATCCATCCAGATGTCCAGTCACAAGAGTACAACATTACTTCTTGGTTCGTTGCAAAAGCGATTAAACAGTTTCGGAAGGACACAAAAGTATCAGCAATTATATCTTATGCTGATAGCAGTTTGCATAGTGGTACAATCTATCGGGCTTGTAACTTTAAGTATGCAGGTCTCACAGATCCAAAAAAAGATTTCTACTTTGCAGACGGAACTAAACACTCTCGCGGAAAAGTAAAAGGTGCTGAAGGAGAGTGGAAAGAACGCTCCCGCAAGCACCGATATGTAATGATCTTTGATAAGAACTTAAATCTAAAATGGGTTTGATGATTTAGTATTTTCAGTCTTAATTACGTTATTACTTACATATTGAGATGACTGGTCGTAAGTCATCTCTCTTCTTGTATCTAAAAGAACTTGCTGTAAGTATTGTGGTTTTAGAATATAGATAGATCTTTTTTTATTATTTCTTAGAACTTCATATTCATAGTTACTTATTCCAACCACAGGGTTTAATGTCGTTGTTGGAACTGCAGGATCAGAAATTGTAAAAGTTGGATCAACTACTTTCCCAGCAGGTAGGATGAGTCTTCCTTTCGAATCTTTTACTTCTGTTGTTTCATAATGATGAATGCTATTTAAATCATCACCATATAATTCGACAGCATAATCATAAAGTTCTTTATCACTTAGAGGCCATTCATCTCTGACTCGTGTAATACCAGCACCAATGATAACAACCCAATCATATTGGGAACTACCATAAACTTCTTCTGCAACTGTGTCTGGGCGAGCACCATCAACAATTTCATACTTATCAAACACGGTAAAGACATTCTGAAGATCATCACGAAGTTTTACGCGACGAAATAGATTTTTAATCAGAATGTAATCATCTGACGATTGACTATCTGGAAGAAATGATTGGTATTGTAAGTTTGGAAGTTCTCTGAAGTAAGACATTAGTAACCAACTCCTTGTTGACCCTCTGCAGTATCATAATCTTCAGCATAAATTGGTGTGAGTTCTTGGAATGCTAAAGTTAATTTCATATTAACTGGCGTAGAATCTGAGTAAGTAGCATAAGTTCCAGATCCTGTATAGTCAACACCAACTCCTTGAAGAGCGCATATTTTAAATTTATTTAAGTATGGGTGTGGTCTACCTCCACTCATATATTGAATCTTAAATACATTTGGTGCTTTTAAGAACAATCCAGCAGCTCCTGCTCCCGTAACTCCTTTTTTAGCAGCACTTGCTTGTTTGAAAGTTTTGATAATTTTTTTAACTTCGTCTGATTCTTTCTTGGAACGAGGAACGATATCAAAAGTAAAAACAAATCCATCTCTCAGTTTAACGCCAGTAAAGACTAGTTCAACGTTAGAGTTAACGACTACACCAGCATAACGGGATGCTACTTCATTTATGTTCCCTACACTTCCACGACCAAGAACAATGTTTGAAGCAAAACTAATTCCAAGTGCTTGTAAATATTTTTGAGTTGTTCCAGATTTTGCTGCTTTAAAAACTCTATCAACTTCTCCAGTCATTGTATTGAGTGCATCTTGCGCTGTTTTCGCGTCAATTACACCACCAGCAACTCTAGCAGCTGCTGCTTGAAGTGGATTAAATTCACTTGTTCCCCAATTAGTATAATTATTATCTCCGATACTTTCTGGAACTGGAAGCATAATCGTTCCTATAGGATTATTATATCCCACAGTATCTGAAGATGGCAATGCAAAATTTCCTTCTGCAGATTCAAATCCTGGAGGAATATATTCAAATATATCAATCTTTAAATAATCGTCTGCTGATGTAAGTTTTGTGAGTGGATATCTATAATTAAAATAACTCGTTTTTGTATTTCCAGGAGATTGAAAAGATCCAAACTCACTAATACTTTGTCCAGAAGTAATAGTAGTAGAATTAGAAGTAGGCGAAGTGGTTCCAAATGAACCGTATGAACTAATACTTTGTCCAGTTGTATATGAGTCCGCCATTTATGTTTTCTAACTATTTAGACGGATATTTCCAAATGGTATCCTTCTTAGATCACCCACTTCTTCCTTATACACTTCATACATTCCCCCAGCAATCTCATCCCAAGTATATTGCCTTTCTTCACCCCAGTGATAGTTAATTCCTCTAAATCCCCATCCATAAACTGCAGTTACGACAACAAATGGATTCTGATCATATCTTATACTGGTAGTCTTAGCATTATAAACAAAAATATAAAATCTACCAACTCTAGGTGGTTCGCTTGTTTCTGTTAGTACACTTAACAGTTGAAGCATTAAATCATCAGGATTCTCTGTTCCAATCAGTTTTTTAACAAGAGGAGCAACGCGATTTATTTTTCTTTGTTGAAGTGTCTTTCTAGGCATTATTTGATATCTTCTTTATTAAGGAACATTCCACCATTTTTTAAGATAAGATAACGAGATAGTTTTGTCTTTTCTATGGCTTCAGTCATAGATGCATATATTTTTCTATCATAAATGACAGGTTTTCTATTGGCACTTGGTCTGCCTTTCATCATTTCACTATGTTTTCTATGCTTTTTTTTATCATTACGATTTCTTTCTGCCATTTTTTTTAAATTTTCAGTATAATATGATATTGGTCTTGGATTATTTTTTAATTTCTCTTTCCAAGTATTTGATTGCTTTTTTCTTACCTCTTCTGGAATTTTTCTTCCCTTCAAACTTACTTTATTTGCAGCACCAATTTTTGCTCTAACTTCAGACCTTTTTGTTGGACTATCTTCTCCATAGTATGTTGGAGGAGCATTTCCACCATCTGCAATATTCATTAAAATGCCTGTATTATCACATTTTTTTCCAAATAAAGCAATCATATAAATTTCGTGCTTAAACGCTTCTTCTTCAGTTATATTTTGTTTTAATTTTATTATTCTACTTTTATCTTTTGGTGGATTGCAATTTTTACCTCTATGATCATATAATCTATTTCCTTTGCCTTTTCCAATATAATATGGAAACCCATTATTTTGCAAATAGGCATATGTATAATATTCACTCATTTTTTATATTTTAATAATATACTATTATTTATAATTAAAATAATTCATTCTCAGTAATTACTTTAAATTCATATCCACGATCAGCACACCATTCTCTTGCAGCTTCCCATTTTGATTGGTTTTTAGCATACTCATAGACTTCACTAATGTATCTTTTAGTTTGTCTTTGTGGTTTGGGTGGGGGGACAGTTTGCTTCTGAGGTTTGATTTCAATTAAATATTTTTTTATACTTCCATTTCCTTCTTGGACTTTAATGTAGAAATCTGGAAAATAACGATGAGGTTTTCCATCAATGGGGGATTTATACCAGACATACATCTCTTCACTACCCCATTCTAATATTTTTTGATTCGTATCACAATAAACCATAAATTTTCTTTCCCACAAAGATCTGTATACAATGTTTGTTGGATCTCCTTTATATTTTTGTGGGTAAGATGGTTTATATTTTCCTTTGTAAGAAGCCATCTAAATACTTATACTATAAAAGTCATATAGGGTATTTAGAGTGCCTGCAAAACCCCGTAAAATATCGGATATTAAACCCCTATTTACAAATCTAGCCCAAACATCACACTATCAAGTATTGTTTGGTGGATTGCCTGTTGAATTGAGAAATTATGTGAGTCGCAAGGGTATTTCTCCACTCTTTATTGGTGAGGATGCTGGACTATTGTGTTTTAATGCATCTTTACCAACATCTACATTTAGTTCAAAACAAGTTGATGGAAACTTTACTGGAGTCCAAGAGAACTTTGCTGTTGCTAGACTTTACAATGAGATAGATTTACAGTTTTATGTTGATAGTAATTATAAAACTTTGAAATTCATAGAGTCTTGGATGGAGTTTATTGCTAGTGGATCTTATAATCCAATTGATGGTGTAGCAGGATCGGTTAGTCAGGCTAACTATGGATATTTTGCGAGGATGCAATATCCAGAATACTATAAGTCAAACTATACTAGAATTATTAAGTTTGATAGGGATTATAATGCTGAGATTGAATATCGTTTTATTGGTCTTTGGCCAGTAGCGATGAGTTCTCCACAAATTTCGTATGTTCAATCTGATGTTCTAAAAGTTTCAATATCTTTCCGATATGATCGTTATATTGCTGGTAGAGCAATGAGTATAAACATCTTCAATGGTGATGGATTTAATCTTGATCCAACAATTCCGCAACTTCCAAATGAAAATCAAGATCGTCTTATTCCCAGAACGGGACAATCTCTTGGAAATGAGCCTGGTGTAAGAAGAACTTATACTCCTGCTGGATCTGTAATCCCAACCATCATTGAATAATACCCACTAAATATTTTTATCTGACTATCATTATCTTGATATGCCTTTACCAAAAATTGCTACGCCAACTTATGAGTTGGAAATTCCTTCATTAAAGAAAACAGTTAAGTATCGCCCCTTTCTAGTTAAAGAAGAAAAGATCCTCATCATTGCGATGGAGAGTGAGGATCCTAAACAAATTTCGGAAGCAATTAAAACAGTTATCGGAAATTGTATTCTTACTAGAGGAGTTAAGATTGACGAACTATCAACGTTTGATATTGAATATTTGTTCCTTAATATTCGTGGAAAATCTGTTGGGGAAGATGTTGATGTTCTGATTACTTGTCCTGATGATGGAGTCACTCAGGTTCCTGTAAGTATTAATTTAGATGATATCCAAGTCGTTGTAAGTCCAGAGCATTCTAGAGATATTCAGTTGGATGCTGATCTTACATTAAGAATGAAGTATCCATCAATGCAAGAGTTTGTGAAGAATAACTTTTCAAGTCAAAATGATATGAGTGTTGATGATACATTTGGAATGGTTTCTTCTTGCATAGAGCAAATTTATAATCAGGAAGAATCTTGGACTGCATCAGATGTAACTAAGAAAGAACTTAATGAATTCTTAGAGCAATTGAGTTCAAAACAATTTAAACAGATTGAGAAGTTTTTCCAAACTATGCCTAAACTTTCTCATACAATCAATGTTACGAATCCAAATACTGGTGTTGAAAGTGAAGTTGTTTTGGAGGGATTAGCGTCTTTTTTCGTCTAGGGATGGCGCACGTTGATCTTGCGTCATACTATAAGACTAATTTTGCCCTCGTTCAGCATCATAAATATTCTTTGACTGAACTAGAAAATATGATCCCGTGGGAGAGAGAAATTTACATAGGTCTCCTACAGCAATATATTGAAGAGGAAAACCAAAGGAATTCATCTAATGGATAAAGAGAATGCTACAGCTCTTGTAGGTCTCCAAGAACAATTAAATACAATTCGTTCAGAAGTTTTTACGGTTAACTCTGGACTTCAAAATATTGCGGGTTTAATTCAAACAGATTCTTTTCTAGATCAACAAAGACTTCGTGAAGAAAGAGAGCAAGAAAGAATACTTGCTGAAAGAGAAATTAGAATTGGGCAGGAAGAACAATTACAGCAAAGAATTTCCTCTTCTCTAATTCGACCTGTTAAAAATTTAGAGAATAAATTAACTTCAACTTTTGAAGGAATTACAAGTTCTTTAAAATACTTATTTACATCTGTTTTAGGATTTCAACTCCTAAGATCAATAAAATTTAGTGCCCTCAAAACTGGACAAGCACTTTCCAATATTGGAACTGTAGTCAGAAATTCATTAGGATTTATTACAGGGGCATTTTCGAATTTAAGAAGTGGTATTGGATCTATTATTACTTCAGTTACTAATGTAACTCAAAGAGTTTCTAAAAGTGCTGTTGAACTTACAAAGTCTCCATTTAAAGCAATATCTGAAATATTTAAGAATTTATTCAAGGGTGGTAAACCTTCTGCACAAGCAGCATCATCTGCAGTATCTTCTGCAGCAGATGATGCTATGGAAGGTTTATCTGGGTTGTTGCGTGGTGTTGGTGGAACAGCTTTAAGAGTTGGGGGTACTGCATTGGGTGCAGTAGCAACAGCACAAAATATTCAAGAGGGAGATATTCCTGGAGCGATATTGAGTGGTGCCGCCACAATTCCATCACCATTACAAATTCCAGCAGCAATTGGAAGTGTTGGATATGAAATGATGACTGGTGGTGGAATAAAGTCAGGGAATATTTCACTACCAGAAAGTTTTAAACTTCCGAACTTTGATTTCTCTTCAATGAAGGATAACATTATGGGTGCTGCAAATCTTGATGTTCCCGCAGAGAGAACATTTGTTGCAAAGGTGGAGGAAACAAAGACTACCAAGATGGATGCTTTTGTTTCTCAAGTGCAGACTCCAAAATTACAAACACCAAACATTGGACCTGTTCCGGAGGCAGCACCAGACTTAATTTATTTACAATCTGGGCAAAAAGGGCAGCAATCGGTAGCATCTGTTTCTACTCCACAAACACTAACTGATGTTCCTTTGATTTCTTCAAAAAATACTGATAATTTTTATACATTATATTCCCAACTCAACTATAATGTAGTATAAGATGGCTATATCTCCCTCTATCTCATTTAAAAAAATTTCTGATTCAGTGTCTTCCACAAAAAGGCAGACGAAGGAAACTAAAAATACAGCTATTAATCTATCAAAGTTACTGAATAAGAATATATCCACTAAAAGAAATCTATCATCTAATATTAGAAGTATAAAACAAAAAAGAATTGAAAGAGAAAATAGAAATGTTTTAAGAGATCGTTTAGCAGCTCCACTCATTGCTGTTAAACCAAAAGGTCCAAGACTATTAGCAGCATCTGATAGAAGTACAAGTATTACTGATAGATTACTTGGATTTGTTGGTTATCTTTCTGCTGGATGGATATTAAGTAATCTACCAACTTGGATTTCCTTGGGAGAACAATTTTCACAAAGAATTGTAGCGGCTGGAAGTATTCTAAGTGGATATGGAGATGAACTGGTTGAAGTTATATCTAGCATTGGAAATGTTTTTAGTGCAGGATTGGTTAATATTTCCAAGTTTGATTTTTCTGATAGTTCATATCTTGTAAGAAGTTCTCTGAATGATTTAAAACTATCAATTGATGAGCTTGGTGGAGGAATTAGTGATGCTTTTGCTGTTCTCATACAACCATTTAAAGAGTTAGAAAAGATTCCTGATGCTTTTGGTCAATTACCATCAACAATACCTGGGATTCCTGGAACTCCACCATCTGCACAACCTTCAGTATCTGGTAGTAAGTTAAAACCAATTCATAAACAGGCTCTTGATATTATTTCTGGACCAGAAAGTGGAGGAGATTATAATGCAATCAATAATGGACAGTCTGGTGATAGACCAGGAGGATCAAAAAAATGGCTTGGAAAAAATCTTACTGATATGACCATTGGTGAAGTTAAAAATTATCAAAATGTTAAAAAAACTTTATGGGCTGCTGGAAGATATCAGATTGTACCAGGTACTTTACCTTCAGCACAATCTGCTGCTGGATTAAAAGATACTGATATGTTTGATCAAAATAATCAAGATCTATTGGCGATTGGAATATTAAAAACTCAAGGTCCTAGTGCTTGGACGAAATATTCAAAATATTCTAGAAAAGAGATAGAAATAATGTATAGGGCGAAGGATACTCCTCTAGGAAAGTCAACTGCTACACCAACATCTCAAACACCATCCCCCGCTCAAGTTTTATCTCAATTTGGATCGCCTGCAGCAGCACTACTTGCATTACTCACCGGTGGAGCAGCAGGACAAAGAAGATTGAGGGAGGGTGATGTCTTTACAAAGTCTCTAGGTAGAGGTGTTGATTATATTGAGGTATCGAGTCTTGTTGGAGATGGTAGAGGTCACGGAGGAATTGATATTGCAGCACCTACTGGAACTTATATTTCCTTGAGAGTTGATTGTGAGGTTGTAGCACAAGGAACATACGGTGATTATGGTTTATTGATAGATGTTTGGGTTCCAAGTTTGGGCATTCAATTAAGAATGGCTCACTTGAGTTCGGTAATCATCAAATCTGGAAAAATACCAGCAGGAACTTCTTTTGCAAGAGTAGGAAAGTCTGGAAGAGTTACTGGACCACATATTCACTTAGAGTATGATACTAAAAAGGGTAGTCGTGGTGGTGGTGCTATCAATGATGATCCTAATTATGCTGCTAAGTTGGATCAATACGTTCGCCTTCTATTCCTCACAAATAAACCAATTGGTAAAGGATTCGCACAACCCTCTCAACCATTAGTCTCAATGAGACCAGCAGGTGCAAGTATTGCTACACAGACTGCTGCTGAGGTAGATATGGAGGGACAATCTTACTTAGCTGGTGTTCTTGAAGGCGTAAAGCAAGAGAGAACTGGTAGAAAAGTTATTGTGATTGATGATAGACAACCAGCGACTCAGCAAGTTGTAGCAGCATCTGGTGGATCTCTTGATCTTGACCTTTCAACTGACGAATCTTTCTTGGTAAATAACTTTATGAAAAACAAATTACTCTCCGATTTAAGTTACGTCTAATGTCTATTCAAAGGTCTATATTTCAACAGATAGTTATAGAATCAAACGACGGAAGTAGAGCAGTAGACATTACTTCTGGTTCAATTATGATTGATTATTATGAAGATGTATTTTCTCCAACAATTACTGCTAAAATAAGAGTTGTAAACACAGGAAATACTGTTGCTTCTCCAGACAGTAAGGATGGTAAACTCCAATCAATATATAATGGTTTACCTTTGAGGGGTGGAGAAAGAATTGCGATCAAAATTGCAGGTAACACAGATAAAAACCCTGGATTAGATTTTTCAACTGATCCTAAAAATTATTTGTATGTTTCTAGCATTAGTGATGTAATTGCGGAGAACAATAAAGAAAGCTTTACATTAAATCTTGTTTCTAGAGATGCTATCTCAAATGAAACCACAAGAGTTGCAACAAAATTTGATCCCTCATTGCCTATTAATGAATCTGTAAGTCGGATTCTTACTAATGTTCTAAAGACAGACAAACCTACGACAATTGATAAAACATCAAACAAATATGGATTTATTGGTAACCTGAGAAAACCATTTACAGTTTTGACTTGGTTAGCATCTAAGAGTGTTCCTATAGTTTCAAGTGATGGTTCCACATCTGTAAATTCACAAGAAGGAACTGCAGGATTCTTCTTCTACCAAACTGTGGATGGATTTCAATTCAGATCTATTGACTTGTTAAATCAACAGGCACCAAAAGCAACATATATCTATAGTGAAGCAACACAGTCTTATACTACTGATGGCGCAAGAATTAACAATAACTTTAAAATTCTGAACTATAATATTGAGAGAAACCAAAATTTACTTGAAAAATTAAGATTAGGAACTTATTCTAACTATAGAATATTCTTCAATCCACTTGATGGTACTATTACCCCACCAGATAAAGCCCATTTCAGACTAGAAAATTACATAGATAAGACAAAAACCCTAGGACAAGAACAAATTAGATTACCAAGAGTTTCTCAAAATTCTGATCAAACTCTTGGCGATCTTCCTTCTAGAATTATGACTGGAATTCTTGATGTTGGGACAATGGATAAAGGAATTTCAACCGCAAAGAATGCAAATCCATTAGAGTACCAATCTCAAGCACTAATGAGATATAATAATCTATTTGTTCAAACCCTCAATGTAATGATTCCATCAAATACAAATTTGAGAGCAGGTGATGTTATAGAGTGTTTATTCCCTAAAATTACACGAGATCCTGCTAGAGAATATGACATTGATCAAAGTGGTCTATATATGATTAAAGAGTTGTGTCATCATTTTGACGCTAAAAATTCATATACTTCTTTAAAACTAGTTAGAGATACATTTGGTATTAAGAAATAAATGTTAGATCAATCATTACTACAGAGTCATTTTATAGGAAGGGATGGTTTCCGTTGGTGGATCGGACAGATTGCTCCTAAAAAAGATTGGGCAGATCAAGCAAATAAAGAAGGGTGGGGAAATAGAGTTAAGGTTAGAATTCTTGGATATCATCCATTAGATGATAAGTTATTACCAAATCAAGATTTACCTTGGGCCCAAGTATTATTAGATCCAATTGCTGGAACTGGAGCTGCTAATTATGCTATTAATCATAAGTTACAGCAAGGTGATACTGTTATTGGATTCTTTTTAGATGGTGATAATGCACAAATACCCATTGTTATGGGAGCACTTGGAAGAACAAGTCAATATTCCACTGCGGGATATACTAATCCATTTGTTCCATTTACAGGTTATACTGATAATATTGTTAATCCAAGTTCTAGTGGTAGAAATTATCCAAATCAAACAAACGAAGCAACACCTACTGCTCAACAAAATCCAAGACAAGTTCCTCCTGAAGTTGCTAGGCGATTAGGGGAAATTGGTATTCCTGGAATTGGTGATGAGGTTGTTTTTGCCGATACTTGCGAAAATACAACTGTTAAAACAATCAAGGCAGAAGTTAATAATTTATTAAAATTTTTAAAAGATGCTCAAGGAAAGATAGATCAATACAAACAAAAAATTAAAGATACTGCTGAAGTTATTAAAACTGCTTTAAACTGGTTAGTTGGTCAGATAATTGATGCAATTTATAATTTTTTAGTTGGAACTGAAGAAAAACCAGGCATTATTCCAAGAGCTTTAAGTGCATTATATGTTAGTGTTTATGGAGCAACTTTTGCAGCAACACGAAATCCAGCAGCTGCCCATACTGCAGGATATAAATCAAATGAAGTCTTTGTGATTCCAATTAAAATTTTAGAGGAAGCAATCTCGTGTGTTGCGAATAAAATTGTAGAAGGATTAAAAGATTTAATTGTAGAGTTGTTAGAATCTCTTCTACAAAATGTTAAAAATTTTACAACCTGTGCCGCTGAACAATTTATTGGTGCTCTTCTTAGCACTATCGTAGATAGTGTTGCTGATGGACTATCTTCAGCTTTAGATGGTGTATCTGGATTAATCGGTGGAGTTTTTGATGTTGTTGAATTTGTAACAAGCACCATCGATGCAATTCAAGGTTTAGGTGGATTGTTTGACTGTAATCAAACCAATACAAAATGTGATGGAGTTAAAGAATGGAAAGTTGGAATTGGACCTAAACAAGATTTAGACGTTGATAGTGCTTTTAAAAATATTCAAACTATTGCCTCTAATATTAACGCTCTTGTTGAAAATGCAAAATCAGTTCCATCTCAGTTGCAACAAATACAAAATAGTGCTACGGGAGTAGTTAATGTTTTCAGTGGAGATTCTTTAAATGAGTCCTTACAAAGCGCCCTGGATGCTGCAGGGGCATGTTTTACTGGAACTCCAACCTCTTGTGGTCCACCTAAACTAAACATCTTTGGTGGTGGAGGAATTGGTGGAGCAGCAGTTCCTATTCTTGGAGCAGCAGTCCAGAGCACTTCAATTTATAATAACGTAACTGAAACTGCTAGTATTATAGGAGCAGTTGTTACTAACGCTGGATCTGGTTATCGTTTTCCACCATTTGTTGAAATTGTTGATGATTGTGGATTAGGATATGGTGCTAGAGCAAGAGCAACAATTAATGATAAAGGTGAGATTAGTTCAATTTATATAACTTCTCCTGGAGAAGGATATCCATACTTACCAGAACAACAAGGTTCATATGGAGTTGTTGATGTTGTAGTTCAAACTCCAGGATTGGAGTATTCAAATGGTGATATTGCTGTGGACAACTTGGGAAATTCATATCAACTAACAGTTGATAATGGACTGATACTTTCTGCAAAACCTCTAAATACTGTAGAAGCGACTGGTATACCAGTAATTACAATTAATTCAAACACTGGATTTGGTGCAGTCCTAAAACCAATTCTTGGACCGATTACACAAACTGGAAAAGAACAACGTCAAGTAGATTGTATTATATAAGATGACTCACAGAAATTACGAAGCAAGAGATTACATCAGTGTTGGTCCAAAATTTAGAATTACCACAAACGATCCTATGATTGGAGCGGATGGATCATCAGTATATAACATGTATGCTTATACAAATGATAATGATATTCATCTACAAACTTTTAATGAATCTGGTGCCTACAAAATAATTAATAGTAAAGGTATTGAAATTGTTGCAGGTCAAAATGGATCTGAAGGTGATGTAGATATATGTATTACCGGAAAAGGCGGAGACATTTGTATTACTGCTACATCTAATGGAACAGTGAAGATCAAAGGAAAAACAATTATGATTGAAGCTTTAGAAGATCTAGATCTTAAAGCAGGTAGAAATATCAATGCAATATCTGGATCTGGTAGAATCATTATGAAAGCAAATAAAATAGATCAGGTTGCTCTTACTGGTAATGCAATTCTTAATACATTTGGTAAGAGAGCATTTGCACTTTCACCTGTTGGAAATGAATACATTGATGATGTATTTCTTGGTGGGTTTAATGTCTTTGGTGCAATTAGTAGTATTGTAGGAGTAGCTTAATGTCTATACAATCACTATTCAGTCTTATTGGTTTCCCAACTCTTCCTGTAAAGGGTAAGGAAACGTTTTATCATGACAATAGTACTTTTAATCAGAATGTAAAAGTCACTGGAGAGTTAGTAGCACAAAGCAATTCCTTAACTCTTGGTGAAAAAGGTATTTGTGGAAATTTATGGATGCTTAAGAATCCATTTAATCCAAAAACACCACCTAATATCATAGGAACCAGAGGAAAAATTCTTAATTTTTCTGGAGTTTATCTATTTGGAACAAGTTACATATCTGGAAGATTAACTGTTATTGGTAGAACTAATTTTTTTGGAAAGGTTAGAATTAATAATAAAGATTTAGAAGCAGAAATTGCATTAGCGAAGAGACTTCCATCATCTGACGAAAGACTCAAAGAAAATATTCATACGATTGAAAATGCATTAGATAAAGTTTCTGCTCTTCGTGGAGTATCTTTTGACTTTAAAGAAAACAAACAACCACAAATTGGAGTTATTGCACAAGAAGTTGAAAAAATTATACCAGAAGTTGTCGGAGAAAACCCTGATGGATACAAGGGCGTCCAATATGGAAACATTGTTGGTCTCTTAATTGAAGCAATTAAAGAACAACAAAAACAGATTGAAGAACTGAAGGAGAAGATAAATGAAATTTCTAACTGAAGTATTAAATGAAAAATTAGTTTCAAACAATGATGCAATCTCTTTTCTTAATGAGAGTAAAAGTGAGTCTCAAGAAAATATTGATCTATTTTCATCTCCTTCCATAAATGTTGATAGAAAGATAGTTTCTATTGCGGCATCAATTATCGCTCTTCAAACAGAAATAGTATCTCTTTCGCAGAATGCTTATGCTGTTGGATGTGGAACAACCGTTGGAGTTGCAACTGTTTTCCCTGATGTTGTGAGAGTTTATAGTGAAAATATGTCCTCTCCAACTTATAATGGTGAAGATCCTTTTGATAGTTCTAATACACTTTTGATTTCAGCAAATGTTGGAATAGGTACGTGGCTAGTTTATACGCAAAATGATTCTACACAGACCGGAATAGGAAGTTTATATGGTGACTTGTCTACTTGTTATGGAATACCCTGCACATCTTCAGTTTGTGTTTCACACGCATCGTCCATTACATCAAAGCAAGCACAAATTGTATCTTTGAGAAGTCAATTAACAAGTTTAGTTACTGGATCAAATCAGATTAAAACTGAAAGAAGAGAATATGAGTTTGAAAGATATGGGCAGAATTTTACAATTAAAGAACTTCAAGAAGAAAATACAAGAATCATTGGGTCCATTGAGGTGGTCAAAAATTATCCTTAAGACCCCTTGACGCCAGGACCCATCTACCCTATAATATGGGGGTAATCAACGGAACACCGAATGAGCACTGCACAAGAAACCGTACAAGGTATTGTGATTGACGTATGCACCCGTACCTTCCTGCTTTTGAGTGATCGAGGTAGTGAACGTCTGGTAGAGTGTGATACTGTAGACGAATTTATGAACGTTCTGGAAGTTGTTACTGCAAATCTTCAACCTGAGCAGATTGAGTATGCAGATCTTGCAATTTATGGGCAGTGATGCTATAATATAAATATCGAAAATGGAAATTTTCACAGTGGAAGAGTTTCAAGAGAGGTTTGATGAACTGATGGAACGAGTTGAAAATGGAGAGCGTTTAGGAATCATCAACGAAGACGGGCAGGCAGCAGTTATGATGCCCGCAGATGATGACCTCATACGAATACACACTGAGTTAAATAACGAAGCACCCTGATACTTAGGGTTTTTATGCGAGTGAGACTTGGTAGTCAGAGGAGTCTTATAAACTCTTTCCGCCAGATTAGCGGCTTTGACCTGGTTCGAATCCAGGCACTCGTACCTTGCTCCTTTAGCAATCTGGTGAATGCAGCGAACTCATAATTCGCCTGAGGCGTGTTCGATCCACGCAAGGAGCACTTGACCATTCAGACTCAAAGAGTTATAATGGTCTCACATCACGGGGCGGTGATGAAATCGGTAAACATTCCGGTCTTAAAAACCGGTGGCGCAAGCCTTGCGGGTTCAAGTCCCGCTCGCCCTACTTAAAATAAATAAGAGATATGGGAAAATCCCTATGTCTTATCGTATCGATCACGCATATTGTTGGTACAATGACGGCAGTATGATTGTGAAAATGTATTTCATCAATCACGTTCCTTTTACATTTGATGAATTACCAGAGGGACATTTATATGACCAAGATTTGTGTAGAGAAGCAGATAAAAACCGTACATTTGATCCAGAAGACTTATATAAATCTTCGTTTTACCTTATAGATGAAGAAGCACATCCAATGTTGTTTCCAATAGAACTGGAAAATCCAGAGGATCTTCCAGATGACTTTGAACTTGAATATGGGGAAGATTTGACTTCATAAATATTAGTGCTTAATCGTGGTTGTTTAAGCAAAGAGTAGGAGCAGAAATGCTCCTTTTCTCATATAAATATTCATAACCACGATTAAAGCAGAATGAATTATTATACTTACGCTTACTTGCGTGAAGATGGAACTCCATACTACATTGGTAAGGGAAAGGCAGGTAGAATTAACAATAAACTGCACGCAATACATCTGCCCCCAGAAGAAGATAGAAGAATATTCTTAAAGCAAAACCTTACAGACGAAGAAGCACGAAAGCACGAGGTTTATATGATTGCCGTGCTTGGTAGAAAAGATTTAGGTACAGGTATTTTGAGAAATATGACTGATGGTGGTGAAGGATGTGCCGGTAGGGTTTTGAGTGAGGAAACTAAAAGGAAGTTAAGTGAGGCACATAAAGGCAGAAAGAAAAGTGAGGCACATAGAAAAGCATTGAGTAAAGCAGCAAAGAAAAGAAAGGCAAGTGATAAATGGAGGGAGAGTGTGAGTGCTGTTATGGTGGGTATTATGTCAAAGGAAAAGAATCCTTCTTGGGGCAAAAAATGGTGGAATAATGGAGTAGAATGTAAGTTTTCAAAAGAGTGTCCGGGTAAAGATTATAAATTGGGAAGAATAATAAATAAAGCATAGAAGTAGTAATTGGTGCGGAAAATTGCCATTAAACAAATTAGATAATTTTATTAAGAACACTGAGGGTCGCATTCTATATGTAAATCCCAATGATCTAGATGCTACCGACTCAATTACAAATCAGGGAAATTCCCTTGCCCGTCCGTTCAAAACGATTCAGAGAGCTCTTATAGAAGCAGCGAGGTTCTCTTACGTTAAGGGTGATAATAACGATTTAGTAGAAAAAACTACAATTCTGTTATTCCCTGGAGAGCACTTAGTTGATAATAGACCTGGATTTGCGATCTATGATAATGGTGGATCTGCTTATGCAGTTTCCAGAGCAGGCGGCGCTGGTGTTTTAGCATCCTCAGTATTATCGTTAGGTCTTGATTCTGTTTTTGACCTAACACAAGAAGACAATATTCTTTATAAGTTTAACAGTTATTATGGTGGTGTTGTAGTTCCAAGAGGAACTTCTATTGTTGGTCTTGACCTTCGTAAGACAAAAATCAGACCAAAGTACGTACCAAATCCAACAGATTCTTCTGTTAGCAAGTCTGCTATCTTCAGAATTACTGGTGCTTGCTATTTCTGGCAGTTCTCAATTTTTGATGGTGATGATAATGGTCTTGTTTATACAAACCCTGATAACTTCGGAACTACATATCAATCAATTCCATCATTCTCACACCACAAACTCACTTGTTTTGAATTCTGTGATGGTGTAAACAAGATTGGTAATTATGGAATTACTGATCTTGATATGTACTATAGCAAGGTCTCTAACGCATATAATGCGATTCGTGATATAGACCAGAAGTTCCCTGTTGATGGGGAAGGATTTGCAAAGCAACGTTCAGAATGGGAAATTGTTGGTGCTTTTGCTCCAGATCCTATTACAATTTCTTCCATCATTTCTGGAAATGGAAGCACTGCAAGTGCAGTTGTAACGGTAACAACTTCAGCAAATCACGGATTAAATGCAGGAACTCCAATTAAGATCAGAGGAGTTAGTGGATCTGGTGTAACAGCACCATATAATATTTCAACAAAGGTTCAGAATGTACTTAGCGATACATCATTTACCTACTTGCTGCCTGGATTAGCATCTTATCCAAATATCAATCCAAGCCCAAGTGCTGCATCTGCGACAGTAACAATTGAAACTGATACAGTGTCTGGCGCATCGCCATACATTTTCAATATTTCTATGCGCTCCGTTTGGGGTATGAACGGTCTTCACGCCGATGGTAGTAAAGCATCTGGATTTAGAAGTACCGTTGTTGCACAGTTTACTGCTGTTTCACTACAAAAAGACGACCGTGCGTTTGTAAAATATAACAAGACATCTAGAACTTATCAGGGTGTAAACCCAATCACTCCTGTTTATGGATCCACTCTTACGGAAGGTGCTTCACAGACAGACTCAAATCAAGTCTATCACTTAGATCCAGATGCAGTTTATAGATCTGGATGGGAAACAAGTCATATTAAGATCAGTAATGATGCATTCATTCAGATTGTTTCGGTGTTTGCAATTGGATTTACAAAACACTTTGATGCAGAAAGTGGTGGAGATGCTTCTATTACCAACTCCAACTCCAACTTTGGTCAGATATCTCTAAACTCTGTAGGATTTAGAAAGGCGGCATTTGATAAGGACAATAATGCCTTCATTACTGCTGTTATTCCTCCAAGAGCAGTTAATACTACTAATGAAGATAATATTGAATGGTTATCTTTAGATGTAGGTCTTACTACTTCTGTCGGTATTTCAAGTCATTTATACATAGCTGGATTTACAGCATCAGATAGTGCTCCTTCTTCTCAAACACAGGGATATAGAATTGGTGCTAGATTAAATGATAAACTATATTTTGTTGGTGCAGGAAGCACATTCTCAGCTGATATCTATATGTGCGATAATATTATCGCAAGCAGTGGATTTACAACAGCGATTGGAACAATTAGTGCTATTAAGTCATACACAGTATCTTCATTAACATCTAGTGTCTTTACTCTTGGAAATCACAAGATTCAGACTGGAGAAAGAGTTATTCTCATAAGTGATGATGGAGATTATCCAGAGAATATTGAACCACATCGTATCTATTATGCTGTTCGTACTAGTGCGACTGAAATCAAACTTGCTACTTCATATACTAACTCAATCTCCAATCAGACTCTTACAGTCTATGGTGGAACCAGCCTTAGCATTTTAAGCAGAGTATCTGATAAAGAATCTGGAGACATTGGATCACCAGTACAATATGATCCAGTTAGATCAAACTGGTTTATTCACACTAATGCAAATAACCAAATTTATAATGCATTTGCGTCTGGTGGAACAGAAACTTATGGAACTACAACAGATCTTATCTATGTAAAGAGAATTTCTGACGAAAGAAGTTTGGATGAAAAACTCTACAAGATGAGAGTTGTAATTCCAAAAGAACTTGTAAACGCAAAAGATCCTGAGACTGGATTTATTATTCAAACTTCAAGTTCAACTGGTGCTAGAAATAATGCTGATTTCACAAGAGTAAGCATTGCGACCACTGATTATGGATACAATAAGAATCCAAGATTCATTAGCACTTGCTCTGTAGCTTCAAATACAGTAACCGTTATTTCTGAACTCCCACATAATCTTCAAACTGGAGATCTTGTAGCGATTAAGAGTGTTAAGAGTACAACCAATACAACTGGTGAGAATAATCTTGGATATAATGGTGTATTCCAGGTTTCTGTTTCTGATGATGTAACATTTAAGTATTCTACAACTGACGTTTTTGGAGTTGCACATACTCCAGGAACATTCACTAGTGATGTAAATGTTAGAGACATTGATCTACCAAGATTTGAAAGAAATGATATGCAGGGTAACCTGTATGTTTATAGAAATGAGATTATTTCTCCATATGTTTATAATGTTCAGGATGGTATTTACCACCTATATGTTCTTGATGCAAACAATGCAATACCATCAGAATTTACAAATCTTAAGTTCAGTCAGTCACCTGTAGATCTTTATCCTCAGCTGGATAGAGATAATGTAGACGCAAACCCAAGAGCTGCGAAGTCCTTTGCGAAGCGTTCTCCAATTGGTGATGTTATAACAAACGATCTGAAGAAGAGTATTACAAGAGAAGCATCCGACTTGATGCTGAAGAATATTGGTATTGGTCTTACAATATCTTCAGTTGTATCTAACAGTGGAATTGCAACGATCACCTTTGGAAGAAATCACGGTCTTGCAGGAATCGCAACATATAGTTCACTGACTGGTGGAACTGGACATACAAATGGAACGTTCTACAATGTTAAACTTTATAATGAAGCAGGACTTGTAAACTGGGATGGTGCTACTGCTAAGGTTGTAGTTTCTGGTGGATCTGTTGTTGGTGTTGATATTCAAGCAGGTGGTTCTGGATATGTAAGCGGAGAGACTCTGTACTTTGATACTGCTAAGATTGGTGGAACTGCAGATGCATCTATTGCAATTAACAATGCAGGTATTTCTACAAATATTGGTGATGTAATTCAATTTACTGGTGCTGGAACAACCGCTGACGGATATTACAGAATCACTTCAGTTGGATCTGCAACAACTATTTCAGTTGCTAAGACTTCTGGAGATCCAACGATTCTCAGCAGTCAGTATGGATTCTTAGTCGGACCTTCAGTTTTAATTACTGGAACTTCTTACGGTTCAGCAACAGGAATTTCCACATTTACTACATCAGATGCTCACGGATTGGTTGCTGGTAACCAGTTTAGAGTCATTGATTCTAGCAATAATAATCTTGGAGATTACTTAGTCTATGAAAGAGTTGGCGTAAACACATTCAGTGCGATAACCAACCAATCAATTTCGGCAACAAACGGTTATATCCTGAAGCACGGTTTATCAGCAAACCAGGGCATTTCTGATGCAAATGGAGAGAATATCGGGACAAGATCTGTTCCATTCTATGCTAGTGAAACATTTACACTCTCTGCTTCAATTACAACTGAGTCAACATTCGCAATTGCTGGTGTAGGTGCTACATCAAACAGATTGCCTCTTGGATCTTATATCCAAATTGATAATGAGATTATGAGAGTGACGACCAGTGATAATGCTGCTCAGATTAGCGTTATTCGTGGTGCTCTCGGTACACGTCAAGAAAATCACGATGGTGGATCACTAATTCGTAAGATTGATCCAGTCGCTATTGAATTCCGTAGACCATCTATTCTTCGTGCTTCTGGACACACATTTGAATATCTTGGATATGGTCCTGGTAACTATTCAACTGGTTTACCACAGATTCAAGTCAAGACTCTCACCGAAAGAGAGGACTTCCTAGCACAATCTCAGGAACGTTCTGGTGGTGTTGTTGTCTACACTGCTATGAATAGTGATGGTGATGTATTCAATGGAAATACAAAAACTTCTGCAGCAAGTGGAGAAACTGTTTCCTACGATATTCCAAATCCAACCATCACTGGTGAAGATCCTTCAAGACTCAGTGTAGTATATGATGAGGTTACAATTAAGGAAAGACTTCTTGTTGAGGGTGGTGATTCTGGACAAGTTCTTTCTCAGTTTGATGGTCCTGTAACCTTCAACAAAGATCTTAGAATTAAAGCACAATCTACTTTTAGTGGAAAAGTAAGATTTACTAACACAGCATCAGATTCTATCAATATTTTTGGTGGAACAAATGCCTTTAATAATGTAAACATCAAAGGAACTAATAAGATAATCTTTGGTGATAGTGTTAATCTATCAATCTACACTAATGGTACTGGTAGCTTTGTTGATAACGCTGTTGGAAACCTTTCCCTGAGAACAACCAGTGGTTCTATTACTCTAGAATCAATAGGTGGAGAAATACTAAGTAAGTTTAGTGTAGATGGATCTTCTGAACTCTATCATAATAATTCTAAGAAAATTGAAACAACATCAACTGGTGCTATTGTTACTGGTGTTACTACTACAACAGATCTAAGTGTTTCAAATAATGCTTCAATTTCTGGAATTGCTACAATTGGTCAAATTTTCTCTCAGAGCATTGCACCAATTGGATCTGTTGTAATGTGGGCTGGAAATGTGACCAGTGTTCCAACTGGATGGTTACTATGTAATGGATCTGCTGTTTCTAGAACTACATTTAGTGCTCTATTTGCAATCACCGGAACAACTTTTGGTGCTGGAAACGGATCAACAACCTTCAACCTTCCAAATCTAACTGATAGATTCATTATTGGATCAAGTGCAAACGGTGGAACAACTGTTACAGGAGCTGTAACTAGAACGGGTGGTACAAAGGATGCTGTAGTTGTCTCTCACAACCATACAGGAACAACTGATGGTAATAATAGAGGACATAACCACGGAATCAGTGGAGATGGAAACCATAACCACCTTGTTGTTAACAGTGGTGAAAGATCTGATACAAATAGATTTACTAATTTAGTTGATAATGGTGGGGTTCCATTCTTATTAAGAACTGCGATACTCAATAACAATAATGATTATAGATATGCCCTTAAAGGTACAGGAAATGGACCAGATGCTGGTAGAAGTAATGACGCAGGATCCCACTCTCACGGTGGAGGAACTGGTGGAGAGAGTCAAAACCATACACATACCTTCACAACCGCCGATAAGGGAGTTTCTGGAACTGATGCAAACCTACCTCCATATATTGCTCTTGGATACATTATTCGTTATGCGTGATTTTAAAAATAAATACTTCAAATAAAGCAGCTACAAATGGCAAATTATAGAAAGTCATTTAATCTTAGGAATGGTGTTCAGGTTGATGATGATAATTTTATTGTAAATTCAAATGGTTTGGTTGGTGTTGGAACTTCCTCACCAACTGAACTATTAGATATTAGAGGAACGGCAAAGGTTGTTGGTCTTATTACTGCATCAAGTGCTACAATCTCTAATTTACTTGTAACTGGAATTGGAACATTTGTCTCTCTGACTGATGGAACAGTTAGAATTAGTTCAGGTATTATTACATCATCAGTTGGTGTAGCGACTTTCTATGGTGATGGATCTGGTCTTATTAATATTCCAACATCACAATGGGTTGATGTTAATACTGGAATAGGAATAACAAGCATTTATGCCGCAGGTGCTGTTGGAGTAGCAACAAACTATCCTTACTACTATTTCCAAATTGGTGGAAATCCAGACGCTGCTTCTGGTGTTGGATTTAATTCAACTGGTGACGCTAAAATTACTGGTATTGTTACAGCAAATGCTTTTGTTGGTGATGGTGGAAACATCACTGCTTTAAATGCTAGCAATATCATTACAGGAACATTAGATACTGCAAGACTCCCATCAAATATTGTTGTATCTGGTATCGTTACTGCAGGATCATTTGTTGGTAATCTAACTGGAACTGCTTCCACTGCGAGTGGAATTACAACGACTGCATTTATTTCTGTATCTGGTGCTTCCATTGGAGTTGCAACAGTTACGAACAATATAAATGTAAATGGAAAAATTGGATTAGGAACAGATAATCCAGTTACTCAAGTAGAAATCAGACAGTCTGGAATATCTTCAATTCATATTAGAAGTACAAGTAATGAAGCAAGTGTTTCCGTAGCTAGATCTGATAGTTCTGGTAAGGGATTAGGTAAAATAAGATTTGGAAATGCTAACCTATCTTACAATTACAGTACAGATCAATCTCTTGATATCATAAACTATGATGATGGTAATATTAACTCTTATCTACAATATGGAAGTGCTGGTGTAGGTACAGGAAACTTCAATTGGATTTATGGGCAGAATCCAAATACATCATTAATGACTCTGACTTATGATGGTAAATTAGGAATCAATCAGGCAAATCCAACTAATACACTTCACGTTGTTGGAACATCTACCGTAACTGGAAATTCATTTGTTGGTGGTTCTTCAACAATCTCAGGTAATTTGAATATTGGTGGAACACTCTCAGTTACTGGAGCATTTTCACTTAATTCTCAACTAGTTGGAACTTTAGGAGTATCTACCAGCAGTTTACCAACAACTTATAATCTTCAGGTTGGTGCTAATCCAGATTCTGGATCAAATGGTGTTGGTATTAGTTCCTTAGGAAATCTAAGAGTAAGTGGTATTGTTACTGCTGCTACAGTTTCAGCAACAACGGTTTCAGCAACTACAGTTTCGGCAACAAACGTTAGCGTCAGTTCAACAATTACTGCGAATAATTTTGGAAATGGATCTGGAGCTGTAAATGTAGCTGGTGTTACTGCAGTATCAATAGCTTCATCAACGTTATCTCTTACAGATGCACTTGATTTAAGTTCTATTACTACTTCGGCATTCTATCCACCAATCATGACAACTGCAGAAAGAGATACTTATACCTCAGGAGGAATTACAGCTGGAGCAGTCATTTATAACTCAAGTTTAAATAGACACCAGGGATATGATGGTACAAACTGGAATAGCTTCTGGTAACACTTGACTCATACTCATAATACTGCTAGACTACCTTTGTCTGGGTTGAAGATGGGAGTCTGAGCTTCTATAGGACACTTTGAGAACCGCCCACTGGGTCGCACCAGGGGCGGTTTTCTGCTATAATAGTTTCATACGCGATGGGACCTGTGATTCAACTCCGACCTCACCAGCAACGTGCCCTTGACGCCCTTGCTAAGTACCTGAAGGGTCAAGTGATTATCCCTACTGGTGGTGGTAAGACCCTTGTGGGCATCTGTGATGCAATGCGTGAGTTTCTGAAAGAGACTCCTCAGACGATTGTAGTTGTTGCTCCCCGCATTCTGCTTGCCGAGCAACTGTCTTCTGAGTATCTTGAGTTTATCACCAATGCTCAGGTGCTGCACGTCCACAGTGGTGAAACGCATCACCAAAGCACGACTCGCCCGAATGAGATCCGTAACTGGGTCGATCAAACTCGCGGCAACAAACTAATCTTTACCACCTACAACTCCCTGCAACGTCTTCAGCAGGCAGATATTCACGTCAACACCATTTACTTTGATGAAGCGCACAATTCGGTTCAGCGTAACTTTTTTCCAGCAACCGAGCACTTTGCTGCTACTGCTGACCGCTGCTATTTCTTCACTGCTACTCCTAAGCATTCTGCTACTATTTCCAAACCTGGGATGAACGATGGTGCTGTCTACGGGCAGGTCATCTGCAACGTTCCCGCTCCCGAACTGGTGGAGGGTGGTTTCATCGTTCCTCCTAAGGTTGTGGTGCAGCAGTTTGAGATGCTCTCTAAGGGTCAGATCGTTGCTGATGTTGACTGTGAGAACCTGATTCAGACTATTGATGCTCAGGAAGTGGGCAAGGTTCTTGTTTGCTCCAAGGCAACCAAACAGATTCAGAATCTGGTTTCCCAGACTGATTTCTGCAAGCAACTGGAGGATCGTGGTTTCTCTTGGATGTATATTACTTCTAAGACTGGTGCCGTGATTGATGGTCAGAAGGTTAACCGTGAGGTTTTCTTTGATACCCTGAGTGCCTGGGGTAAGGACAACGACAAGAAATTCGTTGTGCTTCACCACAGCATTCTCTCTGAGGGAATCAACGTTTCTGGTCTGGAAGCGGTGCTGTTTATGCGCTCTATGGACTACATCGGGATCTCTCAGACCATCGGGCGCGTGATCCGCCTGCACAAGGACGACGCAGAGGCGCTCAGGAGCGGCAGGATTGCCCCTGGTGCCCTTGGAGACTACACCAAGTCCTTTGGACTGGTCTGCATCCCTGTGTACTCTTCTGTGGGCATCAGCACCGCTAAAAAGGTGCAGGCGGTGGTGGACACCGTGTTCGAGCAGGGTCAGCCCGCCATCAGTGTTGTAAAACGCTGAGTTTTCTGCTACAATATCCAAACACACAAGGAGAAATCCAATGCGCTGCAAAGTCCAACTCTACGTCGCTGGTAAGGTCTTTTATGAGGAAGTGGAAGCACGGGACTATCAGGATGCTAGGAAAACTGCTCTCGCCCGCAATCCAAGTGCTAAGGTCATTTCTGTGAACGCTGTGATGAAATGAACGTTCAAAACGAAGGTATTTTGAATGCAAAACCAGGCAATCCAAATGGTTATGTGACTAAAGATGGTATGTGGGCTGCTGTTCCGTTTGGTAAAAAGTTTATGATTCTTCACAACGGGCAGCAGGTTCATACTGCAAACAATTACAATTCTGCTAGGTCTTACATTGCAAAAGAGGTTAAATCCTCAAAGAAAAAGAAAACTGCTACCCTAGAGGCATTCATTCATTAAAAAATTATAAACACAGTTAAATAATAGAAGAATAGGAAAAAACCTATGGTTGTTCTACTTGCATCAACCATTATCTCCTGCAGCGATGCATTGAATATTATTCATCGCGTCACAAAAATTGTCGGATTGACCGAATCTCAAAAAACTGAGATTGTTCGGGAGATTCGTAAAGTTATCCCCTCTTGCCCTGTTAGAGTAACCAAAGATGACCCAAGAAGACCAAGTAGATAAGTGGAATCGTGGTTTGACCTTGTTTGAAGAGAGTGTATTGAAACCTGATGCTGAGCTTCGCAATTGTGCTCATAATCAGAAATGTTACAATGAACTCATGGCAGTGCGTGAGAATGTGCTAGAATACCTCAAAACTCTAAGACAATGAGTGTATCATACATTTACTTTGTTATATTTTTTTGTATTGCTTACCTGATTATTACAGATCAATCAGTAGCGAGGGCATTTTATATGCTGTCTCAACTTGCACAAGTTCAATACGAAAAAACAAAGTGGTGGATACTTCACAACCCTGCAAATCCAATTGTAAAGTATTTGATATGGCGTAGGTCTATGAAACTCGCAAAAGAGTTAATGGACGAATATCAAAATAAATAATCTTATATCTGGTAATACATATGCTCTCTACACAATATCGCCTGCGTCTTGAAGCAATCTGCGAAAAGATTGTAAAAGGTGAAGAGGTGAGTTTAGAAGATATGATTTGGGCAGAAAAACTTGCAAAATCAAACCGCTCTGCCGCCACAATACTCCGTCAGGCAAGGAGAAAAGCAGAAAATCCTGATATGGATGAGATGGATGACTTTCTCAACCAATTAGATCTTGGTGGAATGGGTCACGAAAGATTTGGTAAAAGATGTTTTGAAAGTGTAGATGATATGATAGACTGGTGGACAGAAGACAAACCAGATGATTGGAGACAGCGTGACTGAAACATTCAAACAAACATCAGACAAACTGTATGACCGACATATCTACAAGTTGGTCTATAGTAATGGGCAAGAAGTGATTTACGATAACTATCAGGATGTGCAGGAGTCTTGGTGGAACACTCCATCAGACTTTGTGAGTCATATTGAAGTTCTGGATAAAAAAGACAAAAAAGGATTTGGTTGATTATGAAAATCTTTCAAGTTGCAAAATGGGGTGTGAGAGAAGATTATGGTAAAGAGTGGTATCTAGCACTTTTTCTTACAGAACGATACTCACTTCTTCAGGTTGCAATTGATTATGGTGAGTATGGGAAGTGGATTGAGTTTCCTTATCTTCAAATCTCTATGGGATATGGTAAGTTGTTCTCCTGCTTATTTTCTATTGGTAGGGTAGGTTTCACTTTTGATATTGCTGGTAGAAACTGGCGGGATGAATTGTTCTATGTCCAAAAAGATGAACTGGTTTGAGTATTACATTGGTCACTGCTTTCAAACAGGGTGGCGTGAGATGTGGAATAATTTCAAGATGTGGAGAGACCTCATCAGTGGAAATTATGCAGATTATGCCCTACTTCCAACCGATGACCCTTATGAAGAATGTTATCAATGGTTCTGGACAAGTATCAACCTTGATGAGACTTATCCAAAAGAGTTTCTTGAACATCTGATGGAAATGTGTGATAGAATTGATAGAGGAGAAGAGAAACTCATTCCATTAGATGAAGATTTCTTTGAACGAATAAAAGAACTCACTGATGGAATTGATGTGGATTTAGATGAAGAACTACCCGACGAGGACACTTGAAGAACCGTCACAAGGGCACTTGATTTCAGGTGCCCTTTCTGGTATTATACTCTCATAAGCAACAAACCAATGACTTACAAGGCAAAACTTCGTGTGCATTTTGACGCTGAATGGACTCCTACCTATGGTGGGTCTGGAATTTATGATGATGAAAGTCTTCCAGAAGAGCATTATACTTTTGAGATTTCTACCGAAGACATTAACAGCATTCAATTGTTCCGTTTCTTTGGAACGATTGCTCGCACAATGGGTCATAGTGAGCAAGGTATTATGAAAGGTGCCTGTGCCCTTGCCTTCAATGATATGCGAAGTCCTGAAGAAATGCGTAAGGTTGCTGATGAATTTGACCTGACTGTGAATGAGGACTTGGAGAAAAAGTTTCAAGACTGGAAACAGCGTGATGAAGACTGGGCACGATTGAAAAAGGGTCCGATGGGAACTGTCCTGACTGATGAGGAAGATGAAGAAACTACCTGATAAAAGAGAACTTGATATTATGTGGGCAGTGGCGACCAGTACCAGTATTGAAACTGGTACAAGACCCCACTACGGGTTTGCCCAGATGCTGTATGATGAACTTATGGACATCAAACCTCCTGTGAATCTTGGAGAACTAAAATGAACTACCTTTGTTTTGTTGATGGTCTGCTAGAATTTGCTAGTTCAGACCCTTCTTCTTTCGCACACTACCAGTTAGTGTATGCCGAAGAGCACAAGAATGCTGATGTTCAGTATCTTACTCTCACTGACGAAGAGTATGATGAAATGTTTCCTTATGAGGAGGATGAAGAGTGAGGTTTCGTGATGTAGAGTTCCGTTGGAGTGAATTCAACAAAAAGTATGAACTCGTAAAGTGGTATAAGGACAGCAACGACAAAGAGTTATGTTATGTTGTTGCTTTCTTTGATGAAACCAAAGAAGGTTATGATATGAGAACTGTTGGTGATAGATTCTTTGAGGATAAAGATGCTTGGTTTGTTGGAAAACACGCACTTGCATTTTTGAATGATATGTTTTATGAACTCCAAAGAGAAGAGGAACTGAAATGACTTACCAACTCAATCCAGAAGCAAAAGCATTCTCATACACTCGTGAGGAACTCTTTGAGTGTATCACTAAAATTGTAGCACATCCCCATAAGACCATCACAGAACACGACCAATCCCGTGCCCTTGCTATTATGGTAGTATTTGATGATTACTTCACCAATTACACAGAAAGTGATAATAATGGTGGGTATTGTGTGTATGAACGGGATGCTACTGACCTCACTGATTTCGTAAGGTTCAAACTTGGTATTGATGATTATGATGGTGTTGATGTTGATGAGGTATTGAAATGAAACTTACAGCACACGAACTCGCAGTTATTATTGATACACTCAACCATTCTCTAACAGTATCAAACTGGAATGGATACTATACTGCTAAATCAAGGGAGAATGTAAGGAATGTGATTGCTGGGATTATGGGTAGTATGAGTGTAGAGGTCATCATAGACAAACCAAACTTCACTATTGATGCCGACGCAGGTATTTGAAATGACTAAAAACTACCGCATCAAAAAAGTAACAGACGGACACTCAACCAGATACTATCCACAACACAAAAGATTTGGATTGTTTTGGTATAATCTATTTGTAGACGAATATAGGGATGGTGATTATTCTACATTTGAAGAAGCACAGTGGCACCTTTGTAACTATTTGAGGAAACCTGTGATTGAGTATTTGTCCTTTGATTGTGATTATGGAGAATCCCAGTGACTGATCTAAAGCTCTGTAAAGATTGTAAGTGGTATAAGAAAGATTGGTTTGAACATCTTACTGGTGGTGGAGACCGATTTGACTTATGCTTCAATCCAGTATTGAGTGAAAATCTGGTGACTGGAAAAGTCAAAGGTGGTCGTTTTTGTGATTTGATGAGACGAACTTATGGTAAATGTAGTGAAGAAGGTAAGTATTGGGAGGCACGGAAATAATGAAAGTATATGATTACCGAATTGTAGAAGACCTCAATTTAAAAACTTTGAAACCTTATTTTTTTATTCAAAGATATAGTATTAAAGACCAAAAGTATTTTCTTTATTCAGATGCTATATTCCAAACACTTGAAGAAGCACAAGATGCAATACGACTACTGAGAAAATACAAAGAACCTTTATATCATTATGTGGAGTGATTGAAAATGATTGAAGTTGAAAAGCAGTATAAACTCACACTCACAGAAGACCAAGCACGACAACTTTATGATCTTCTAAAATTAGAAAAAGATCGTGGTCATATGACTACTGACCACGACATTATATTGGTGTATAATGAACTGAGAAAACTCTTTGATACTGGAATACGATGATTGAACCACAAGGAACACTAAAAATAGGGACATCGGGGTATAAACTCAATCCAGAGAAACTCAAAGGAGCATCTCAAAGTATTCTTCCTTATTTGCTTGGGTTTATTTACTTCAACAAAGATTATGAGCATTTTGATGTAATTAAACCATACTTGGATATTCCAGAACCTCCTAAAACTCTGGATGAAATCCAACAAGAGTTTGATGAGAAGATTGGTGCTCAGATAGAGAAGTTCAAAATGTGCTCTAAATGGTCAAGAGAACATGCCGAGGAGAGATACAACCGAAAGTTTGATAGGATTTTTGAGAAATTTGAATACGCAAAGGAGCACGGACATTTTCCACCTGAACTAAAACTTGCTTATACAACAACTGGATTGACTGCTTATACTAGTCCTTATACTGAAACCTCTTTTGTAATCAAACAGGGAAATACTCATAAAGGTTATTATACGATTGGTAATCAACGATATTTCAGGTATTATATGCCTGATAAACCTAATCGTTTGGTGAGGTTCTTTATGAAAACTTGTTTGGGCTTTGTGTGGATTGATGAGGCATTATGAAAATCTACGCACTTTATTACAAAGACACTTTTGTTGTTGCTTTCCCCAATCGTGAGGATTGTGTGGAATATGGTAAGAAACATTATGATGGATGGGATTGCAACATTCTGGAACGATGGATTTATGAGACCAAACAATACTCATTCTCTCAACCACTTACTCAACCAATCGCAGTTCCTTATACTCCTCCAATTCCTTTGAAAACTACACCCCATGAACCCAATATTTGGTGTGATGTAAAAGCACCAAAGGAAACTTATAGCAGCAGTCCTTTTGCACCAGGAACAAAATGACTGACGAACAACCAACCACCGCAAAAGTATCCGAAGAAGACTTTGAAAAGGTTATGGATGCAGCAGCACGACAAGAACTCGCAAAGAAATCATTTGAAGACCTCACCAGAGATGAAAGAATTAAACTTGCTCTGGAAGAAGTTGATTGGATTGTAATTGGTGGACAGGATGGTCAAGAGTTTTATGGTTCTATTCAGTTTATTCGTAAAGTATTGAAGAGTTTCCGATGAACACTTTAGACATTATCAAGTTTTTTGTTCCATATGCGGATAGAAACGACAAGGGAGAAGTCATTAGTTTGAATATTCCTTGGGGATTTTTTATTCTTGTAATTATTGCTTCTTTAATCTAATGATTGATAAACACATAGATTATGTAAAAGTATCACAATACCTCAAAGAATTTTATGAGTGTGATAGAATACTGATTGATTTTCTTGAACTTGAAGGAAAAATGGTAGTTCATAAACATTCTTTTCTTCCTGGTGGAAAAATAGGAGGAAAAACATCTTATGAAAAAGGTGTTGGATTTTTTGCTTTATCAACAGAAGAACTTTATAATATAAGAAAAAATGCTGGAAAACAAGGTTCAAAAATAACTAATTCTCAAAAATGGATGTGTCTTGAAACTGGGTTTATAACTACATCAGGGGCACTTACACGATACCAACAAAAAAGAAATATAGATACTTCTAAAAGAAAAAGAATATCATAAAGACACTTTGAGAACTGGAATAAGGGCAGTTGATTTTGGATGCCCTTTCTGATATGATACTTTTATAAATTGAGAAAACTCTAATGTCCCGAAAATGGACTGAAAACCCAGACGAAATCGTACTCCAAGACATTCAAATGTTTCACCTGGAAAGTATGAATGAACGCACACTTTGGATTGGTGTGTATACTGAGGATGATAAAATCTATCACTTGAATATTTCTGCCGATGGTGATAAACTGCGTTACTATTGGAGTGATGAAACGCCGTGAGATTTGATAATCCAACAAAATGGGAAATCTTCCTTGAGGGTTTCCATAACTTCTGGAATTGTCTGGATTGTTATAATGATGGTGATACTTGGGGATATGATGAGTTCTGGGAAGGTTTATCTTTGGGATGGTATATGGAATACATCTATCCTTATGATGACCCTTACAATATCATTATTTCAGATGAACGCAAGTTGAGGATAGGTCAATGAATGATAAATCTAAAATCTACTATAATGTCTGGTGTTGTGCTTATCAACGCAGAGGGATATATAAAGGAACAGATAGAGAACACAGAGAGCACGAAACTGTGCGTATGTGTCTTGATATGAAGGATGTAAAGTTCTATCAATTTGATACTGAAAAACCAAAGCACTTGAAATGATGAAAGTAACCGAGCACAACATTACTGAATGGAAACTTACTGATGTTGAGATTAGTGAGTTAATTCGTCTTACAAAAGATCAAATGAAAAATGCCGATGATAAGGTAAGTGAACTTTTTTATGGTATGATTGTGGGAAAATTACTGATTATGAAAAATGAATGATGAACATTATGGGTGGGTCGTGAACAAACACTATGACTGGATTAATATGCTGAACAAAATGAAAGAAGGAAATCCGCAACGATTTGAAGAGTTTCGGTATTCAGAGCAGACGATTTATCATTACCTAGATAGATTGCAGCACGAGCAGAATCTTTACGACTAATGAAATTTGAAGATTGGTTTGAAGAAATGGAAGGGTACTCATTCCGCTCTGAAAGATTCTATGATGACTTTGATTTTGCAGCAAAAACAAATGATTATGGAGCAATCATCAAGTGGTTGCAGGCAGCATATCAAGTGGGTTATGAAGATGGGCAAAGAATTTATGGAGGAACGGAATGAACTTTACACCTGAACATTACAAACTCATTCACACTGCTGTTCGTCGATATCAGATTGAGAAGGCTATTCTGAATAGTGACGAGTATCAGCAGTGCAATGAGATACTTGACGGACTCTTTGATATCGTGTATACTCAACGTGTTGAGCAACCTACCTGATGGACTACACTGAAGAATTTCCCTTTGATCAGTTTCCTTGGAAGTTGGTTTACAAAGAAGGAAAAGAAACCCGCAAGTGTTATTTTGATAGCGAACACAATCGTCAAAAGCACATTGACCGATACAATCTTAAAAAGAAAGACATTCAACTGAGTTACAAGTATGACTAAGAGAGCATTGATTACTGGTGGTGCTGGATTTATTGCACACCATCTGATTGGTCAAATTTTGAAGACAACTGATTGGGAGGTTATTACTCTTGATCGTCTTGATTACAGTGGAAATTTGAATCGACTTCACGATCTAATGCTCTCATTCGATCCTGAAGTTCGTAAGCGTGTTCGTGTTGTTCATCATGACCTCAAAGCTGAACTTAATCCTCTTGTCCGTTCTGAAATCGGTCAAGTTGATTACATTCTCCATCTTGCTGCTGGTTCTCACGTTGACCGTAGTATTGAATATCCTATGGAGTTTGTACTTGATAATGTAGTAGGAACCTGCAACATTCTTGAGTTTGCCCGTACTCAAACTAATCTTGAAAGGTTTGTTTACTTTAGCACTGATGAAGTATTCGGTCCTGCTCCTGATGGAATCAAGTATGAGGAGAACGACCGTTATAACTCCACGAATCCTTATAGTGCATCTAAAGCAGGTGGTGAAGAACTTTCTGTTGCTTATGAGAACACCTACGGTCTTCCAGTATACATTACCCACACGATGAACGTCTTTGGTGAGCGTCAGCATCCAGAGAAGTTTATTCCTATGTGTATTCGTAAAATTCGTGACGGTGAAACTGTAACCATTCATAGTGATAGTACCTGTACGATTCCTGGGTCACGCCATTACATTCATGCCGAAGATGTTTCATCTGCTGTCCTATTTCTGTTGAACTATGAGGGTAAGTTTGAACCTACTTGGGGCAACGCTAAGTGTCCTAAGTTCAACATTGTTGGTTCAGAAGAACTCAACAACCTAGAACTTGCTGAGATTATTGCAGAAGCACAAGGTCAAGAACTCAAGTATGAACTTGTGGATTTCCACTCATCCCGCCCTGGACATGACTTGCGTTATGCTCTATCTGGTGATAAAATGAAAGAGTTGGGATGGGTCCCCCAAAAGTCAGTTCGTGAGCGTATCGCAGAAGTGACTCAATGGACTCTTTCAAACGAACGCTGGATTACTCTATGACTGAACGTACTTTTGTAGATAAGAATGGTAATTCGTGGTTTTGGGAAGAAACTCCAGAAACCATTGAGGCACTGAAACAACTTCATAAAACTGTAAAGGAAGTAAATGACAAAAAAGAAACTAATTGACGACTGCTTTTACATTGAACAAAAAAAGTATGGACTCTGGGATTCAACCGACAAAGATGGTAAGGGACTGGTCACGTCTCTCACTGAAGAGCAATGTATATCAGCAACCCGTTACATTCTTAAAGGACGGCAGGAAGGTTTCCCTGAATCCAAAATTTATGAGGGTCAAGTAGGAGGTAAATTGTGAGTGATACAGACCCAACAGCACCTTGGTATGAATTCATTTCATATTGTAGGTGCTGTGAAAGTCTTGGAGTAACACCATCCATTCAACGTTATATGGCTTATCGAAATTATCTTAAATCTGTTGGTATATTATGAGTTGGTTTAGCAAATGGTCTTTTTCTGATGATGTTCCAATGGATGATGTCTACAAGAGACTTTATGAGTTGGAAGCAAAAGTAGAAAGACTTGAAGAAGAAAACGTAGAGTTGATTAACGAATTGTATAGGATGGAAAATTCTCTGGATTCGCGTATAGATATTCTTGCTGAGCGTTGTAGGATCAATTACGATGTATGATTTAGATGATTTTGAAAAAGCACTTGCACACTTTGGAACAAGAGTTGATGTTATCATAGCAATGGAGATGGGAGGAAAGTTTGATGCTGAAACTGCTTACAAAAATATTAAAATGGAACTCAAAGAGCTCAAACGTCTCCGAAAGTCCATCAAAAAAGACAAGGATATGTGATAAGTGTGGTGTAGAAAAACCACTTAATAAAGACCATTATGAAGTTGTGAAATACTTTCGTGACGGATTTTCATATTATTGTCATGAATGTTCTAAACCAAAACCAAGAGATTGATGGAAGATACGCTTAAAATAACACAAAATGAAGATGGGTCTTTTTCTATGGACTGGGATCCAGAAGACCCAAATTGGAAGTGGTTGAATGGCTTGACTTCCAAAGAGATTCAGGTTATAGTAGAGCAAGCAATCAAGGACTTTACCGATGGACTTTGACTACAAGAAGTATTCTCTTGAACAACTTGATAACTGGATGCACGATGCTTTGTCTTGTGCAGAGGCAACTCCCCAAGAAATCTATGATGTAATCAAGGGTGTAGTAGAAGAACAATATGTTTACTTCAAAGAGCAAGCAAATCGTTGTTATCAATTACTTGCTCTTCTGAATGATGATCGTAAGCATCGCATTCCTGTATATGATGAATTCAGGGGTTCAACGGTAAGTAGCGTCCAATATACTGAAGAAGAACTGAATGCGATGTGCGACAAGGCAGCATCGGATCAAGAAAAAGAACAATGCCGCGAGTATAACCTGCGTGAAGCAGAATACTATGATAAGCGAGCAGAACTTGACGCGAAGCACTCTAAACATTATTACGATTATACTCGTAATGATTTTAATCGCCTAAATCCTTTCCTCACATATGATGAAGCAGTTGCTGCTGGTTGGGAAATGACTGCCGATGGCTTCTGGATTCCATCTCAAAAAGAAGATAAAGTAAAGAAATGGGTTCTTCCTGTCGAAGAAGCGAAAGATACTGATACCGATGAAACAGAATATTTTGTTTCTTTCCCCGATGATCTTCTTGAAGCAGCAAATCTGAAAGAGGGTGATCAAGTTGAATGGGTCGATAATGGTAATGGATCTTATACACTCAAAAAAGTATGGAAAGATCCTTATAAAGAAGAAATGCTTGCTGCTGGATATAAAATGATCGATGGTCGTTGGCAACATTCTGAACTTAAATCGGATGAGTGTTGATGATTGAAACTCTTGTTTGTGGTTATAATATATTCTGCCACGTAAAAAATGTGGTAGAATATCCAAGAACACAAATACCTGTGATAAAATACTATGAACCAGGTAAGTCTTGTTATGTAAATGGAACTTTTTATACTAAATGTGAGGATAGATTAAATGGCGCTAAGTGAATCTGTTGAAACAAGTCTAAAGGAAGCAGAAGCATCTTTGCGTAATGCATTAGCATATGCTGCACGTCAAGAACGTCCAATGGTTTGTAGTGTAATCGCTGATATGATCAGTCGTATTGAAACTCTACAAACGACTGATTCTATTCTGGATAAACTTGAAAATCGTAAACCAGGAGACTCTGGTTTCTTTGGAACTATCTTTGGAAAAGATGACTAAACCTAACGAACTTGGTAAAGCACTAAAAGAATGGTGGGATTCTGATGCTTTCAAAGAAATGCAAAAAGAAAATGAAGAAGCAAAGCAACGTGCAGTAGGAAAGTATTTTATGCTTTCTGAAGAGGATAAACTTGATATGGTACAAGCAATCTGCTATATTATGTGTAAGGCAGAGAGCGAAGGAACTAGTCATCGTGGTCTTCAAGATGCACTTGGAATTTATCCTGCTGGTTTCTGGGTAGATCATCTAATTCACGTTCACAATGCTCTCTGGTCTTATTATCAAGACGAAAAAATACACCAAGAACTGAAAGATGATCTTGATGCACTTGATGATTTTATTAAGTAATGTAACGTGATCCCGAAGAAAACATTAAGTTTCTAGATAGTAATATATTAGAATGCTAACATTGGGACACATCGCAAAAGACTTATGACTCTAGCAAAAACTGGATCTGAAAACCTTACACAAGAAGAATGGAGTGAACTTGTAGCTCTTAAAGATGCTATTACCTACGCTCCACAGACAGTTTCTGCCGAAAAAATGGAAAAGTTCACTGAACTAATGGTTCGTTCACTTGAGGGCAAGTGTGATCCTCTCCCACCAAAGAATTGGAGAGGATCTGCTCTGAGTGAGTGAGAAAATAAATAGATTATCACGCTACAAAACAATGGAAAACATCGATCAACACATCCAGAAGGATGAAGAACTTTTGAGTGATCCTACGATTTCTGCACAATCAAGAAGACATACAGAAGAAGAATTAGAAGCACTAAAGGCTTATAAGGCAAATCATCCTGATGATTCCCACGATCCAACAGCATTTGAGTTATATTGTGATGCTAACCCCGATGCGTTAGAATGTAGAGTCTACGATGATTGATTTTAAGGAGGGTTGATCCCCTCCTTTTTTTATGGTAGAATGACGGGATAAGATTTTTTCGGTGATGCCTGAGATTAAGATTCTTCAGAAGCCTGTTGAAGAACTCAATACCATTGACCAGACATTTGATCTGATTTATATGGACCCTCCCTTTGGATTGCAGCGGGATTTTACAATGCAGGAGGAAGATGGTCAAGAGAAAGGTTTTAGTGATAATTGGAGTTCCTTTGATGACTATATTGACTGGTATGCAGAAGTCATCAATAACTGTTTTGCTAAGTTGAATAAGAATGGGTGGTTATATGCCCACAATAACTTTATTGGTAATGCTTTAGTCCTTTCTAAGGTAGATCCTAAAGTTAGGGATGCTTTCTACACTAACATCTCTTGGAAACGTAGTGGACCAAAGAACAACCTCAAGAATGGTTGGGGTAACATTGTAGATAGTATTATGGTGCTGCAGAAAGGCAAACCATACTTTGAAGTTGAATATACATCTCTTGATCCAGTGTATGCTGAGAACAGCTTCAAGAATAAAGATGAAGTTGGATATTATGCTCTCGCAAAGGTGACTGGTGAAAAGAGTCGTCCTTGTGCCCGTTTTGAGTATAAAGGTTATAATCCTCAGTATGGATTCCGTATAACAAGGGAAAAACTGGAAGAACTGGACGCCCAGGGTCGTCTGCACTACGGAGCAAACAATATTTACAAAAAAATCTATTCTCACGAGTCTAAAGGTGTCCCAGTGCAGAATTTGTGGGATGATGTATACTTTATCAGCAGAAGTGAACAGAATAAGCGTAAATATCCTACACAAAAGCCTCTGAAACTGTTAGAACGTATCATAAAGTCGTCTTGTCCTCCTGATGGATGGGTGCTGGACCCCTTCTGTGGATCTGGAACGACAGCAATTTCCGCTTTTGGTTTGGGGCGAAATTGTATCACGATGGATGTGAATCCAGACGCAATCAGCATTGCCCAGGAGACAGTTGATGAACTGGCACAGCAGCAGTCGAATGCGCTGGTGGAGGCACTATACTAAATATTGATGCTTAGGAGTCGCATCTAAAAGCAAAGTTGGGGGGACAGAAATGTCCCTCTTTTAATATAAATATTATTGCGACTTTTAAGACAAGAATGAATAACTATTACACTTACGCTTACTTGCGTGAAGATGGAACTCCTTATTATATTGGTAAGGGGAAGGGGGATAGAATAAACGATACAACTGGAAGACCAACAAAACCTCCCAAAGATAAAACTAAAAGAATATATCTTAAATGTAATCTTACCGAACAAGAAGCATTTAGACACGAAATCTATATGATTGCTGTGTTTGGTAGGAAGGATTTGCGAACTGGAATATTAAGGAACAAGAGTAATGGTGGGGAAGGTAATAGTGGATTACTTGTCTCTCAAAAAAATAAAGAAATATTGAGACAAAGAATGAAAGAAAATAATATTATGAACTCTCATAGAGAAAATTATCTTGAAGGAATAAAAAAACGAAGTCAAAATAAAAAATGGTTGGAAAGTAGAAGAAAAACATATGAGATTACACTTCAATCTGGAGAAGTAATTATAGTTGATCATTTATCCAAATTTTGTGAGGAAAGAAATTATTGTCCTTCTAAAATTAGAGGAATTATTGCTGGGGACAGGAAAACATATAAGGACATTGTGGCAGTTCAGAAACTGTCACAAGCACCATCCAAGCGGGAGCAGGACACCCTATAATATATTTGTTGATTTGAGGCACCTATCATCGCTACTCGTGGTCGTATCGGAATTGAACTCTCTGATGGGTCTATTCTTTCGGTTTATCATCATTGGGACTCGTATGAGTCTTGGCTGGGTCGTATCCTGAAGACTCACTATAACACCAAAGATAAAGTTGCAGAACTGATTGATGGTGGTGATATGTCCTCCTGCTGGACTGAAGACCGCTGGAATAGTGAGACCAAAGCACAGGAATATGGTCCTCAATACTATTCCGAGCGTGGTGAAGATTGCCCCCCGCGTCTTGATGCTGACCTTGCAGAGTATCTGCTCCCTGAGAATGGTGAAGAGTATCACTATGTCTTCCGCAACGGTGAGTGGGTTTGCTACAATATGAATTGCTATGAACAAAAACTTCCTGAAGTTGTTGAAATTCCCTCTGGTGCTTTAGCAGTCTGATCTGCTATACTATTCAAGTAACTGAGGAACTCACAATGGATCTATCTGAGCTGATTGATGAACTGCGGGAAATTGAAATCTATGGGTCCGAACCTTCAGATTGGATGGGATATATGAGTTCTGATGACTACTGGGTGCCAGATGAGGAACTGGTCTACTGACCTCCTGAGCGGTGCCTAGGTGCCGCTATAATAAGCACATACGCAACCAAGCAATGACGACCACCTTCGCTGAATACTCCGCCCAAGCAGAGGCACGGAAGAACATCGCAGAGGCAGTTCTGGGTCACACCTATGCCCTCTGTGAGGCGCTGCGCCAGAACTTCATTGAGTATAGCATCAAATCTCATCAAAAGTTTGTAGATGATGCTGATACTCACGAGTATCATCAAAAGCAGATTGCTAAACTGAAAGAGGGTATTTGTGGTTATGAGTTCTACCCTGAAACGGGTCGTAAGTATCACAAAATCATTATGGTCGCCAATGGTTCTCGCTCTGTCCACGCTTTTGTGGATAAGCAGACTGGTCAAGTGTATAAGTCTGCATCGTTCAAAGCTCCTGCGAAAGGTGTTCGTTATGACCTTCGCATCATTGAGCAGCGTGAATGGTTGTTCCAACACGCAGATTGGAGCGGGCAATATTTGTATGCCCGTTGATTATGACTGCTAAAGAAAAACTCCTGTTTGTTTCTGCGTTCATTTGGTTTTTGCACTGGGGTCAATGTCTTACATTACGCACACTGGATATGGTTATCGCAAGCGGGTCTGTGAGGATGTTACCGCTTGGTTTCTGAATCGTTTCTTTCCACGGCATAAGATTCAAGTTGATATTGTGCATCGTGGTTTGAATCGTGAGCAGGTTTATGGATATTGTGACGTTGTAGGTGAAACCTATCGTCCCCGTCACTTTCTGATTGAATTGAATACCTATATGGATGATGAGTTGTATATAAAAACTCTTTTGCACGAACTGACGCACCTGCGACAGTGGGTGGTCGGTTCGCTGCGACTCCGACGTGGAAAAATGTGTTATGGTAAAGAATGTGTGGAAGATATGGACTATTGGATGCAACCACACGAAATTGAAGCACGGGAACAGGAAGAAACCTTATATGTTGAGTATTTGTTTGACGAACTGAATGTACCAGTTCCAGAAGTGGTACAATTCTTCCCCAACCGCTTGACGCAGGCAGTATAATATGAAGGTCACTAACCGACACAAGCAGATTCACAGATGATGAAATCTATTTTTCTTTCTTTTTTCCTTCTTGCGTCTCCTGCACTTGCACAAGATGCCTATCGTCCGTTTCGTTATGAAACTGCCTGTGGAATTGAGTCTGGTACTGAATTCTATGAGGATACTTGTGTTGTGATTGAAACTCGTGAAAAGAGCGGTGCGCTTCGTACTCGCAATATCTTCTCTAACAGATTTGCTCTGACCATTAAGGGTAGGTTTGATAAAGAGAAAGGATATATGACTTGGGATAGTCATAACAAATATGAATACAAATGGGATTACAAACCTGGTGGAACTGGCTGGACTTATGTAATGCCTGGTGTTCTTCTTGAAAATGTTTCTTGGGACTGATAACAATGACTGAAACGACTTTACAACTGAATGTTCACGAAATTGGTGTAATTCTATCTGCATTGCAGACCTTAGACCTTCGTGATGAATATCAAATCGCACGGGAATATGGAAGTGTTCCTGCACTGTATAACAAACTTTACACGGTCTTTGAGCGAATGGACAGATCCGGAACTGTCCTCCGCAACGACGTGGTGCCGTCCTTCTGACCTATAATACAAAGGTAATCGGGATGCCCCCCAATGATTGACTTCCCCACTCTCCAGTCCAAAGACGGCACGATGCTGGTTGGTTTCTATCCGATTGCTGATTGTTCCAACTACACTCTCAAGGTTCTTTCTTGGAAGGGTGTGGATACCATCTCCCGCAAGTGCATCAGCAAAAAGGATGCTCAGCGTGAGATTGATGAGCGTCTGGCGCTGGATTATCTGATCACTGGTGATAACATTGATCTGGTACAAGAGTACAACGTTATGCAAGGTGCCTGCTGATGAAGTTCCCTTATGTTTTCTTGATTCTGTTTGGATTGATGATCGGTTGGAATGTATTTCTAATTGAGCGTGATGCTAAACTGATGAAGTCTTATGATGCTTGTGTTAAATCCAGTGATCATCCTCATTGCCCTGTAGACTAATGAACGACGAAGACATCAAACAATTTATGAATGCTTTTGAAGATTTTATGAAGCACTCTGAGATGGAGATTCATTCTTATCAGCAATGGGGTGAAGCAAAACAATACACGAAACGTTTTTATGAGAAGCAAGCCAAAAAACTTGATGTATCGGTTGAGTATTATATTCAGGAGTTTGTATGATGGATCGGAGAATGAAGTTAAATTTTGCATTAATGCAAACTGAGAACATCTACAGTTTGCTACAAGATGGAGAGTATGCTGGATTCTTTTCTTCTCATCTACTGCCGATTAAGTATGAGATTGAGAGACAACTCAGCTGCTTGACAAATGCTCACAAACAATCTAAAATGAAGGAGTCCTAAAACACAAACGATGAAATATCTGTACATTGTTGATTACTGGGTGCCGTTTCCTTCTTCTGAATACGGTGGTCTGATTAATCTAATTGCTGAGTCTGATACTGAAGCATTTGAGATTCTTTCTAACGAACAGTCTTTTGATGATCGGTATACTGATCGCATTATGGAAAGAGTGGTCAATGCACAAAAGTTCGCACTGGTAGATGAATTTGGATCTGGTCTTCTGGAGGCATTTACAACGTGAATCAACTCTATCGCATTGAAGAATTTTACACGGATGGTTGGGCATTGATTGAAGAGGATGCGAAGCAATTAACCAAAGAGCAATGTGATGCACGTCTTCAACAATATCTTGCTTTAGGTTATAATCCAAATCGTCTCCGTGCAGTCCGTGATTCCTGAATTCCCCCACAAAGCACCTCAAGGTTATAGTTATGAAACTGAGTCATTCAAACGTAATATTGTTGCAATCTGGATTCTACATCATCGTAAGTTTGACTACAATCTTGGTGGGGATGTTCGTTGTATCTGGGGATTCTACAATTCAAAAACAAAAGAATACTTCTCCCCAGTCAATAGTAAGACAGTGGGTAAGCGTGTGAGTATTGATGATACAACACCTTATTCTGCAATGATTCCAAATCTAACTCCATTAGAGCAATGTATGTTCCCAAGGTAAATGATTATGTAACGTGGACTAAAGGTGTAGAAGGATGGATATACTTCGTTGATAAGCAGTATATTACAATCGAGGTCGCAACAAAACCAAAAGATGAGATTAACTACGAAGCCTGTCGTCTTCATAAAAATGAAAGGTTATTAGTCTTGTGTTATGCGAATCAATGGAAAGAGTTAACGTACATCCGAACAAGGCAATCAATCTATGAAGAATAAGACAGTATGGAGATGGTGGGCAAAAGCATTAGGAGAGAAAGCATCCAAGTGTGATAAAGAGTCTGATACTATTGCGATCATACGAACGGTCATCTTTCTCTCCTATTTGATTACCAATGGATTCATCATTGCAGGTGTAGTCAGACATTGGAATGATTCAAAACCAATTATCATTTATCAGTATGAATTACCAAGTAATCTATCTCAAAAACAAGAAGAACAAACAATCAAAACAAATCGCAACTTTCTATACGATTGAAGATGCTACTCTATGGGAGAAACATATTCAACAACAAGGATATGTTCATAGTGAGATCATCCCTGTCTTGTAGAAATAAATAGGATCAATACAGTCCTTATATAGAGAATGAAAACGTTTCAACAATTTATGGAACAGATTCCTTCTGCTCCACAAACTTCACTCTCAATGTTCCGTGCTAGACAGAATGCGATTGCGAGTCGTCAACAACGTAGACACGTACACGGAGAGTTAGAAAGAAGAGCAGAACACGAACTTTCTAACCTCCAAAAGGCATAAAAATCAATAAAAAAGGTTAAAATCAATTAAAAAATATATTAAAAAATATATTATTGTTTTTTATTCGGTTGTATAATGTTAGTGTTATATGCTTATATTATCTGTTTAATACCTCATTAAAACCCCATTAAAACCTTATAAAAACCCCATTAAAACCTTATAAAGACCTTATAAAGACCTTATAAAGACCTTATAAAGACCTTATAAAGACCTTATAAAGACCTTATAAAGACCTTATAAAGACCTTATAAAGACCCCATTAAAACCTTATAAATGTCTGATCCTTATGCAAGCTTAGCGAGCGCATTATAACACACGAAGCTCTCAAAGTCAACCCCCCGCGCAGAAGGTCACAAGACGCACACAATTCTCATAAAATCTAGTCGAGATATCACAATAGCATTATATTATCATATCAACACAAATCTAGTCGAGAACTCATATATATTATCATAATCTAGTCTAGACCCCAAATCTAGTTCTTGCATCTAGTCTAGATTCATGCTATAATCATCTAGTCACACAATCTCGACGAGCTATGTACGACGACTACGATCTCGACTATACATACACAAACGATTACGCGGATCTCGACGAGTATTATACACAGGATCTCGACGAGGACTATGCACGAGACGCGCATGATTATCAAGATCTTGCGTATCGTCATTATGCATGATACAATCTAGTACACATACACATCTAGACGCCATGTTAGTACAGAAACGCCTTGTACGTGTTAATCTAGACATCATGTGTTATGATGATCTAGATGTAGAACATATGGACTGGAAAGAGTTACTGGAACTCGAAGGTGATGAGGAAGTGTATGCTACCACGAAGGAAATCGATCCCTTCTGATAATGTGACACTTGAATAACTGGACTCTCGTTATATCATTATAAAACGATATAACAGTGTCGTTATATGGGACAGTTCTGAAACTGGCACATACCCCCTTGTGCTGGGGGCGGATATCGGTTATGTTACTCAAGTCGTCGCAATTGACCCCGAAAAGATTATGTGCGGTCCTGCTTTTGAGTATACTTTCGAAGACTTCATTAATGATGCTTCGGAGCAAGAATGGGCAGAATGGGAAAGTGAGGCTAACCGCCTTGAATTGCCCTTGGATTATTATATTCAAGAATTCGTTGCTTGTGCCGCTTGAGTAACTGGTACAAGGGGGGTTGCAATGCCCCCCAATCCGTTCTACATTACATTCGTTCCTGAGGGATTCACCAATGTTTGATGAGATGTGGTCTGAGATTCAGGATGCTCCTGGTGAGATCTTTGACATGGACATTCCCGAACTTCGTGATGATGAGAAGTTCGATGTGAATGAGTACCTGAACGCAAACTACGATTACTGATGAACTATCTCACTGCTGACGATCTCAACAATCTGATTCGTTTGGTTGAAGAAAACAATCAGTACAATGACGATGAGGATGTAGAGTTCTGGACTGACATTCTTTCCCGTCTTCAGCAACAGTATCATCACGCACTTTACACTTCCTGAAATGAACCGCAAAGACCTTCAAGATCAAATGGTTCAGCAAATGCTGGATGACATGGATCTCAAAACTATGACTTGTCTCTGTTATGATTATCTGATGGAGGGTTATGATAAGTATTCGGACGAAGAATTGACCGAAGAGGTTAATCAATACTATCCCGAACTGCTGGAGGGTGACAGTTGACCTAGTGGCACACGGGGGGTTGCGGGAGACCGTGACCCCCTGTTATCTTAGTTTCAGTTGAGAGGCACCCCTGATGACTAACGCACAAATCACTGACGAACAAATCAAAAAGATTTTTGAGGATTTTTGTGAAGAAGACAAAACTATGGACTTTGGAAACTTTCGTATGGCAGTGAGAATGGTTCAGCACACAATCGGACAAAACGCACTCAAATGACTGACAAAAAAACCACTCTGACAACCACACAAATTGACGCTCTAATTGCCCTGATTGAGTATCATCAAGATGAAGGATGGTATAATATGATTGAAACTACAGGTCTTCTTGCTTATGAAGGTGGCGAACTTCGTAGAGCACTTCTCAAAATGCGTGAAGAGGTTTGATGATGACTGAAGAACAAATCCTACAACTTGCTGAAAATTATCTAACTTTTGAAAAGTGGGAGGATATTTGTTGGAAGGCAGATACTCTACAAATCTTAAACTTTGCCCGAGCAATGTATGATGAAGGTTATGACAGGGGATACGATGAAGGTTACAGCAATTGTTCTCTTGATATGGGAGATGAGAATGTATGACTGACGCACAAAAGATTGAGGCACTGACTGATCTTCTCTCCAATGTGATTCACTCTCTGGAGATGACACAGTATGAAATTGAAGATGTATCTGAGGCAGCAAATGTGGTTCGTGATGCTGACAACTATCACCAGCAAATGCTAGACATTCTTCACTCTGAGGACACCTGAAGAACTGGCACAAGACCCCTTGTGCTGCCCCCTGATTCGTGCAATACTAAGAGCATCAAAACAAACGCAATGCAAAACCTCCACCTTGAGCACCCCGAAGATACCATCCTCACGGGTGATCTTTCGTGTCTTGATTGGTTCACTGCTGCTGGATCTCTCAGCGTTAAGATTGACGGAGCTCCTGCAATCGTATGGGGAATCGACCCTGCCTGCGGTGAGTTCTTTGTAGGAACTAAGGCAGTCTTTAACAAGAAAAAGATTCGTATCGCCCACAATCACCAGGAGATTGATCAACACTATCAGGGCGAAGTTGCCCAAATTCTTCACGCTTGCTTTGATTATCTGCCTCGCGTGAATGGTATTATTCAAGGTGATTTTATCGGGTTTGGTGGTGAAACTGAATACACCCCCAATACTATCACTTACAAGTTCGGTGATGTAGTATCTGAAGAGATCATCATTGCACCTCACACTTACTACATTGCAGAGAATGATCTGCGTGATGCTGTAGCGTATCCGATGAACTTTACTATCACCGATACTCCTTATGTGAAGTTTGTTCGTCCTGAAGCTTACATTCTGCACGGTCAAGAATCGTTCGCTGATGTAAAAGAAGTCTGCGACTTTGCCCGTCAAATGTCTACTGCTTGTGAGTTCGTAACTGATAAGCAAGCGGCAAAGATTAAGCAGCAAATCAACTCTATCATTCGTGAGGGTCGTCCTATCAGTGAGGATGACACGTTTGATTGTGACCCTAACCTGATTCGTCTGTGGGCATTGGTAAAGAGCATCAAGGATGATTGTTTGTTCCTGTGCCGCAATTCTGGTCCTGCAGCATACGTGAACGGTAATCGTATTGATGCTGAGGGTTACGTTCTGACCAATGAGTTTGGTATGTTTAAACTGGTGAATCGTGAGGTGTTCAGCTATCACAACTTCAACAGCGGTCGCTTCCAGTGTGCCGCCTGAAGAACTGGCACACAGGGGGTTGCAATTGCCCCCAATCCACGCCATACTACGTTTGTTCCTGAGGGATTCACCCAATGCGTAAGATTGAACGCGAAATGAACGCCGCCATTCTGAACAATCAGAACTGGCAGAAAGATAACACTAAAGTTACTTTCGATCCTGAAACTAACGAATCCAAAGTGTATCTTTACGGCAATCACATCGCCACGGTTGGTGATGACTTCGTGCAAATCTTTGACGGTGGGTATCAGTCTAACACTACCAAGTCCCGCCTGAATGCTATTCTTCACGATCACGGATGTGGTGGTGAATGTGTATTCCAGCGGAACTGGAATTGGTTCGTTCACAAGTTCGTTGGACAGGCAGGAACTTCTCCTGTCTACAATGAGTATGAGTTCCGCAATGGTTTTATGTTCGCATAAAGAATCGGGGGGCGATTGCCTCCCTTTTTTTATACTTTCCACTCTACTATTTCAAAGCTGCCCCAGTGGCGACCTTTTTCGTCTTAAGGGCTACCCCGCCCCTCCTTCGCTTGTGCCCTTAGTATAGAGCCCCCAGATGCCCCCAGCAGGGCATCCTGTGCCACTTCCCGAACCGTCCACAACCCCTTGCGCTGCCCCCTGTTTCGTTCTATTCTGTGTTCATCAGGGGAACGTTCCGCGCCCCATAAAGACGGAGCACAAATCATCTAGTGGAATTCCACAGGAGAATTAAATGACTTTTGACAACACTGGGCGCGTTCATTATGAAGGCGTCAAGAATGAAGAAGATACAAAGAATCTTCTAATCTTTTTTGACCTTGCTTCTCTCTCCATTTATCTGCAAGGTGGAACGAAGAACAAAGCGGATGCGTTTGATCCTGAGCGTAACATCAAGTGGACCATCAAACACAAGCAAGGTGTAAAGAATGGTTCGTTCGATTGGATTCACACAACTAAGATTTCTGATGTAGTTGGTGATACTTTCACCCATTTTCTTGAGCAGATCAAAGAATACCGCCAACTGCCCAAGTCTCAGCGTTCCGCTGTTTCTTTTGTGAAGCAAGTTCGCAAAGACTTTAATGATCTGTGCAGCGGTGTTCTTGATTCTTTCACTGCCGAACAGTTAGCATCATTCATTCAAACTCAGATGATTGATGCTAACAGCGAAATGATGGTCGCTGTGAATGATACTGTAGCAAAGAACCTTCATACTTACAAAGCAGACCAACATCCTGCAGTTGGTTACATTCAACAGGGTTACACTCCTTTTCTCAAAGGTCGCGCAAAAGGTTCCCGCCGACTGTTGTTCACTGATGGCGTGAAGGAGTATGATTGTGGTCTGCGAATTCGCGTTACTAGTAACAACGGAATTAAGGCATTTCTGGGACTGAGTAAAGCAAACAAAAACTCTTCCGTTGTATTCAAACTGCAACAAGATAAGGTGGCAAAACTTCTGGAGGCAGTCAATGCCCGTTGTGACAGTTACTGAACCGTCAACCTAACCTCTCTGGGGGCACCTCCCGCCCCTTATACTGATTCCATCAGCAAACGACACCGATGCGCTTCGAAGTCCGCTACCAGACCCCCTACAATGCCTGTGAGTGGCGCTCGCAGTGGTTCACCACTAAAGAGGAAGCAGACCGCATGGTAGACTTCTACCGCTCCTGTGGTTCCCCCTCCCACATCGCCCCTTCCTCCCTTGCCCAACTGCAGCGATGATGCGCTCCCTGACCCGCTCCCGCTCTCCTGAGTTTCACCGTGCTACCATGATTAAACTCCTGATCGGCGGTGCCCTGCTCTACACGTTCTGGGGTCCGATGCAACCGATTCGCAGTGTGACAGCTGAGGCACTGTACACTGCAGGCGACCTCATCTCCCGTTGACCCTGTAGACTGATTCCATCAACCGAACCGAACCGATGACCGAACGTTCCTTTCAGAACTCTCTCGCCATTATGTGCTTCGCCATGGTGAGCATTGTGGCAGGTGCCTGGGCACTGGAGGCAGTCGCTACCATCAACGCGCACCAGGAGCGGCAGGCAGAGGCACTCTGTAAAGTGTCCCCTTCCTACTGCGGGCAGACCCGCTGACCCTGTAGAATACTCTCAGATCAAACGACCCCGATGACCGCGACCCTCCCCACCGCCACCGTCCGCACTGCCCTGATCTCCTGGAAGGGTGAGCTGCTGAGTCTGGCAGTGAAGCATCCTGAGCACTTCACGCCTTCCATTGTGGAAGCCCGCCTGGATGCCATCGACGCGGCGCTGCTGGCGATCGACGGTAGCGTAGAAGTCACCCTGACCCCTGCCGCTTGTGCCGCCTGAGGCACTGGCACACTGACCCACCAGGGGGCACCTCCCGCCCCCTATACTAAACAAGTTCCGAACCGAACCCCAATGACCGCCACCCTCACCGCTCCCACCAAGACCTACAACGGTTGGACCAATTATGAGACCTGGAACGTGGTGCTCTGGATTGAGAATGATGAAAGCATCTACAACTTCATTCAGGAGAATGACATCTGCTGCTATGAAGAACTTCTGGAAGCATTCTATGATTGCGGCAGCAAAGAAACCCCTGACGGTGTAAAGTGGGACGACCCTAAGATCAACCGCGCTGAGATCAACGGCGACGTTTTCGACTCCTGAATCTATCAGTCCTGAGCACGACTTTAAACTGCTCAGCAACCTTTACTCTGATTCTCAAATGACCCGCGACCTTGCCATGTCCCTGCTCCGCCAAGGCAGCAACGGCGACAGCATCCTGCAGATCCTGGAAACGATCGCAGAGGATGATACCATGCCCGATGCCCAGCCGACCGCCGAAGAAATCCAATTCTGATAGTGGCACAACGGAGGGGGACGACCCCTCCCTTTTGCCTCTATACTGAGGGAACCGAAGCAAACGACCGATGACCCGCACCAACGTCCTCCCCAACGACCTCTGCTCCATCACCCTGACTGAGGCACAGTGGAGCACTATCCGCACCGCCGTGCTCTGCCTGGCAGTCGATTGCCGCGTCGCTGGTAAGGGTGCTGACGCAGACTACTACCTGAACGCCTACAACATCCTGCGGGATGCGATGGGGATGGACGCCTGAGGCACTGGCACACGGGGTCTCCGGAGACCCCACCCCAACCCCTTATACTGATCTCAGTTCAAACGAAACCGATGACTACCGCTCAGAACCTCCGCTCCCTGATCGCTCACACCCTGACTGAGATCGACCGTGAGTTCCACGGTTGGACCTTTACCGCTGATGACTTCGCTGGTGAGAGCATCCACGATCTGCGGGAGTTCTGCTACCGCCACCACTCCCCCATCGTTCGGGCACTGCCCACCACTGTGATGATCTGAGGGGTCCGCCCCATCTGCTACAATACTCTCAACCGCAACGGACCCGATGACCCGCCCGAACCTGGAAACCCAACTGCTGAACGACTGGAATCAGATGATGGCAGACCTGACTCCTGCAGAGCGCGAACAGTTGGCCGCGGCGACCCCTGCTGACTGGTTCGCTGCCATTGCTGAACTGGTCCGCGACCCCAAATTCTGGGAGGGCATCGGCACCGCCTTCCTGGAGGGCATCCTTAAGGGACTGCAGGACTTCAACGCCGAGCGCCGCTGACCTGCTACAATACTCTCAGTTCAACCGACACCCCCGACCGATGACCGCCCCCACCCCTCTGCTGACCATCCTCTCCCCCGAACGCTATCCCTACGCTGTGGCGCACGTGCAGGATGGTAAGATCACCAGCACCCTTGCCTATCAGGACTCCCTGGAGGAGTGCTACTTCCAGGTTCAGGGTTGGCGCGGTAGCATGGGATCTGCCTCCTACATTATGGCAGAACAGCAGGAGATCAACGGCAAGTCCTACTGGGTGGCGGTCTGATCCGCCAGGGGGTGGGTTGACCTCCCGCCCCCGACCCTGTAGAATTCCAGAGCAAACCAACGGAGCGCACCGTGCTGGACGGAACCATCGCCACCGCCTTCGACGACATGACCTCCTTCCAACTGGAGGAGTGGTTGTGGGAAGGCAACCCCACTGCCAAGGAGGAGCGGGCCATCCTTAAGGAACTGGCAACCCGTGCCAAGCGCCTGCAGTCAATCGCGGACCTGCTCTGGTGAGCAGGTTGACGCCCTGCCCCCTGACCCTGTAGAATTCTCTCAACCGCAAGGCACCCGATGACCGACCCCTGCTTCCCCAGTCAGATCGCCTCCATCACCAACCCCGACAACGGGACCATCTTCTGGATCGAAGCGGCATACGCTGCCAAACTCCACGGTCTGTGGGATGACTTCCGCACCGACTACGGAACGACCGCTGCCTTCGGCGGGGTTGACGCTGGTGAGTTTCTGGTCTGGCTGGGGTATTGACCCCTGCCCCCTGACCCTGTAGAATTCTCTCAGTTCACACCCGAACCCAATGCGTTTCTCCCCCGCCACCCGCCTTCGTGACCGCCAGACCGTGTGGGTCGCCTACCGTAACGACGGCAGCAAGTTCAATCGGATCACCGACCCCGTGGGTCACCCCGCCACCCTGCTCGCCGCCCAGTGGGCAGAGACCCACGCCGCCGACGTGCAACCGATTCAGTGGGGGTGACCCTGCCCCGCCCCCTGCGTTCGTTCGTGGGGGGCAGTCTTATGCGTTCGTGTTCGGCAGTTCTACGGGGGGTGCGGTCGGGTGCCCCGCCCCCGTGTTTAAAATCAATGGGTCCCTGCAGGCTATAAAGTGTTACGAGAGGCAGCTAATTATATGTTAAAATAGAAAACAAAATACAGACGAATTCAAAATTTTTTTCGCAAAAAATTTATCCAAAAAACCTTAATAATACTATGAGATATCCAGAGGGGACAATCAGAACAGATAAACATGGAAATCAATTTATTAAAAAGGACGGCAAATGGGTTTACTTAAAAAAACCCAGAGAAACATGGAATATTCCGATTGCAAAACCAAAACAGAAAGTAACTTACAATTACCCTGATGTAAAAATACCTGAGGATATGAAAGAAACACAATATCCTGGATACTACATCACAGAGGATGGTAAAGCATACCGAAGACCGGGTAAGTATGATAGAACTGGAAAATATGGAGAAATAAATGAGTATGGACTAATTTACCTCAAACCAGCATTTAGAGGACATGCAAGATATCCTGAGCATCGGTATGAATGCATCAACATTTCAATTAGAGATGAAAACAATAACTACAAACAAATTAAGAAATCTATTCATCAATTAGTTGCAGAGACTTTTATACCAAATTCAGAGCATCATGCAGAAATTGATCATATCGATGGAAATAAATTAAACAATCATTATACAAATTTGAGATGGATCAGTAGATTTAAAAATGCCTCCGAACCAAATCATAAATCTTATACAATTACAGATACTTTAACTGGTCAAGTATGGAAAGGATATAACCTAAGAAGTTGGGTTAAGGATCATTATGAGTTTGTTTTCAGTCGAATGAAAAATAAAACATTACCTATCAATAAAATTGCAAGTAATCTTTCAGTAGCAAGAAGAAAGAAAACAAAAATTTGGAATTTACTTATTGAATATTGATTTAAATATATAATCTTGAAAAAGGTTGAATATTATACCGAAATGCAAAAAAATTCCGGAGATATTTTTGAGTCCGTACAAGTTGATCCAATCACTGGGCAGTATTATGTGGTGATTCCCGAAAGGATTATGAATGAACTGTCCTGGTACGAAGACACTCAAATAAGATTTACAATAGAGGGAGATGAGGTTGTCTTGACGGAACATACATAATAGAGTATGATACTGAAGTAATCAACTTATCTTATGGCTAAAGGATTTACTGTAAAAGCAAAATCGCCCGTAGTCGCATCAGCAGCAAATGCCCCAGAATGGGACTATGATCTGGCAAGAGAAATGGTGAAGGGGAAGTCCATTGTATTCTGTCTTCCTGGTAGAGGTGTTTCTTATACTTACCTGAAGAACTTTGTACAACTTTGTTTTGACTTAGTGCAATCGGGAGCAAGTATCCAGATCTCGCAGGATTATTCATCAATGGTAAACTTTGCAAGATGCAAATGTTTGGGTGCGAATGTACTGCGTGGACCTGATCAAATTCCCTGGGATGGAAAACTGAATTATGATTGGCAGTTGTGGATTGATTCAGATATCGTTTTCAGTACTGAAAAGTTTTGGCAATTGGTTCTGATGGAGAAAGATATCGCTGCTGGTTGGTATGCAACGGAAGACGGTCACACGACCTCAGTGGCGCATTGGTTGGATGAGGATGACTTCCGTGGAAACGGTGGTGTAATGAATCACGAAACCGTAGATAGCATCTCAAAGCGTCGTAAGCCATTCACTGTAGACTACACTGGTTTTGGATGGGTTCTGATTAAGAAGGGTGTCTTTGAGCATTCGGAGATGAAGTATCCTTGGTTTGCTCCGAAGATGCAAGTCTTTGAATCTGGACAAGTACAAGATATGTGTGGAGAAGACGTATCGTTCTGTTTGGATGCTAAGGAAGCAGGCTTTGAAATCTGGTGCGACCCTCGTATCAGAGTTGGTCACGAAAAGTCAAGAATTATCTGATAGAATGGCTAACGAACTCTATAATATTCTTTGTAAAGGGAGGAGAATTTACTCTTCTCTCTCAGAAGAAGAATATTTCAATGTAATGGAGGATCTGTCGATTGAATATTATCAGACAGGTTCTCCAAAACCTGAAGATCTTGAAACTGAAATTTTAGTGGAGAATAAACTATGGCTGCAAAATCAAAAGTCGGACTGAATAAGAACAGCTCTTATATGCCTGGACCTCCTAAGAAGTCTCGTCAAGGAGACGGTATGGGAACTAAGTATGCTTCTTCGTCTCGTAACAAAGCACGTAAGAAGTATCGCGGACAAGGTAAAGGATAATGTATCACCTAGACGGTAATGATGAATGGAATCACATACATCCATCAGACCTCTGGGTTTATAATAAGTTATTTCTAAGTCGGGTTTTGGGTTATACTTGTGGTCCAGTGGGCACCACAGTTCCCAAGCCCGACTTTTATATTGTGCGCCCATCGTTTAATTTACTTGGGATGGGGCGTTTTGCTCGTAAAGAATGGATTGAGAATGATATAGAACACGCTCATCCATCTGAGTTTTGGTGTGAGATCTTTGAAGGAGAGCATCTAAGCGTAGATTTTAAGAACCAAACCGCAGAATTGGTTGTATTGGGCACTCGTAATCCAGATGATCCTTACTACAAGTGGAAAAAATGGGAAAAAGTTGATCAAAAAATGGAATTTTTTGAAATTTTAAGGTCCTTAAAAGGGAACTATGAGTGGATCAACTGTGAATTTATCAATGGAAACCTGATTGAGGTGCATTTTAGAAGAAATCCTGACTTTCGTTATGGAAATTCTTTAGCAATACCCGTTTGGGATGATGAAAAAGTAGAAAATATGACCTTTATTGAAGATAATGAGTATCTTCGTAAGGGATTTTATGTCGAATAAATAAATTTTTTAACAAAATTGAGTTGAAGCAGTATTCGATGGGCAAACACCTGCTCTTAGAGGTGTATGATGTTGATTTTGAAGCGATTAATGACGTAGAATCACTTCAAAATGCTATGATTAGAGGCATAAATCGTGCGAAAATGACGATTCTGAACACATTTTCGCATTGTTTTATACCACAAGGGTGTACAGTCGTCATTGCACTCGCAGAAAGTCACGTTTCTTGCCACACTTGGCCAGAAAATGGGTGCTTAGCAGTTGATGTGTACACTTGTGGTGAAGGAAATCCAAAATTAATCGCTCTTGAGATTCTCAAATACCTCAATTCTGACTCATATACGATTCGTGAGATAGATCGTTAAATAGTAGTAAGGAGATAGCAACCTCCTTTATAAAAGTTCTGTTTTATTCGTTAAAACAGGAGCTACTATGTCCAACTTACCAGTCGATAGAGACAAAAATTATATGTATGAAATGTGGGGAACTAAGAAATTAGTCACTGATTATGGTCAAATTGAGCAAAAGAGAGTCATTCAAGAGGTTATGCACGACCCTGCACCCAAACACGATTTACATAAACAAGTTGAGTTGCACGAAAAGATTAGAAATGATGAAGACTATGATGATTGGGAGTATGGAACCGATGCAATCTATGGTTCTCCCTGGAAATAGTCATAAATAAATAAAGAAATTTTATGTCCGATGGCTGTTACAAGGATATCTAGATCATTTAAAGATATTAGTTTATCCTTTGAACCACATCCCGTTACAAAGGATCTGCCTGTTTTGAATAATGAACGTGCTATTATGCGTTCAATACGCAATTTAGTAGAAACTATTCCTACAGAAAGGTTTTTTAACTCTGTTCTTGGGTCAAAAGTTCGTTCAAGTTTATTTGATTTTGTTGATTATGGTACTGCTGGCGTCATAAGAGATCAAATTATCAATACTATTCAAAATTTTGAACCAAGAGTGAATAGTGTTCGAGTGAATGTTGATCCAAATCCTGATGAAAATGCGTTTGAAGTTACAATATTCTATAACATCATCGGACAAGAAATTCCATCACAGCAATATTCATTCATTCTAGAGGCAACAAGATAAAATGCCTTTTACTAAGTTTTCCAATCTAGACTTTGATCAGATTAAAGCTTCAATTAAAGATTATTTACGTGCGAATTCTACATTCACCGACTTTGATTTTGAAGGATCTAACTTCTCAGTTTTAATCGACACTCTAGCATATAACACTTATATTACAGCATTTAACTCTAACTTAGTTGTAAACGAATCTTTCTTAGATTCTGCAACTCTGAGAGAGAATGTTGTTTCTCTAGCAAGAAATATTGGGTACGTACCACGCTCCAGGATTGCCTCTGAGGCGGTTGTTTCATTTGACGTGAGTACTACAGTAAGTACTTCTACACTGACCTTACAGGCGGGTCTAGTATGCACTGGTAACACAGAAAATACATCTTATGTGTTCTCTTCTCCAGAGAATGTTTCTGCAAGTGTTGTAAACGGGATCGCAGCATTTAATAACGTTAGAATCAAGCAAGGAACGTTTTTAAGAAAACAATTTGTAGTTGATGGATCATTAGATCAGAAATTTATCTTAGATAACTCTTTTATTGATACTTCAACAATTGTTGTATATGTAAAAGGATTAAGTGATACTGGATTAGGTAGAGAATATTCAGTTGCTGATAATATTTTTGATATAGACGGTACTTCTGAAATCTATCTGATTCAAGAAATCAAGGATGAAAAATATCAAATTTTATTTGGTGATGGAAAGTTTGGTAAGAAATTAGAAAATGGATCTGTAATCACAGTCACATACATTGTGACTGATGGTGAGGATGGTAATGGAGTCAATTCATTCTCCTTCGCAGGAACTCTGAAAGCTTCCTCAGGAAATACAATTATTCCAACAAATACTATTGTAGTTTCTACAAATCAAAGATCTCAAAATGGATCTAACATTGAGAACATTGATTCGATTAGATACTTTGCACCAAGAATATATTCTTCTCAGTACAGAGCTGTTACTGGAAGAGATTATGAGGCGATTATAAAGACAAAAATATATCCAGATACTGAATCTGTTTCCGTTGTTGGTGGAGAAGAATTAGATCCACCTCAATTTGGTAAAGTTATAATCAGCATCAAACCAAAAAATGGTTCATACGTATCTGAGTTTAATAAACAGCAAATTCAAAATAAGTTAAGACAGTACACAATCGCTGGTATAGAACCTCAAATTGTTGACCTACAGACGCTATATGTGGAAGTAGATTCTTCAATCTACTATAACTACTCACAAGTATCAACCGTCGATGATCTCAGAAATAGAGTAATCAACTCTCTGAATACTTATGCAGCATCACCTAACTTGAATGCGTTTGGTGGTAGATTCAAGTATAGTAAAGTACTTCAAGTTATTGATAACACTGATTCTGCAATCACATCTAATATCACAAAGGTTAGAATCAGAAGAGACTTAAAGGCACAAATTAATAGACTAACCCAATATGAAATTTGCTTTGGTAATCAGTTCCACGTAAAGGAATCTGGATATAACATCAAATCAACTGGATTTAATCTGTTTGGAGTATCAGATACCGTTTTCTTCACAGATACTCCCAACTCAGATCTCAAGACTGGTATCATTTCAATCGTAAAACCATACTCTGTTACTGCAGAAGATGGAACAACATCTGTGATAAAAACATCAGTAGTTGTTCAATCTGCAGGAACTGTTAACTATGAGACTGGTGAGATCCTTATCGGATCAATTAACATAACATCAACGGACCTTTCTGGGGATATTATTGAAATTCAAGCATATCCAGAATCAAATGATGTGATTGGACTTAAGAATCTTTATGTCTCATTTGATGTTTCAAAAAGCACAATAAATATGGTTAAAGACGTAATTGCTTCTGGTGATGATATATCTGGAGTTGTATTTACTAAAGATTCTTATAGATCAAGCTATTCAAACGGAGAACTAACGAGGTCGTAATATGATACAAACTGGTTTTGAATCTAGGGTTAAGATACAGCAAATTATTGATAGCCAACTTCCAGAATTTATATTAGATGAAAACCCAAAGGCGTCAGAGTTCTTAAAACAATACTATATTTCTCAAGAGTATCAAGGTGGTCCGATTGATATTTCGGATAACCTTGATCAATATTTAAAAATTGATAACTTAATACCAGAAGTCGTAGTTGGATCTACAAAACTTACTACTGGTATTTCTTCAACTGCTAGCACAATTCAAGTGTCTAGCACCAAGGGATTCCCACAATCCTATGGTCTATTTAAGATTGATGATGAGATAATCACTTACACCGGAATCACAACAAACACATTTACTGGATGTGTTCGTGGATTCAGCGGAATTACCACATATAATGCAGGAATTACAACCACCAACACAACAAATTATGTTGGTGATTTAATCTTTAAAACTTCACAGGCTTCGGCACACAGTGCAAATAACACTGTAACCAATTTAAGTTCCCTATTCTTAAAAGAATTCTATAAAAAATTAAAGTATTCCTTTACACCTGGTCTAGAAAATCTAAATTTTGTTCCTGATCTAAACGTAGGAAACTTCATAAAAGAATCAAGAACTTTATATCAAGCAAAAGGAACTGAAGAATCTTTTAGAATCCTTTTTAATGTCCTGTTTGGAGAAACTCCAAAGGTTATTAACTTAGAAAATTCACTCCTTAAGCCATCTTCTGCAAATTATGTAAGAAGATTGGTTATCGTTGCTGAAAGAATTTCTGGAAATCCTCTGCTACTATCTGGACAAACAATTAAAAAGACTACAGATGATTCTACAACTGCATCTGTATCTGAAGTAGAAATTATTAGAAGAGGGCAGAAAGTCTATTACAAACTATTTTTATTTGTTGGGTATGACGATGCTTCCCCAACAATTACTGGAACATTTGGAATTACTGCTAGCACAAAGGTAATTGAAACTGTTCCCGTAGAAGGTGAGGTTATTACTGTAGATTCTACTATTGGATTCCCAGAGTCTGGTACATTATATTCAGGTAATAATGTAATCACATATACCAGTAAGAGTATAAATCAATTCTTTGGATGCTCAGGTATTGATGAAGAGATAAATCCTACTGATAATGTAAGATCAGATGAAACTTATTATGGATTTGAAAACGGAGATCCAAATAAACTTGTTGAACTAAGAATCACCGGTGTCTTATCTGGATTCAATTCAATCACACAATCATCTTCAATTGATGTTGGTGAAGAAATTTCTGTTAAAAATCTGGGTGAAATCATTGAAAACCCAGTAGAAGATTCAACATACAAAGAAATTTTTGCAAATAGTTGGACATATAACACCAGTTCAAGATACCAGATTGATACTTTTGCATCTGGAACAATATCTCAGGTCACTTTAAAGAGTAATATTGATAAATCAAGTCTAAAAGTTGGAGATATTATTGAAATTTTAAGTAGGGATAGTGAAGTTGTAATAGCTTCCGACCTAACAGTAACCCAAATTAATGATAGACAGGTTACAACTGATGGAACTTTTACCCTTAATCAGTCTTTTGAATATGATATCAGAAGAAAATTACTAGTTGCTACATCTTCTCAAATACCACTTGAGTATTCAAACATAACTGGTGATGTTCAAAATGTATATAATGAGAACAATGAGTATATGTATGTTGCATCAAACTCATTGCCTTCCTATGAAATTTCTACAGAAATCTTTAGTTATAATGCTTCATCAGTTTCAGGTCAAGATGTAACCACTGGTTACTACTCCATCATAAACTTCATTGATAAAGTTTCATTCTATACTGGATCTGAAGTATACTACAAACCATCAGGAACCGCAATGTTTGGGTTATCTGAAGGGGTATACTACGTTGAAGTAATTAATGATGAGCGTCAAATTAGACTATATCGTTCAAGATCTTTCATAGGATCTGATAGTTACGTTCAATTTGGAAGTTTAACTTCAGGAACTCATAATTTTACCCTGAATAGTCAAAAAGAATCTATCATCTCACCACAAAAGATTCTAAGAAAGTTTCCACTAAATGTTAATATTGCTGATGGTGATTCAGATTTAACGCCAGTATCATTTGTTGGAATGCTGGTTAATGGTGTTGAAATTAGTGGATATAAAACAAATGAAAAAGTTTATTATGGTCCACTTGAATCAGTTCAAGTTTTAAATGGTGGAACAGGATTTGATGTAATAAATCCACCTTTACTCACCCCGTCCTCGGGTGGGGCGCTTCTTCAGCCAGTTGTTAGAGGATCATTTGAAAAGATTTATGTAAATCCACAAGACTTTGATATTAATGCAATCGTGTCTATTGCAGTTACTGGAGGAAATGGAAAAGGAGCAACATTTGAACCCGTAATTGAGACAAGAAAAAGAGGAATTGAATTTGATGCTAGACAAATTGGATTTGGTGGTGGTCTAGACATTACTAATGAAACTATTACATTTTTAAATCCTCACGGACTAATTGATGGTCAGGAAATTACATACAATCCTGAAAATAATTCATTGATTGGTATAGGAACATTTGGTGGACTTGACGTTGATAGTGGTCTGACTCTTAGAAAGGGTGCAACATATTTTACCAAATATATTAGTAATAATACAATTCAAATTTATCAGACTTTATCAGATTATAGATCTGGAATTAATACTGTAGGATTTACTACAATAGGTAATTCTGGTATTCATAAATTTGAAACAGACCTTAAAAAGACTTTGACTCAGATTAAAGTTATTAATCCCGGAAGTGGATATGAGAACAGAAAACTCAGAGTAAATCCATTAGGTATTTCAACTGTTAACAGCACAGTAGAATTTAAAAACCACGGATTTTCTGATGGTGATTTAATTACTTATTCTACTGCAGTTGGTGTTGGTACAACAGTCCCAGTTTCTATCTCTGGAGTTTCAACATCAAATCAATACTACGTTCTTAAAGTAGATAATGATACCTTCAGAATTACAAATGCTGGAGTAGCAGGAACAAATACTTCAAATTATTTGAGAAAAAATTATGTAAAGTTTGGAAGCACTGGTTCAGGATATCAAGTTTTCAGTTATCCAGATATTTCATTATCAGTACAGTATAGTATCGCAGGTGTTGGAAGCACTCAACCTGTTGGTCAAATTGAAACTACACCAATTGTGAGAGGTAGTATTGTTGATGTATATGTCTATGAAAAGGGATCTGATTATGGATCAAACATCCTAAACTTACATAAGAAACCAAAGATCCTTGTTAAGAATGGTAAGAATGCTCAACTAAAACCAGTAATTATAAATGGACGTATTGAAGACGTTACTGTCCAATACAGTGGTTCTGAATATTATTCAACACCTGAGATCAAAGTTTATGGTAGTGGAACTGGTGCTCTTATCAAGCCCGTTATTGTAAATAATAAACTTACAGATGCAGTTGTAATAAATCCAGGTGTAGGATATACTGCTTCTACTACAACGATCGTTGTTGAAGCATCTGGTAAGAATCAAATTTTCAATCCTCAAGTAAGAGCTTTAACTATTAATAAAAATCTCTTATATGGAAAAGAAAACTCTATAAGAGAAACTGCTGATGATATTCTTATTTCATCTCTTAATAATTTACAATATACAATATCTGGATATTCTCAAGATATTCAAGATCAATTCTCTGATGATGGAACTCAACACTCCCCAATTATTGGATGGGCGTATGATGGAAATCCAATTTATGGATCATATGGATACTCTGATCCAGATGACGAAAACTCAGATATCAAGAGTCTAGTTTCTGGTTATACTTTAAACACCTCAAATATCCAAAATAGACCATCTGGATTTGATCCTGGATTCTTTGTAGATGACTATAAATTTACTAATACTGGAGATCTTGATGAGTATAATGGAAGATATTGTGTAACACCAGAATTTCCTAATGGTGTATATGCATACTTTGCAACATCAACCCAAGACATTTTTGGAAATGTTATAGGACAGTTCCCATACTTTATCGGTAATAAGTATAGATCTAAGTTTATTTCTGAAAATAGTAGTTTAGATCAAACTTTTGATTTTAACGAATCTAATCTAATCAGAAACACACTACCATACAAGGTAAACGAAGAATTTGCTGGGAATGATTTTATCATTGAGTCTAATGATATTATCAATCAAATAACCGTAGTAGATTCTGTAACTTCTGGACCTGTTGTTTCTTATGAAATAATTGATGAAGGTGATGGATATAAAATTGGCGACTCAGTTCAATTTGATCAAAGTAACACTGGTGGATCTGGTCTTTCCGCTCAAATTTCTGAAGTAACAGGCAAGCAAATTGATAATATTAATACTAATGTAACTTCTTATGATGATGTAGTATTCACTTGGAATGGTGGCGATCAGGTAAAAGTAACTATTGATCCATATCACACTCTAAACAACTTAGATTATGTAACAATTTCTGGATTCTCTACAGAACTATCTCCACTTAATGGATTTAGTCAGATTGGAGTTACATCTTACACTTCTTCACTATCAAAAGATATTCCAGCATACTCTGTTGCTGGTGTAGTTACAGACATCTATGTAAATAGAATTCCAGACAACATTTCTATAGGAAGTTCTATAAAAATTGAACAAGAAACCCTATCAGTCATCAATATCTTTAATGAAGATAGTGTTCTTAGAGTTGTAAGAGAAACTACTGGAGCTGCTCATACTGCAACAACTGTAGTAAATTACATCCCCAATACTTTTACGATTGATAAGTCGGTTTCTTATTTTGATTCAAAGGTAAACGATACCTATTACTTCAATCCTAAACAGTCTGTTGGTGTTGGTACTACCTCTGGAGTTGGAGTTTCAACCACTTTTGTAATTGGAACTCGTAATATCCCAACATCAATTCCAACACGGTCCATTTACTTACCAAATCATCCTTTTACAACCAATCAGCAAGTAGTTCTTAGAAAGTTACCATCTTCTTCACCTATTTCAGTATCTGATACATCTACAAGCACTGCATTTGATTTACCATTCTCTGGGGATCAGCAGATAGTATATGTAATTAAGAAATCTGTTGATCATATTGGAATTGTTACTCAAATTGGATTAACTACCTCCACTAGTGGACTGTTCTTTAGAAATAATGGTACAGATAGTTATCAGTATTCAATTCAATCAAATTACCCACAGATAAAGGGTGATGTTGATAGTATTAAATCTACCGTTTCAATTTCAACATCTCACGGACTTCTATCTGGAGATAAAGTTGATTTAGAGGTAAAACCAAATCTATCTGTTGGTATTGGAACATCATTAGCGATTAAAGTTAAGTATGATTCTATCAGAGAAAGATTAATCATTAATCCCGTATCATTCGACTCATCTGGAATCAATACGGTAACGAATCAGATTACAATACAAAATCACACCTTTACTACTGGTGATAAGATTTTATATTCAAGCACTGTACCTGCATCTGGATTAACGACAGGTTTCTACTACATCTATAAGGTTGATAATGATAACATTAAATTATGTGATACTTTAATTGATTCTACTAGCACTCCACCACTTGTTGTTGGTATAACAAGTGCTCCATCTGCTACACATCAGATATCTCCTATCAACCCATCACTAAATGTAGTTGCTAATAATAATGTAGTATTTGATTTATCAGATTCTTCTCTATCTGGATACAACTTTAAAATATTCTATGATAACACCTTTAAGGATGAATTTGTTTCTACTGGATCTACAAATACTTTCTCAGTTTCTGGAGTAGGAACTGTAGGTGTATCTACTACAGCATCATTGACTATAAATTATAGTTCTGGATTCCCATCTAAGTTATTCTATAATTTAGAAAAATCTGGATATATTAGCACTGCCGATACTGAAGTTACAAACTACTCGCAAATTTCATTTGTGAACAGTGTTTATAATGGATCTTATAACATTTCAGGAGTAGGAACAACCACATTTGTAATTTCTCTACAACAATTACCAGAGAACTTAACTTATAATTACTCAGATTGTGATATTCTCAAATATAAGACTACCTCTCGCACTGCTTCTGGAGGAATTTCTAAGATCAGGACTATATCACCTGGTGTGAATTTCAAAAAAATTCCATCATTTGTGGGAACAGATTCCATCAATGGAAGAGGCGCTTATGTAGTTGCGAAGTCAGAATCTATTGGAAAAATAAATCAAATAAGAATCGTAAATGAGGGATTTGAGTATCCATCAGATAAAACTTTGAGACCAGCTGCTTCAATAGCATCTCTACTTACTATAAAGAATTCTAATACTATTTCAGAAATTGAAGTAACTAATAATGGAAAAAATTATGTTAGTGCTCCTAATTTAATTGTTGTAGATAGTGAGACTGGATCCAGAATTGATTCTGGTTTACTAGTTGCAAATCTTTCTGGAACTTCTATCATTTCGGTAGATATTGATCAGGAACCAAAAGGTCTCCCATCAACTCCAGTTACAATTAGAGCTATCAATAATACAAATGGGGTTGGTATTAATACCATAACATCTTCATCTTCTGGAATAGTTACTTGCTATCTTGTAACTCCTCTAAGTGGATTCGGAACAGAACCATTTTCAGTTGGAGACAGAATTTATGTAGAGGGTGTTCAGAAGTATAGTAATGATGGTGATGGATTTAATTCCGACAACTATGGATATAGATTCTTTACTGTTATTACTTATGAGAACGGAGGAACTCTGCTTCCAAGAAAACTAGAGTACAGTCTTTCTGGTCTTTCCACAAACATTGGTATTGCTAAAACAGTTCAAGACGCTTCCAGCTTCATAGTTAACTATAAAGATTATCCTCAATTTGAAGTTACTCAAACATACTCTCCTTTCATTGTTGGAGAAACGTTATCGGTTAGAAATGAAACTGGATTTGAGATCCAAGATCTCAAAGTAGTACAAGATAATGAGAATTATATTAAAGTTTCTGGAGATTATAAGATTTCTGCAGGACAAGTTGTTCGTGGAGTTCAATCTGGAAACATTGCTACTATTAACAGTGTACAAACAAATACTGGTAACTTTGGAATTGATTATGGATCAAGACAAGATATTGGTTGGTCAGATGATATAGGAAAACTGGATGAGGATAGTCAAGTAATTCCAGACAATGATTATTATCAAAACCTTTCTTACTCTGTAAGAAGCAATCAAGAGTGGGTTGATATTGTTAGCCCAGTTAACAGCATTTTACACCCAATTGGACTTAAGAATTTTGCAGACACAACAATTACCCAAAGTGTTGGTGTTGGATCTACTGCTGCTTCAGAGTCTACTACAATTTTATATGATATTATAGATGAAAATAGAGTAGATACTATTAACAATTTTGATTTAGTTGTTGATATTGATACTGTTGGATCAACATCACGGTTCTTAAAACTTAAAAATAAAAAACTAGCAGATTATATTGAGTGTAGAACAAATCGTGTTCTTGCTATTGATGATATTAGTGCTGAGTTTTCTAGTTCTGAAGGAAATGTTGAAACATTTGCTAATGTTTTATCTATAGACAAATCAGATAGATATAACCTCTTTATTGTACAAATTACCAGTTCTGATTATAGTCAGATTCAATTGACTGAATTGGTAGTTATTAATGATGAGGATGATGTTTATACGTTAGAAAAAGGAAGCATAAGTAACTTAGATACTAAGATAGGAGATGTTGAAGGTTACGTTGATTCCTATGGCGAATTTAATCTGAAATTTACTCCTTATGATCCATATAACACAGATTATAAAATTAAAATATTATCTGATAATTTCTCAACTTTCTTCTCTGGAATTGGAACTTACTCTGTAGGATTTGTTGATCTTATTGGATCTAATGCGATTGTTTCTCCAGGAATAACAACATCATTGATTTCAAAAAGTGTTTCGAAGTTTGAAACATTACATTCTCAGGTTCATATTTTAAATAACACAACCAATGAAATGAATTATGTTGAGTTGTATGTTGACCATAATGGAACAGACACTAACATAAGTGAATTTTATTTTGATTCTAATAGTGAATATAGTGGAACCTTTATAGGTTCTTTCGGAGCTTCAATCTCCGGAGGAATACTAACTCTGAATTATACCAATACATCCTCTAATGATATTATTGTTAGAAGTAAGAATATTGGATTTAACACTACAGGATCTGGAATAGGAACTTATAGATTTAAGAAAACTGGACAAATTGATGGATTTGAGGGAACTGTTAATTACTTATCCAACTTCTCAACAGTATCTTCAGCGTCAACTGTAGTTTCATTAGATACAACTTTATTTGCATCAGTGAAATCTGTTGTAAGAGTGAGTATTGGACAAACAAGTGCTTTACATCAGGTAATGATGATTGTCGATGATATAGACACTTATACTGTACAATATCCTTTCTTATCCATTGGAAGCACATCAGGAATTGGATCATTTGGTGGAAGTATTTCTGGTTCAACCGCAAGTTTAATATTCTATCCAGACACAAATATTTCTGGATCTTTTGAAATTCTTTCCTTCAATGAAAAATTCTATACAGTTACCGATGAAATCAATCAACCTAATGATTTAGAGTATGCAAGCATAATAAATTCAGTTCACACTGCAAATTACTATGGTTTGAATAGTGATAATCTAAACAGACTTAATTTTGATTTGAGATATCAAGGGTATCCAATTTTTATGAAAGAGTTTGATCCAACAGACTCTACTGTCCTAAATCCAGCAACTGGTGAGTTCTCTATTGAAAATCACTTCTTTAATACTGGGGAGGAATTAATCTATAGACCAACATCTACATTCTTAGGTGTTGGTGCAACTTCTGTTGGAATTGGATCCACCTTGAATTCGGTTGGTGTTGTTACTGATAGACTACCAACTACAGTTTTTGCATATAAAGTTAATAATGATGTATTCAAGTTATCCACTAGAAAAGAATATGCTACTGCTGGAATATGCGTAACTTTCACTAGCCTAGGTGAAGGTAATGCACATCAACTGGAGATGGTTAAGAAAAATGAAAAATCAATAATCACACTTGATAATGTTGTTCAATATCCAATCTCATATTCATTAATTAACACAACATTGAATAATAAAGCTCCTATCGGAGCAGCAACTACTATCTTTGCTTTAAGTGGAATAAGTTCAATTAATGTTAATGATCTTATTAAAATTGATAATGAGTATATGAAAGTAAATAATGTTGGATTGGGAACAACCACATTAGGACCAATTTCATTCAGTGGATCAGTTCCTCTTGTTCAAGTACAGAGAGGTTTTGTAGGATCATCTGCAACTTCTCACACAGATGCATCGGCGGTAAATGTTTACCGTGGTTCTTTCAACATTGCAGGGAATCAAATATTCTTTACAAATCCACCACAGGGGATTATTGAAGATCAATTGGGTCCTGATGTTGACAATCTTTCTGAAGCAAGATCATCTTTCAACGGAAGAGTTTTCCTAAGAAAAGACTATACTACTAATCAAATATTTGACGATATTTCCGAAAGATTTACAGGTATAGGTCAAACATATACATTATCCTCTCAGGGCATAAGCACTGTTGGATTTGGAACAACTGGTGGAAACGGTATAGTGTTTATAAATGGAGTATTCCAAACTCCAACTACACAGAACAATCTAAGTAACAATTATAGTATTGTTGAAAATACTAATTTGGGAATCAGTAGTATTGTTTTCTCAGGAATTACATCTACTAATGGATCTGTAATTATTTCACAATCTGATGTAAATATGAACCAACTCCCAAGAGGTGGAGTTATTATATCCCTAGGTTCTACCACAGGTGTTGGATATGCTCCCCTAGTTGGAGCGTCAGTTACTGCAATTGTTGGTGCTGGTGGAAGTATTGTTTCCATTGGTATAGGTTCTACTGGAAATTATGGATCTGGATATAGAAATCCAGTTTCAATCGCCATTACTGAATCTGGTCACACTGGAACAGCAGCTACTATTAGTGCTATAGTTGGTGCTGGCGGAACCCTAGCATTTAATATTGTTGGCGGTGGTTCTGGATATGTAAATCCAACTATCAATATTTCTTCTCCAAATTATGAAAATCTTCCTGTAATTGGAGTTTCAAGACTGGGTGTTGGTGCAACAACTGATACTGGTGTTGGTTTACTCCTCAATGTTGAAGTTGGTGCAAGTTCTACAGTTGGTGTTGGATCTACATTATTTGAAGTCACTGGATTCAGTGTAACAAGGTCTGGATATGGATTTAAGAAAGGTGATGTAATCACTCCAGTTGGACTCGTTACTGATTTTGGATTACCATCTCCAGTATCACAATTCCAGTTAACAGTTTTAGATACATTTACAGATTCATTTGCTGCATGGCAGTTTGGGGAATTAGACTATATTGACTCTGTTAAGGACTATCAAGATGGTTCTAGAACAAGATTCCCACTATTCTACAATTCTCAACTTCTCAGTTTTGAGAAAAATTCATCAGATCCAGATTCACAATTAATTGATTTTGATGCTCTACTGATCATTTTCGTCAATGGAGTCATCCAAGAACCAAAAGTTGCCTACCAGTTCACTGGTGGAACATCATTTACATTTACTGAAGCTCCAAAACCAGAAGATGATGTTGCAATCTTCTTCTATAGAGGAAGTTCTTTAGATAGTTCTTTTAGAGATGTAAATGAGACTTTAAAGATTGGAGATGATGTTCAGGTCTATAGCAATAACGCTCTCTTACAATCTACAACTACTCAAAATTCAAGAGTAATTAGTAACATTCCTTCGTCTGATAAGATTCAAACAAATCTTTATATATTACAAGGAATTGATACTGTAAATGAAAAACCATTAAGTTGGACTAAGCAAAAAGTTGATAAGATAATTGACGGTGGAATAGTTTCCAAAGCAAGAGATTCTATAGAACCACAGATCTATCCCACTGCAAAAATTATTGGTAATATTACTTCTTCAGATAGTTCAATTTATGTTGATAATGCAGAATTCTTTAACTATGAAAATGTATCCCCAGGAAGCATTAATTTCAATGCGATTATAATATCTGGAGCACCAGATCCAGTATCTGCCGCTGTAACTGCAACAGTTTCTGTTGCTGGAACAATTTCATCACTAACAATTAATAATCCTGGTAGTGGATATATAGGATCTGCCGTAACCGTAAGTATTTCAGCACCACCATCAATTGGTGTTGGAATTGGGACAACGGCAACTGCAACCATAAGTATCGTAAATGGATCACTATCAACAGTATCAATTACAAATCCTGGTTTTGGATACACTGCAGGTATAGTACCACAAGTTTTAGTTCCATTACCAGATCCAACATACGAAAACATTTCTAATGTAACTACTGTACAAGGATTCTCTGGAAACGTTGTTGGAATTGCAACTACGGTTGGAATCGGAACTAATCTGGCTATTAAATTCACTCTAGATCCATCTCTATCACCATTTACAAATCTTTCGGTCAATCAACCAATTTATGTTTTTGATACATTTGTTGGAAATGGAGTTACTTCAATTGTTAATACAGATTCCGCTAAGGTGGGTGTAGGAACAACATTCTTAGATAACATTTACTATATTAATGCATTTAACGCATCGGTTGGTATTATTACTTGTAATGTACAATCTACAACATCCATAGTCGGAATCGCCACAACAGGTTCATCTGTTGGTAAATTCTCTTGGGGTAAATTATCTGGATTCTCTAGATCATCCTCCCCAATATCCATAGCAGTGTCTGCTTACAACGTTGACGCTGGACTATCAACGTTCCCAACGGTACAGAGAAGAGGATATGGATTGAGAGATATTGGACCGATTAAAAAGACTTTGTGACCTAATATAAATATAGAAAAAACTATATTCAAATGTCTGCACTTGTAACAGATCAGTTTAGAATTTTAAATGCGTCTAATTTTGTAGACTCTGTTCAGGATTCTTCAAATTCATATTATGTTTTTGTTGGATTATCAAACCCAACCGCTGTTGGATTCGGTAGAGATTCTAATTGGAATATTACTCCACCAAATCCAACCGATAACATTGATTATTTGAATCACTACGAATCCACGGTTCTTTTTGGTAAAAAAATTACAAGTGCAAATATTAGAAGAGTAGTTAAAAGAATTGACTGGGTTAAAGGAACAAAATATGAAATGTATAGACCAGATTATAGCGTGGTAAATCCATCGCCTATAACTGGTTCTATGAGACTATATGATGCAAATTATTATGTTGTAAACTCAGACTATAGAGTCTATATTTGTATTGATAATGGATCGTCTGGAATCAATACAACTGGAAATGCATCGCAAGATGAGCCAACTTTTACTGATTTAGAACCAGCACCTGCTGGAGAGAGTGGAGATGGATATATCTGGAAATACTTATACACCATTTCCCCAAGCGATATTATAAAATTTGATTCTATTGAATATATTACAGTTCCTAATAATTGGAGTACATCTGCGGATTCCCAAATTGTAGCAGTTAGGGAAAATGGAGACTCTACCTTAAATGATAACCAGATAAAGAAAGTTTATATTCAGTCCAGAGGTTCTGGATATACTCTACAGTCTGGACAATCTTGCAATATTATTGGGGATGGTTCTGACGCTACCGTTTCTATTGAAGTTAATTCCTCAGGTAGTATTACTGATGCTACAGTCACTTCTGGTGGAAAAAATTATACTTATGCTATGGTTGATCTAGGAACCACAACGACTCCTGGACAGTATGCAAAACTTATCCCAATTATTCCCCCATCAAAGGGTCACGGATTTGATATTTACAAAGAATTAGGCGCTGATAAAATTTTAATTTATGCTAGGTTTGATGATTCAACTAAGGATTTCCCAATTGATAGTAAGTTTGCTCAAGTTGGAATTTTAAAGAATCCAAAAGTTTTTGACTCCACTGGAATAAACACAACAAACTTTACATCTAGTGAATTCTCAGCGACTTATGCATTAAAACTTAGTGGAACTCCTTCAGGAACAATTTCTGTAGGGGACAAAATTCAACAAACATTACCTACTGGAATAGCAGTTGGATATGTAGCATCATATGATTCTGAAACAAAAGTTCTGAAATATTATAGAGACAGATCATTATATTTTAATCCAAACTCATACGATCAAACAGACTACATTGGTTTGACGACCACAGGAAAGGTTTTAGATTTTAATAATGTAAATCAGATTGTTAAAGTTGGTGGTGGATTCAATGCATCCGTTGATAGTTCTTTCTCAGGAATTACTACAACAATTTCAAATAAAATTATAAACCTTGGAGTTGAATTTACAAATGGACTTTCCAATCCTGAGATAAATAATAAGTCAGGGGATATAATTTATATTGATAATAGACCCACGGTAACAAGAAGTTCTAGACAAAAAGAAGACGTTAAAATTATCCTGGAATTTTAAAAAATGGCTCAGAAAACTAATCTTAATGTAAGTCCTTATTATGATGATTTTAATGAGCCTGGTATTGGCGCAAAAGATAAAAACTATTATAAAGTATTATTCAATCCTGGAAGACCTGTACAAGCAAGGGAACTAAACACTTTACAGTCAATACTCCAGGATCAAGTTGAATCCTTCGGTAGTCATATATTCAAAGAGGGGTCAATGGTGATCCCCGGAAATATTGTTTATGATGGTCAATTTTATGCAGTTAAGTTAAACCCAACGGCATTTGGTGTTAATATTTCTGATTATATTAATAATTTTGTTGGTAAAAAAATTACAGGGAGCATTTCTGGGGTAACCGCCACTATCCAATTAGTTCAACTCCCAAATTCGGACGTAGAGTATACAACAATATATGTAAAGTATCAAGACTCTAACAATGACTTTACTTTTAGTGAGTTCCAAGATGGAGAAGCACTGAGTGCTAGTGAAAACGTAGAGTACAATGGAAATGTTATAACTGCAGGAACTACTTTTGCAACGGCTATTACAAATGGTGCAACAGCAACAGGATCTGCTGCATCAATTGGGGAAGGAGTATATTTTGTAAGAGGAACCTTTGTAAGAGTTCCAAAGCAAACAATCGTATTAGACTATTATACCAATACTCCATCATACAGAGTTGGTTTGAGAGTTGATGAGCAAATTATTACAGCGAAAGATGATCCATCACTGTATGATAATGCAAAAGGATTTACAAACTATGCTGCACCTGGTGCTGATAGATTTAAAATTTCTCTAGTTTTAGAGAAAAAACTTTTAACTGATATCGCCACTGATACTAATTTCATAGAACTTTTAAGAGTTCAAGATGGAAGCATAAAGAAAGTTGAAAACAAGTCACAATATTCCGTTATAAGAGATTATCTGGCTCAGAGAACTTATGATGAGTCTGGAGATTATGTAGTAGATCCATTTGAGTTCTCTTTAAATAATTCTCTGAATAATAGACTTGGAAATGATGGTGTTTATTTTAGCAATGAAAAAACAGAGCAGGGAAATACACCATCAGATGACTTAATGTGCATTAAGTTTTCACCAGGAAAAGCTTATGTTAGAGGTTATGATATTGAAAAGACAGGTATAGAAATTGTAGATGTTCCCAAGCCAAGAACTACACAATCTGTATCTGATGTAAATATCCCATTTGAGATGGGTAATCTGGTTAGAATTAACAACATTTCTGGCGCACCAAAATTAAAAGCATCTGTTGAATTCTACAATCAGAGAAAAGCATCTGCAACCTCAACAACTGGTACAAAAATTGGAGATGCAAGAGTATATTCTTTCAATGTAACTGATGCAGCGTATACTGGAGGATCTACAAACTGGGATTTATACCTTTATGATATCCAGACATACACAGAATTAGTTTTAAATCAAGGAGTTTCTGCAGCACAACTTCCAGCAACTTCCCTTGTAAAAGGAAAAAGCACCGGTGCAAGTGGATATGTAACTTCTGCAGGTTCTGGATCGGATACTATTTCTATCCGTCAAACTTCTGGAACTTTTATTGTTGGTGAGCAAATTTTAATTAATGGTTTGGAACTATATCCAAGATCCATTAAGTCAATTAGAACATACTCATCTAGTGATATTAAGTCTGTTTTTCAACCAACCTCAGTTTCTGGATTCTCAACAGCTTTTGTTGCAGATACTCAATTAGATAAAGCAACTGCCTTTGGATTTTCACCAACTGATATAATAACAATTGAATCTAATGGTTCAGTTTCTGCATCTGGTAAAGCATTCTCAGGTATTTCTTCAGATACAATTATTAGATACCAGAGAGTAGGATTTAATACGGAAACCTACAACAGAGTTGCATCAGTATCTGCTGATGGAACAAGAATGACTCTTGTTGGAGTAAGTTCCGTAACTGGAATATGTCATGGTGGTCTTCCAACATCACAAACAACAACTACATTCTCAATTGGTGTACCAAAGATTAGGAATGAGGATAAAGGATATCTTTATGCTCAACTACCAAATTCAAATATCTCTACAACAGATTTAAGCGATTCCTTATTAACATTTACCGCACAGTCTAATTCTGTATTAACTCCATCTAGTAACACACTTACAGTCAATACAGGAAACTTTGATCTTGGAATAACTTCATCCTTAGCTAGATTCCAACCTTTTGATGAAGAGAGATATTCTATCCATTACTTTGATGGAACTACTGAGAATTTAACTTCTGATAAAGTAACTATCTCAAATAATCAAGTAATATTCTCAAACATTCAAAATAAAAATATTGCAGCAATTAATGCAACATTCGTTAAGAGTGATGTTCAAAGCAAACTAAAGCAATATAACCGCAGCAAGACTGTTAGTGTAGTATATTCAAAATATCCAGAGTCTGGAACTGGAATAAGCACGTCAATTAATGACGGATTATCCTATAATCAATTCTACGGACTGAGAGTTCAAGATGAAGAAATTTCTCTAAACTATCCAGACGTTGCTAACGTCATAGCAGTTTATGAATCTTTAAGTACCTCAAATCCATCTTTAGATACTCTAACTTTTAGTTCTATCTCTAATGTTGATACGAACGCAATTATTGGTGAGAATATTTTAGGTGAAACCAGCAAAGCGATTGCTAGAGTTGTATCAAAACCATCAGCAAATACTTTAGGTATAGTATATCTTAACACTAACAGATTTACTGCTGGAGAAAATATTAAATTTGAAGAATCTAACATTACTACACAGTTACAGTCAATAACCGCAGGTAGCTATCAAAATATCACAAGCAAGTTTAGACTTGAGAAGGGTCAGAAGGACCAATATTACGATTACTCAAGACTTGTAAGAAACGCAGGAGAATCTGCACCAACAAGAAGAATGTTGGTAGTATTTGATTACTATGAAGTACCTTCTGGTGATACTGGAGATGTCTTCACCGTTAATAGTTATTCTGCTGAAAGATACGGGTCGGATATTCCAAATATCGGTGCAAATAATCAAAGAGCATCAGACACATTAGATTTCAGACCAAGAGTAGCACCATTTACATCAACAACTTCTTCACCATTTGATTTTGCATCAAGAACTTTTGGAACAGAACCAAAACTAATTCTTTCACCAAATGAAGGTGCTCTGGTCGGATATAGTTATTATCTAGGAAGAATTGATAAACTATATCTTAACAAGTTAGGTAACTTTATAGTTTTACAAGGAACTCCATCAATAGATCCAAAAGCACCATCAAAACCAGATGATGTGATGGAGATTGCTACTATCACTCTTCCACCATATCTTTACAATCCAAAAGATGCTTCTGTTTCTCTTGCAGATAACAGAAGATACACGATGCGTGATATTGGATTAATTGAAGATAGAGTAGAAAATCTAGAAAGAGTTACTTCACTATCTCTTCTTGAACTTAATACACAAACTCTTCAAGTTCAAGACGCTCAAGGATTTAATAGATTTAAGACAGGATTTTTCGTTGATGACTTTAAAAATACTGATCTGATTAATGTTTTAGCTTCTTCTGTAGAGGTAGATACTGAAAATTCAGAATTAAGACCTCAGATTAGTAGAAATAGTATTAATTTGTTACCTGTATCTGCACAAGCATTTACAAATGAGACATTAGATTTAAGCACTAACTTTGCACTGTATGACCCTAATGTACAAAAAACAAATGATGTAATCACATTAAAATATGATTCAATTGGATGGATTGAACAACCACTAGCAACCAAAGTAGAAAATGTTAACCCATTCCACGTTGTTTCTTATAGTGGAACTGTTAAACTCAATCCAGCAAGTGATAGTTGGGTAAGAACCATCAGACTTAATGATGTAAATATCAACCAAACCAACTGGGTATGGTTAAGAGCAACTGGACGTTGGGCAATTGTTGGATCTGAAACCAGAACTAGTGTTGAAGATAGACTGTTAGCTAGCGGCACAGAACTCTTTATGAGATCTCGTAATACCGCATTTAATGCAGTTAACTTAAAACCACTCACAAGAATATATCAATTCTTGGATGGAAATAGTCAAGTTGATTTCGTTCCAAAATTAATTGAAATTGCTACCGATTCATCTCTACAGAATTATGGAGCATCAAAAGCATTCTCTGTAGGTGAAACAGTTACTGGATGGATTTCATCAGCGTCTGGTTTATTCACCCCACTTATACAGTTCAGAGTTGCTGCACCAAATCACAAGCAAGGTCCATTTAGTGCTCCATCATCAACATATAACATCAACCCATATGTTAAGAGTGAAAGTATTCCAGCATCATATAGTGCAACCTCCAAGGTTTTAAACGTTGATATTGATTCATTGTGTGAGGAAGCACAAGGTCTATACTCTGGATACGTTGTTACTGGTATGAAGTTAGTTGGTTCCACAAGTGGAGCTATTGCTTATGTAAAAGATGTAAGATTGATTTCTGATAATTATGGTGATCTTCAGGGTGCATTCTTCTTAAGAGATCCTAATACAAATCCAGCACCTCCAGTAAGAATTGCAACTGGTTCTAAAGTTTATAAACTAACTTCAAGTGCAACTAATCAAATTCCTCTACCAGGTAGTAATTTAATTTCATCTGCAGAAACAGTTTATAAGGCAGAAGGAAGGTGGGAAACCAGACAAAGAATAGTTACATCATCAACTAACATTTACTTTGTTGATCCTTTAGCACAATCATTCTCAGTGGGTGGTAGTCTGGAAGATACAAATGGAAATTCACCAAATGATGATTCCAATGGTGCATATTTGACTGCTGTTGATATCTATTTTGCTAGCAAGGATCCAAACAATGCACCATTAACGGTTGAAGTTAGAACTGTTGAACTAGGCACTCCAACTAGAACTGTTATTGGAAATCCAGTTACTTTAAAACCAGAGCAAATTCAAACTTCTAGAGATGCAACTGTAGCAACTAAAGTAACATTTGATTATCCAATCTATCTTGCTCCAGGATTAGAATATGCTATTGTGCTTCTAGCACCACAATCCGACAAATATGAAGTTTGGATTGCAGAAATGGGTGAAAGAACTGTAAATACTGCAACACTACCTGATGCCGAAAGTGTTCGTTATACAAGACAATTTGCTATAGGAAGTCTATTCAAGTCACAAAACGGTTCTATCTGGACAGCAAATCAGTATCAAGATCTCAAATTCAAACTGTATAAAGCAGACTTCACAGCATCATCTGGAAGCGTTCTTTTCCACAATCCAACTCTTAATCAGAGCAATGGATATGTTCCAACTCTTCCAAATAATCCAATCACAACATTACCTAGAAGATTTGCTGTTGGTATAACAACTACAACTGATAGTAATATGATTGGGATTCTCACAACTGGAAGAAAAGTTGGAGAAGTCATCAAACCATATAATTATGGTTACATTGTTGGAACTGGAAGTTCAGTTGCTACTGTTGGGATTACAACTGGTGGAACAAACTACACTACAACTTCAAATGTAGGAACTTATGCTATCTCTGGTAGTGGTTCTGGACTGAAACTTAATGTAACTGCAACCAATGGAGTGATAACTGCTGTAACACCAACCATTCGTGGTAATGGATATGCAGTAGGTGATGTTGTTGGAATTAAGACATCTGATATTTCACCAGCATCTGGAAATGACGCTAGAATAACCATTACAGGAATTACCGGCGTAGATACTTTATATCTTTCAAATGTTCAAGCAGCATCATTCACTACAGTAGGAGTTTCTACATTAGTTTATTATGATAATGGTACTGCAATATCTGTTGCAGGCACTTCTATCCTGTCCTCAACTGCTGTGGGTGGAATTTATGATGGAAACTTTATGAAGGTAAATCATTTTGATCACGGAATGTATGCCGCGAATAATAAGGTAACCTTATATGATGTAGAATCTAATGTTCCACCAACATCATTATCTGCATTACTTTCACCATCAGGAACTTCAGTTAGCGTAGCTTCAACTTCAAACTTTACAACTTTTGAGGGTGTAGCAGTTAGTGCTTCTAATCCTGGTTATATTAAGATTGAAAATGAAATCATAAAGTATGAGAGCATTGGAGTTGGTCAGTTAACAACAATTACAAGAGGAGTTGATTCTACTCTCATCTTAGATCATCCATCAGGTTCTACTGTTTATAAGTACGAATTAAGTGGCGTTTCTCTAAGAAGAATCAATAAGACTCACGATATTAGTGATACTGGTAATGATATTGATAGTTACTATATTGAATTTGATAGATCAAACTTTGATTCAAATTCAATAAATAGAAGTTCAGATGGAAGTCTTGCTTCATCTCCACAACTATCATTTAATGCAGAATATGCTGGTGGTGGAAATAATGTTCAATCTACTGAAAATATTCAATATGATAACATTATTCCAGAAATTCTTTCCCTAGTCCCTGGAGCAGCGACTGAAATTTCTGCACAAATTCGCTCAGTAAGTGGAACAAGTGTAGATGGTTCGGAAGTATCTTTCCAAGATCAAGGATATGAAGATGTTGAGATTGGAGTTGAAAATAAACTTTCTTCAACTAGAATTATTTGTTCAAACATTAATGAGCAAACTTATCTTGGAGGTCTGCTTAGAAATAAATCATTCACTGCAAAGATAAATCTATCAACGACAGATAACAATCTGTCTCCAATGATTTTCTGGAAGAATTGTTCAGCACAACTTCTTAGCAGCAGACTAAATAGCCCTGTTTCAAATTACATTTTAGATAACAGAGTTAACTCACTTATTGACGATCCACACGCTGCAGTATACGTCTCTAACACTGTGAGACTGTCTCAACCTGCAACCACTCTTAAAGTGATCATAGGTGCATACAGACACGCATCAGCAGACTTTAGAGTTCTTTACAGTCTCATTAGACCAGACTCTAGTGAAGTTGAGCAAGCATTTGAACTATTCCCTGGTTATAACAATCTCACCATTGATGCAAATCAAGATGGTTACCCTGATGTGATCAATCCTGCTAATAATAGTGGATTACCAGATACATTCGTACCTGCAAGTTTGGAAAATCAATTCTTAGAGTATGACTTTACTGCTAATAATCTTGGAGAGTTTACTGGATACACGATCAAAATCGTAATGTCTGGAACTAATCAAGCATACGCACCAAGATTCAAAGATTTAAGGAGTATTGCTATCAGATGATTCCAGTTAAAGGACACCCCAATTTATATCGGGATGAAACTACAGGTGCAATTGTAAATTGCGATGTTCACTCTTATAATCAATATGTAAATAGTTTACATCATAGAGATTCTCAAAAAAGAGAATTAGATCAAATGAAAAAAGATATTGATGAAATTAAATTTTTACTTAGGGAGTTAATTAATGAATCCAAATGAAATTGAACTTGAGTCTATTGATAAAATGTTTGAATTTGAAAAACATTCAAGGGTTATTGATGAACTAAGTCATGATGAACTCAAAGAGTTTTCAAAATTATATTGTAAATTATATTTAAAGCAGCAAGAGGTTATTAATTCTCTAGGTTCAATTGAAATATAAATAAGAAGTAGATCTCATAAAATAAATGGCAGCTGTATATGTTAATAACATTGTAATTAATGCTGGAGCAAACTTTGCACAAACTTTTAACTTAGAATCTAGTGATAGTAATTCAGCCCTTGATTTAACTGGATATACAGTTTCTGCTCAGATGAGAAAATATGCAGGAAGTTCTACTGGAACTACTTTTACTTCTAACATCATACCTCCAGAAACATTAGGAAAAATTACTATATCATTGTCTTCATCACAAACATCTAATTTAAAACCAGGAAGATATGTATATGATATAGTCATTGACTTGGGTGGTGAAAAAACAAGAGTAATCGAAGGAATGGTTCTTGTAAGAGAAGGGGTCACCCGATAATGTCCGACATTAAAGTAAGAGTTGGGCAACAGAATTCTGTTAAGGTAATTTCAGCAATTTCAGGTGGATCAGCATTTGCCGCAAATGCCACAAATGTAATAGGCGGTATAGCATCAGTAACTCAACTTAATGTAAGTGGAATATCTACTTTTGTAGGTGTAAGTACTTTCAAAAGTAATATTTACATTGATGGTGGATTATATATTCCATCTGCACAATCTTATGGTGTTGCATATTTTGATTCAAATGATCAACTAGTTTCAACTGGAACTACTGCAGTATCTATATCAGAAACTAACTATATAATTTCAACAAATAGTTCAGGCGTTCCAACTTGGTCAGACGCCATCGACGGAGGATTTTACTGATGTCTAAACCAGCAAGTAGACAAGAATTGATAGATTATTGTCTAAGAAGACTAGGTGCTCCAGTTTTAGAAATTAACTTGGCGGATGACCAAATTGATGATCTAGTTGATGATGCACTACAATTCTTTCAAGAGAGGCATTATGATGGTGTAGAAAGAATGTATTTGAAATATAAAATTACAGAATCTGATTTAAACAGAGCAAGTGCTAAAGGAACTAATGGAGTTGGAATTGTAACAACGACCGGAACCACTAATATCAGTGGTGTTGGATCTACGTCTTTTAATTTTTATGAGAACTCTAATTTCATTCAAGTTCCAGACTCAATTATTGGTGTAGAAAAAGTATTTAAGTTCGACACCAGTTCTATATCTGCTGGTATGTTTAGTATTAAATATCAGTTATTTTTAAATGATCTGTATTATTTTAATTCTGTAGAACTTTTGCAATATTCAATGGTAAAAACATATCTTGAAGATATTGATTTTTTACTCTCAACAGATAAGCAAATTAGATTTAATAAAAGACAGAATAGACTATACTTAGATATTGACTGGCAATCAAAAGCAAAAGATACATTTTTAGTAATAGATTGCTATAGGATTTTAGATCCAAATGATTTTACAAAAGTTTATAATGATAGTTTTGTTAAGAGATATTTGACTGCCTTAATGAAGAGGCAATGGGGTCAAAATCTAATTAAATTTAGAGGCGTTAAACTACCAGGCGGTATTGAATTGAATGGTAGAGAAATTTATGAGGATGCTGAAAGAGAATTAGAAAACATTAGACAAAGAATGTCTATGGATTATGAACTTCCACCTTACGATTTTATTGGATAATGGCTCTCAATCCCTTCTTCTTACAAGGATCACCTAATGAACAGAGACTCATTCAAGAGTTGATAAATGAACAACTTCGTATTTATGGAGTTGAGGTAATTTATATCCCAAGAAAATTTGTAAGAAAACAAACTATAATTAAAGAAATACAGTCATCAAAATTTGACGACAACTTTGCTATTGAAGCATACGTTAATAATTTTGATGGTTATACTGGACAAGGCGATCTTCTTACTAAGTTTGGTGTTAGTTTAAAAGATGAACTTAGTATCATTTTATCAAAAGAGAGATTTGAAGATTTTATATCTCCCTTTTTGGAAAATGATGATGATAATGAGATTGTTCTGTCATCAAGACCTAGAGAGGGTGATTTAGTTTATTTCCCACTTGGACAAAGACTTTTTGAAGTTAAATTTGTTGAACATGAAGTTAATTTTTATCAATTGGGTAAGTTATATGTTTATGAATTGAGATGCGAACTTTTTGAATATGAAGATGAAGTTATTGATACGACAATTGATGAAATTGATACTCAAATTGAAGATCAGGGTTATATAACAACTTTACAACTTATTGGGACTGGATCAACATCTACAGCAAATGCGGTCATAGGCAGTGGATACATCCGTCAAATATTTTTAACTAACGATGGATCTGGTTATAAATCAACACCCACCGTAGCAATTTCTTCAGCTCCTGTAGGCGGTCAAAATGCCTCTGCTGTAGCTATTACAACATCTAAATCTGGTGTATATTCAATTCAATCTATCCTTTTAACAAATGCAGGAGTTGGATACACAGTTGTACCTACGATTTCAATAGTTGGTGGTGGTGGAACGGGTGCGATTGCAACTTGTTCAATAGAAACAGCACTGAATGGTATTGTGAGATTTAATGTAACGGGAGGAGGATCTGGATATGTTAATTCACCAATTGTAAGTATTGTAGGATCTGTTGGAACAGGTCAAACTGCAACTGGAATCGCTATTGTTGGATCTGGACAAACAATTAGCTCGATTAGAATTACAAATCCAGGCGCTGGATATACTGTTGCACCAACAATTACGATTGCGGCACCACCTACCATTAGTGGTATAGGCACATATAAATTTAATGAAGAAGTTGTTGGATCATCTTCAGGAATTAGAGGTCGTGTTAAATCCTGGGATAAAGATACTAAAGTCCTTAAGGTTTCTCTAGTAGATGATGTTGCTAGACGCGGATTCTATCCTGGAGAACTTATTGTTGGAACTGCATCGAGTGCAACATATTCTGTTCAATCTTATGATAAGTGGGACCAATATGATAAATACAGTGAAAACATAGAAATCGAAAATGAAGCAGACGGCATCATCGATTTCTCAGAGTCCAATCCATTCGGTATATTTTAATGCTAGGAACTTATCACTATCACGAAATTATCCGAAGGACCACTATTGCCTTTGGAACTTTATTTAATGATATTTACATCAGACATAAAGATTCTTCTGGTGATAGTATTAGTGAAATGAAAGTTCCCCTAGCATACGGTCCTATTCAAAAATTTCTGGCTAGAATTGAGCAGCAACCGGAGTTAAATAAACCAATTGCTATGACTTTACCTAGATTATCATTTGAAATGAATTCAATTCAATATGATCCAACAAGAAAAGCAAATATTACTCAAACTTTTAGAGCATGTGATGGTTCTAATTTGAAAAAAGTTTTTCTTCCAGTTCCGTACAATATTGGATTTCAATTGAGTTTAATGTCTAAACTTCAAGATGATGCATTACAGGTTGTTGAACAGATCTTACCATATTTCCAACCATCATTCAATATAAGTATTGATCTTATTGATTCAATAGGTGAAAAGAGAGACGTTCCTGTTGTTTTAGATAATGTATCATTTACTGATGATTATGAGGGAGATTTTTCCACTAGAAGAATTTTGATATATACTTTTAACTTTACTGCTAAGACTTATCTGTTTGGTCCTATTGCAGAGACAACTGAAGGTCTTATTCGTAAGGTTCAAGTTGATCTTTATGCAGATACAAATAGACAAACTGCTAAACGTGAAATGAGATATACAGTTCAACCGAATCCATATGATGCAGATCCAGGTGATAATTATACATATGATGAAGATTGGATGTCTTTTGGAGATTCAAGAACTTATAGCCCAACTCAACAAACTGATATTTAATTAACTTTAAAATTATGACTAAAAATTATGAAGGATTAGATGATACTTTCAATATTGAAAGTAGTATTGTTGAGGTAGAAAAACCTGCTGATAAATTGGACATTGTTCCAATACAGAATGATGATATAAAGAAAGATTATGAATATACTAGAGCAAATCTATATTCTTTAATAGAGAAAGGGCAAGAAGCAATTAATGGAATTATGGAGCTTGCAGGAGAGGGTGGATCTCCAAGAGCATATGAAGTAGCGGGACAACTCATTAAAAGTGTTGGTGATGTTACGGATAAGTTAATTGATCTTCAAAAGAAACTTAAAGACGTTGAAGAAGATACGGTCAAAACCACCAATAATGTTACTAATAATGCAGTATTTGTTGGATCTACTTCAGAACTTTCAAAACTACTCAAACAAGGTTTTCTAAATAATAAAGAGTAATTTAATTTTTCAATGAGTTGGTCTGATAAGTATAAAAGATCAATAAACTGTGATAGTCCAAGTGGATTCTCACAGAAAGCTCATTGTGCTGCTCGTAAAAAAAGACAAGGGGGTGAAGAGACTAAATCAAAGTCTCCATTTAGAGAAATGCACGAAGTCAAACCTCATAAAACAGTTGAACAAATTGCAAAGAAGCATCGTCTTGAAGTTTCTTTCATAAAAAGACAACTTGAGATGGGTATTCCCATTGAACGTGAACACACTAAAGATAAAGATCTTGCAACTGATATTGCGTTACAACATCTTGATGAAATTCCAGATTATTACACTCGTTTGAAAAAAATGGAAGCGGATGCTAAAAAGCATCATAAAAAATTCAAAGATGTAAGTGAAGGAACTCTCCATCATTGGTTTAAGGGTTCTCGTTCTAAAGAAGGCAAACCTGGATGGGTTCAAGCAGATGGATCTCCTTGTGCAAATGAACCAGGAGAAACTAAAACACCAAAATGTTTTAGTAGTGCAAGATTAGCATCTCTAAAGGCAAAGGGTAAAAAAGGTGAATCTTTAATTAGATCAGCAGTTCGTAGGAAAAGAGAAAAAGATCCAGGTCAACAAGCAAAAACGGGTGGATCCAAACCAACAATGGTTTCCACTTTTGCTAAAGGTAAAGAAGATCCTAATTATGTAAAGGCAGAACCAGGAATCAAGGAAGCAATGGAAATTAACGAGGCACAAAAAGATAAACCAGGCAAAGGTAGTGGTAAAAAAGATGCCTGCTATAATAAAGTAAAATCAAGATATGACGTTTGGCCAAGTGCATATGCATCTGGAGCACTGGTCAAGTGTCGTAAGGTTGGTGCTGATAATTGGGGAACTAAGTCAGAGGAGACTCAAATGATCAGATATTGTCCAAAGTGCAAAAAAGACGAGACGAGAGATGAGTGCAAATATGGAGCAAAGTATTGGGATATGTTCTCAATGCCTCCTGCACTAACTACAAATCAACTAAAGTATAATATCGCCACTGTGCATCCTGGAAATTTCCCAGAGTCATATGATCACGAACACTCAATGGCTCGTTCTGAGATTTCAACCATTATTGCTGCTGCGAAGAGATTAAAGAAAAAAATGAAAGGTGAGGGTAATATTGAGGCGTGGGTTCAATCCAAAATTACTAAAGCAGCAGATTATTTAGATTCTGCAGCAGATTATGTTGATAGTGGAGAAATGAAAGTAAGTGAGGACTGCTGGGATGGATATGAGCAGATTGGAATGAAAAAGAAAGGAAAAAGAATGGTTCCAAATTGCGTTAAGAAGGAAGGATTTTCTAATTGGCGAGCAGAAATGGGTTTGAATGAAGATTGGCAGAAGGTCAATCGTCAAGATAAGACCGATGGTTTGAGTCAAAAAGCAGTTAATGCTTATCGCCGCGAGAATCCTGGTTCAAAACTTCAAACAGCAGTGACTGAAAAAAATCCAACGGGTAAAAGAGCATCAAGACGTAAATCATTTTGCTCACGTATGTCTGGAATGAAAAAGAGACTTACATCTACAGAAACTGCAAGAGACCCTGATTCCAGAATCAACAAAGCCCTTCGTCGTTGGAACTGTAACTAAAATGAAATCATTCAAACAATTCCTATCAGAAAGCGTCAACATTGCTGGCGACTTTAACGGAAATCTTTATATCAATGGATCTGAACCACAATCGCAACCAGTCGGTGAATCTTTTCTTGCTGATGTAGTTTGGCAAGGAAAACTATATCGATTGGAAGTTGAAGGTAAAATGATTGATAAAAATGCACTTGCCGAACAACTTCAGGGTGAATATCCTGGAGCAATTGTTCATAATGTTTATCCATTATCATCAGATTCTATCAAAATTAAAAACGCACAAAGATACAGACCAGAAAGCCTAACTTGGAGTGATTGATTTATGGCACAGTGGAATAAGAATGAACAAGATTATTTAAATCAAGAAAGAACTTTATTTGAAGTTTATAATATTGCAGATCACTGGGGAAACCAGACGGACTGGAGACCTCAGTTTTCTAATAACAACAGACTCAAAGTTGCTCCATTCCAAACAGTATTCTTCAACACTTTCCAGTATGGAAAAGAGACTGATGTATGGGATGAGAGAGTAGTTGGAGTAGGAACTGCAACCCACGATCCAGCATCTAGTAATGTTGTGATGCAAGTTGGTTCTACTGCAGGAAGTAAAGTCATTCGTCAAACTAGGACTGTAATGAGATATATTCCTGGTAGAGGTGCAACTCTTGCATTTGCAATTCGTCTTGAAGCACCAAAAGTAGGTATTTGCAGAAGATTTGGAATATTTGATGAGTATAATGGTGCTTACTTTGAGGACGATGGTGGAACATATTCATATGTAATTCGCAGTAGCACATCTGGAATTACTACAGAAACTAGAGTAACCAGAGATAATTGGAATGGTGAAAAGTTTGGTGGTGATGGATATACAGGAGTTGTTGCAGATCCAACAAAACAACAAATGATTTCAATTAACTATGAATGGTATGGTGCTGGAATTGTTCAGTTCAATTGGTTGATGAAGAATGAGACTATTCATAGTCATACTTTTGATAATGCAAATACCAATCCATATGTTTGGTGTTCTACTCCGTTCCTACCAATTCGTTGTGAAATTGAAAATGTAACTGGTGTTGCAGGAACTCATTACTTATATCAGGGTTCCAATTCTCTTATTCAGGAAGGAGAACCAGAAAAACTTGGAACTCTCGTCAGTCAAGGTAATGCTCTTAGTGGAACTACGATGACTGTTGCAAATACTTATTATCCAGTTCTCAGTATTCGTCTTAAATCAAATTCATTATCTGGCGTTGTTCTACCAAGATCACTACAAGTATCTACTAATGATAACACCAATGTATTCTGGAGATTGATTGAAAATCCAACTCTAGTCGGTGCAGCATTTACTGATCACGCAAACTCAGATGCAATTACTCAATATGATACCACTGCAACTTCTTTCACTGGTGGAAGAGTTCTTTTAAGTGGATTTGTTGTTGGTGGTGGTGGAAGTCAGGTAGTCATTGACGATAAAGCACAACTACAAGTTGGTAGAAGTGGTATTGGAACAATTAGTGATATTTACACTCTTGTATGTGCCTCACCTAACGCTAACAAAGCAGCACTTGCAATTATGAACTGGTTGGAACAGAGGTAAATTATTATGTCTAATGATGTATATTTGGGCAATCCTTTACTTAAAAAGGCAAATACCCCTATAGAGTTTACTGAAGAGCAAATTATTGAGTTCTTAAAGTGTAAAGAGGATCCTGTATATTTTGCAAGAAACTACATTAAGATCGTGTCTCTTGATCACGGTCTAGTTCCTTTTGAGATGTATCCGTTTCAAGAGAAACTGATTCATAATTTCCATAAGAATAGATTTAATATTTGCAAGATGCCCCGTCAGACGGGTAAGTCTACGACTTGTGTTTCATATCTATTACATTATGCAGTATTCAATGATAATGTGAATATTGCTATTCTTGCAAACAAAGCATCTACGGCAAGAGATCTTCTTGGAAGATTACAACTTGCTTATGAAAACTTACCAAAATGGATGCAGCAGGGTATTATATCTTGGAATAAAGGATCTCTAGAACTAGAAAATGGCTCCAAAATTTCATCTAACTCTACTTCGTCATCTGCTGTCCGAGGCGGATCCTATAATGTCATCTTTCTTGACGAGTTCGCTTTCATCCCAAATCACATTGCTGATGACTTCTTTGCCTCTGTTTATCCTACTATTTCTTCTGGACAGAGCACGAAGGTAATTATCGTATCCACACCACGCGGTATGAATCACTTCTACCGTATGTGGCATGACGCTGAACGGGGCAAGAACGAATATGTACCTACAGACGTTCATTGGTCTGAAGTGCCCGGAAGGGACGCTGCGTGGAAGGAACAAACGATTGCGAACACCTCCGAACAACAATTCAAAGTTGAGTTTGAATGTGAATTTTTAGGATCGGTTAATACACTCATCAACCCATCAAAACTGAGGAATCTTGTATATGAAGATCCGATCAAGAGAAATGCCGGATTAGATGTTTATGAAAATCCAAAAGAAGAGCACAACTATTTGATGACCGTTGACGTTGCTCGTGGATTAGGAAATGACTACTCTGCATTTATTGTTTTTGATATAACTAACTTTCCATACAAAGTAGTAGCAAAATATCGTAACAACGAAATCAAACCAATGCTATTCCCAAGCATTATTCACGAAGTAGCAAAAGGATATAATGATGCTTGGTTATTAGTTGAAGTTAATGATATTGGAGATCAGGTTGCTAATATTCTACATTTTGATCTTGAATATGATAATGTTTTAATGTGTGCGATGCGTGGTCGTGCTGGACAGATTGTTGGATCTGGATTTAGTGGTAAAAAGTCGCAGCTTGGTGTTCGTATGACCGCCGCTGTTAAAAAGTTAGGATGCTCTAACCTTAAAACTTTGTTGGAGGATGATAAGTTGTTGACTGTTGATTACGATATCATCTCAGAGTTAACAACGTTTGCACAAAAACATAATTCATTTGAGGCAGAAGAAGGTTGTAATGATGACCTAGCAATGTGTCTTGTAATCTTCTCCTGGTTAGTTGCTCAGGATTATTTCAAAGAAATGACGGATAATGATGTCCGTAAGAGAATTTATGAAGAGCAAAAAAATCAAATAGAACAAGATATGTCTCCATTTGGATTTATTTCTGATGGGTTAGATGATATGGATATGTTGATAGAGGATGGTACTGGAGATCGTTGGATGTTTGCAACTGCTACATCAGAAAACAAACCAATGGAAGTTTGGAATTTAGACGAATACGGTGATAGGTCGTATATGTGGGATTACAGGTAATTAAAGGGTAGGAATTTATAAATACTTTTAGAATAATTCTGGACTTGTAGGAGAATAAAGATGCCGCTAAATTTAGCATCTCCTGGGATTGTAGTAAGGGAAGTTGATTTAACCATTGGAAGAGCTACTCCTTCGTCAGACAAAATCGGTGCAATTGTAGCACCTTTTGCGAAAGGACCTGTAGATTCTCCAACTTTAGTACAAAATGAAAATGATTTATTGAATACATTTGGAGAACCATATAGTGTAGATAAGCATTACGAACATTGGTTAAGTGCTTCTTCTTATCTGGCGTATGGTGGATCTCTCAGAGTTGTAAGAGCTGATGATGCTGATATAAAAAATGCTTTTGTTGGAACTGCTTCTAGTGTAAAAATCAAGAGCTTAGACCACTATGAGCAACTAAATTATGATGAAAATACCATTAGCGGTGTTATAGTTGCTGCTAAGAACCCAGGATCTTGGGCAAATGGTCTTAAAGTTGCTATTATTGATGCAAAAGCAGACCAAATTCTGAGTGGAATTACCACTGCAGCAATATCTGTAGGATATGGTGTTACTCAGGCAATTAATTCCATTCTTCCTGGCGCTGGAACAACATCAGTGCTTAATGGTCACTTAAAAGGTGTTGTTACAGAAATTGGTGCAGGCACAATTGGTGTTAAAGTTCTTTCTTATGTTGCTTCAGGAACAGAAACTGCTGTAGATTATCAACCAGATGGTGTTTATGCATTCTCTGGATCTGGATCTGTCGCAATTCACACTAACGGACAATCAACATCATTTGCAACAACATCATACACTTCAGAACTTGACTGGTTTGATCAGCAAACTATCGGTTTAACAACCACATCAACAATCAATTGGAATAGTGTTGCTCCAAGACCATCAACAACTGCATTTGCTGCAGCTAGAAACTCAAGATTTGACGAAGTTCACGTTGTAGTTATTGACTCTTTAGGAGAAGTAACTGGAAACGCTGGAACTATTCTTGAGAAGCACCTGAGTCTTTCTAAGGCATCTGATGCCGAATTCTCTGCAGGATCTCCATCCTATTGGAGAAAATATATTGCACCTAATTCGCAGTATATTTTTGCTGGCGGAGCACCTACAGGAATTGTAACCACTGGTTTCAGTTCAGGTTTCAATCTTGCCTCTGATGTTGCTTGGGATCAACCTGCAGAAGGAGTTATCTTCGCTGCATCTGGAGCATCAACCAACACATTAACTGGTGGTAGAGATTACGGTGGAGCATCAGACCTATCAACTGCCGGATCCTTAACCGTCACTTTAGCAAGTCTGTCTGATGGTTATGATCTTTTCGAAAATACAGAGAATTTTAAAGTCGATTTCCTCTTAATGGGATCTGCTGGTTATGTTAAAGAAACTGCTCAAGCATTAGCAAACAAAATTATTTCAGTTGCAGAACTTAGAAAGGATGCGATTGCATTCATTTCACCATACAGAGGGGCAGCAATCACTGATACTTCTGTACAAACTGCAGAAACTATCTACTCGGCAGAAGATATCACAAGAAACGTTCTATCCTTCTATTCGCCAATCTCATCTTCATCTTATGCGATCTTTGATAGCGGATACAAGTATATGTACGATAGATTCTCCAATACTTTCAGGTATGTACCTCTAAATGGAGATATTGCTGGACTATGTGCCCGCAATGATATCAACAATTTCCCTTGGTATTCCCCAGCAGGTACTGCTAGAGGAGCAATCTTAAATGCAGTAAAACTAGCATACAATCCTTCAAAATCACAAAGAGATCGTCTTTACAGCGGCAGAATCAACCCAGTTATCTTCTCACCTGGAGCTGGAATCATTCTGTTTGGTGATAAGACTGGACTAGCAAAGGCTTCTGCTTTTGATAGAATCAACGTTCGTCGTCTCTTTGTTTATCTTGAAGATGCTATCTCACAAGCAGCAAAAGATCAACTCTTTGAATTCAATGATGAGATTACTAGAACAAACTTCGTGAACACTATTGAACCATTCCTCCGTGACGTTCAGGCAAAGAGAGGAATCTTTGATTACGTCGTTATTTGTGATGAAACAAATAACACTGCCGCTATTATAGATAATAATGAGTTTGTTGCTGATATCTACATTAAACCCTCCAGATCGATTAACTTCATCGGTCTAACCTTCATAGCCACCAAAACTGGTGTAGATTTTGAAGAAGTAATCGGAACATTCTAATTAACCTAGAGGTTTAGAAACTATGGCAACCAGAGAACAAATCAACAACATTCCTTTAAGGAAGATTACTGACTTCAAGAGCAAGTTAACCGGTGGTGGTGCTAGAAGTAACCTTTTTGAGGTTGAATTAGCATTCCCTTCAGCAGTTAGCGTTGATAATGCAATTCTTGATAAATCAAGATTTCTTGTAAAAGCAGCTGCTATCCCATCATCTAACGTTACTTCTCTTGAAGTATCTTTCAGAGGAAGAACTTTAAAGGTAGCAGGAGACCGTTCATTCGAATCTTGGACTATCACCGTTATCAACGACACTGATTTCGCAATCAGATCGGCATTTGAAAAGTGGATGAACTATATCAACAGACTATCTGATAACACTGGACAAACAAACCCAGCACTTTATCAGGCAGATGCTTATGTTCACCAGTTAAACCGTGATGGATCTATCTTAAGATCTTATCATATGTATGATCTATTCCCAACAAGCATCAGTTCAATGCCTCTTGATTATGGAACAGACTCTATTCAAGAGTTCACTGTTGAAATGCAAGTCCACTGGTGGGAAGCAATCAAAGGAACCTCCTCTTCAGCAGGCGGTTCTGATATCAACTAAATAGTACATACAAGGATCTAAGTTTATAAAATGGCGAAACTTTTTGGTTTTTCGATTGAGGATAACGAAGAAAAATCTAAATCTATAGTATCCCCCGTCCCTCCTACCGATGAGGACGGGGTTGATTATTATATTCAATCTGGATTTTATGGTCAATATGTAGATATTGAAGGAGTCTATAGAACAGAATTTGACTTGATGCGTCGCTATCGTGAGATGGCTTTGCATCCTGAGTGTGATAGCGCGATTGAAGATATTGTAAATGAAGCAATCGTAAGTGATCTCTATGACTCCCCAGTTGAGATTGAGCTTTCTAATTTAAATGCTAGCGATAAATTAAAAAAGGTTATCAGAGAAGAATTCAAGTCTATCAAGGAAATGATGGACTTTGATAGAAAATCTCACGAAATTTTTAGAAATTGGTACGTTGATGGAAGACTTTATTATCTAAAAGTTATCGATATTAAAAAACCTCACGAAGGAATTAAAGAGCTGAGGTATATCGACCCAATGAAAATGAAGCACGTTCGTCAAGAAAAGAAAATGACGGGCGTTAAAAATGAACCATTGGTTAGCAGACTAACATCAAACGCCTTATCAACTGATTCTGAAGCATCATATTCTGATATTGAAGAGTATTTCATCTATAGCCCAATGCCCAATTATCCAATGGGATCATTGAGCGGTGCTTCTAAGGGATCAGTTAAGATTGCAAAAGATTCAATTACTTATTGCACGTCTGGTCTTGTAGATAGAAATAAAGGAACTGTTCTTTCATATCTTCATAAAGCAATCAAAGCTCTCAATCAACTTCGAATGATTGAGGATTCTCTTGTTATCTATAGATTATCAAGAGCACCAGAGCGTCGTATTTTCTATATTGATGTAGGTAACTTACCTAAGGTAAAAGCAGAGCAATACCTTAAAGAAGTTATGTCTCGCTATCGTAATAAACTGGTTTATGACGCTAATACTGGTGAGATCAGAGATGATCGTAAGTTTATGAGTATGCTTGAGGACTTCTGGCTTCCTAGAAGAGAAGGTGGTAGAGGTACAGAAATCACAACTCTACCTGGTGGGCAGAACTTAGGAGAGATTGAAGATATTAAGTATTTCCAAAGAAAACTTTATAGAGCACTTGGAGTTCCTGAATCAAGAATTACCGGATCTGGCGATGGATTCAATTTAGGTCGTTCATCAGAAATTCTTCGTGATGAACTTCAGTTTTCTAAGTTTGTTGGTCGTCTGAGAAAGCGTTTTGCTCAGTTATTTAATGATATTCTCCGCACTCAACTTCTTCTTAAGAACGTTGTTTCTCCAGAAGATTGGGAAAGAATGGAGGATCATATTCAATATGACTTCCTGTATGATAATCATTTCTCAGAGTTAAAAGAAGCAGAACTTCTCACTAATCGTCTAACACTACTGACCACAGTAGAGCCATACATTGGGAAGTATTACTCGACCGAGTATGTCCGTAGAAAAATACTACGACAGACTGACTCGGAGATCATTGAGATTGATGAACAAATTGAAGATGAAATTGAAAAAGGAATTCTTCCAGATCCTAATGCACCCGTTGATGAAATGGGCAATCCATTACCCCCAGGTGGTGAAACTGCAGGTCAAGCAATAGAACAAGGTGCAGGTGGAGAAGTTCCAATTGAACCCACAGTTAGTGCTCCAGAAATGGAAATAAAAGAACCCAAAGGTGGGAAGATATAAATAATCTTATAAATGCAAACCAATTTTATGGAAGAACTTATCGATTTGATTGCAACTGACGGAGCTCCTTCGGACGTTTCCGACAGAATTAAAGAATTACTATATGCTAAAGCTGCTGAGAGAGTAGATTCTGCTCGTCCAGAGATTGCAGCATTAATGTTTGGTGATGCTGAAACCCCCGGAGATGAAGAATAATGGCTGTAAAAATTATCCAAAATGTAAACAAAATATCTGCAAATCCTGGAGTTGCTGCTACTAGCAATCCTATTGCATTAAAAAGCGGTTATCTTAGAGTTTCTATTGCATCTTCTGGAGTAGGTTGTTATGTTGTCGTTGGAAATGATCCAGTAGCGACAACAAATGATTTTCATGTTGGTACATACACCGCTGAAGTTTTAAAGGAAAGGCTTGCTAGGCAAAAAATAGCTGGTATTACTACAGGAACAACTACAACTCTCATTTTTGAGAATAATGCAGGTAATCCATTTTTAAGCACTGATTATGTTTCTATTGAAGGAGCTCCAACTGCTGGAATTAATACTACACATAAGTCAATTGTGTCGTTAACTGATTCATCAGTTACAATTAATTTCAATAGTTCTTCAATTGTTTCACCAAATATAACTGGTGCTGATTTAGTTAGAAGCGTAAAAGTTTCTGCATATACACCAGATACTAATCTTGGAGTTAGTGTTACAGAAGTAGTTCAACTAGTTTCCGAATAAAAAAATGAAACTCATCACAGAAGAAATTCAAAAGGTAGAATTTGTTACCGAAGGAAAAGGACCTCAAAGGAAAATGTACATTGAAGGAGTATTCCTTCAGGGTGATATTTGCAATCGCAATGGAAGAATGTATCCAATGGAAACTCTTTCACGCGAAGTAAAAAGATATAACGAAACTTTTGTTTGCAAAGGTCGTGCTCTTGGAGAACTTGGGCACCCAGATGGTCCAACCGTAAACCTTGACCGTGTTTCTCATAAAATTGTTTCTCTTGAGCAAGATGGAACAAATTTTAGAGGTAAGGCACAACTTCTAGAAACTCCAATGGGTAAGATTGCAAAATCACTTATTGGTGAAGGTGTTTGTCTTGGTGTTTCTTCTCGTGGTGTTGGTTCACTCAAAATGACCAATGAAGGTCATAAAATTGTTGGCGAAGATTTTATGCTAGCAACTGCTGCAGATATCGTTGCCGATCCTTCTGCTCCTGACGCTTTTGTTCAGGGAATTATGGAAGGAAAAGAGTGGGTTTGGGAAGGTGGAATCCTTCGTGAGAAACTTGCAGAATCTGCAAAACGTAGAATTAACACTCTAGTAGATGAAAAAAGACTTCAGGAACATAAAATTCAATTGTTCCAAGAGTTTCTTTCAAATCTATAATTTATAAATAAATATAGATTATAAACAAAGATCTAAACAAATGTCCGTTGGTAGAAATTTACAAGAAATGGAAAACGTAGTAACCAAAGGGGCAGCACCTGCCGAACCAATGCATTCTGGTACTGGAGCTATTACTCCAGGTCAAACCGGTGGTTGGGAAGATTTAGGTGGTCCTACTCCAGAAAACTATCGTCCAGACGACGATTCGGCTGCTCTCAAAACTCCTGGAGCTACTCTTGCTCAAGTAAGAAACGTGGTTAATGCTAAAGCAGCTGCTGCAGAAGCACCACACTCATCAGCAACTCCAGTTTCACTTCCTGGACAAGGTGTTAAGGAAGAGACTGAAGAGGATGAGGATCTTGTCGATGAGGAAGAACTTGATGAAGATGAGGAAGTAGTCGCTGAGGCTGCTGAAGAGGAAGAGGAAGAGGGTGGTAAGAAAAAAGGTAAGAAGAAAATGGAAGAAGAGTTCAACATCGATGAAGATGTTAATGCTCTTCTCGCTGGTGAAGAGCTTTCTGAGGAATTCCAAGAGAAAGCACGCACTATCTTCGAAGCAGCAATCAAGTCTAGAGTTGGTGAAATTAAAGAGCAACTCGAAGAGTCGTATGCTGCTGCTCTCGTAGAAGAGATCGAAGCAATTAAAGAAAATCTTACCGATCGTGTTGATGCATACCTTGAGTATGTTGCTGACGAGTGGATTCAAGAGAATGCACTTGCAGTTGAGCACGGTCTTAAGACTGAAATGACCGAATCATTCCTCCAAGGAATGAAGAGTCTTTTTGAAGATCATTATGTAACAATCCCTGAAGATAGATATGATGTTATCGAGAGTATGGTAGATAAACTTGATGAAATGGAAGAAAAACTCAACGAGCAAATTCAAAGAAATGTTGCTCTGAATAGAAGATTAGCAGAGTCGGTTGCTGATGTAATCTTTGCAGAAGTCGCTGAGGGTCTCGCACTTTCTCAGAAGGACAAACTCGCTTCTCTTGCCGAAAATGTTGAGTTTGATAGTGAAGAGAGCTATCGTGAGAAACTGGTAACTCTAAGAGAATCTTATTTCTCAACTAGAACTGCTGGTACTCAAAGAAACGCTAGTGAAAATCTGTCTGAGTCAACCGATCTGAGCAATGCTCAGGAAGTTGGAGGCACAATGGGTGCCTATCTTCAGACTCTCCAAAGAGTTTCTAAAAAGTGATTTTTAAATCATAAAACATCAAACTTACACTTCTAAAGTAAAGAGGTAAAAATCAAATGCAAATGTTCAATACCGAGCAATTGCAGGAGAAGTGGGCACCGCTCCTCGACTACGAAGGTCTTGATCCAATCAAAGATTCACATCGTAGAGCTGTAACCGCAATCCTGCTCGAAAACCAAGAAAGAACCATTCGTGAAGAGCGTGAGTTCCTTTACGAATCTCCAACCAATAGCACCGGCACCAGCACTGGTACTGGTACTGGTTTCAGTGCTGCAAGCACTGGCGCTATGCAAGGTTTCGATCCCGTACTGATCTCACTGATCCGTCGTTCGATGCCTAACCTGATCGCTTACGATCTCTGTGGCGTTCAGCCAATGAACGGTCCTACTGGACTGATCTTCGCAATGCGTTCACGCTACACCAGCCAGGCTGGAAACGAAGCCTTCTACAACGAAGCAGATTCTGCATTCTCTGGTCAGGACAGCGGATTCAACAATACCAACGGTTGGACCGGTGGTAACGTTGGTATGGGTACTACCTCCCAACAGGGACTCAACCCAGCAATCCTTGATGGTTCTAACCAAGCAAACAACGCTGCTCCTGGTGTTAACCAGTACAACGTTGGTCAGGGAATGAGAACCGATGAAGCTGAATCACTTGGCGAATCGGAGCAGTTCAACCAGATGGCTTTCTCGATCGAGAAGGTCACCGTAACTGCTAAGTCACGCGCACTCAAGGCTGAGTACAGCTTAGAACTCGCACAAGACCTGAAGGCAATTCACGGTCTGAATGCAGAAGCTGAGCTTGCTAACATCCTCAGCACTGAGATTCTTGCTGAAATCAACCGCGAAGTTATCCGCACCATCTACAAGGTTGCTAAGCCTGGTGCTCAAGTTAACACCGCTACCGCTGGTACTTTTGACCTCGACGTTGACTCCAACGGTCGTTGGTCGGTTGAGAAGTTCAAGGGTCTGATCTTCCAGATCGAGCGTGATGCAAACGCAATCGCTCAGCAAACTCGTAGAGGAAAGGGTAACACTATCCTTTGCTCTGCTGACGTTGCTTCGGCACTTGCAATGGCTGGTGTTCTCGATTACACCCCTGCACTCAATGCTAACCTGAACGTTGATGATACCGGCAACACCTTCGCTGGTGTTCTCCAAGGTAAGTATCGCGTATACATTGACCCATATTCGGCAAACGTATCTGCTAACCAGTTCTACGTTGTCGGTTATAAGGGTTCTAGCCCATATGATGCTGGTCTGTTCTATTGCCCATATGTACCTCTGCAGATGGTACGTGCCGTTGGCGAGAATACCTTCCAGCCTAAGATCGGCTTTAAGACCCGTTATGGAATGGTTGCAAACCCATTCGCACAGGGTCTTGATGTTGGCGCTGGTGCTCTGACCACCAACGCAAACAACTACTACAGAAGAGTTAAGGTTGCTAACCTGATGTGATTTAATTCACAACTTCTTCAAGAGGGTCTTCGGACCCTCTTTTTTTATCTAAATACAAATAAAAAATGGCTTGTAATTTTCCAAATCAAATTACGAATAGAAATTTTTTATCTCCAGTTGGATTTAAGTTTACCTTAGCAAAAGAACCAACTGTTCCATTTTTTTGTAATTCAGCAAGAATCCCAGAAATTACTCTTTCCATTTTGCAACAACCAACCTATCTCAAGGATCTTGATGTTCCTGGTGGTAAGTTGCAATATGGGGATTTAATTCTCAGATTCATTGTTGATGAGAATATGGAAAATTATATGGCGATTCATAATTGGTTGACTGGTCTTGGGTTTCCAGAAACAACACAGCAATATAAAGATCTGATCACAGACAGGGATGGTATTCTTGATCCGAAAGAAGCATTTAGTGATGGAAGTCTATATGTTCTCAACAGCAGTTACAATACCAGTGCGATTGTAAAATTTAAAGACTTATTTCCAGTATCACTGTCGTCATTGGAATTTGATTCCACACAAACTGACGTTCAATACTTTACAGCAGACGTTGCTTTCAAGTATACTGTCTATAATGTCTTAGACACGAACAACAAACCCTTATGAATCTTGATGAAATCCAGGAGATGTGGCAGAGAGATTCTGTTATAGATCCTGATAATTTACACGATGAATCTTTAAAAATTCCTCAACTTCACGCAAAGTATTATACAATCTACAATACTATTACGCTACTGAGAGAAAAGGCTAGAGAAGCATACAACAAAACAAAATTAGAGCGCCACAACTACTACACAGGAAAGGCACCAATAGAGGTCTACGAAGAAGAACCATTTCCGTATAAAGTTAGAGACAAAGAAGCGTTACAGAGGCATATGGACGCTGATGAGAGGTTGAATAAACTTGATCTCAAGATTCGCTACTACGACATTATGCTTAAGTTCCTTGAAGAAGTTATTAAGACTATCTCCAATAGAACCTACCAAATCAAGAATGCTATTGAGTGGCATCGTTTCCAGGCAGGATTTAATTAAGAGAATAAATACCCATAGATACATTATGGGTATATGTCTCATCTGGTGATATCAAAAAAGAATGAAGTATATTTGCAGGTAAAGGCAGAGCCTCACGTCTATTATGAACTTGCGGATCAGTTCACATTTGACGTTCCTGGCGCAAAATTTATGCCCCAGTTTCGCAACAGACACTGGGACGGAAAAATTCGTCTATTTAATACACAAACTGGTGAGATCTACGTTGGTTTGTTAGATAAGATTACTCGTTTCTGTGAAAATCACGAGTATACTTATGAGTTTACAAATAATAAATTCTATGGTCTTCCCTTTGAAATCAACGAAATGATTTCAAAAGAGGGAGTCAAAGATTATATGACTTCTATTTGCAAGTATGCTCCCCGCGAGTACCAAGTTGAGGGAGTATACGACGCTTTACGACATAATCGAAAGTTGTTGATATCTCCAACTGCTTCTGGAAAGTCGTTGATGATATATTCGATTGTGAGATATTACGTTGAGAAAGGACAAAATACTCTGATAGTCGTTCCGACGACATCCCTTGTAGAGCAGATGTATAAAGACTTTGCAGATTATGGGTGGGATGTGGGTTCATATTGCCACAAGATATACGCAGGTAAAGAAAGAGAAACAGACTCTCAGGTGATCATTACAACCTGGCAGTCCATCTACAAACTTCCCCGTCAATACTTTTCAAGATTTAATGTGGTCGTTGGAGATGAAGCACACCAGTTTAAATCAAAGTCATTAGTATCTATAATGACTAAACTTTCTGATGCAAAATATCGTTACGGTTTTACAGGAACATTAGACGGTACACAAACACATAAGTGGGTTCTAGAAGGTTTATTTGGTCCTTCTTATAAGATTATTAAAACTGAAGAATTGATGAAAAAAGGTCACGTAGCTAAACTGGACATCAATATACTTCTATTGAAACACCCACCGAATAAGTTTGAGACTTTTGAAGATGAAGTTCAATATATTATCAATCACGAAAAAAGAAACAAGTTCATTAAGAACCTTGCCTTAGATCTTAAAGGTAATACTCTAATTCTATTTTCTAGAGTAGAAGGTCACGGTCAACCTTTGTATGATCTCATAAATAAGAGTACCAATGAAGATCGTCACATCTTCTTTGTTCACGGTGGTATCGATACAGAAGATAGAGAAAAAGTCAGAGAAATTACTGAAAAAGAAAATAACGCAATCATCGTTGCTTCTTACGGAACTTTTTCTACTGGAATCAATATTAAAAACTTACACAATGTTATCTTTGCTTCTCCTAGTAAATCAAGAATCCGAAATCTACAATCAATCGGAAGAGTTCTGAGAAAAGGAGATAATAAAACTAAAGCAACTTTATATGATATTGCCGATGATATCAGTTATAAGTCAAGAAAAAATTATACACTTAATCACTTAATCGAAAGAATCAAAGTTTATAACGAAGAAAACTTTAATTATGATATTGTAAATATACCTTTTAAAAACTAATGGGAGAAGAGTTTTACGCTATTATAAAACTTATATCAGGAGAAGAAATACTCTCTCTTGTAATGATTGATGAGAATGATGGAGATCCAATCATTGTTCTCCAAAATCCTGTAACTATGAAAGCTTTTCATAATCAACAAGGAATGCATATTAAGGTTAAACCTTGGATAGAAATGTCTTCTGATGATTTCTTTATGATTCGTCTTGATAAAGTAATCACTATGACTGAAACTAAAGATAAGAAGTTAATTCAAATCTATGATGATTACATCTCAGAAGATGATGGAATTGATGTTTACAATTCTTCTGGTAAGATTAAACTATCTCAAAAGATGGGTTACATCTCTTCTGTGGAAGATGCTCGCAAGAAACTTGAAAGGATCTTTAAAGGTCTTAAAGAAAGATAGATTCTCATCTTCAATGGAGACAAACCTAGTCTACACACATTTTTATATCTTGTCAAGCCCCCTATAGTATGGTATAATAACCATACGTTATATTAAATGAGTCCAATGTTATGCCCAAGAAGAAAACAGAACATTATGTAAACAACAAAGAATTATTAGAAGCACTTATAGTATACAGAACTAAGGTTGCTGCTGCTAAAGAGGCAGGTCTTCCTAAACCCCGTATTACAAATTACTTGGGTGAGTGTTTTCTAAAGATTGCGACTCATTTATCATATAAACCAAACTTTGTGAACTATATGTTCCGTGAGGATATGATCTCTGACGGAATTGAAAATTGTGTTCAATATATTCATAACTTTGATCCAGAGAAATCCAAGAATCCTTTTGCTTATTTTACTCAGATTATTCACTACGCATTTCTGAGGAGAATCCAAAAGGAAAAGAAACAATTGGATATTAAGACAAAGATTATCGAACGCACTGGATTTGATGAGGTGATGATGGTTGACGATAGCTTGCTTTCTGGGCACAGTTCGGAGTATAATAGTATCAAAGACGCTATTCAGTATCGTAATAAGTAATGCTCCATAGTGTATAAATAATTATAACATTACGGAGCACTATGCCTAACCAATATAGTAAGGGTAGGGAAAATAGATTAAAAGCAATAGAAGAGGGTAAAAAAACTTATATTGGTTCTACTGCTTGTAAACATTGTGGTAGTTATGAAAAGTATGTTTCTATTTCCAGTTGTGCCCCCTGTTTAAAAAAGAAAGGTCTAGAAAAACTCAATAATGAAGAGTTGATGAAACCTTATAGGACAAAAGAGAAATCCAAAAAAAGATTGGATATATGGAGAGAAGAAAATCCTGAAAAATATCAAAACCAATATAAAAATGATATTGCCAGACAAAAATGTAAAGAATACTATCATAACAATAAGGAAAATGTAAAAGATACTTATCTACAAACAAATTATGGTATCACTTTAGAAGATTATAATTTTTTATTAGAAGACCAAAATAAAAAATGTAAAATATGTAATAGTGAATGCTCTACTGGAAAAAGTCTAGCAGTAGACCATAACCACGAAACTGGAAAAGTTAGAGGATTATTGTGTAAAAATTGTAATATTGGTTTGGGAATGTTTTTTGATAACATTGACTTTCTTGAGTCTGCCGTGCTATACTTGAAATCTAGTTAAGACTTATTATGCGTATCGGCTTAATCACGGACACCCATTTTGGCGCGAAAAAAGGTTCTAAGCATCTTCACGATTATTTTGAACTCTTTTACAAGAATGTATTTTTTCCTGCCCTTGAAGAGAACAATGTAGAGGCAGTCATTCATATGGGTGATGCTTTTGATAGTCGCAAGTCAATTGATTATCAAAGTCTTGAGTGGTCAAAAAGAGTTGTATTTGATCCACTCAAAAAGTATGATGTCCATATGATTATTGGAAATCACGATACTTATTACAAGAATACCAATAGTGTAAACTCACCAGAACTTATTCTTCAAACTTATTCTAATATAAGCACTTATAGTGATCCGACAGAAGTTAATATTGGTGGATTGAAAATTTTATTTTTACCTTGGATTAATCAAGAAAATGAAGCAAAAACTCTCAAACTTATTGAAAAGACTACTAGCAAGTGTGCGATGGGGCACCTTGAACTCCAAGGATTTAGAGTTAATCGACAACTCATTATGGAGCACGGTTTGGAAAGCAAACTATTTGAGAAGTTCGAACGAGTCTACTCGGGACACTATCACACTCGATCGAACAACGGAAAAGTCTTCTATCTAGGCAATCCTTATGAGATGTATTGGACTGATGTAAATGATACTCGGGGATTTCATATTTTTGATACCGAAACATTAGAGCACACTCCAATCAATAATCCTTATAAATTATTCTATAACGTTTACTATGAGGATACTCCCTATCAATTGTTTGATACGACGGAGTATGAAAACAAGATTGTGAAAGTCATTGTCCGTAAAAAGTCTAAACCAAAAGATTTTGAAAAGTTTATTGATAAACTTTATACGGCAGGAATCCAAGATCTCAAAATCGTAGAGAACTTTGATATTCAAGAGAACGAAGATTTTGAGGTTGATGAAGAAGAAAATACAATGTCTATTCTAAATCGTTACATTGACGAAGCAGAATTTGAATTTGATAAAAATATTATCAAAGGCATTTTTCAAGATCTTTATCGACAAGCTTGCGAGGTAGAATAAAATGTTTCTCCTTACTCTCAAAGATAGAAAAGACGATGGTGCATATGCCGTTCAAGATCAATATGGGCATAAAGTTTTATTTCTGTTTGAGGATGAGGATGACGCCACCCGTTATGCTTTGATGTTAGAAGATCAAGAAGATCAAGAAATGGATGTTGTTGAAGTTGACGACGACCTTGCTATAAAGACTTGTAAGCTGTATAATTACAAGTATGCTGTGATCACTCCTGACGATATCGTAATTCCTCCTAAAAATGTTGCTATTTCACAAGATTAGATACAAGAACTTTCTTTCATCTGGGAATCAATTCACAGAGATTGACTTTGAAAAACATCATACAAATTTGATTATTGGAACAAATGGTGCAGGTAAGAGCACGATGTTGGATGCTCTCACATTTGTTTTATTCAATAAGCCATTTCGTAAGATCAATAAACCTCAATTGGTGAATACCACCAATGAGAGAGACTGTTTGGTTGAGATTGAGTTTTCTGTAAATAGTCGTGATTATCTTGTTCGTCGCGGAATCAAACCAAACGTATTTGATATTGAAGTAAACGGACAATCACTTCACAAGGAAGCAGATGATCGTGCAAATCAGAGAATTTTAGAGGAGAATATTCTCAAAGTAAACTACAAGTCTTTTACTCAGATTGTAATTCTGGGTAGCAGTACTTTTGTTCCTTTTATGCAACTACCGACAGCACATCGTCGTGAAGTGATTGAAGATCTTCTGGATATTCGTATCTTTTCTGCAATGAATAATCTCATTAAAGATAAGATTCGTACTCAAAAAGATCAGGTCAAGTCTCTTGAGTTGCGTAAAGAGAACCTGAAAGAAAAAATGAAGATGCAGCAAAACTTCATTGAAGAACTTGAGAATCGTGGAAATGCCAATATAAACGCCAACAAAGAAAAAATTACCAACTTGGACAATGAAGTTGGCATTTATCTGACTGAGAATGCCAAGATTGGGGAAAATGTTTTCAAGTACACCAAAGAGCAAGAAGAGGTTGTTGGTGCTGGAGATAAGTTAGTAAAGCTTAACAATCTTAAAGGTAAAATTTCTCAGAAAGTATCTGCTATTACCAAAGAACATAAGTTTTTCACTGAAAATACGGTATGCCCTACTTGTACTCAGACTATTGAGGAAGAATTTCGGTTAAATAGAATTACGGACGCTCAAAATAAAGCAAAGGAACTCCAGAAAGGTTTTCAAGAACTTGAGGAGACTATAAAGTTAGAACAAGAACGAGAGCGTCAATTTACCGTTCTTTCCAAGGAGATTACGAAACTCAACCATGAGATTTCTCAAAACAATACTCGGATATCACTTAACCAGCGACAAATCCGAGATCTTGAAACTGAAATTCAAACAATTACCAATCAACTTGAAAACCGAAATACTGAACATGAAAAGCTAGAAGAATTTCGGGATAATCTCCAAAAAACATTCGAAGACCTTTCAAAGAAAAAAGAAGAAATCGTTTATTACGATTTTGCCTATTCCTTACTCAAGGACGATGGTGTAAAAACGAAGATCATTAAGAAGTATCTTCCGTTCATAAATCAGCAGGTGAATCGTTATCTTCAGATGATGGACTTTTATATTAATTTCCATCTGGATGAAGAATTCAACGAAACGGTAAAATCACCCATTCACGAAGACTTTTCTTATAGCTCCTTCAGTGAGGGTGAAAAAATGAGAATTGACCTTTCCCTTCTCTTTACTTGGAGAGAAGTCGCCAGAGTCAAAAACTCCGTCAATACTAATCTGCTGATTATGGATGAGGTATTTGATTCTTCACTTGATGGTTTTGGAACTGATGAGTTTCTGAAAATCATTCGTTACGTCATCAAGGATGCTAATATCTTCGTGATTTCTCATAAGGCAGACTTGCATGACAAATTTGAAAGTGTCCTACGCTTTGAGAAGGTCAAGGGTTTCTCCCGTATGATATCCCCATAAGCACAAGACCGATGAAAGTCCCAAACTGGCAGCACCATTCCAAGAAGGAGCAGAAACGGAAACTGAAACCGCAAGCACTTCGACAAGCAAAGGCACGACTCAAAGCCTTCAAGAAAAAGCACTCCGAAAGGGGTGTTTTTTTTATAAATATCTAAAAAGTATCTTTTGAAAATGTACGGTAAAAAATATCAAGATTTGGTGGAAGCATATCAAAAAGTTTATGAGCAAAAGATTGGTGTTCCTACCGATAATCCTGATGCAACTCTTCAGAAAATAATAGATAAAAATCCAAAATATGGTGGGGGAAAAGTTGTTCCTTTAACACCATCTAAGAGTGCAAATGTACAAAACGCACATTATGAACTAGAAGGTGAATTAATTGATGAGGATTTTGATATCTATGATGAGGTATTTGAATATCTTGTTAGTGAAGGATGTACAGTAGAAGAATCTAAGTACATTATGACTTATGTTGTGGAGCAAGGTATGCATCCACAAGAAGTTATTGGTAGAGGGATTGCAAATCTTCTTGGATTTGATAAACCACATCCAACAGAAGTATTTGCTCGTGGTTTGAAAAAAATGCTTTACCCAAACAAACCAGTTCAAGTAAAAGCACCTAAACCACCTGTAAAGGCAACTGCAAAACCAACAACTTCAAAGCCAAATCCATATAGACCTGGAGCAACTGTTCGTGCTACTGGTCCAAATATGGATAAGTTTCCCGAACTAAGAAGATTTGCTGATCAGGGAAGAAAAGTTGCTGAACCAGCTGCTAAAACTTTAGGCGCAGCTGCAGCAGTAAGGAACATTACTCCCGCAGGTGTTGCTGCTTCAGTAATGGCTCCTAGACCTACTGGAGATGCAACTCTCTCCGGTGCTTTAAAGAGAGGTGATTATAAACCAAAGCAAGGTCCAAAAAATCCTGATCAGGGATTAACAAGAGCTCAATCCTTTGATAAAGCATATGGTGCTGCAAAGGCAAAAGGTGGAATGGGATCTACATTTAGTTGGAGTGGAAAGAATTACAAAGTATATTGATCTTATAAATAACTAAAAAGTATTAGCAGAAATGGACATTCAAAAAGAATATGCAGGTTTGATGGAAGCATTTAATGCTGTATATGAAAATCAAGAGCAACTTGATGAAGCTATGTCTTCTTACGATAGAAATCGTCAAAGAGCAGCACAAAGAGCAGCAGCAAGAAACGAAGCTAGAAAGCAAGGAAAAACTGGAAATGTTCCTGGTGTAGGTTATGTTTCCCCAAGACCCGAAAGAGAAACTTATAGAGATTCTGCTGGTGTAGAAAGACATAAAACTGGCGCTAGAATGCCTAAAAAGGAAGATCAAAAAGAATCCTTTGATTTTTTTGATGTTATTCTTGAGCACCTGGTCGCAGAAGGTTACGCTGATACTAATCAAGCAGCACTTGCTATTATGGCGAATATGAGTGAAGAGTGGAAGAAGAGCATTGTTGAGCAAGATTTAACTGCCAGACAAAAATACTTAGTGGGTAAAGTTGGTGAGATGAATAAAAGAGAACCTGGATCTGCCCATAAGTATACTCCAGGTAAGCAGAATCCTGGTGCTGCATTAGATAGAGCTAATACCTCGGCAATGCAAATGCGTGGAGTCTGAATCCACTTCCCAAACTGTCCACACGGAGGTCTTCGGATCTCCTTTTTTTGTATAATAGTCTTATACGAATCAGACCTATGACCGTCCGCCACGAAATCAAGTCCCAACTTGCTAAACTGCTTGCTACTGAAGACCTTGTGGTTGAGCACAAGAAGGTAGAGACTGCTTGTTTTAATGTCCATACAAGGGTATTGACCTTACCTATGTGGGAAAAAGCAAGTGATAATATTTACACTATGCTTGTTTTGCACGAAATTAGCCACGCCCTTTGGACCCCAAATTATGATTGGACTAAAGAATGTAAAGTCCCAGCGACTTTTGTAAATATTTGTGAGGATGTGCGGGTAGAAAAACTTTGTAAAAGAAAATATCCAGGTTCCCCTAAAAGTTTTTATAACGGATATAAAGAACTTGCCGATGAAGATTTCTTCCAAATCAAGGATGATAATCTGGATACTTACAATCTTGCCGACCGTGCAAACCTGTGGTTCAAGGTTGGTAACTATGTTGATGTGCCGATTGAGCGTGGCGAAGAGACTGAGATTATCAATCTGATTGCTGATACTGAGACCTTTGCCGATGTTCTGATTGCTGCAGAGGCACTTTATAAGTATTGCAAGCACAAGCAAGAGGAAGAAACCAAGACTCCGATGGATAATCTGGAATCGCAGGATTCTGGTGCGAGTCAACAACTTGCTTCTGATTTTACAGACCAGCAGGAAGGTGAGAATGACCAACCTCAGGATGAAACTTCCGAATCTCCTACCTCTAGTGAAACTGGGCAAGAGAAGCAACCTACTGCTCAGAGTCCTGATGTTGGTGAGGAACCTGAAGTCAAGACGATGGAAAATCTTGAGGAAGCACTCAAGGAACTTATTAATAATGATGGGTATGAGAATGTCTATCTGGAACTGCCTAAACTTGACCTGAATAAAATTATTGTCTCCAATGCAGAGATTCACGATAGGTGTAAAGAATCTTGGGATTCTTTCCTTGTAGACCGTGAATGGAAATCTGAGGATGTATTTGGTGGAGTTGATAGGGATTTTGTAGAATTCAAGCGTTCTGCTCAGAAGGAAGTCAACTATCTGGTGAAAGAGTTTGAGTGCCGCAAGGCAGCAGATTCCTATGCCCGTGCTACAACTGCTCGCACTGGTGTTCTGGACTGCACCAAACTTCATACCTACAAATACAACGAAGACCTTTTCAAAAAAGTCACCACTCTTTCTGATGGTAAGAATCACGGTCTGGTGTTTGTACTGGACTGGTCTGGTTCTATGTGTGAAGTGATGATGGATACGGTCAAGCAACTGTTCAACCTTGTTTGGTTCTGTAAAAAAGTTGCAATTCCATTTGAGGTTTATGCTTTCACTACTGATTATCCTCTGGTGAAGTATGATGAGGACGGTAAGGCAAATATCCGCGAACTTGCCTATAAGAAAAAGGATGGTCTTGTTCAGGTTGGCGAATGGTTCTCTATGATGAATCTTCTCACCAGTAAAGTGAACAGTAAGACTCTGGATGAGCAGATGAAGAATATCTTCCGTCTTGCTGCTTCCTTCCGTTATCATTCTCACGTTTCCTATCAGCCTCCTATGGGTATGAGTCTTTCGGGCACCCCCCTGAATGAGGCACTGATTTCTCTTCACCAGATTCTTCCTAAGTTCCAGAAGGAAAACAAACTCCAGAAAGTTCAGTGTGTGATTCTGACTGATGGTGAGGGTGCGATGCTCAAGTATCACCGTGAAATTCAACGTCGCTGGGAGGAAGATGCTTTTATGGGCACCTCACATATCGGTCCTAATGCTTTCATCCGTGACCGTAAGACTGGTATGACCTATTCTTGTGATTGTGATTATCACGAGTTCACTGATGTTATGCTTCGCAATCTTCGGGATAGGTTTACCGATATCAACTTCATTGGTATTCGTGTTCTTGAATCGCGTGATGCTGGTAGTTTTATTCGCCGCTATTGTGGGTTTTATGGACCTGATTATGAAAAAGTGATGTCTGCTTGGAAAAAAGAAAAGGCATTTACCATCAAGAAGTCTGGTTATCATTCTTACTTTGGTCTCTCTGCTAATGCCCTTGCCCAGAACAGTGAGTTTGAAGTTGCAGAAGATGCTACCAAGTCTCAAATCAAATCTGCTTTTGTGAAGAGTCTGAAATCTAAAAAGATGAACAAGAAGATTCTTGGTGAGTTTGTGGAACTTGTTGCCTGATAAATAATTTTAAGGAATTCTATTAGGTCTAATGAGCAGATTCTCAGACTTGTACACAGAAAAAACACCAGATCTTGAAACGTTGGATGGTTATAATGAGGACGCAAGAGATCGTGATGGTGATGGAATTGTTCAAGAGGGCACTCCATTTGAGAGACCAGTATCGGTTAAATTTTCAAAGAAAAAAACTAGGTAACCACTTTCCAAACTGTCATAAGGGGCACTTGGTTGCCCCTTTTTTATTGCTATAATATCTTCAGTTAACAAAACCACCTAACTACATTATGTCTCGCAAGTCTTCTGTGAACGACCAGCAACTCATTGAAAGCATCAAAGAACTCTATGGTTCTGAAATTACTTCTGGCGACCTCAAAGGTTTCTGTGCTTCTCGTAGTCTCAACTATCAGACCGTGACTCGTCGCCTTGAAGGTTATAAGACTGCTCGTGGTCGTTGGAACCTGGAAGTGACCCCTAGCGTTGTTGGTAAAATGGAGCAGGCATATCAAGCACCCGCTGCTCTGCCTGCTGTTGAACAAAACCTCATTCCTGATAAAGATGATACCTTCGTCAAGTTTGGTAACTTTGGTGATATTAAAAAAATTATTCAGTCCCGTATCTTTTACCCTGCGTTTATCACGGGTCTGTCGGGTAACGGTAAAACGTTCTCGGTGGAGCAAGCGTGTGCTCAACTCAAGCGTGAAATGATTCGTGTGAATATCACTATTGAGACTGACGAGGATGACCTGATTGGTGGTTTCCGCCTTGTGAACGGTGAAACTGTCTGGCACAACGGTCCTGTGGTGGAAGCACTTGAGCGTGGCGCTATCCTGCTGCTGGATGAAATTGACCTTGCATCTAATAAGATCCTGTGCCTGCAATCCATTCTCGAAGGTAAGGGTGTGTTCCTCAAGAAGATCGGTCGCTTCGTGAAACCTGCTGCTGGTTTTAATGTGGTCGCCACCGCTAACACCAAAGGTAAGGGTTCTGATGATGGACGCTTTATCGGCACCAATGTTCTCAACGAAGCATTCCTTGAGCGTTTCCCCGTGACCTTTGAGCAGTCCTATCCTGCCCCTGCTACTGAACAGAAGATCCTGGAAGGCATCGCTCTGGACCTTGGCGTGGAAGACCGTGACTTCTGTAAGCGTCTTGTGGACTGGGCAGACATCATCCGTAAGACCTTCTATGATGGTGGTATTGAGGAAATCATCAGCACCCGCCGCCTGACCCACATTATCCGTGCCTACAGCATCTTCCAAGACAAGGCAAAGGCAATTCAAGTGTGCGTCAACCGATTTGATGACGAAACCAAGCAGTCCTTCCTTGAACTGTATGATAAAGTGGATGCTGACTTCCAAATGCCTGTTGACCAGGAAGCACAATCCTGATATAATTGGGGAAGGTAAAAATGTGCCTTCCCTTTTATGAGTGATTCAACCTTTACTATTACTATGCCTGAAAACACTAATCATCTCTGGAAATACAACGAAGATAAAATTCTTAAAGATATTGAAGACTATGTGACTAGCACCTACGGAAGTCACTATTGTGGGCACAATCATCAGTATCAAGATATTCAAACGATTGACTTGATGGCTGCTAAAGATCTTGCTCCTGGATTCTGCCAAGCAAACATCCTGAAGTATGGAAGTCGCTATGGTGATAAAGATGGTCGCAATAAGCGTGATCTTCTCAAAGTGATTCATTATGCTATGCTTCTGCTTCACTTTGATGGTCACTATTCTCGCAAAGATAATGGTCTGACTGAATTCCGTTGATTATGAAACTCCAAGACAAAACTATGAAACTCTCTGATAATACCCTTGCTCTGCTCAAGAACTTTGCGGGTATCAACAACTCCATTCTTGTAAAGAAGGGTACTCAACTTCGTACTATTTCTGTTGCGAAGAACATTCTTGCTGAGGCAGACATCACTGAAGAGTTTCCTCGTGACTTTGCTATCTACGATCTAAATCAGTTTCTGAATGGTCTGAGTCTGCACCAAGATCCTGACCTAGACTTTACTGAAGAATCTTATCTTAGTATCAAAGAAGGTAAGCGTCGGGTGAAGTATTTCTATGCTGATCCTAACGTGATTATTTCTCCTCCCGATAAAGAAATTCAACTCCCTTCTCAAGATGTTTGTTTCCAACTAGATAGCACTTCTTTGGAAAAACTGGTTAAGGCAGCTGCAGTATATCAACTTCCCGACCTATCTGCTGTTGGTGAAGCGGGTGTGATCAAACTGGTGGTTCGTGATAAGAAGAACGATACTTCTAACGAATACGCTATCGTGGTTGGTGAGACTGATGCTGAATTCACTTTCAACTTCAAGGTAGAAAACATCAAGATTATTCCTGGTGCCTATGATGTAGTTGTGTCTTCTAAACTTTTGTCTCAGTTCACGAACACTAAGTACAACCTGAAGTATTATATTGCTCTGGAACCTGATTCTACTTTTGAATGATGGAATTTCTTCTTTATCTCACCCCTCAAGCCAAAGACATTCTCAATCAAATTTATAAAGCAAAATATTCAGTCAGAGAAAATGTTGGATTTTGTAGGAGTAATAAAGATATATTTGGTTATGTAGACTTTGGTAAAAAGTTTATAATATGCACCAATAACATAAAAAACAGTGGGTATGATAAACAGTTTTATATAAATGAAACTCTATATCATGAAGCAGTTCATGTGGGTCATATGTGCAATGGATATAAACCTTTTGGTATTTCTCAAAAACAAATGCAAATACCAGATGCAAAATATCAAGATATTAAAAATTCTACAAAGGTATCTGTTGCATCTGCTAAGATGGAGCACGAAGCATATTGGATGGAAGATAAACCAGAAAAAGTGAAGTATGTTGTTCAAAAGTATTGTCTCTGATGAATATCTTCGTTACCTCCCCTTGGCCTGCAGAAAGTGCTATTTGTCTCCCCGATAAGCACATCGTCAAGATGCCCTTAGAATGCTGCCAAATGCTTTCTATCGTTGCATCGGAAAAATGGGGGTACGGGTATGGTTACTTGTACAAAACTGACCATACCCCTTACAAAACTGAAAAAGGTGCATTCCGCAATCATCCCTGCACCAAATGGGCAATGGAAAACATCCATAATGCCTATTGGTTGATTAAGTGGGGTCTCAACTTGTGCGATGAGTACACTTTGCGGTATAATAAAACTCACTCCTGCTACAAGACTCTTGTAGATGCTTTCTATTTGTTTCCAAAAGGAAAGATTCCAGAAGTAACTCCGTTCGCAAGGGCAATGCCTGAAGAATGGAAATTTGATGAGAGTATTGATACCTTTACTGCATATAAAAGGTACATTGCTTCAAAACCTTGGGTGAAGGACAACTACCTTCGACTGCCCGAAAGACGACCATCTTGGGTGTAAATAACTCATTTACTAAATAGTATTATACTACGAGGTTTAGTAAATGAACTGTGTTTATCAAATACGAAACAAAATAACGGGAGAAAATTACATAGGTTCTACTGAAAAAAATTATATGCTTAGATTTGCTAAACATATAACTATGTGTGCTTCTAATAAAATGGATTGTCCTAAACTTTATGAAAATTTTTTAAAGTATGGGTATCATAATTTTACTATTGAAGTAGTCAAGTGGATTCACGAAGATGAAGAAATTAAATCAGTAGAACAACAATATTGTGAGTGGTTAAAACCTTCATTGAATTCTTTATGGGGAACCAAACATACTAAAGATTCTATTGATAAAATGCGTGAATCGCAAAGAGAATATTGGTCTAAAAATTCTCATCCAAGAAAAGGAGTTCCTTTTACTGAAGAGCATAGAAAAAATCTTTCAAAATCTATGGGTAAAAAATGTTGTGTTGATGGAGTCATTTATGAATCTGTGAAAGAGTGTGCTAAAATACTTGATATCCATCGGGATACTGCAAGTTGGAGAATGAGAAGTAAATCGTTCCCAAATTATTATTACATTTGATTTTTATTTTTTTGATATGGAACTGACTGATAAAAAACCATTTCTCTGGGTTGAGCGTTGGGCACCAGAATCTGTTGAAGATTTGATTCTTACTAAAAGCGTAAAAGAGTTTTTTACTAATGTAGTAGATGAAGGACAACTAAATCAAAATCTTATTCTTCAAGGTTCCCAAGGGTGTGGAAAAACTCAAACAATCAAAACTCTCTGTAAGATTACTAAACAAGATGTTTTGTTTTTGAATGGTTCATCTGAAGGGAGGTATTTGGATACTATTCGCAATCAAGTCATTAACTTTGGAACAACTGTTTCTATGTTTAATGATAAGAAAAAGGTCGTATTTTTTGACGAGTTTGATGGAACAACTAATGATGTGATGCTCTGTCTTCGTGGCGTAATTGAACAACTTCACAATAATGTTTGTTTTATTTTTACTTGTAATAATCTAAACAAGATTATTGAACCAATTCAATCAAGGTGTGTTGTTCTTAAATACACCCCCATTCCAAAGAATGAAAAACCTGAGTTGATGCTTTCTATTTTTAATAGAATGTCTCATATTCTTGATGAGGAAAAAGTTGGGTATGATAAAAAAGTTGTAGCAGAACTCATTAAAAACTATTTTCCAGATACAAGGCAACTTCTCAATACTCTTCAGAGGTACTCTGCAGGAGGAAAGATTGATAGTGGAATTCTTGCAACTTTTTCTGATGTTAGTGTAAATGAACTTATTAAAAATCTCAAAGATAAAAACTTTTCTGAAGTCAGAAAGTGGGTGGTCTCCAACTTGGATAACGATGCTTCTAGTCTACTTCGCAGGATTTATGACACCGCTTATGATTGCCTTTCACCCCAGTCTATCCCTGCTGCCGTTCTTATTATTGCTAAGTACCAATACCAGTGTTGTTTCGTTGCTGACCAGGAAATAAATCTTCTTGCTTGTCTGACTGAAATAATGGTGGAGTGTGAATTTGTATGAATCCTTATAAAATTGATTATAAGTCTCTAAAGGAAGATAAAGTCAAGACTACTCCAGAGAACGTTAGGGAAGCAAATGAAGCATTGTTTCGCGCAAAGATGACTCTTCCTGCTGCTGCAAAGCATTGTGGTATGACTCAGAAAGAAATGAAACTTACATTTTTTGAATACTTGAAGTATAACCAACCTGATTATGATCAATCCTGAACTTTTTAATTTTCCTGAAATTTTTGGTGTTATTGAGTCTACTAATGGACTTAAACGAAATCAAACACGCCCTTTGAGGGCAGAAGTTCAAGAAATCGCTATTGCTAAGTATAGTGGTGGACAACTTCGATATGTTGGTGATAGTGAGAATGGTAAGGATTTTATTGGAATTTTAGATAATCTTTCATATGAATCTAAAGGTATGGATGGAATCTTCCAAAAAGAAGTTCCATATACAAAAGAAATTACATTAAAAAATTTTCAAGGAAAAAATCTAGGTCTTCCAGAAAAAACATTTGACTATATGCTTCTCTGGGATACTAAAAACTATAGTGTTGGCATTTGTTCTTGGGATGATTGTATTAAAAATGCAAAACTTAAAGATGCAAATGTTGCATTTACTGTAAACCATAGTGATATTACTTTTCTGGCAAAAAATGTATCGCCAGTGAATAAAGGTGATTTTGCTGCTAAACTTTATCAATTGATTGAGGAATCGGTATGAAATCTTTGAAAACCCCTCTTCGTTATCCTGGTGGTAAGTCCCGTGCTTGTGAAAAGATGGGACCTTACTTTCCAGATCTCCGCAACTATAATGAGTTTCGTGAACCTTTTCTTGGTGGTGGAAGTGTTGCGATTCATATCACAAAGAAGTACCCTAGCCTAGATATTTGGGTGAATGATCTTTATGAACCGCTTGTAAACTTCTGGCAGCAACTCCAGATATTTGGTAATGATCTAAAAAATGAACTAGTTGACCTCAAACTTGCATACAATACTCCTGAACTTGCTAAAGAACTTTTTCTAAAGTCAAAGGAGCACGTCAATGATCAAACTCTATCAAATCTTGATCGTGCTGTGGCTTTCTATGTTGTTAATAAGTGTAGTTTCAGCGGTCTCACGGAGAGTTCATCATTTTCACCACAAGCATCCAACGCCAACTTCAGTCTGCGAGGGATCGAAAAACTGCCTGCGTATTCTTCGTTGATTTCAAAGTGGCGTATAACTAATTACTCATACGATTATCTTCTGGATGGAGACACTAGTGCTTTTGTGTATCTCGATCCTCCTTATGATATTAAGGATAATCTCTATGGGCACAAGGGATCAATGCATAAAAGATTTGATCACGATAAGTTTGCTGCTGATTGTGATTTTCGTTATCCTATGCATCAATTGATTAGTTATAACTCAGATCAACTTGTAAAGGATCGTTTTAAGAACTGGAACGCTGCAGAGTTTGATTTGACTTATACGATGCGTTCCGTTGGTGAGTATATGAGAGACCAAAAACACCGTAAAGAATTACTGCTTTTTAATTATGGAATTAAAGGACTGGTTAAACTCGATCAATCAGACGAAAAAACATCTGATTGATGAAGACCCTTCACTTGAAAAAGAATACGCTCCGTATATCATCAATCGGTGCCTTTCTGGTCACATTGATTGTATTATGTACGCCAATGAAATGAATAGATATCATTTCCTCCCAAAGAAACTGCAGTATGACTTTTTTATAAATAGTCTGAGGATCAAGAAGAGGTTTTCTCCTTGGCTCCGAAAAGATACAATCAAAGACCTTGATTATGTCAAACGTTATTATGGTTATAGTAATGAAAAGGCAAAACAAGCTTTGAGGATTCTTACTAAAGAACAACTTACTTTTATTAAATCGAAATTTGAAACTGGAGGAACAAAATGAGTGTCGTTCAAGAACCCGAAGTGAAGTGGGCACCCGATCAAATGGTGGAAGTGGTTCTTAATGAACCTGATGACTTTTTGAAAGTGCGTGAAACTTTGACTCGTATCGGAGTTGCTTCAAGAAAGGAAAAGAAAATCTATCAATCTTGTCATATTCTGCACAAGCAAGGTAGATATTATCTCGTTCACTTTAAGGAACTGTTTGCCCTGGACGGTAAGCACGCAAACCTGACTGTGAATGATGTTCAGCGTCGCAATCGTATCGCCCAACTTCTTGCTGATTGGGGTCTGATTGAGATTGTAGATGTTACTAAGATTCAAGATATTGCTCCTTTGAATCAAATTAAAGTTCTTGCTTACAAGGACAAAGGAGATTGGATTCTAGAGACCAAGTATAACATTGGTGCGAAGAAGAAAAAGGTAGAGGATGCCGAATAATAAAGAGCGGGTTTCAACACCCGCTTTTTTTATGTTTGTTGTATAATTAATAATGGATGCCGAAAGGGTCCACAAAACACAAACTCGCTTTTAAAGGAGCTACCATAATGACTAACCTCACAAGGTATACTGCTGCAGATCTTCCATCTCTAATGGAGAGGATCACACGTAATAGCATTGGAATGGATGAATATTTCGATCGCTTATTCAATCTTCACGAAACTACAACAAATTACCCACCTTATAATCTTGTTCAGGTAAATAATGTTGAGTCACACTTAGAAATTGCACTCGCAGGTTTTAAGAAAGGAGATGTAAATGTTTTCACAGAATATGGAAAGCTTTTTGTCGAAGGACAAAAAACAGATTCCGAAAAGGATAGGACGTTTATCCACAAGGGAGTGGCTAGCAGAAGTTTTAAACGAGCGTGGACTTTATCCGACGACACAGAAGTCCGCGAAGTCACATTTGAAGACGGACTTCTACGGATCGTACTTGGGAAAGTAGTTCCAGAACATCACGCTAGAAAGGACTATCTCTAAATAAAATAAAAAACAAATGAAAACCTTCCAGCAGTTTATGGAAAAGGTGGGTGACTTTGGAAATCCACCACAAAAAACAAAGGTTAAATGCTATAAGGTAATTCCTTATGCTATGGCTCCTGGGGGAAAGGCTTGTGCTAAGAGATCTTCCTCTAGTGCTGGAGGGGATGAGGAATAAATAGATTTGAATATCGTCGGCGCAGGGAGGCAACTGGCAAAATCCAGTTGACGCCTCCCCTTTTTATTGCTATAATGACTTGAGGAATATTCGGAAAAATGTCCATTAAATTAGCACTATTAAAGTCTGGTGAAACCGTAATTTCTGATGCAAAAGAACTCATTGCTGATGATGTAGTATGTGGGTACTTGTTTACAAACCCACATAAAGTTGAGGTTAGGAAAACAGTTCTTCTTGTTGAGGAGAATGAGAGTACAAGTGGAGACCTTGAGGTTTCTTTGTCTCCCTGGATTGTCTTAACCAGTGATACTCAAATTCCAGTTCCACCAGATTGGGTTGTTACTATTGTGGAACCAGTCCAAACTATTAAAGAAATGTATGAGGAGAAAGTAAATGGGCAAGAAAGTCAAGTGTCTTTTACTGAAAGTTGATAACGTAATTATCACTGAAATTATTGAAGTTGGTTCTGAACTTGGAGAACCAGATTGTAAACTTGTGAATCCATTTAAAATTGATGCTGAGGGAAATCTCACTCCTTGGCCTGATGTAACAGATCAAAGAGAAATGATGATTCATTCCGATAGTATTTTGACTATCGTTGATCCTAAAGAAGACATTGTTGAAAAGTATCTTGAATTGACTGCATAATGCGATTTTATACAAACGTCCAAATGGTCGGGGATCACTTCCTAGTCCGTGGTTATGAAGATGGTAAACACTTTATGACCCGTGAGAAGTTTAACCCGACTCTTTTTGTTCCTTCTAATAAGAAAACTAAATATCAGACTCTAAGTGGGGATTATGTTGAATCAGTTCAACCTGGTTCTGTTCGTGACTGTCGTGAATTTATTAAAAAGTATGAGGGCGTAGAAAACTTTAAAATCTATGGTAATACAGGATACATCTATCAATATATTTCTGAGATGTATCCTGAAGAAGAACTGAGATTTGATATCAATAAGATCAAGGTTACAACTCTTGATATTGAGGTTGCTTCTGAGAATGGATTCCCTGATGTGGAATCTGCTGCAGAGGAAGTTCTTTTGATTACCATTCAAGATTATTCTTCTAAAAAGATTCGCACTTGGGGAAAAGGTCCTTTTCAAAATAAACAAAAGAATGTTGAGTACCGTTCCTTTTCCACAGAATATGATCTACTGAATGATTTTATCAACTGGTGGATGATTGAAGAAAATACTCCAGAAGTTGTAACTGGATGGAATAGTGAACTGTACGATATCCCGTATTTGGTTCGTCGCCTGGATCGTGTTCTGGGTGAAAAACTGATGAAGCGTATGTCTCCTTGGGGTCTTGTGACTGAGAGTGAGATTTATATTGCAGGGCGAAAGCATATTTCCTACGATGTTGGTGGGATTACTCAGCTTGATTATCTGAATCTTTATAAGAAGTTTACTTATAAGGCGCAGGAATCTTATCGTTTGGATTACATTGCTAGTGTAGAACTTGGGCAAAAGAAACTAGATCACTCTGAGTTTGATACATTCAAAGATTTCTATACTAAAGGATGGCAGAAGTTTGTAGAGTACAACATCGTTGACGTGGAACTTGTTGACCGTTTGGAAGACAAGATGAAACTGATTGAACTTGCAATCACAATGGCTTACGACGCTAAAGCAAACTATGCTGATGTGTTTTCGCAGGTTAGGATGTGGGATACTATCATTTACAATTATTTGAAAAAGAGGAATATTGTGATTCCTCCAAAAGAACGTTCGGACAAAGATTCTAAGTATGCAGGTGCCTACGTTAAAGAACCGATTCCAGGGAAGTATGATTGGGTTGTCTCTTTTGATCTTAACTCCCTATATCCTCATCTCATTATGCAGTACAATATTTCACCAGAAACTCTTCTGGAGGAAAGGCATCCAAATGTAACTGTTGATAAGATTCTTAATCAAGAAATTACATTTGAACTGTATAAGGATAAGGCAGTTTGTGCGAATGGTGCAATGTTCCGAAAGGATGTTCGTGGATTCCTTCCAGAACTAATGCAAAAAATTTATGAAGATCGCACCATCTACAAAAAGAAAATGCTTGTAGCAAAGCAAGAGTATGAAAAGAAAAAGACAAAGGAATTGGAAAAAGAGATTGCTCGGTGCAACAACATCCAAATGGCGAGGAAGATTCAACTTAACTCTGCTTATGGTGCTATCGGCAATCAGTATTTCCGTTATTACAAACTAGCAAATGCTGAGGCAATCACCTTGTCTGGTCAGGTTTCTATTCGTTGGATTGAGAACAAGATGAATGCCTATCTAAACAAGATTCTCAAAACTGATGGAGTTGATTATGTTATTGCTTCAGATACTGATTCTATCTACCTCAATATGGGTCCTTTGGTTGACCGTGTATACGAAGGAAGAGAGAAAACTACTGAAGGCGTTGTTTCGTTCCTTGATAAGATCTGTCAGGTGGAACTTGAGAAGTATATTGAGAGTTGCTACCAAGAACTGGCTGAGTATGTGAATGCATACGATCAGAAGATGCAGATGAAGCGTGAGAATATTGCTGAGCGTGGAATCTGGACTGCTAAAAAGCGTTACATTCTGAACGTGTGGGATAGTGAAGGTGTTCGGTATGAAGAACCCAAACTGAAGATGATGGGTATTGAGGCAGTCAAATCATCAACCCCAGCTCCTTGTCGCCAAATGATTAAGGATGGGTTAAAACTTATGATGAGTGGAACTGAAGAAGATGTAATTGACTTTATTGAAAAATGTCGTAAAGAATTTAAAGCACTTCCTCCAGAACAAATTGCTTTTCCAAGAACTGCTTCTGATGTTAGGAAGTATCAAGCATCATCAACAATTTATGCCCCCAAAACTCCCATTCATATTCGTGGAGCACTTCTCTTTAATCATTATATAAAGGAGAAAAAACTGACTAATAAATATTCACTTATTAATAATGGCGAGAAAGTCAAGTTCATTTTCTTGAAAAAACCAAATATAATTCAGGAGAATGTAATTTCTTTCATCCAAGATTTTCCAAAAGAACTTGGTCTTGACAAATACATTGACTATGAACTACAATTTGAAAAGAGTTTTGTGGATCCATTGAAATCAATTCTTGATTCAATTGGATGGAACGTAGAAAAAACTGTAAACCTTGATTTATTTTTTGCCTAATGGATTTTCTTAAAGAAATTGTAAAAGAAGTTGGTGGAGAGTACACCAAACTAGCATCTGATATTGATGAGACTGAGACTTATGTTGATACGGGTTCATACATTTTTAATGCACTGGTTTCAGGTAGCATATTTGGCGGCGTATCTGGGAATAAGATTACTGCTATTGCTGGAGAGTCTTCTACTGGAAAAACTTTTTTCTCTCTCGCCGTGGTTAAGAATTTTCTTGATAATAACCCCGATGGGTATTGTCTCTACTTTGATACTGAAGCCGCTATTACCAAATCACTCTTGGAGTCACGCGGCATCGACACATCTCGTCTTGTCGTGGTTAATGTTGTCACCGTAGAAGAGTTCCGTGGTAAGGCACTCAAAGCGGTGGATATTTACCTTAAGAAACCTGAAGGTGAACGCAAACCTTGTATGTTTGTGTTGGATTCTTTGGGTATGCTTTCAACTGAGAAAGAAATTACTGACGCACTCAACGACAAGCAAGTTCGTGATATGACTAAATCGCAACTTGTGAAAGGTGCTTTCCGTATGCTCACTTTGAAGTTGGGGCAGGCAAACATTCCTATGATTGTTACCAACCATACTTATGATGTTATCGGTGCTTATGTTCCTACAAAGGAGATGGGTGGTGGTAGCGGTCTTAAGTACGCCGCTTCTACTATCATATATCTTAGTAAGTCAAAAGAAAAAGATGGAAAGGAAGTTGTCGGAAACATTATTAAGGCAAAGACTGCTAAGTCGCGTTTGAGTAAGGAGAATCAACAAGTTGAAGTCCGTCTATTTTATGATGAGCGCGGTCTTGATCGGTATTATGGTCTTTTGGAACTCGGGGAACTCGGCGGACTCTGGAAAAATGTTGCGGGGCGTTATGAGATCAATGGTAAAAAACTTTACGCAAAAGAGATCTTAAAAAATCCCGATCAGTATTTTACTGAAGAAGTAATGCAACAACTTGATGCTTCGGCAAAAGAACAGTTTTCTTATGGATGAATTAAATGATCTCATTCGTGTTTATGAGAATTCATTGGAACCAGAAATTTGTGACTTTTTAATTTCTTTGTTTGACCAAGTTTCTGATAAACACGAACGTTATGATAATGAAGGAAAGCCAAATTTCACTCAATTTAATTTAACAGAAAATAGAGAATTAACTTCAGAAGTTAGCAAAGTTCATAATCACATTATCGGTAAGATATTTGAATATCGTGATAAGTATTATGAATTTATTGACCCTAGAGTTTTTCCTCAAGAACACGCCCTTGAACAATTTCGCATAAAGAAGTATAATCCTGGTGGTGAAGATCGTTTTGATACGCACGTAGATGTTGTTGATTACTCTTCTGCTAGAAGGTTTTTATCCTTTATGTGGTATTTGAATGATGTTGATTCTGGAGGAAACACTGTCTTTAAAGATTTAATCATTAAACCGAAGAAGGGAACTCTTATAATGTTCCCTCCTCTTTGGATGTATCCGCATTATGGAGAGCCTCCTATAAGTTCTCCAAAATATATTATGAGTGCCTACCTGCATTATAAGTAATGGAAAGAATTGAAACCACTATTCTCAGGAATCTAATTTACAATGAAGACTACTCGCGCAAGGTCATACCTTTCATTCAACCAGATTATTTTGAGCAAAAGACGGAAAAGATCATTTTTGAGGAGATTGTACAGTTCATTGTTAAATATGGTTCGGCAATCACAATTGAAGCACTCAGCATTGAAGTAGAGAATCGTACAGATCTAACTGAAGATCAAATTAAAGAGATTAGATCTATCAGTGCTTCTTTGAATGATTCTCCTGTAGATAAACAGTGGTTGCTTGATACCACTGAAAAGTGGTGTAGGGATCGTGCTATCTACCTGGCTCTTATGGAATCTATCCATATTGCCGATGGAAATAGTGAGAAGAAAAATCGTGATGCGATTCCTAGCATTCTTTCTGATGCCCTAGCGGTATCTTTTGATAACAATATTGGACACGACTACTTACAAAACTATGAAGAACGATATGAGTTTTACCACAGGCAAGAAGACAAGATTGAATTTGATCTTGAGTATTTTAATAAAATTACGAAAGGTGGGATCCCTAACAAAACTCTTAACATCGCTCTTGCTGGTACGGGTGTCGGGAAGTCTCTATTCATGTGCCATGTGGCTAGCTCCGTCTTGCTCCAGGGACGGAACGTTCTGTACATTACGCTTGAAATGGCGGAAGAGCGAATTGCTGAAAGAATTGACGCAAACCTTCTGAATGTACCCATTCAGCAATTGGTAGATCTTCCTCGCCAGATGTTTGAGAATAAGGTTACAAGTCTTGCTAAAAAAACTCAAGGCACACTTATAATTAAGGAGTATCCTACTGCATCAGCACATAGTGGACATTTCAAGGCACTTCTCAATGAACTTTCACTTAAGAAGTCATTTAGACCTGATATTATTTTCATTGATTACCTTAATATATGTGCTTCCAGCAGGTATAAGTCAAACCTTTCTGTCAATTCATATTCATATATTAAAGCAATTGCGGAGGAACTTAGAGGACTCGCCGTGGAGTTTAATGTCCCAATTGTCTCCGCTACTCAGACCACTCGTTCAGGTTACGGCAATAGCGATGTTGAACTTACTGATACTTCTGAATCCTTTGGTCTCCCTGCTACTGCTGATCTTATGTTTGCCCTTATTAGCACTGAAGAGCTTGAGGGGTTGGGACAGATTATGGTGAAGCAACTAAAGAACCGCTATAATGATCCCACGATTTACAAGCGTTTTATTGTGGGTATTGACCGTGCTAAAATGAGACTGTATGATTGTGAACAGTCTGCACAAAAAGATATACTTGACTCTGGACAAGATGACGAGTATAATGATTATGAAGACAAAAAACCTAAAAAGTCGTTCGAAGGATTTAAATTTTAATGGAAACTGCTAAACACGTAGATTTTGATAAGTATGCTGAGTTTGTGGATGCCGTAACTTCTGATGCATCCAAAGACTTCCTTGCTCTGTCTGATCGCCTGGTTGCCCTTGATGAGAAAGGTGCAAACATTGAGCGACTCCTGACTGCTGCTGTTGGTATCAATGCCGAAGGTGGTGAGTTTATGGAAATCGTCAAAAAGATGGTGTTCCAAGGCAAACCTTACAATGAAGATAATCGTGAGCACCTGATTATCGAACTGGGTGATATTATGTGGTATGTTGCACAAGCCTGTATGGCTCTGGACGTTACTCTTGATGATGTCGTTGCCCGTAATGTGCAAAAACTTCTCAAGCGTTATCCTGAAGGTGCCTTTGATGTTTACTTCTCTGAAAACCGTGCTGCTGATGACCGATGACTAAAGAAAAACAAGTAACTCTTAAAATGAATGCCCGCAGTGCTGCTGCAGTTCGTCAAATTCTTTTTGAAGCACAAAGGGGATATACTTACGATGAAGTGAGTATACCTCCTCGCATTACTGATATTCGTGCTGTTATTCAAGATATTGATGATAATCTTGGTGCCGTTCTTGGTGTATAATAAATATTTTAAAAAATGTCTTTGATTGGTAAAAGAAAAGGAAGACCAACTACAAGAGTTCAATTTGAAGTAATGCTCAAAAGGTTCTTGATCTTCCTTAAGCGGGAACTTCAACTTACTTATGATATTCCAATCATTCTTATGGATGATGTTGACTTTGCTAAAAGTATTGCAGCATTTGGTGTAATCTCAAAAGAAAATGTAATTCATTTGAGCATTGTTAATCGTCATCCAATGGACATTTTTAGAACCCTTGCTCACGAATTTGTTCATTATAAACAACATATGGAGAAGGGTGTAGATAGAAGTCCTAAAGCAGGTAGTCCTACTGAAAATCAGGCGAATGCTAAGGCGGGTGAAATTATGAGAAAATATGGATCAATTCATCCAGAATTATTTGACCTGATGCCCATTAGGTGATATAATTCTTTTCTTGGGGAATTAGCTCAGTTGGTAGAGCATCGCCTTTGCAAGGCGGGTGTCAGGAGTTCGAGTCTCCTATTCTCCACTTTGCCCGTGTACTCCAACGGTAGAGAGGGTGGACTTAGAATCCATACAGTGGAAGTTCGAATCTTCTCACGGGTACTAAATAAAAATAAAAATGGCTTCTTTATCAGTAGCAGAACTTGGGAAAAGAAATAATTTTAATATTTTTCTGTCTAGAATCCGTAACGGTAAAGAATTTAAATTAGATAATGGAAATGGAAAGGGTATAAAGTTAAGTAAATCAATTCTTAAAGAGTTGACCAATATTACTAGTTTTAATAAATTTAAGCAGGGTCAATCTATTGTTCTGCTTACTGAAAATGGTCAGAATATAAGACTTACAGAACTATACAAAGATTCTGAATTTTCTGGTAGAACACAGGCAACAACGGCACAAGAAGATGCTGAAATTGCAAGATTAAATACGCAGTTAAAGAAGATAATGGATTCTTCTGGTAGTGATTTTATACCCTTAAAGGTTGGAAAAAATACATATCAGGCTGGACTTTGTGAAAGCACTCCAGGAACTCCAAAGTGTGATTTTCATTTCTTAGGTCAGAATGGATATGTTGGGCACGTATCTCATAAGGCAGGATCTGGACCAAGAGGGTTTCAACAATGGGCAGGAACTTCATTGAGAGTTGAACCCACGATTTATAATCACCCAGAAACTCAAGCGTTCATAAACACATTGCGTGAAATGTTTCCAAATGGAATTCCACCAGCAACGACAGTTGGTAGAAAAATTCAAGATGAAATGTTGAAAAAACTAGCAGTCTATGGTAAAGATTATGGTGGACCTGTTGGTGAAAATAATGTAGATGTAACAATGCAGGGAACATTGAATATTATAAAGAGAGGAACATATTATGAACTTACATCTTCTGGTCACAAAATGAACAACGGTGAAAGGATAACTGGTGGGTACGAACCAATATTATTGGCTGTTTATAAGGGAGATAGAAGTGATCACGGCATAAAAGGTGCTAGAATAACTATAAATCCACTTGGGGGACGAACAGTAGCAAGATTTGTGTAGGATAAATATAATTACAAGGAGTAATTGGTTACACAATATTAAGTAAATAATGAAAAGTTTTTTCCAATTTATAGCAGAAGCATCTGCCTCTCAGCAAGCACAGCGTCTTGGTCTTGTTGGTGATGGTCACGGCGGTTGGTATGACCGTCAGGGAGAGTTTGTAGCGAAAACTGAAGGTGGGAAACTTAAGTTTTATAATAAGCGCCAAAGAGTTGGAGGAAAAGATCCAGCACAAACTGAGAAGGAAAAGACAATTGCTTCTCCAGGATATACTGATCCAGCATTAGTTCAACAACCAGAAGTTCAACAACAAGCACCTGCCCCTGAACAACAGGCAGCAGCAGAGGAACAACCACCTGCTCAGTATTTACCAGTTCCTAAAACGAAAGGAACTCTTACAGTTGCTTTTGGTCGTTTTAATCCACCAACGATTGGGCATCAGCAGTTGATGGATGTAGCGGCTGCAGCAGCATCACAAGATAAAGATGGGCAATATTTAATCTTCCCATCACGTAGTCAGGATAAGAAGAAGAATCCTCTTGATCCTGATACTAAGATTAATTATATGCAAAAGTTTTATCCCAATCACGCTGGGAATATCGTTAATGATGCAAACACAAAGACTATCTTTGATGTATTGAAGATGGCTCATAATAATGGTTATGCTGGTGTGAGAATTGTTGGTGGTGGTGATAGAGTTAAAGAATTTGAAAAACTTTCCAACCAATATAATGGTCAACTTTATAATTTTGATAATATTGAAGTTGTATCTGCTGGAGACAGAGATCCTGATGCTCAAGGTGTAGAAGGAATGTCTGCATCAAGGATGAGACTTGCTGCCGCTGAAAATGATTTTAAAACTTTTAGATCAGGTCTTCCTCCTGAAGTAAAACCAGCAGAAGCAAAAGAATTATTCAATATTCTTCGTGGTGCGATGAGCGTAAAAGAAGGATGGGATATTTGGGAGATTGCACCTAAGTTTGACTTTAAAAATCTTCGTGAAAATTACTTGCAAGAATCTATTTTTAGAATTGGTGAGGTAGTAGAAAATCTCAACACTGGTATGGTTGGTCGTATCATTCGTAGAGGAACTAACTATCTGATTTGTGTAAGCGAGTCTGGTATGATGTTCAAGTCTTGGATTAAAGATTTGAGAGAATATACTGAGACAAAAATGAGCAGAATGTATCGTGAACCTGGAAAACCAAATACTTTGATTGGAACAACAGGATATTTTAAGTATGCTGCTAAGCAAACTCCAGGTGCTGTTGGAACTGGTAAAGAGAATTTACAACCTGGTGGTGTAGCATACGGAATTGATTTCATAAATAAGTATAGAAAAAAGCGTAAGTAGTAAATTTTCTCATGAAAAAACATATTGCTGAAGAGCTTCCAGCAAGAAAACATGCTCCTGCTGCCGCCGTTGGTGGTGGTAAGGATAAAAAGGAAGAGGGTGGAAAGTCGCCTGAGAAAAGAGTAAAGCAAGCGATTTATGATATTCGCTATCGTGCTAGAAGAGAAGAACTTCCTCTTCAGCAAGCGTATTCCCAATATATGGCGAATAGTAGTATGAGTCAGCAAGAAAAGACTCTGGTAAAGCAAAAACTCTTTGGTAAGGGTGGTCAAATGAAAGAAGACTATCAGATTGAAGAACTTGCTTCCAATAGTATTGCATCTGCACTCTATAAGGTTTTTGTGGAGGGTGTTGAGAAAGAAGAAGAACCAATTCGTCTAACTTATATGGAGAAGTTAGATACTGCTGAGCATAGAAAGTATAAGGTAAGAGTTACTGGAAAAGATGGTCGTTCATATGTAAGATATGCCGATCGTCAAAAAATTAATGATCTTCGTGCAAATCCAAATATTGAATCTGTTGAAATGACTGGATATGGTGAACCTTATGAGGGTGAAAAGAAAAAGGGCGAGCAAACTGCAAGAGCAAAAGCAGGTAAAGGTTTAGATCCTGTTGGTAAAGAAGATGGCGATATCGATAATAATGGAGATAAGGATAAGACTGATTCTTATCTTCTGAATCGTAGAAAAGTTCGTGGTGCTGCAATTTCAAAAAGAAAAGGTGTAAGTGAGGATTTTATTCACGAAGGTGAATCATCTAATCCTGATGCGAATGATAAAAAGATTGATGTGATGAAGGGTAAGAACAAGGTCGTTATTTCCCCTCAAGCACCAGGAAGTGCTAGAATATCTTCTACAATGGTCGCACATCACGAAATGGAAGGACCATTTATTGTTGAAAAGGCAGTAAGTCAAGCGCAGCAACGCTTTATGGGAATGGTTTATGCTGCAAAGCAAGGTAAACCAGCAGCATCTCCTGAAGTTGCAAAAGCAGCAGCGGGAATGAGCAAGAAAGAGGCAAAGAAATTTGCTAAAACCAAGCATAAAGGTCTTCCAGTTCATAAAGAGGAAGCAGATTGTGGATGTGATAATGAACCAAAACTTAAGAAGGGTGAGGGTTCAATCGGGGATGCTAGAGAACTTCCAACTAAAATCAATCTTGCTAAGAATAAGTTGAGAGCAATGGGTGTTAAAAACCCTATTGTAATGGTTGCTTCTGAAGAAACCGTTGATGAGGGGATGGGTATTGGTGTTGGATTATCAAGACTTGCTGGTGCTATAGGTGCAAATCCAAAAACATCTGCAGAACAAGGTGCCAGAAACTTTCAAAGAAACTTGGCCGATCCTGTAGGATTTGCAGTTAAGGGTGCTATTCGTCAAGCTGGTCAATCTCTTGGTGCTGGATCAAATCAAAATAAACAGATTATCGATAAGCGCAGACCACAAACTCCTTTACAAAAACAAGTTGCCGCTAGAACTCAGCAAGTTGTAAATCAGTCTTATGAACCAGAAGGTGAAGTCATTGATGAAAGAAGAAGGGAAGAAAAGGAAGCAGGAACTCCAAGAGCACCAAGAAATAGAGCTGTTGAGATTGTAAAAGATGCTATGCGTCAGCAAACTGGAAAACCTGCTGGACAACGTAAAAAAGTCCCTGGTAAAAAACCACCAGTTGCTGGTCAGTATGGTGCTCCACAATCACCAGCACAAAGAGTAGCACTGCGTCGCGCTGCTGCTCGTAGATCTGAAGAGAATCAAAGTTCTAGGTTTGACTGATTTCTAAAAAATCAGAAGATAGGAGACCGAAAGTAAAGGTCTCCTTTTTTTATAAATATCAGTATAAAAGAATTATAGGTAAGAAAACATGGCTCTTTGGGGCAATAAAGATTCTTTAAGCAATCTAACTGGAACTATAACAATCAATCTTGCTACCGAAACAGTAACCGGAAGCGGAACGACTTTCGTAACTGCGGGAATTTCAACAGGCGATATTCTTGTAATTGGTGTTGGTGCTACTTATGGTCAAGCAGTAGTTACTGGAATAACTTCGGCAACTTTACTTTCAATTGGATCAACTCAGTTCTTAATTCCTCTCAATGGTGGAATTGTTGGTGCTGCTTACACAGTAACTCAGAAACCAAAATTCACTCTTGAAGATGGTCAATATTTTGCTCCAGATGTAAAAGCAAATAGATTTTCATCTGTATTTGGTGTAGATCAACTTGAGGTTGCTGTTGCTGCTGGTAGAACTGTCGGTGGTAAAAATGCAGCATATGCAGTTGCACACTCTGGTTGGGTTGGCGTAACTACATATGTTGATACTCATGGAAACTTTAGAGTCAAGAGTGAGGTATTAGTTGCTGGTGGAATTTCAACAACATCAGATGCAAACGATGACTCAAGATTCCCAGATAGCTGATAATATGGTATGAGATTTGATGAATTGAATGAAAATAACTATTTGTTATTTGCTATAAAATTCTATGATAATCCCCAGGCAGTGACTATGGAGGATTTCGAATCTGACTTAAAAAGAATTCGTTATGTTAAAAGATTGTTAAAAAGATATAAGAATACGGGTGAGATCAAAACTCACCTTATTCTAAATCATTTAACAATTCTTTTTAATGTTTTTAATGATGCTGCCGTCCCTTTATTATTTTATAATTTGGACAAAGATCTTTGGCCAGCAATTAAAAGTTTTCTTTTATTTTTGAATCGTTTTCCAGAATATCCAAGAACTCAGATTCACGACATTCCAGAAGATCTTGAATGTCTTTCACAATTGCAAGCAATTTAATGGATAAGTTAGATAGATTAATTCAAATCATCCGTGATCTAAAAGAAGATGCTGCTATGGTTTCTGGACCCACTAACGCAGCAAATGCCGCTGGTCTTGGTTTTAATCCAAATACAGAAACACCCCCAGTGTTTCCTAAGAAGAAGAAAAACGCATATCTTGGTGCAGGTTCTCGCAAACGTTGGATGCAAAGAAGAAAACCACCGCAATAGGAAAATGTTCGGCAACGATTCTAAAGTAGAACTAGCTGTGCTTCAAGAAAGATTCAAAGCACACGAACAAATTATTGATAAGGTTGATACTGCAATACAAACTTTGAGTGAGACGAATCAAAATATTTGCCGAATGTTAGCAGTTCACGAGGAACGTATAGAGCAGTGTAATAAAGATGATACTGAACTTTGTAAAAAAGTGGATGATATAGAAACTAAATTAGATGGTCTTTATAAGTTTAGATGGCAAGTTGGTGGGGTTCTTGCCGTAGCTGTTGTTGTGATTGGGACTATTAATGCATTTGTCCCAAGGTTATTGACTTTCATTTCAACTCCTGCTACACTAGAACGCACGAAGTAATGCTCCTTCATAATGGATTTGGTTGATTCCAAGTATATTGGATTAGTTTCATCACGCCTGCAAAAATTTAAGAGGGTTAAAGCGGATCTCTACAACTTCCGCTGTCCTATCTGTGGAGACTCACAGCGCAATAAGAACAGGGCTAGGGGATATATTTACCCCGTGAAGAACAATACCAACTTTAAGTGCCATAATTGTGGTGCAAGTATGTCCTTCAACAACTTTCTCAAAGAATTAGATGCAGTATTGTACAAACAATACACGATGGAGAAGTTTAAGGAAGGGCATACTGGAAAGAACTTCGTTACAGAAGAACCTAAGTTTGAATTCACCAAACCAGTCTTTAAGAAGAAACTGGATTTACCTAAAGCATCAGAAGTACAAATCGCTAGAGAATATCTAGAAAAAAGACGACTTGATCCTGAAAAGTTTTATTTTGCTCACAAATTTAAAGAGTGGGCAAACACTCAAAAAGTTACGTTCGACACTATTGGTAGGGATGAGAGTCGCATTATTATACCAATGTACGATACTGAAAGTAACTTGATTGGTTTTCAGGGAAGAGCACTAGGTCCTAACCCTGTTAAATATATTACTGTGATGCTTTCTGATGATGCACCAAAAATCTATGGGATGGACAAAGTTGATTCTTCGAAACCCATTTACATCGTTGAAGGACCCTTCGATTCCACGTTTATACAAAATTCTGTTGCTATGTGTGGGTCCGACCTTGATATTGGGTCGTTTGGTTGGTGCGATTATATTTACGTTTTTGATAACGAACCACGTAATCGAGAAATCGTCAACCGAATATCAAAAATCATCAACAGAGGAGACAAGGTGATTATCTGGCCAACATCCATTGAGCAAAAAGATATCAATGATATGGTGCTCGCTGGACTTAATGTTATGAATATGTTAGAATCAAATACCTACTCAGGTTTAGAAGCAAAAATTAAGTTTAACAACTGGAAGAAAATATGAGCAACGGAACGAAAGTCGTTAAAAGAAATGGTAAAACCGAACCCCTTGATTTAAATAAACTCCACATTATGGTGGAAGAAGCCTGTAAAGATCTTGCTAATGTATCTACATCTCAGGTAGAGATGCAGTCTGGTATTCAATTTTATGATGGTATTACAACTGCAGAGATTCAGGAGATCCTGATTCGTTCTGCTTCTGACCTGATTGATTTAGAGCACCCAAACTATCAATTTGTTGCAGCCCGCCTACTTCTGTTTGCTCTCCGTAAGCAGTTGTTTGGTCGTATGCACGAATGCCCAACAGTAAAGCAACACGTAGAGCTTTGTGTTGGTAGAGGTGTTTATGACTCAGAAATTCTTGATCTTTATACTGATGAAGAGTTTGATAAACTTCAGTCGTTCATTGATCATAGCCGTGACTATCTGTTTACTTATGCAGGTCTACGTCAGGTCGTTGATAAGTACCTCGTGCAGGACAGAAGCACTGGGGCACTTTATGAAACGCCACAGTTTATGTACCTTTTGATTGCTGCAACAATCTTTTCCAAGTATCCTAAAGAAACCCGTCTAGATTACGTTAAGAGGTACTATGACGCAATCTCCAAGCACAAAATCAACATTCCAACTCCCATCATGGCAGGAGTGCGAACGCCACTTAGACAATATGCTAGTTGTGTTCTTGTTGATGTTGATGACACCCTCGATTCTATCTTTAGCTCTGATATGGCTATTGGTAGATACGTTGCACAAAGGGCGGGAATCGGTATCAACGCAGGTCGAATCCGTGGTATCAACAGTAAAATTAGAGGTGGGGAAGTCCAGCACACTGGCGTTGTACCGTTTCTCAAAAAGTTTGAAAGCACTGTCCGTTGCTGTACGCAAAATGGTATACGAGGAGGAAGCGCGACGGTCCACTTTCCAATCTGGCACCAAGAAATCGAAGACATCCTAGTATTAAAGAATAACAAAGGAACCGAAGATAACCGTGTTCGTAAGTTAGACTACAGTATCCAAATCAGCAAACTGTTCTATGAACGATTCATCCGCAACGAAGAAATTTCCCTCTTCTCTCCTCACTCCGTTCCTGGTCTGTATGATGCTTTTGGCACTGATGGATTTGACGACTTATATGTTAGTTACGAACGAGATGAGTCTATTCCAAGAAAAACTATCGGAGCTCAAGAACTCTTTTTGGACCTTCTAAAAGAGCGAGCAGAAACTGGTCGTTTGTACATTATGAACATCGATCACTGCAACTCTCACTCTTCTTTTGTTGATAAGGTTGAGATGAGTAATCTATGCCAAGAGATTACTCTTCCTACTAAACCTATTCAACATATTGATGATACTGAGGGTGAAATTGCCCTCTGTATCTTGAGTGCTATCAATGTTGGTAAACTTAAGTCTCTTGATGATCTAGACGCTCTCTGTGACCTTTCAGTGCGTTCTCTGGACGAACTGATTGACTTCCAAGGATACCCCGTCAAAGCGGCGGAAATCGCCACCAGAGCGCGTCGTTCTCTTGGTATTGGTTATATTGGTCTTGCTCACTATCTTGCTAAGAACGGGGAGCATTATGACGATCCTGGTGCTTGGAAACTAGTACATGATCTGACTGAGGCATTCCAATACTATCTCATTCAGGCAACGGTTAACCTTGCTAAAGAAAAGGGTGCTTGTGAATACTCTCATCGCACCAAGTATGGTCAAGGGATTCTTCCGATTGATACATACAAAAAGGATGTGGATGAAATCGTTCCAAATGAATTGAAATATGATTGGGAAGGTCTTAGAGTACAGGTTAAGCAGTATGGGGTTAGAAACTCAACACTGTCCGCACAGATGCCATCGGAGAGCAGTTCCGTTGTGTCAAATGCAACTAATGGAATCGAACCACCACGCGGATATCTGTCCATTAAGAAGTCAAAGAAGGGTCCACTTAAGCAAATTGTTCCCCAGTATCAAACTCTTAAGAACAACTATACGTTGCTTTGGGATATGCCTAGCAATCGCGGTTACATTAATATTGTCGCTGTTATGCAGAAGTTCTTTGATCAAGCGATTTCTGGAAACTGGTCCTATAATCCAGAGCATTATCCCGATAATGAAGTTCCTACTTCAGTAATGGCGCAAGACCTTTTGACTACATATAAGTACGGCTGGAAAACCAGCTACTATCAAAACACTTATGATGCTAAGACTGATGAAGTTGAAGAAACCAAACAGTCGCTTGAAAGTTTAATGTCCGAAATTCTAGAATCAGAGGAGGAAGATTGTGAGTCTTGTAAGATTTAAAACAGGTTTGGAGGATAAAAAAGTGGTCGAGTCTATGACCGTTTTTAACTCCAATGAAGTAGATACCAAAAAGCAACCAATGTTTTTTGGGCAACCACTAGGAATACAGAGATACGATTCTTACAAGTATCCAATTTTCGACAAATTAACAACACAGCAATTGGGTTATTTCTGGAGACCCGAAGAGGTATCTCTTCAAAAAGATCGTAGCGATTATCATATGCTACGCCCAGAGCAAAAACACATCTTTACCAGCAATCTCAAGTATCAGGTGATGCTGGACTCAGTTCAGGGTCGTGGTCCTGGTATGGCGTTCGCGCCTTACTGTTCCCTTCCCGAACTGGAAGCTTGTATGAAGGTATGGGAGTTTATGGAGATGATCCATTCCCGTTCATACACCTATATTATCAAAAATGTTTATTCAGACCCATCTGAAATTTTTGATACTATTCTGAAAGATGATCGTATTATGGAACGTGCTGTGAGTGTAACTCAGGCATACAACGACTTTATCAATAGTGCTCATCAGTATGATAATTCAAATGAGTGGGTTCACGCATTAGAACAAGTACCCTACGCACAAGAAGCAAGGTATGAACTCAAACGCAAACTCTTTAGAGCAGTTGCAAACGTTAATATTCTTGAAGGTATTCGCTTTTACGTCAGCTTCGCTTGTAGTTTTGCATTTGGCGAACTCAAGCTTATGGAAGGAAGTGCAAAAATCATCTCACTAATTGCCCGTGATGAGAACCAGCATCTGGTTATCACTCAGAACATTATGAATAAGTGGAAAGAGGGTGATGATCCTGAGATGGCACGTATTGCTAAAGAAGAAGAACAGTGGGTCTACAAGACTTTTGAGAATGCTGTAAATCAGGAAAAACTTTGGGCAGAGTATCTGTTCAAGGATGGTTCGATGATTGGTCTGAACGACAAATTGTTGCAACAGTATGTTGAATGGATTGCAAATCGTAGAATGAAGGCAATTGGACTGAAACCACTTTATGATATTCCTGCGAAGAATAATCCACTTCCCTGGACCGAACATTGGATCAGTTCTAAGGGACTTCAAGTGGCACCACAGCAAACGCAGGTACAGTCATATATTGTTGGTGGTATTAAGCAAGATGTTACCAAAGATACTTTTTCTGGATTCCAATTATGATTGACTTTAAGACTGAAATAGTGTATTATATAAATAGTAATAGGTAAGTTCAGTCTTAAAATGAATAACTATATTCTGTATTATTACTTAAGGGAGGACTTTAGTTCTCCCTTTTATGTTGGTTATGGAAGACCAAGAAGAATTAATTCCAGTCATTCCCGAAAAAATGGTGCTGAAATTTTGCCTCCAAGAGAAAGAAGGTGGATTGTAAAATCTGGACTATCCAAAGAAGAAGCAATAGAACTTGAGATAAAGCATATAGCACTTTGGAAAAGAGAGTGTGATGGTGGAGTTCTGTTAAATCAAAATCTTGGTGGAGAAGGAAAACCTGGAGGACAGAGAACGAAGGGATTTAGCGGAAGAAAACATAGTGAAGAAGCAAAGAAAAGAATAAGTGAAAAGGTTGCTGGTAAGAACAATCCAAGATATGGTGTTAAATTATCACAAGAAACAAGAAATAAAATAAGTCAAAATAAAGCACCAAAATTTGGTAAAGATAATCCAAACTCTAAAACTTGGAGAATTGTTTCTCCAGAAAATAAAGAGTATATTATTATTGGAGCATTAAAAGAGTTTTGTAAGTCTCAAAATATTTCATATGCTACTATGAGTGCCGCAATTAAGTACGATAGAAGAGGGCCAAGAAAAAATGGATGGAGTATTGAGAAAGTTTAGAATATCACTACCAGAAGATGATTGTGTAATAAAACTTCAAGAGTATTGTAAATTTTCAAGTACTCTGCTAAAAGTTCCCGTAGTATCTAAACCATTATGTTCCGATGCAAACTGTCACAATAATGTAAATCATTATGTAAGCACTTATGGTGGAGAAAAACTAAGTGGTTATTACCTAATCACAGATGTTGATGATGAAACTTACGGGTGTGCAATATATCATAGTATTTGGAAGAATACTTATGGAAACTTGATAGATATAACGCCATTTGGTGATGGAAGAGAATACAATATATTCTCCGTTTTGAATACTGCAAATTATTACTCTGGAGTTGCTTATGATGGAAAGAGATATAAATTATTAGAACCAGGGTGTAATATAATCTAATGTTACCAAAAATACTTTCTCAGGATTCAAACTATGATGAATGGTGTGAACAGGAAATTCTGAATGCTTATAAAGAAGCAGCAGAGTGTGATGAGTTTATGTTTGGTGATTACGATTACTGCAAAGAATGGTTGAAAGATACTGAGGGTCTCTGACCCTCTTTTTTTATAAATATCTAAAAACGAAAATAAATGAAAACCTTTCAGCAATTTTGTGAAGATGCTTATCAATTAACTGAAGTTGCAGCGACTGCTACTGCTCAAAATCCATTGCAGCGTGGACTTAGTGCTTTAGGTAGAAGTCCGATTATTAATAATCCAGTTACCAGAACTGCTGCAAATATTGCTGGACCAGTTTTAGGAGTAGCAAATAGACTTTATAATATAGACAAAGCAGGAAAGCGTAGTCTTGGACCATTAGAAAGAACTACAGCAGTATTGTCTGGGGTCACACCACCAGGTCCAAGCCAAGCGTTAGGATTAGCAAGTTGGGCAATGGAGAATCCAGCATTTAGAAAGTTTGATAAGCAAGTTATTCCCCAACATACTAAAGCGTATAAGGCAAATCCACAAGCATATACTCAAATGCTAGGTAGATCTTTTTGATAAATAAAGTATAGGAATATAAGAATAGTAAAAATGTCTTCATTTACATCAGAAACAATTCGTGATTTATACGAAGCCTATAATTCTGTTTATACTGATGAAATAGAATTATTTTTAAACAGTGTGTTAGATACTGTTGCAGAAAGTGTTAATGAACTTGTAAATGAGGGGTATGATCTTAGTGATTATAGTTGGGATGAAATATATGAATCATTTCTAGAAAATGTCCTTACACCAGAACTTCATGAAGTTGAATCTTTTATTACTCAATTAAATGAATCAGCAGAAGAACTAACAGAAGAGCAAGTTGAAAATTTACTTCAAGAAAGATTAGGATTTTTATCTGGACTCGGCAATCTTTTTAAAGGTCGTCAAGCGGTTCAAACAGCAACTCAAACAGCAACGAGAGCACCAAAACCATCAATAATTCAAGCAGCACCAGTAAAACTAGGAACTACTGCACCATCTCCCAAACCATCTTCTAATCCTCTTTATGCTCCCGGAGTTTCAAGTGGAAGACCTACAAGACCATCGGTAACTCCACCTCCAGGTGCAGATAAAGGGTCTTTTGCACGTTTTGGAGATTGGCTTTCTAGTTTTACATCAAAGGGGAGAGCACAACAAGCAGCAAAACCATCAGCACCTACACAATCACCATCACCAAAACCAACTGCTACTACTCCAGCATCCAGACAACCATCAGGAACTCCACAGAGGCAGCAAGGTTGGCCTAGCATTGGTCTTAGGGATACAGTAGGTAGAGTTACACGAGCTCTTACTCCTGGACCTAGAGTAAAAGGTGTTACAAAAGGTCTTTTGAAATATGGCGTTGCTCCAACTGTTGCAGCAGTTACTGGAGTTGGTGGATTAATTGGTGGTGCTATTGATGTTAAACGAGCAGCATCAGGGCAATCAAGCGTAACTCAAAGACTTGGTGGCGCTACAGTTGGTGGTATAGGTGATTTGTCTAAAACTGCTGCTTCAGTTGCGGCTGCTACTCCAGGAATAAAAGATACTGGCACACCAGGAGAACTTCAACAAACAGGACAATTTTTAAAAAATATTGGTAGTAACATTCAAAAAGATGTTGATGTAAAACGTGCTAAAGAATTACGAGCACAACCACCAGCAACATCTCCATCAAGACCAAGAAGAGGAGCACCAGCCCCAATAAGAGAAAAAGTAGAACCTATTGAAATTTATAACAGACAAGGCAACTTACAAAAAGTAATGCCTGGAAGAGGTTATCCTATTACTAAAGGTGGTAAGAGAGGATATGTAGTTTATGATACATCTGGAAAAGGAAAATTTACTGAGTATCCAAACCAATCTACTTCAAGACCCCCTATGCCAGGTCTTCCACCTTATGCCGCACAACCAGGAACTGGTCCAAGAGGAAATCAGGTAGGTTCAAGACCACCTGCACCCCCAGTCCCGTCAGCAGGAGGCAGCGGAACAGGTGCAGGTTCAAGAAGACCACCAGCCCCTCCTGCTCCTCCACGTCAACCTGCTCCTGAGTCACCTGCGGTAAGGGAATATATGAAGGCTGCAGCATCTGCTAGAAAGAGCGGTGATGCTGCTCAAATGGCGAAGGTAAGAGACACTGGTTTAGATATTTGGCGTAAAAAGTATGCTAATACTCTTGCTAAAAATGTAACTCCCGCTGGAACTCAAAGGGGTACGGGTCAAAGTGTAATGGCGAAGCAGGCTGATGAACTTCGTGCATTAAGACCTGCTGCTCCACAGTCTACAACCTCAACACCAGAACCACAAGCACAGTCTAAACTTTCTGGTGGTGCTTATTCTCCCGCTGCTACTGCTAGAATGTCGCAAAGAACTAAAAACGTTTTAGGTGTTAAAGAGCAGTATGATGCTTTTGATCTTGTTCTTGAGTATCTCTTATCTCAGGGGCACGTAGACACCTTAGAAGAGGCACTTTATGTAATGATGGAGATGTCTTCTGAAACTGTTCAGGGCATTGTTGAGTCTCCTGGAGAGTGGTTCCGTGGTATTTTAAACCCGAACAATTCGGCTGCATCTAGAGCACAAAATACAAGTCCTTTTAGCAGACCAACTGCACCACTTCCTTCTTATACATCACCATTTGCTAAACCAGCAAGTAGAACTGATAGTGGTAAATTAACAACCTATGGTGCTGGTGGCGGAGCAGCAGCAGAAAGAAGCGGTCAAACTCGTGATCAAGTTATGAGACAAGGTGCAAAGAACGTTGAAAATAAGAACAAATCACAAGCAAATCCTGGTCCAAATTTCGGTCGCTGATATTACTTTTAAAATTTTATAAAGCACCTCTTGACAGGGGTGCTTTTTTATTGCTAGACTAGGTTTGTCTCCGTTGAAGATAAATAATAGCTCATAAAGATTCTATAGTATGAGTTATGAAAACCCTTGGAGATTCAATGGGGAAATTTTTGAGTCTTCTGATATTCAAGATTATTTTGGTTTTGTTTATCTTATATCTTGTAATAAAACTGACCGTAAATATTGGGGTAGAAAGTATTTTTGGTCTTTTAGAACTCCTCCAGGAAAGAAGAGAAAAGTAAAGCAAGAATCAGATTGGAAAAAGTATTATGGTTCTTGCCCTGAGTTGAAGGAGGATATTAAAAAATATGGTAAAGAGTTTTTCAATAGAGAAATTATAAGTCTTCATAAAACAAAAGGGGATTGTAATTATGAAGAAACAAGACAGCTTTTCCTAAATAATGTGTTGAAAGAGTCTCTTGACGATGGAAGTCCAGCGTACTACAATAGCAATATTCTAGGACGCTATATGCGAAAAGATTATGGTAACTTTGGAAGAGACGCTTCAGGAAACTCATGATTGGGCGATTGATCGGATTCATACTCTATGTGAAGAAAATATTGAAGATGCCCATGCGATTCAATCTGAGTTCAGTGAATGGTTGAATCCAGATATCTTAGACCATAATATTTTCTCATTAGAGTTTATAGGAGAAGAAGATGACTCTTGACCTTCATAACTTTTTCAAGTTTTACGACGAAAATAATTCAAATCATGTAGCAGCAGTTCAATGGTTAGAAGATAACCTACCTGCTCAATTTCTTGACGATGCAGAAACTGACTGGATTGGTATTTACAGAACTAAACCACCAACTCCAGCAGTTCTCAATGTTCCATACTTTAATCAAGTAGACAACTACAGAGATGCACATAGAACTTGCAACAGTTCATCGTGCGCTATGTGCCTTGCGTTCCTCAAGCCAGGAAGCATCAAAGGTGATGATGAATACGTTAAGAAAGTATTCGCAATTGGTGATACAACTGATCACTCCGTACAGACAAAAGTTCTGGCTGGTTATGGAGTTAAGTCACACTTTAGTTACAATCTTTCTTTTGCTGATATTGATAAAAGTCTCGATGCTGGGAAGCCTGTCGTTATTGGTATCCTTCACAGGGGTTCTCTTTCTGCACCTACTGGTGGGCATATGTGTGTTGTAATCGGTAAGACCCCAGATGGTAAAGGATATTATGTAAATGATCCATATGGTTCTCTGAATGATAATTACACTGGTCCTGTGACTAACGGTAAGAAAACCATCTACACCAAAGCAGTTCTTAAGCACCGTTGGTGCCCAGGAGGCAACGATGGATGGGGCAGAATCTTCGACTAATTTTAAAAGAAAGATGCTTAAGGTCATTAGAGATCTTACAAATAGCGGAAAGCATCTAGAGGCAAACGAACTTTATCAACGTTATTTCGGAGACAAAAATGGCAAGAATTGATCTACACAACTTCTTCAAGTTTTATGACGAGAAGAATCCTAACCACGTTAAAGCAGTTCAATGGTTGGAAGATAATCTCCCAGTCAAGTATCTTGATGATACGGTAGATTGGGCGGAGATTTATAGAGGAAAAAAGGGTAATGCTGCACCAGCACCTGCTGCTGCAGCTCCTGTAGTTGGTGGCGATGATGTTCCTATGATGGGCATCAAGTTAATTAAAGAGTTTGAAGGATGTCACCTAAAAGCGTATCCCGATCCTTTAACTGGTGGACTTCCAATTACAATCGGTTGGGGATCAACCAGAAAGAAAGATGGATCACCATTTAAACTTGGTGATACAATCACTCAACAGGAAGCAGATGATTTATTGATCAGTCAATGTAAGAATCAGTTCCTTCCTGCACTTCGCAAAATCCCACATTGGAATGAAATGTCAGATGGAAAAAGAGGCGCTCTGCTCAGCTTTGCTTATAATCTTGGTGCCGGTTTTTACGGTGGTGATAACTTTAATACTATTACTAAACGCTTGAAGAATAAGGAGTGGGATCTAGTTCCCGATGCCTTATATCTCTATCGCAATCCTGGTTCAAATGTAGAAGCAGGTCTTGCACGTAGAAGAAAGGCAGAAGGTGAAGCCTGGAAGAAAGGATGACTAAATAGTTTCAACCAGTGAGTTGAAACTGCAACTCAAACCCACACCAAGGTGAGTTGTGTTTGGTAGTTCTAGAAAATTACTACCACACCAACTCACCTTGTTTTTATGTCTTACACGCAAAAGGCGCTTGCTGCAGCGTCTGCGCTTCTTTTTGGAGTGCCAACAGTAGCATACGCAGATACAATTTCTGGTACAGATTTTGAGGGAGGGTCTTTATCTGGTTGGAACATTGGTTCTCAAACAGGGACTCTTACGAATGGAACCATTACTGGTAACGGAACTGGAGTTACTCTTATCAACGGTTCAGTAACATTCAGTGCCCCATCACACCCTGCAGTAGGAAGTCCAACTAAGCCTGATGGTTCTCCTAACCCATATTATCAACCATCGGTATCACCAACCACTTGGACATTTGCCCCATATGGAACTTATGGTGCTGCATTACAACCAACTGGAAACGTAACTTTTGATGCCGCAACATCTGCATTAGGACTTACATCTGTAGAGAATCAAGCAATCAAAACAAAACTTCAGCAAGACCAACAAGCATCAGGTCTCGGAAATCCAAATCCTACTAATGCTGCTTGGTTTACTAAGAATATATCCTTGACCGCAGGAACAACCTATACGATGTCTTGGAACTATATTGGAACTGATTATGTTCCATTTAATGATGGTTCTATTACATCTCTTGTATTCCAAGGAACAGGTTCTACACCAGTTGTTACTGTAAACAACTATGTCCAGAATTATGCTTTACTTGGATTTACCAATCCAGGAACTGGCGATTATTCAACAGGAACTTATGGTTCTACTGGATGGCAAGTATCCACATATCAAGTTGATACAACTGGCGATTACTTATTAGGATTCGCAGTATTCAACCTTGGAGATACATCACTTTCACCAGTTCTTTTAGTTGATAGTCAACCAGGAACCACTTTGGCTAACGGACAACCATTTGGTGCGGTTGCTCCTAACAATCCAAATGCTCCTACAGTAAATCCAACTCCATCAACTCCAACAGTTACTGGAACTACAACAACTGACCAAGTTGTAACAACAACATCAACAACTGATGTTTCTGTAACTGCACAAGTAACTTATGATGTAAACACTCTTGATGAAAATGGATACGGAACAATCCAAAATTATACTGATACTGTGGTAACAACAACACCAGTTACTACAACAACTACAACCACAACTCCAGTTACAACCACCACATATTCGGATGGTTCTACAACAACATCCAATGGAACTCCAGTTGTAACATCTTCTACATCAAATGGTTCTTCTACTTCACAAGTTACTGGAACTGTTCTGAACTATACATCTACGATTGCTCCAGCAGTTTCTTCTGTAGTTGCTGCATCTGAAACTTTACCATCAGTCACTACAAAGGAATATAATTACAATTCCAAAGTAAGTGGTTCAAAACAGAAAATCACGAAGCAAACAGTCACAACAGTAACCACACCAATGGTTACTACTACAACAACTACACCAGTAACAACGACTGTTTATGCTGATGGAACCACAGTAGTTACTGAGGGAACTCCAACAAATACTTATTCATTGTCTGAATCTGTCGCAGTATCTGACTCTTACGATTACTATCAAGGTCGTGTAGACCAACTTCAAGTTCTTGATGGACTGAATGATGGTATCAATTCTCTTCTGAATCACGAACCATCAAGAACCAAACAGAAGTTTAGAGTATTTGAGAACAATCGTTTTGTTCAATCATATGCTGATGGTGGATATAATGCTGATACTAAAATCTTTGGTGGTGGATTTGAACTTGACCTAACCAAAGGATGGACCGTTGGTGCTCAGTATAATCAAGTCAACGTAAATCTGAATGGTTCTGATAGTAAGACGACTCAGAATAAACAACATATTGGAGTCTTCAATACTCTTCACGGTAATACATTTACTCTGAATACAAATGCTGCAATTGCAAACAGCAGATACAATTACAATAGAACCGTAGAGGGTGTCTTTAATAATTCTGGAGAGACTACTGGTTCTGAGTGGTGGGTTTCTAATCGTTTATATTGGCATCTTTCAAAGGCAGTCAAACCATTTATTGGACACATAATTCAGAATGTATCTAGAAATGGATATACTGAAACGGGTTCAATTCAGTCTGCTAGAAAGGTTGGTTCATTCAATCAAACCACTAATGTTGGTGAGATTGGACTTAAGATTGAAGAAAGAAGTGGTAAGATTGGATTTGGTGTAGAGGGTCTCTATAGAACTGATTCTTCTTATCAGGTGAAGGCATCTCTTGATTACAACCAGTTCTTATTTGTTGAAGGAACTCACGGAAAATTTGATGGTGTAACCACAAATTCTGTTTCTGGTAAGGTCAAGTTTAGGTTCTAATTCATAAATAGTGGAGAAACTTCACTCACGGACAATGAGCGATAAAGCACAAAAAAGAGAAAAATGTATGGGTACTGTTATTCGTGTTGCTGTTTTGAGTTGGAGTGCTGCACTACTTACTGCTAGCTATGCGGGTCTGTTGCCTAAAATGGACCCGACTTTTATTGCTACTGTATTCACTGCTTCAGCAGCAACATTTGGTGTCAACACTATGAAGAAAGACGCTGAAAAGGACGATGCCAAACCAGATACCCAACCTGCAGTCACTGCAGTTGAGCCAACTCCAGAACCTGAACCACCAGCAGATATCGCCCCTGCAGTTGCCCAAGACGCAGGTTGCCCAAACTGTGATTCGGGAGATTCCCCAGACTATAGTAGAGCGTCTAGGGAAGCCTGATCAATCTGGATCTTCTGTTATAAGGGGTCTTTCTCTTCCTATCATAGAAGTACATAACCCCACTTTGGATTACCCTGTTATTGATGTTCCAACTCAGGAGCAGTTTGATGCTGCCGTGAGAGCACAGCAGAAGGGTCAGGAGCAACTAGAACCAGATAAATCTAGAGCATTGCCTGACCCTACTCCGCAGGTTGCTCAAGCGGCACCAACAACCAATACAGTTGCTGAAATACCAGCAGATAAACCATCACTTACCCCAACTTTTACTGTCGGTGGAGTCAATATTAATTTACCTGATCCTTCTATTGTTGCTACGGCTGGTGCTGTCGCCGTAGTCACAACTGCTGCTACCGTAGCATCAACAGCAATCTTCAATGCCCTAAAGAATGCTGCAGAACCATTTATCAAGGAAGCAGCAAAGAATAAGTTCAAAATCAAAATCAAACAAGTCAAACCCGTGCTTCATTATGTAATGGCGGAAGCAGGGCACATTGATATTTTTGAGTATTCTTCGGAGGGAACAAGACTTGTTGCACAGACGGATAATGTGGAACAATATATCCGTGATCAGATAGAAAAGAATACTCTTTATGAGATTGAAAATAAAGTGATTATTGATGAACCAATCAAAACTAAATTTACAAAAGAGGGGCAAGAGAGATTCAAACCTCTCTATGCCCCACCAAAGAAAATTGCTAAGAAATTATCTGCTCGCTTGTCTTTTTGATTCAAGTAAAGCAAAATCTTTCTTCTTGGTTCCACCATCATATTCCCAAGCATATCCTTCATCAATCATCTGCTGATTTACAGATTTCTTTTTATTAACTGCAGATACTTCTTTATCTCCAATAAACAAATGTCCCAGAATTCTTCCGTACTTTTCGGTAGAATCTGGGAGTTCTGTTTTAACGATAATATCAGTTTGACCTTCTAACTTTTTCTTGAGCCACTCTTTAACTTCGAGTCCAAGTATCTTCTCCTTCGCATCTGTAGTTCGTGACTCAGGAGTATCAACCCCAGCAAGACGAATTCTTTTTTCTAAACTTATATCAAACCCTAAATCTATTGACGCATCTATTGTATCTCCATCCACAACTTTTAAAATAGATTTAATTCTGTAGATATAAGGATCTTTTTCCATTAAAAAGGTAAACTGAACTTCTGAGTATTTAGTTTGGGGATAGGAAGTTTTTCAAATGCTTTAGTAACTTGCTTTTCTACAACAGCACCAACAAACTCTTCTGGATTGTCCAGAATCTTTTGTGCTTTTTGATAAGTAACATAGGCACCATAGCAAAGTGCTCCACTAATCAGAAGACTTGTCGTGGATAGAATGAGTGCTAGATGTTTCATCTTTCATCTCCAAATGAGCTAACCTTAATATGTAGTAAATTACATATAATGTAAAGATAAGACCACAACCAAGTATAGTAATTACACCCCAAGGAAATTCATTCATCCCATACTCCTTCTTGTTTATGAATCCAAATCTTCAAGTCTTTTACATACTTTCTCAATATTTGAGATTGTTCTTCATGCCAAGAATCTCCAGTTTCCATCCATAGACGAGTATGATTATCTATTGCTTTGAGTATGTTATGGATTGGACCATTCCAACACTCCCTCTTTGGAGTGTTCCATTCTCGTGGCATGGTGTTACCAGTTGAAAACTTTTTGGTTTAACCACCCTTACTTTTTCTTGCCGCCGTTTTTCGCCTTCTTGGCGTTAGCGTTTCCAGAATTCTGTTTCTTATTATTAGCAGAACCTGCTCCACCAGAACCCTTTTTGCCCTTATTTGGTGACTTGGACATTGTTTTGTGTTGCTGATAACTTATTATTTATTGAACCCACTGGGTCAATTGTAACAATTTTGGGTGGTTGGACAATTACATCAGCACAGACTTTCGCATAAGGACTAGTTGGGTGGAAGTCAATACCTGCTTTTTTTGCTTCTCCACATTTGAGAAGTCTTACAAGTTCAAAATCAAGTCTTGCTTTGTCTGCTTCTGCCTGTTGTCTTGTAATTTCTGTGCGAACTCTTTGCTTGCAGAGTTCTTGAAGTGAACCATCAAGAGGTATGGAGAATCCTGCAGATAGACCAGCGTTGATTGAATTCTGTTGATATGATGTTGGGTCTGTGTTATTGGAAAGACTGTTGTATCCAAATGTTTGTAAGTTCAGTGTTGGACCTTGACATGAAACACCAGCACCATAAGTATTCAAAGCAAAAGGACCCTGAAGCACCTGAACAGCCTGGTTAGTTACGTTACCAGTTGCAGATGCTGAGGGTCCTGCTATATTGGTGTTTGATGGTGCTTGCTGAGCCATTGCTGACCCAGCAAACATTATTGCGTAAAGACCGATATAGTATTTGTTATAGATTCTTCTGTTGTTTTTCGGTCTATCCATGTCTCTTTAGCAATTCCAGGAGTCAATTGAGTTTCACTAAACTGGAATGGAGCACCTTGATTGATAATGCTATAGTTCGCCCCTGGACCTGGACGGTCTGGAATATTGATGTTTGTACCAGTAACAGTATAAGAATTTCCGGTTGAATATTCTACTTGTTTGATAACCTCAACTACTTCGGTACGAGTTCTTGTTTCCGAAGTAATTGTCCCACTCGTAAAGTTGGGCGTAACTGGGGCTGCGATGCAAGGAGATATAAGTCCCGTTGCTAGCAGCAAAACGGGAGTTATATGTTTCACTTGAATACGCTCAGTTCAACCGTTCTTTGAGCAGTTGCAGTGGTTCCAGGACCACCTGCAGTAACAGTAGGAACACCAGTTGGGCTTAAAGTTCCTGCAAGAGAACCAGCAGAACCACCTAATTGAGTGGTAGAATCGCTATAGAGATTTGGTGAAGCAATTGTTCCAGAAGCCGCCGACTGTGTGGTGACGACAGTATCTGCAGTAATGGAGGTTTCGGCAAAACTAAATGCCGCACCGTTTGTATTGATGTTGTAGGAACCTGCGCCGCCAACTCCACCAAGAGTTGTAACGTCGATATTTGTTCCTGAGACTGAGTAGGAAGCACCTACTCTATTTGATTGGACCGCTGCACCCTGAACGCCTAATTGTACGGAGTCAACAATTTTGTTTGTAATTTCAGCAGCAAAAGCAGGTGTAGTAAAAAATAACGAAAAGACCAGTGCTAATCTTTTCATTGCTCTAGTGGTGGTAAATATACATTTGTATTTAGTAAGGCGGTTTCCAAACTGGACTACTTGACAAAACCTAAATAAAAACTTATTATGAAAAATCCCTTTACAGGGATTACATCATGAGATTTTGATGTGAAATTAGAGCCCAGGAGATTGCCCCTTGAGAGAGGGGAAGTGCGCTTTCTCTATTGGGATGTAGAGTTCAATTAAAACTAGTGCAAAATTTCTTTACAGTAGCCCTGCCTCTTCTGGCATCGGTTACAACCAGTACGGCATCACTGCCATTCGTCAACTACAAGATGCAAGGTCCTCCACCACCAGTGGAACCAACAACCAAACCATTTGCTATTATCAAAGAGTTTGATCTTGTAGATGAAAAGAAGACAGCAATCCGAGAGGTTGCATTACCAAAGCCAAAAGAAAAAAGGTTAATTTGTAAAGGGTGTAATGAAAATGAAAATGTTGCCCTGGATTATTTCCAGGACATTGGAATTAAAGACAGAAACGCCCTTGCTACCATTATGGGAAATATTCGTCAGGAATCAACTTTTATTCCTAACATTTGCGAAGGTGGTAGTAGAACCTCATACTATAATTGTGGAAGAGGTTATGGTTTGATACAATTTACTTCTGCTTCTCGTTATTATGGACTGGGTGCTTTTGCTAAAAAAATAGGAGGCAATCCTTCTACTGCTGATACTCAACTTCGGTATATTACTACTGAACCACAATGGAAGAGTATTGAAAACAGAATGAGAGTTTCTGGAAAATCTATTGATAGGTATATGAATTATGCCTATGAATGGATTGGATGGGGACACCATGGAGCAAGAACACAATATGCTTATGACTATGCTAAACGATTGGTTCTTGCTGATGTCTAAATAACTTTACCTGACTTGCTGACACTTTTCAGGTGAGATTGGAGTGCTTCGGCACTCCTTTCTTGTATAAATAGTAATGTCAGCAAGTTAGAGTAGTATGAAACACTTTTATGTGTATTATTCCTATGAGGAATATGGAAGGGGATATATTGGAAAAAGAGAATGTAAATGTCTTCCAGAAGAAGATGTAAGTTATTTTGGAAGTTTCAAAGATAAAACTTTCAATCCAACTCAAAAAATAATATTAGAAACTTTTGATAGTGTGGAGAAAGCCCTGGCAGCAGAATGTGCTCTCCACGACTTTTATGAAGTAGATAAAAATCCACACTTTGCTAATAGAGCAAAACAAACTTCTACTGGATTTTATTGTAATAAAGGTGCTGGTGAAGAAGCAAATAAGAAAAGAAGTGAGTTGATGAAAACAGAATACAATCCTATGAGTAATCCAAAACTTAAAGAGAAAGCAAGAAAAAACTTGATTAGAACTTTGAATAAACCAGAAATCAAAAATAAAAAAAGTAGAAGTGGAAAATTAGCACATAATCGTCCAGAAATAGTTGAGAAACATAGACAGGCAGCAATCAAATCTCATCAAAATCCAGAAACAAAAAGAAAACATATTCAGGCAAAACTTGGTGAGAAAAATCCTTGTTATGGTAAAAAGTGGATTACAAATGGAAATGAAAACAAATATATAAATTCTATTGATGAACTTCCAAGTGGTTTTTGGTATGGTAGAGTTGTTTGATGACACTTGAAGAACTGGCACAGAGACACTTTAAAGATGCCTCTTGATGTCTTATAATACTCTCATAAGCAACCAAACCGATGACTAACGAACAAATCCTAAAACTTGCTAAAACCTGTGGGTTTGATACATTCGTGGGTGAAAAAGATGATGGGACACAATCAGATTACTGGGAGTGTTGGGAACGACAACTCTTGAAGTTTGCTGCTCTAATCTACACAGAAGGCTTCAAAGTGGGTTATGATGAAGGTTGGGAAAGAAGTAATGTAAGCACCAAATGGAGTTCTGATGATGACTAAACTCACATCATTAGATTTATACATTCTCACCGATACTGTGCTACACTCCATAAGTCACGGTGATTATTGGACTGGTTCTTCCACAGAGGAAGCACGAACCAATATAGTCAAAAAACTTCAAATGATTATGAATGAAATGGAAGTAGAAGTATCTATGGGGAAAACTGATGACTTTACTTGAAACACTTGAATACTTTATCACAGAAACCGCAGCAGATATGGATGGTTTGTCTTGGGAAATCCGTGAGGAAACTAACTTTGAGGACAACAACATAGAACATTTGACTGAATGTTATGATTTCAATAAACAACTTTATGATAATCTCAAACAAATCAAATCTATTATTGAGAATATTGAAGCACTAAAATGGGCAGATAAAGTTTTAGATGGTGTTGATTTGAATAAGGAACTACCTGATGAAGAAACTACCTGATAAACTACAACTTGATATTATGTGGAGTGTTGCTACAAGTTCAGCAATAGAAACAAGACAGAAACCACATCTTATTTTTGCTAAACTTCTTTATGACGAACTAAACGACATCAAATTACCAGTAGAACTTGGTAAATAAAATTAGAATGGACATCTGCCAATCGTTATTATGGATTGGGTGATTTTGCTAAGAAGTATGGTGGTTCTCCGTCAGAACTTCACACGCAACTTCGTTATCTTACGAATGAAGTCCAATGGAAAGAGATTGAGAGTCGTATGAAGACTCCTGGTAAATCTATCAATCGTTACATGGACTATGCGTACAGTTGGATTGGTTGGGGGCATCACGGTGCTCGCACTTCGTATGCTCATGAGTATGCTTCCAAACTGATCACGGTAGAAGTTTGATACAATAGAATAGTTGGAGGGGCTTGACGTAAGCCCCTCTCTATCCTATAATACTTTCATAGGCAGCGGGGGTCCAAACTCCGCATAAGACCTGCCCCTCCTATGCCTATCAACGATGCACAAACCAGGAGGTCTCTTACGGGCAAGTAGCATAATGGATAATGCAGCATCCTTCTAAGATGTCGATTGGGGGTTCGAGTCCCTCCTTGCCTGCTTGGAGTAATCGCTAGGCAGATATCCTAGAAAGATGATCCATATATAAAAGTGATAGAGAGTAAGTCACTGTTATATCCTTATGAGATATATTATACTTACTCCATCATTCCACAATGGCGCAGCGGTAGCGCAGATGACTGTTAATCATTTGGTCCCTGGTTCGAATCCAGGTTGTGGAGTTGGAAGTGATCCTGCGGTTCCGTCCAAGAGCTCTCCTTCCAACTAAGACCTAAGTTCGCTTAGGCCAGGGGGATGGCCTCCCCTGTTTCGCCCTTGTAGCTCAGTGGTAGAGCAACGGTTTTGTAAACCGTTGGTCGCTGGTTCAAATCCAGTCGGGGGCTTGACATAATATTCATTATGTCTTATACTTCATATGTCCGTGTGAAGGAATGTGCTGGGAGAGAAATCTCCCACTTTGCGGAGTTAGTTCAGTGGTAGAACGCTATCCTTCCAAGTTAGATGTCGTCGGTTCGAATCCGATACTCCGCTTAAAAGACCAAAAAGCTTGACTGATCCCAAAGAAAATGTTAAGATAGACTCCTGATGTGACCGTGCCGCAACTATTTGCACGGAAACTCAGTATGTCGTTTAGTACTAAAAAAACAAACTTTATGAAACTCAAACAACTGATGCTCGCACCTGTTGCTCTGGGAATGGTTGCTCCTGTTGCCGCGAATGCTGCAGACCTTAATATGGCGGCAGTCAATCAATATTCTGCACAACAGGCTACAAGCGTCACCCAATTCTCTGATGTGCAACCTACTGACTGGGCATATCAGGCACTCAGCAACCTTGTAGAGCGTTATGGTTGCGTTGCTGGTTACCCCAACGGCACTTTTGCTGGTGGTAAGGCAATGACTCGCTATGAGGCAGCAGCACTCCTGAATGCTTGCCTTGACCGTGTGACTGAAGTTACTGATGAACTCAAGCGTCTTGCTAATGAGTTCCGTGACGAACTCACCGTTATTCAAGGTAAGGTTGCAAGTCTGGAAACCAAAGTTGGTCAACTGGAAGCAACCCAGTTCTCCACCACTACCAAACTGCGTGGTGAAGCAAACTTTGTTCTGGGTGGCGTAGATAATGCTTGGACTCCTGGTACTTCCAAGAATCCTGCTAGCACGAATGTTGGTAACACTGCATTCAACTATGATCTCCGTCTGAACCTTGATACTTCGTTCACTGGTAAAGACCTGCTCCGCACTCGTCTGCGTTCTGGTAACTTCTCCAGTCAACCTTTCGGTTCATCTTCTTCCCTATTCAAACTGGATAAGGCAGAGAGCACTGCAAACGCAGTTACTCTTGACCGTCTCTACTATCAGTTCCCTGCACTTGCTAAGGGTGTGACTCTGACTGCTGGTGCTCTGGTTCGTAACACTGAGATGACTTGGATTCCTACTGCATATAAGTCGGAGATTCTGGACTTCTTCCAACTTGCTGGTGCTCCTGGTGTCTATAACAAGGCAACTGGTTCTGGTTTTGGTGCTCAATGGGTACAACCTACCAAAAAAGGTAAAGGTGGTTTCGTCGCTGGCGTGAACTATGTTGCTCAAAGTGGTTCTGATTCCACTAAGGGTGAGTTCAATGAAGCTGGTGCTCTGAACACTCTTGCTCAGATTGGTTATCGTGCTCCTAACTATGGTATTGCATTCGGTTACCGTTATGGTACTGAAGGCACCCGTGTTCGTACCTTCAATGCTGTTGGTGGTAAGTCTGGTGCTCTTGTTGCTGGTCAAACCTCAAATGGATATTCTCTGAGTGCTTATTGGCAACCCTCTAAGTCTGGTATTATTCCTTCTGTGAGTGGTGGTTATGGTTGGAACACCGTAAGCCTGGATGCAGCAGGTCAGGCAACTCCTGCTGGTGCTACTGATTCTCAGACTTGGTATGCTGGTCTCCAGTGGTCTGATGTGTTTGCTAAGGGTAATTCCGCTGGTTTCGCCATCGGTCAACCTGGTAATGCTGAAGGACTGGATAAGGATGCAACGATGTGGGAAGTATTCTACAAGTATAAGGTGTCCGATAATATCACTGTAACTCCTGCAGTGTTCTATGCCTCTAACAACCAGGCATTTGCTGGTACATCTTCCAACTTTGGTGGTGTGATTCAGACCAAGTTTACGTTCTGATAAACAACTCATAGTATGAGTGAAAGCACCTCTTTATGGGGTGCTTTTTTATGAAATCCAAACCTTAACTAAATCTTAGTGGACTTTCATATTTTATTCGAGTACAATTATTCACGAAGTTATTCACTTTTTATGAAACTCAAAAACTTTATTGCTGTTGGTCTGGTTGCTGCTCCTGCTGCTGCATTTGCTGGACCTGCTTTGAATGGTGCGGGTGCTACATTTCCTGCCCCAATTTATCAACGATGGTTCCAAGACTATGCTGCGTTTTCTGGAAATCGTGTTAATTACCAATCTGTCGGTTCTGGTGCTGGTGTTCGTCAGTTCATCGCTGGGACCGTCGATTTTGGTGCGTCTGATGAACCTATCAAGGCATCGGAAGCAGCAAAAGTAAAGCGTGGTGTCGTTCAAATTCCTATGGTGGGTGGAACGATTGCTGTTGCTTATAATAAGCCTGGTTGTAATCTGAAACTCACTCAGAAACAGACTGTGGATATTTTTGCTGGACGTATCAAAGATTATAAGCAAGTTGGTTGTGCTGCTGGTGCAATCAAAGTTGTTCATCGTTCTGATGGTTCTGGAACTACTTTTGCATTCACTAATTCTCTGGATGCTTTCGGTGGTTGGACTTATGGTGTAGGTAAGGCACTAAATTGGCCTGTTGGTATTGGTGCTAAAGGTAATGAAGGTGTTTCTGGAACCATTCGTAACACTCCTGGTGCGATCGGTTATGTGAATACTGGATTTGTAAAAGCAAACAAACTCCAGGCAGCAGCAATCCAAAATAAGGCAGGTAAGTTTGTTCTTCCTTCTGCAACCTCTGGTGCTGCTGCTCTGAACAGTATTACCCTGGATAGCAATCTTGCTGGTGAAAGTCCTAATCCTTCTGGTGCTGGTGCATATCCAATCTCTACTCTGACTTGGATTCTTGCTTATAAGACTGGTAACGGTGCAAAGACATCTGATATTCGCGGTGCTTTGAACTATGCACTGAGTACAAAAGCACAAATGATTGCTGATGATTTGGGTTATGTTCCTCTCGCAGGTTCTGTTCTCAACAAAGCACGTATTGCTGTTGGTCGTATCGGTAACTAATATACATATGGGGGGTTGACGAAACCCCCCTTTTACCTTATAATAAGAAGCAAGTTAGGAGGTTTATGTCTCTTATTTCCCAACGCGATAGAGAAGTTGCTCTTGAAGCACTTGATTTTTATCTTTTCAATAAAAAATTTGATTTTACTGAAGAAAAAAAGATGGAATTAAATGCCCTAATTAATTGGATTAAACTGGAATATTCAAAGAATGAAAATTAATCTCTGGTTTTGTAAGGATATGAATCAATGGCGTTGGACTCTTACTGACGATCATAGACCCATTATCAAACAAGAGTCTGGTCAAAGAGAAAGTCTTCGTGATGCTATGAATGATGTAGCAAATACTGTAGAATATTTAATGAGTCAGTATTGACTTTTATTGGGCGATTAGCGCAGCGGTAGCGCAGCTGCTTTACACGCAGTTGGTCATTGGTTCGAATCCGATATTGCCCACTTTATAAATACTTCAAAAAAGAAGTATAATGGAAACTCTATATAAACTTCTGAGTGATACGCAAGCATCTCTCTTTTTATTATTTCAAAAAACTTGGGTCTATCACTGGCATGTTGTTGGTGAAGATTTTAAACAAATTCACGATTTGTTTGGAGAGCAATATCTTGCAGTTCAAGAAGAAATTGATAGGCTATCAGAACATATGAGATTTTTAGGTGTTAAGCCTATTAGTTCTCTCTCAAGAGTTCTGGAAGTTTCTGGGGTTTCGGAAGCAAAGACTAATATTTCCTCAATGGAAATGATCAAAGATCTTTTAGAAGATCATAAAAAAGTAATTACTATGTTGAACTCTGCTGCAACTGAAGCAGAAAATCAAAAGTCAAGAGGTACAATTAATCTTCTTGATGATTTGAATGAGGCTCACGGCAAGTTTGTTTGGATGCTACGTTCATTTACTGAATAAAAATTAAACTTATAATGCAATGGAAAACTTAAGAATCAGATGCCGCTCCTGTGGTAGGGAGATAGAGGGGCATCATAGTAAAACTGTGACTTGTGGTTGCTCTAATATGGCTACCATTCGTGGTGATAAGATCTCAGCAGTTGACTTATCCTCTATTGTTATGCTAAACTCTTATCATACAAAATCAAAGTCTGGTGTTCTTTCAAATGAAGATCTTGCTTTTCAGGAAGCAAGACGCCAACGTAAAGTTAGACGCTTAGATTTTGAAGTCCGTTGAGGACTTTTTGGTTATTATATCTTTAATAATAGTTAAAACTTTTTTGAAGTTTTCTATTTTGTTATACTTCATCCAAGAAGTATCAATAATACAAAGTTCTATATTTTTTTCCAGACACGCTTGAAATTTTCTTTCATCGTTATTTTGTGTTTGCTTTAATTTTTCTTCACCATAAATTGGTTCGTAATGAAAAATACCATTCAATTCAAATGCTAAATTAATTTCTGGAATGTAAATATCTAACTCTGAATTAATAGTATCTTTTCTATTGAAGTGAAAGTCAAAATTATATTCTTGACTTAACTGTTCTTGTAAAAATACTTCGAGTTTTGATACTCTAGTTCCATTTGTTTTGTGGGTATTATTATAAGTCGCAGCACAACTTCTAGAACAAAAATGGTTTTTTGTTTTCTTTTGTTCTGCTGGACGCTTGTGAAAACTTTTACCACAGTTAGCACACTCTTTGATTTGATTTATTCTATCTTTTCTTTGATAGTCATTAAAGCAATTCATACAACAAAAGTTTTTACCTTTTGTTCTTTTAACTTCATATGGTAATTTCTTAAAAGATGTGCTACAATTTAAACAAGTTACATCAATCATAGATGTATAAATAACGGAAGGGTCTTTAAATATTTATATTTTCAGTTCCTTAACATTCCGTAAATACTGGTAGCGTGGCAGAGTCCGGTTTATTGCGCTTGTCTTGAAAACAAGTGAGGGTAACACCTCCGTTAGTTCGAATCTAACCGCTACCGTTTAGAAAAATTACAAAAATTTAGATTGTCTTAATCTATATTTTTGTATCAACACAAACTTGACTTTCTTCAAATACTCACTAGCATAACTAGTAGTATTCAACTTAAACCCTATGGATCAGCACACCTACGATAATTGGGTGAAGATCAAGGAGACTTTTGAAGCCTCTGGGAACATTGATAATATGTTCTATAAGAGAGCAGTTGAGATTGTTAAAACTAGGAGAGATCCTCTTGCGAAGTTTCTTGGAGATGAGAAATGATGGAACCATATGATGATGATTATGTAACTCGCAGTGAAGTTAAGGAGATGATCGATGCAGCAATACGACGACACAACCGTAATGCTTCTATCATTAGTATGTGCGTCGGTTGGGTGGTTCTTGCTTTATTTGCTGAGGGACTTCTAAGACTTGTAGGTGTTATTCCACCGCTACTTCCTTTTCTTAAAATTACATTAAACTAATGGTATCTTTAACAGAAGAAGATTTACAAGAATTACAAAGAATAGTTTTACAACAGAAGATAGACGAATTATTTGAAGAGCCATCTACTTACGAGGATGAAGATGATGACTAAAACACTTTTAATCGGAAGCCTAATATATTTTTCCACGATTGCAATATGGATTTATTGGGGTCTTAATAATGCCTATCAATAATAAAAGATATCAATTTGCAATGTCTTCTTTTGTGAGAATATATGGGCACAATATAGTCCATAATCACGATATCAGGCAGTTTTGTATAGAGTGGTCTGAGTGGGGTATAAGTGCCCCTCTATCAGGTCTTGATGAAGTAGACCAATACTTTTACTATGAACATAAAAACTGGAGAGGAAGATGATTTTCCATATTGTAGAGACACTTGCAGCAAGTCCGATCTGGTTGGGACTTTGTGGAGCAGGCTTGACGATTGCCCCGATTATGGGTATAATGCTTATACACCGAAATAAATAACTAGTGTAGGTTGGTATAAATAATAGTATACCTAATCTAAACTATTATGGATAAACAATTGTTGGAAAAAATGCTTGAAAGTGGAATGTCCATGAATGATATTTCCAAACAAGAAAATAAATCTCTTTCATCTATTAGACATTGGTGTAAAAAATATAATCTAAAATCAAAATATACTTCTATAAACAATTCAAAAACCACACACAAGTGTGGAATGTGTGGAGAAACAAATCCAGAAAAGTTTTATGGGCACAAAAAACGAGTATGTGGTAAATGTCATAATACATATACTCTTGAATTGGGTAAGAAAAAACGGGATTTTATTATTGAATCTATGGGTGGAAAATGTATTTCTTGTGGATATGATAAATATTCATCAGCACTACATGTCCATCATTTAGACCCTTCAAAAAAAGATCCAAAATTTGCTAATATACGCTGTTGGAATCAAAGTAGAATACTTGACGAAATAAAAGGATGTGTGCTATTATGTGCTTGTTGTCATTCAGCAGTCCACGCTAACCAACTAATACTCCCGGATATCGCCTAACTTGGTCATGGCACCACTTTTGGGAAGTGGAAAAATCTTGGTTCAAATCCAAGTATCCGGACTTGCCAGTTTCTCAACTGGCACACTTGACTAAACACTCAACAACCCTTATAATACTAAGGCAACAAAACAAAACAATGTCTCTGATTCAAAAGTTCAAAAAAGATGTTAGCACTCTTCGTCTTGCTGCTAACGGGGAAATCTATCTTGATGTAAAGAGTCCGAAACTTTATAAAAAGGTGCGTCGCTTCTACGAAAATGAAGGAGTGGTATTTTCTGGTGACCCCCTTGATGACTACGAAATGCTTATGGAGTATGTCGCTCAAGATCTTGAGGCAGTTGAAGCGTGAAAACTAAAGTTCTTCTGGAACGTGAAGGATACCGCTTTGTTGAAGCAGGTATCCTAGAAATCAACGGTAAACCTGATTATCGCTTGCAAAAGCAAAATTATTATACCAAACGCTGGAATGACATTTATCTTTTTGATAATGTTTTACAATGTTCTACTGCAATGGAAGATATTGAATATGCGAAATGGTTAGATCCAGATAGAGTTCCTTGTTATGTGAAAGATGATGAATAGTCTCGGTTATGACTTAAAACTAAGCCCTGGTCGGTGATGAAATCCCCCTTAATGAAAAACACCGATGTAATGCGTTACATCGGTAACATTCTTCTCCTCTCAGGATACTTTGTCCTTCTATGGGGAGATCCAAAAACTGGATTGCTTGTAAAGTGTATTGGGAATGTTTTCGTCATTCCTTTTGCTATCAAGTATAAGTTTTGGGATATTCTTGTATTGTGTGCCTTTTATGGTGCTATTGAAGTTCCAAAATTAATCCAACTATCCTTTCCTAGTTTGTTTGTAAACTAGGTGGTGGAGTCAATGACCCATTGAGTTTCCAATCTCTCTTTAAAGGATTGGTGGTGCGGATGGGGTTACCCCGCCTGGTTTCCAATTTCCAGTAAAAGAATTGGTGGCGAGCCTGAGCACATAAAGGTGGGTTGCATAAACCCACCTTTTTTAGTATAATAACTAGATATCAAATCATACCTTATGAATTTACATTTGACCTATTTTGGAGACAGTAATTTCTTCATAGGTAAGAATAGAATCAAAAAGCAAGCAGAAAATTTTGGAGTCTTTGAATCTATTCAAGAGTTTGGAGAATCTGATTTAGAGGATAATCTATTCTGGGAACAATATGCGAAACCAATGATGAATCCTCGCGTAGGAATGTCCAGAAGATATTATGGATACTATGCTTGTAAACCCTACTTTATTCTCAAAGCTTTGGAAAATATTCCTGAGAATGATGTCCTTCTTTATGTGGATTCTGGTTGTGAGTTGAATAAAAATGGTCTAGAGAAACTGAAACAATATTATGAAGAGTGTCTTGAAACTGAGGGAGTTTTCTTTACTTTAGATCTTCCTGAAATTCAATGGACTAAAATGGATACTTATCGTCATATTGTTGGTGATAGTGATGAATATCTAATGACCCGTCAGGTTATCTCTGGTATCTTCTTTCTGAAGAATACATCTATGATTCGTGAATTAGTTCAAAAATGGATTGATGCATGTGTAGAAGATGGTGGAAAGTATCTTGATGATAGTCCTTCAACTCTTCCAAATGATGATATCTTCAGAGAAAATAGGCACGATCAATCTATCTGGTCTTTACTTTTGAAGAAAAAAGCAGAAACTCACGATTTTACATTTCACGAGGATGATACTTACGAAACAGTCTGGAATGCTGCAGGAATATCTGGTGTACCTGTTGGACAAGAACAAGCACAAATTTGGAATACCTACGGTAGAGAGTATCCAATCTGGGCAACTAGAAATGGTCAAATAGACTTTACAAATTGTGAGGTATGACTGAAAGATTTGATAGACCTTGGGGTTGGTATGAAAACCTTAAAGAGGATACTGGATATAAAGTAAAGAGACTCTATGTGCAATCAAATCAAAAGATATCTTTGCAGTATCATAATCAAAGAGATGAGCATTGGGTTGTAGTATCTGGTGACGGAACATTAGAATTAAACGAAGACATTAAAAAACTAAAAGTTGGAGATTATATTTTTGTTCCAGTTTTGTCTAAACATCGCATTACTGGCGGAAATGATGGTATAATGATTGTAGAAGTCCAACTTGGAAAAATCTGCAATGAAGAAGACATTGTTAGGATTGAAGACACATACGGAAGGATCTAACTTATGAAAAAAGCATTAATCACTGGTATTACTGGGCAGGATGGATCTTATCTTGCCGAGTTTCTTTTGGAAAAAGGATATGAAGTTCACGGTATTATTCGTCGTTCTTCATCAATTAATACAGGACGTATTGATCATTTGTATCAAAATATTAAATTACATTACGGTGACTTAACAGACTCGACTAATATAGTTAGAGTTATTCAATTAGTTCAGCCAGATGAAATTTATAATCTTGGTGCTCAGAGTCACGTCAAAGTATCCTTTGAGATGCCTGAATACACTGCTGATGTCGATGGTATGGGAACTCTCCGTGTTCTTGAAGCAGTGCGTCTCCTGGGCATGGAAGATCGTGTACGCATCTACCAAGCATCTACAAGCGAACTTTACGGTCTTGTACAAGAAGTTCCTCAACGCGAAACTACTCCTTTTTATCCCCGTTCTCCTTATGGTGTAGCTAAGATTTACGGATACTGGATCACTAAGAACTATCGTGAATCGTATGGAATGTATGCTTGCACAGGTATTCTTTTCAATCACGAATCTCCCCGTCGTGGTGAGACATTTGTTACTCGCAAGATTACTCGTGCTCTTTCAAGAATTTCTACAGGAGAGCAACAGATTCTTGAGTTGGGAAATCTGAATGCAAAACGAGACTGGGGACACGCTAAAGACTTTGTGGAAGCGATGTGGTTGATGTTGCAGCAAGAAACTCCAGATGATTTTGTAATTGCAACTGGAGAGCAGTATTCGGTGCGTGAGTTTGTTGAAGAGGCAGCACCTTACTTTGGTATGAGTATTGTCTGGGAAGGTGAAGGATTGGATGAGGTTGGTATTGATAAAAATACGGGTAGAACCATCGTCAGAGTCAACCCTAAATATTTCCGACCTGCTGAAGTAGAGACTTTATTAGGTGATGCCACAAAGGCAAAGGAGAAACTTGGTTGGACACCAAAGACTTCCTTTAAACAATTAGTTGAGGATATGTGCATTTATGGACAGTAATTCTAAAATTTTTATTGCAGGACATCGTGGTCTTGTCGGATCTGCAATCTCTAGATACTTATCATCTAATGGATATACAAATCTGTTAACTCGCTCTAGGGCACAACTAGATTTGCGGATTCAGAAAGATGTAGATGATTTTTTTGCTGAAGAGAGACCTGAATATGTTTTCCTGGGAGCAGCAAAAGTAGGTGGTATTGGATATAATAAGGCAATCCCTGCAGATTTTATTCGTGAAAATTTACAGATTCAAACTAATGTAATTGATGCAGCCTATCGCAATGGGTGTAAAAAGTTACTCTTTTTAGGATCTGCTTGCATTTATCCAAAACACGCTCCAGTTCCTATCAAAGAAGAATACTTGATGACTGGACCTCTTGAAGAAACTAACATTTCATATTCTCTAGCAAAAATTGCTGGATATATGATGTGTAAAAAGTATACAGAACAGTATGGATTTCCAACAGTGTCTGTAATGCCTAATAATCTTTATGGTATTAATGATAATTTCATTCTTGAGCAATGTCATGTAATTCCAAGCTTTATTAATAAGTTTGTGAGTGCAAAAGATTCTAATACTGAAAGTGTTGTTTGTTTTGGTGATGGAAGTCCTACTAGAGAATTTCTTTTTTCTGATGATCTTGCAGATGGACTTGTTTTTCTAATGAATAATTATGAAGATCCAGAAATCATTAATATTGGTCCTGAGAGAGAAGTAAGTATCAAAGAACTTTCTGAAATAGTTGCAACACTTGTTGGATATAATGGTGAATTAATTTGGGATACAACTAAACCAAATGGAACTCCCCGTAGAGCACTTGATACTTCAAAAATGAGTTCCCTTGGTTGGAAATCAAAAACACCTCTTGAAGATGGTTTAAAAATTACTATTGATTGGTTTCTGAAAAATAGGAGTAATTATGTCCGACTATAGGTGGCCACTAATGAAAAATTCTATCTCTTTATGGGATAGATTTCAACTTGCTAAGTTTGTTTTAACTTCTGATAAATTTACTCAGGGTAAAAATGTTGAGCGATTTGAAAAGGAGTGGTCAAAATGGTTGGGATGTAAGTATTCTTTATTTGTAACTTCTGGAAGCACTGCAAACTTTTTATTAGTTTCTTCCATAATTGAAAAATATGGATTAAAAAAAGGTGATAAGGTAGTGCTTCCTTCTTGCACTTGGGTTACTAATATTAACCCAATTATTCAACTAGGACTCACTCCTATTTTTTGTGATGTAAATCTTGAGAATTATAGTTTTGATTTGGACAATCTTAAAACTATTTCTCAGATACATCCAGATATTAAACTAGTATTTGTTACTCACCTTTTAGGTATACCTGCTGAGATTGAAAAATACCAACAGATTTTACCAAATGCTTTGTTTATTGATGATGTTTGTGAGTCTCATGGATGTCTTGATAAGAGTGGAAATAAGATAGGTAAAAATAGTCTTGGTGCTACATTCAGTTTTTACTTTGGACACCATATGTCCACTGTAGAGGGTGGTATGATTTCAACTAATAGTTGGGAATTGTATGATCTGATGAAAATGAAAAGATCTCATGGACTTGCAAGAGTTTCAGATCAATTTAAATATTATCAGAATCAAAATCCAGAAATAGAAAAGTCATTTCTGTTTGTAAGTGATGGGTATAATTTTAGAAATACTGAATTTGGTGCAGTATTGGGTCTATCCCAACTTAATAGATTAGATAAGTTTATTGATAATAGGGACAGGGCGTATTCTAGATTTGTAGAAATTATGTCTTCCCAAAAAAATAAAGACAATTTTTACCCGATAGTGTATAATGAAGGTAACAGTTGTTTCTGTTTCCCCTTTATTTGTAAAACAAAGAAAATTAAGTTCAAACTTATTTCACTATTAAACAAATATAAAATTGAATATAGACCTGTTGTTGGTGGAAATCTTTTGAGACAACCTTACTTAAAAGACTATTCAATTGTAGGAAAAACAGAAAACCTGAATGTGGATATTATCCATGAAAATGGAGTCTACATTGGAAACAATCAGTTTGTTTCCGATAGAGATATAAAATTGTTGGAAACTATTTTAGGAGAGTTATGAGTAAGTTTGGTGATTTAATTGACCAGTGTATTGAAGAAACTATTGATGAAGTTCTTTCACGTAGAGAAATTCCAGATGTTGAATACATTGAGACGGATAATCTTGGTGAGGTGATTGAGAAACTTTCTATTCTTCATACTCGTATGTGGATGTTGGAAGATGCAATTCAAGAAGCAAAGACTGATGCAGAAATTGCTGAATTGAAACGCAAGATTGATATCTGCTTCAAAGTAAAACGTCCACGTCTTGTACAGGCTGTAAATCTTCTTGTGGATAATGCTATTGCTACTGGAAGAACTCTTCGTGAGGATTCGGTAAAACTCTATAAGGGAGTTGAGTGAGATGTCTCTCAAGTATATTCATCATCACTTGGGTCTAGGTGATCATATCATTTGTAATGGTATGGTCCGCCATTTTTGTAAGAAATACGATAACATAGTAATTTTTTGCTATACACATTATTATGATAATGTGAGTTATATGTATCGTGATTTAAGTAATTTGGAAATTTTCAATTTTGATGTTGAAGAAGATGCTATAAGATTTGTTGACAATAATAGTACTGTTAAAACTAACCTAATCAAACCTGGATTTGAGAATTTGGATAGTTGTCTGGATAGAATGACTTTTGATGAAGCATTTTATTATCTTGCCGGTCTTGATTTTCAAATTAGATTTAATGAGTTCTATTTTGAGAGAGATCTTGAAAAGGAAGATGAAGTTTGCAAAACTCTAAATCCTGATGGTGAAAAGTATATCTTTGTTTTAGATGATCCCAAAAGAGGATATACTATTGATATGAGTAAGATTACAAGTGAATATAAAGTAATTCGTAATGACTATCAATTTAAGATGTTTGATTATATTAAACTACTTGAAAATGCCGAAGAGATTCATATGATGCAAACTGGATTTTTGGATATGGTTAATTCTTATAAAATGAGTAAACCAAAAATTTATAGGCATAATTATGTTAGAAATTATCCAGAGTCAATTCACTCAAAAGGTCTCAATGAGGTAATTGGAATTGACTGAGACTGGACATATATCATATACTGATCCAAGGTTCAATTATCCTTATAAAGGATTTTGTTCTATTGTATGTGGAATTATTGATATGGCTCTAGAGCATTATGTTATAAATGATAATTTTAATATTGAAGTAGTTGAGGATCAAACGCTAAGTTTATTTGATAATATTTCGCCAAAAACTAATAAGACTTATAATGTTGGGTCTTGGTGGTTAGAAAGATATTTTTCAAATCAAATTTATCAAGGTCAATATAATGCTCATACTCCGGCAAACATCGATAATATAAAAATAAAAAATAAAGTCTATAGTAATATTCTTAAGATTAAAGATGAATATCTGGAAAAGTTTGAAGCAAAAAGAATAAATTTGGGAATTGATAAAGATACTTTAGGAGTACAAGTAAGAGGTACTGATAAAAAAGAAGAACTACCTGAAATAAAAATTGAAACAATATTTGATTTAATTGATAATACAGGTAAAGAAAAAATATTTTTAGCGACAGACGACAAATATTATCTTGATTGTTTGTTGGATAGATATGGAAGTAGAATAGTTTATGACCATTCTCTTCAAATTAGCAGTGGATCGCAATCTATACATCATAATTGCTCAAATCGCTCTCAGGTAAATGAAGAAGTATTGTCTAGTGTTTACCTACTTTCAAAATGTAATCACTTCTTGTATAGTTTTTCAAATGTTAGTTTATTAACATTGATAATGGGCGTAAATAATTTTCAATTTGTAGATTACTTAAACAAATGATTAGTATCGTAACTGGAACATTAAATCGTGTGGGAATGCTCCCCAACTTAATTGCTAATACTGTTCTTTCCGATGATAGACTAGAGCTTGTTTTAGTTGATGGTGGAAGTACTGATGGGACTATAGATTATATTAAACAACTTAATCATCCACAAATTAAATTGATTGAGGTTGGTGGTAGGAGTTCTTATCCCCATTTTATGAATCTGGGTATTCAAAATGCAACTCACGAAATCATTGCTCAGTGGAATGATGATGTGGTTTTGTGTAATGAATGGAATGAAGTATTTCTAGAACTTCAATCAAATCACGACTTCTATCTTTTTAATTGGAAGTATGGATCTCTTGAAGATGCAAAAAATCCAGAGTGGTTGAAAGGTAGAGATCATACTGAAGGGTGGTGTTTGTGTAACATTGCCGCCAGTGGTGGGGAAATTGTAATGAATTATGGTCTGTATCGTAAAAAAATATTCAGGGAAATAGGAATGTATAACCCCGAATATGAATACTATTGTGCTGATGGTGATATGTCTTATCGTGCCTATCAGTTTGGTTATAAGGTAAAAGACTTACATCACGTTAAAGTGTGTTCTCTTCCAGCTGGTAAAGTAGCGACATCTCATCCAAAGGATCACGAAGTTTATCAACGTAATATGGATTTGTATCGGCAGAAAATTCTTCCAGATGCTCTTCAGTATCTTTGAATAATCATATCGCGGTGATTAGATAACTGATTATCATTTTCGTCAAAGGGTTCTCCAATAAAAGCAAAGTCATCTAACTTACGATCTCTCTTAATTGGAACACCTATACCCTCATAATTAAAATATTCATCGTGAAGAAATAGACTATCTAAAGCTCTTGGGTAAATAATTTCCTGTAAAAATCTTTGGTCTACTGCGCGGTCATTTACCCAAGAACTTGTTTGAATATATTGGTCTATTTTTTCTTGAATATCCTCAACAAAACATCCTCTAGCACCCCACATACCAGCACTAATTTCCCAAGCGTGACCTCCAGGATGGTCTCTGATAATGTGAAAACATTTTCCAGATTCTAACCATTCTTCAACTGCTGCAACATCACGCTCAAACAAACGTGAATCACAATCTCTGGAAATAAAACACTCTACTTTTTCTGATGCAGGAGCAAAACGCCACATAGCGTTGCATACTCCCTGATCTACTCCAGTGTTGACTAAAACAACACCATTGCTCTCTAGTTGCTCTAATACATAATTAGGTACAGAGTCATTATGATAGACTCTCATTTCCCAATCGGGATAAAATTTTTCTTTAAGTTCGGAGTTTCTAATTGCTCCGATTGTATACTTGGGATTATCTCCCCATAAAGAAAAAGATATTACTTTCATATTCAAATCATTCTTTATATTATATATGACTGAGAAAAAACAATATAATTTAGTCGGTGGTGGGTTCAACAACTACGATAATGGAAACAAAGCATCTTCCATTCACAAACAGGAATCAAAGTTTATAGAGTGGGTTGACTCTGGTGCAGAAGAAACGTTTTATGTAGATCGCTACATTGGTCTTGCCTTTGATGATGATTACAGTAAAAAGAAGTATGCTTGGTTACTAGAGTCTGCAAATATTTGCCCAGACGTTATTGAGGATGTGAAGAGAAATTATCTTCACTATATCCGTGTTTATGATGCAATTTTTACTCATCATCAGGACCTACTTAAACTACATCCTAAATTTAAGTTTGCTCCTTTATATGGGAGTTGGATTACTGACCCAAAACTTTATGATAAGACTAAGTTAGTCTCTATGATTTGCTCTAATAAGGTAATGTGTGAGGGTCATCAATATCGCTTATCCTGGGCTCAAAGACTTCAGGGTAAAGTTGATTTTTATGGAAGAGGATTTAATGAGATTCAATCCAAGGAAGAAGGTCTAGCAGATTATATGTTTTCAGTTGCTATTGAAAACGCTTCCTACGAATCTTACTTTACTGAAAAGATTCAAGATTGTTTCTCTACAGGAACCATACCAATTTATTATGGGTCTCCTGATATTGGAAAGTTTTTTAATCCCAAAGGAATTATTACGCTTACTGATGATTTTGATGTCTCTCAATTGACTCCAGACCTTTATTATGATAAACTGGATGCAGTAAAAGAAAATTTAGAGAGAGTCAAAGATTTTCTAATCAACGAAGATTACATTTACAAAACTTACTTGCAAGAACTATGATTTTAAGTTTTACCAATATGGTGAAAAAATACAATATGGATATCAAGGGAATCATCCATATTGGTGCTCATCGCGGACAAGAAATTGAAGAGTATGTGGACAACGGTATTCAAGACATTATTATGTTTGAACCTGTAAGTCTAAACTTTAATATTCTTGAGCAAAGAATGTCTGATGTGAATGCAAATATTACTGCATATCAGGTTGCTCTTGGTAATGAGGAAAAAAATGTTACGATGTATTTGAGTGATAATGATCTCATTAGCAGCTCTGTGTTGAAACCCAAAGTGCATCTTCAACTTCATCCTGGTGTTGGATTTCCTGGACTTGAAGAAGTTGAAATGAAAAGACTGGATAGTTTTGCTGAAGAAACTCAGAACTTCAACTTTATTAATATGGATGTGCAGGGATATGAACTTGAAGTTCTTAAGGGTGGTGCCGAAACTTTGAAGCACGTTGATTATGTTTATTGTGAAATTAATCGTGATGAACTTTATGAAGGAAATGCTTTTGTAGAAGACCTTGATAAGTTTCTTGTTGATTATAATATGGAAAGAGTAGAGACTGATTGGGCAGGAACTCTTTGGGGAGATGCTCTTTATGTGAGGAAGTGAAATGACTATAAGTTATAATCGTTTAGGGTCAAATGGGCGGCTGGGAAACCAGATGTTTCAATATGCCGCTCTGCGGGGTATTGCTGCAAACAGAGGGTTTGATTGGTTGATTCCCCGTCCAGACAGTTATGGTGATTCTAACTATGGTCTGTTTGATTGCTTTAAGATGGAGACAGTCCAAGAAAGTAACTTTGGAATTCTAAACGCGCAAAGTATTTCTACAGGGGAGTTTCACTTCATTCAAGAGTTTTTTGATAATTGTCCAGATAATGTAAATCTTCACGATTACTTCACTTCAGAAAAATATTTTTCAAATGTGAAAGATGTTATCCGTAAAGATTACACTTTTAAGGATGATATCTTGAATCCTTGTAAAGAAATTATGGATGATCTAGAGAATCCAATTTTTCTTCACGTTCGTCGTGGGGATTATCTAGTCAAACCAGAAGCACATCCTGCTTGTGCAATTTCTTATTATGAAAAGGCGCTAGCACATTTTGATAAGGAATCTCCAGTGCTAGTCTTTTCTGATGATATTGAATGGTGTAAGGAGCAGGATCTATTTCAAGATGATCGCTTTATGCTTTCTGAATATACTGAGAGATATCCTCAAACTTGTGATACCCTTCAAGGAAGACAACAATCATTGATTCCTTACTTTGATTTGTGTATGATGTCTCTTTGCACTGGTGGTATTATTGCTAATAGTACAATGAGTTGGTGGGGTGCTTGGTTGATTGAAAATCCAACACAACCTATTGTTGCTCCTAATCCTTGGTTTGGATCTATGTACAACCACTATACGATGAGTGACTTGCTGCCTGATAATTGGGTTGAGGTACAGTATGAATAATCTTACATTCTTGATACCTTGTCGGATTGAGAGTGAAGACCGACTCAAAAATGTGATTACATCTATCAGCTACATCACTCATCATTTTCCACAGTCTCCAATTATCATTAAGGAAAATGATACGCAGTCAGTCTTTCAAGATAAAGCACTTCCAGTCATTCAAAAGATCTTCGGTGATATTCCAACAAATCTGTATCATATTTTTGAGCAATCAAACAATCAATTCTTTTATAAGACTCGTATTCTAAATGACCTTCTTCTAGCATCAAAAACTGAAGTCGTTTATAATTACGATGTTGATGTTGTTTATCCAGTATCAAGTTATGTGACTGCATATAATATGATTATGCAGGGTGAGTTTGATGCAGTTTATCCTTATGGTTGTGGTGTTTATCAATGGGCAGTTGACTATCCTATTCCACTCTTTGATGCTTTTATTCAATCAAAGTTTGATTTGAATGTTCTGCAACCTAATTGTAAATTGCAACCATCTGTGATGGGATGGGGTCAAATGATCAAGCGTCAAGTTTATATTGACTCTTATATGTGGAATGAGAACTTCATTTCTTGGGGTGCAGAAGACTGTGAATATTATTATCGTCTTCAAGCTTTAGGATATCGTGTTGGTAGAGTCAATGATATGGTCTACCACTTTGATCACGCTCGCACCTTTAATTCACATTATCATAATCCAAAGTTTATGGATAATCATAATCTATGGCAGACAATTAGAAAGTTAGATAAAGATGCTATAATAAGGTATTATGAGGATCAAAACTATGTTAAGGAGAGAAGGAGTCAATTGAATGTTAGCGTTTAATTATCTTGGAAAATTGGGAAGACTTGGAAATCAAATGTTCCAATATGCCTCATTGAGAGGCATTGCCCGAAATCGTGGATATGATTTTTGTATTCCTAATCATAATCAAGTAGTCAAAGACCCATATGGATTTGACTTAAAGATTGAACTTTTCTACCCTTTCAAGATGATATATGTACTACCACATAATATCAAACTTCTTGATAGGGGATATGCACCTGTAGCAGAGGAAAAGCATTTTCATTTTGACCAAACTCTGTTTAATATGTGTCCAGATGAAATAACTCTTGCTGGATTTTTTCAATCTGAAAAATATTTCAAACACATTGAAGATGAGATTCGTGAAGATTTTTCTTTCAAGGATGAAATTTTAGATCCTTGTAAAGAAATGATGGGATCTATTGGAAAAGCAATCAGTCTTCATATTCGTCGCACAGACTATCTACAGAATCCAAATCATACTGCTCTTGATCTTGATTATTATGAGAATGCTCTTTCTAAGATGGATTCTTCTCTTCCAGTAGTTGTGTTCTCGGATGATCCAGAATGGTGTAATTCGCAACCACTATTTTCTGGCGATCGGTTTATGATCTCTGAGTCACAGGACCACTATGTTGATCTTTGTTTAATGAGTCTATGTTCTCATCATATTATTGCGAACTCATCATTCTCGTGGTGGGGTGCTTGGTTATCTAATTCTGATAATGTAATTGCACCTATCAAATGGTTTGGTGAAGGAAATCAAGATAAAAATACAGAAGATTTAATTCCAGAAAGGTGGAGTAAACTATAATGGACAAAAATAAATCTGCTTACAAACTCAAAAATATTGGTCCAATTTATTATTTAAATCTAGATGGGCAACCGGAAAGAAAACAATATATGGAAGATCAGTTTAAATATTGGGAGATTGAGAATTACGAACGCATCTCTGCGTTTGATGGTAGAACTGATGATCTTAGCGATATTATTAAGGGTCGTTATCCAGAAAACATGACATCTGGTGAGATTGGATGCACCACATCTCACCTTAAGGCAATCAAACATTGGTATGATACATCTGATTCTCCATATGCAATCATCATGGAGGATGATGTAGATCTTCAAATTGTAAGATTTTGGAATTTTACTTGGGCAGATTTTGTTTCTAAAATTCCTTATGATTGGGATGTAGTTCAGATTGCAATTATATGTACTGGAGATCTACACGTTAAACTTCATAAGAGATTTGTAAATGATTTTTCAACAGCTTGTTATTTGATTAATCGTCATCACGCTGAAAAACTTTTAAAATTTCACGTTCGTGATGGTAAGTATAAGTTAGATCAGGGTGTAAGACCTAGAGCGGTTGCTGATGATTTGATTTATAATTCTGGAAATACATTTTCAATCCCACTTTTTCTTTATAGAATTGAATTAGGATCTTCAATTCATCCAGAGCATATTGATGTCTTTCATCGTAGTAGTCACGATGGATTGCTTCAGTTCTGGGAGAGGCAGGGTTATGAGATGAACATTGATGATCTGATGAACTACGATCCCTATCTTGGTAGGATAACCGAATCATCTGTGCCTCAAAGTCAGTAATTCCTAACAAATTGAGTATTAATACTTACTTAAGGGGCTTGACGCCCCTTTATTTTTGCTATATAATTGTGTAACAATTCTTAACGAATTTACAATGACTGTAACGACAAACGAACTTGGGCAGCAGAATATGTTTGCCAAGGAGCCTACTATGTACTACGAAAACTATGGTATGCTCACCCCTAATCAAGTAAAGGAGCGTACTAATGGACGTTGGGCAATGGTCGGCTTTGTTGCTGGCGTTATTTCTTATTCTATCACTGGTAACTTCTTCTTCGGTATCTTCTGATGACTGAGGCACTCTGGACAATCACGACTATTGCTTTTTTCGTGATTTTGGGTTATGCTGTAGATCAACTCTCTGAAACTTATTGAGTCTTAACACAATGACATTCAACGTTACACTTCAATCCCCTGACGGCACTGAAACCACTATTCAGTGTGCTCCCGATCAATACATTCTTGAAGCTGCTGAAGAAGCAGGTGTTGACCTTCCTTCTTCCTGTAAGGCAGGTGCTTGTTCCGCTTGTGCTGGTAAACTGATCAGCGGCACTGTAGACAACGAGGAGCAATCGTTCCTTGACGATGAGCAACAAGCAGAAGGATGGGTTCTGACTTGCGTAGCATACCCCACCAGTGACTGTGTGATCCTTACCGAGCAGGAAGAAAATCTGTGAGCACTGCTGGAATGTTAGGGCAGTTTGCTATTGCCCTCCAAGAACTTGGATGGGACGCAAATGATGAACTTTCTGTTGAAATTGGGGGAGTAGCAGTAACAGGAACTGCTACCAGTCCAAATGCAAATCCAAAATGGGCAAAACCCTTTGGAACGGTTTCTTATCAAAACGATGCTTTCATTGTAATTAAAAACAAATCAAGGAATCCAGTTGTTCCTTCACAACCAAATCCTGAACTCAAACAAAAACACCCTTATCAAGGAGAAACATAAAACCAAGCATAACTTTTATTGAAAAGTTATTTCTGTATAAATAGTTATAGCATTTCAATATTCTATGGGAAAACTCAAACTTGATTATCCACCAGGAACAAAACTTAATAAACTTACAGTTATTTCTGAATTTACAAAAATAGAAAATTCGGGAAGAAAAAGAAGATTTTTGCAATGTAAATGTGACTGTGGAAAACTTCATAGTTTAATTGCTTCCGATTTCAAGACAGTTAAAAGTTGCGGATGTATTAGAAATACATCTGGTGGAAATTGGAAAGTTCCCGAATATAGAATGTTAAGGTGTGCTCAAAAAAGAGCAAGAGAAAGAAATATAGAGTTCAATATTTCAGTAGAAGATATTTCTATTCCAGAGTATTGTCCTCTTTTAAACATTAAACTTTCTCCAATGGGAACTGGTGATGGGTTTGCTCCCTCTCTTGATAGAATTAATCCAAAACTTGGATATATTAAGGGAAATGTTTGGGTTATATCTCATAGAGCAAATCAAATAAAGAATGATGCCACACTTGAAGAATTAGAAAAAATTACTTACAACTTTAAACAATTATTACAGGAGAAAAAACAATGAAAAATCTTTTTAACGAGCGCAGTGAGCGCATTAATGGTTGGTTCGCAATGATTGGGTTCGTCGCTGCTGCTGGTTCTTACCTGGTTAGCGGACAAGTTATTCCTGGTGTATGGTGATGGAGGTTAAAATGCGTAAAGAACAATATCAAGTTCCTCAAGTTGAATTCGTATTTCGTGAGTCTGGTGAATTTGTAACCCGTACTACTTCAGAACTTTTTGATGGAAAGCGTGTTGTCATTTTTAGCCTGCCTGGTGCTTTCACTCCTACTTGCAGTGCCTATCAGCTACCTGGATTCGAAGAGAAATACGACGACTTTATTGGTAGTGGCATCGACGCTATTTACTGCATCTCTGTTAATGATGGGTTTGTAATGAATGCCTGGGCACAAGACCAGAACATTGAGAAGGTAAAACTCATTCCAGACGGTAATGCATATTTCACACGTTCTATGGGTATGCTCGTCACCAAGTCTAATCTAGGTTTCGGTGATCGTTCTTGGCGTTATGCTGCAGTCGTGGATAACGGAGTCATCGAAAAACTATTCGTTGAGGCGGGGCAACGGGACAATGCAGACACCGACCCTTACGAAGCGACTACTCCAGAAGTTGTTCTGGACTATGTGAAGTCAACTGTGAGGGAAACTGCACAGGTTTGAAACAATAAGAAATAGTATTAGAACTCTGCTCTAAATAATGAGCAGAGTTTTTTTTGTATTATGCCCAGAGGACAGTTGACTAAGGATATCATCAAGATGGAAGTTCTCAAGATAAAGAGAGACTTGGATAAGGAATGGATGAACAAAACTGGGTATGATCCAAAGTGGTTGGCGCATCATTACCTGAATAAGGTCTTGGACAAAATTGAGGAATACAGGGTATAATAAATACTTAATAAGGCAAAAAGTCGTTGATACTTAATGGGAATTTTTAAAAAGACTATCAAGTATTCTAAACCTTCAAAAGATTTGGATGAAAAGATAAAAAAACTTGATGAAGAACTTAAAAACACAGGAGTCCTTGAAGGAGAAAGTGACTCTGAAGTTTTTGTTGTCCAAGAAGAAAATAAGTTACCAGAAATATATGATGAAATAGAAGTTGAAAAGAAAGAAGAAAGTTTATATAATTGGAGAGAGTCTTTTATTGTTACAAAACACTAACATAAACTTCATTACAACTCCAAACCTACCTAAATAATAGTAGGTTTGGAGTTTTTTATGTGTTCTGCTATTGTTCTCTCTACTGATAAACATAACTATCGTAAAGTTGCTCAACAGCACTATGGACTTACTGATGAGCAAATGGAAAATATAGATGTTCACCATAATCCACCAAGATGTGAAGGTGGTAGAAACATTCCAGAGCACTTATATGTTTATCATCCAGCAACTCACAAAATTATTCACGATAAACAAGCAATCAACTGGGCAAAGAAAAGTAAAGGAAACTCAACTGAAAAAAGAGGAAAACCTCCAAAGAAAACTGAACCAACACAACAAGAACTTTCTATTCTTAAATATCGTCAGTCAGGACTATCAAGAAAAGAAGTTGCCGACTTACTTGGGTTAAAAGAACATCAAGTCAAAAGAGCTATTCGTGAATGCTCAAAGTTTGGTTATGAACTACACCTCAAATCAGGACCAAAGAAAGGGTGTGAGCAAAGAGGTGGAAACATAAGAGGCATTAATCAATACACCACTTGACTTCTGCTTCATGAAGTGCTATGATAAATAGGTAAACAAATGTAACGGATCTTTAATGTTTCGTAACATTGACCATGGAGAAAAGGGACTAATACTCCTTACCGAGACTATCCATGTAAAATACGTCTCTTATACCCACAGTGGAGGGTGCTGTGGGAGATACTTACAACTGTTCGTTCCCCCGAACTTTTACTTACCCTTTTTAAACAAATGACTGCTACACTTTCACGTCAACAATCACAATCAAATATTTGGGATCAATTTTGTAACTGGATCACCAGCACCGATAATCGTTTGTATGTCGGGTGGTTTGGTGTATTGATGGTGCCTTGTCTACTCGCTGCAACAATCTGCTTTATCGTTGCATTCATCGCTGCTCCTCCTGTGGACATCGATGGAATCCGTGAACCCGTTGCTGGTTCACTCATGTACGGAAACAACATCATCTCTGGTGCTGTGATTCCTTCGTCCAATGCTATTGGACTGCACTTTTACCCCATCTGGGAAGCTGCTTCCCTAGATGAGTGGCTTTACAACGGTGGACCTTTCCAACTGGTAGTCTTCCACTTCCTCATCGGCATCTATGCTTATATGGGTCGTGAGTGGGAACTTTCCTACCGTCTGGGTATGCGTCCTTGGATCTGCGTTGCCTACTCTGCACCTGTTGCCGCTGCGAGTGCGGTGTTCCTTGTCTATCCTTTCGGTCAAGGTTCTTTCTCTGATGCGATGCCTCTGGGTATCTCTGGTACGTTCAACTACATGCTTGTGTTCCAGGCAGAGCACAACATCCTGATGCACCCCTTCCATATGCTTGGAGTTGCTGGTGTGTTCGGTGGTTCTCTGTTCAGTGCTATGCACGGTTCTCTGGTTACTTCCTCACTGGTTCGTGAAACCACCGAGAACGAGTCACAGAACTATGGTTACAAGTTCGGTCAAGAAGAAGAGACTTATAACATCGTTGCTGCTCATGGTTATTTCGGACGCCTTATTTTTCAATATGCTTCCTTTAATAACTCCCGTTCGCTGCACTTCTTCCTTGCTGCCTGGCCCGTTGTAGGCATCTGGTTCACCGCTCTTGGTGTTTCTACGATGGCATTCAACCTGAATGGTTTCAACTTCAACCAGTCTATCGTTGATAGTCAGGGTAAAGTTATTAACACCTGGGCTGATGTTCTCAACCGTGCTGGACTGGGAATGGAGGTAATGCACGAGCGCAACGCTAGAATTGTTGGTGTTGTTGCCTAGTAATAGGCATTAGAAAAATCGGGTTAAACGGGGAAACTCTCTATGAGACAATCCCGTACCAAGTCAGAAAGGGTTTAAGTTTTCTGAAAGGTCTAACGACTAGGTAGTGAGTCCCAACAATAATCTACCCACGAATGCCCGACTCCTTAATAAACATAAGGATGAAGAGATAGTCTGAACTTACTGGCGACAGTAAGAAGTAAAGAATAAAGAGTCTTTACGATAACACAATTGCACAATTTCCCTCTTGACCTTGCTGCTGCTGAAAGCACTCCTGTTGCTCTCACCGCACCGACTGTAGGATAATTTCAATAAAGTTAAGGAACTCTTCGGGGTTCCTTTTTTTATATAAATACTAATACCTGTGTGGTTCGCATCTATCAGGTGAAAAGGTGTCTTCGGGCACCTTTTCTGCTATAATGTATTATAAATATTATTGCGAACCATAACAGAGTAGAAATGTATTACACTTACGCTTATTTGCGAGAGGATAAAACTCCTTATTATATTGGAAAGGGAAAAGGAAAAAGAATTTATAATAAAATGAATGGTGATATAAGACCACCAAAAGATAAATCTAGAATAATATTTTTGAAGAAAAACTTAACTGAAGAAGAAGCATTTAAACACGAAATCTATATGATTGATGTATTTGGTAGGAAGGATTTGGGAACTGGTATTCTTCGCAACAGAACTAATGGTGGTGAAGGTGCTTCTGGTGTTTTGGTAAATGAAGAGACACGAAAAAAATTAAGTGAAATGAGAGTTGGTGAAAAAAATCCCAACTATGGTAAAAAAATGACGGAAGAACAAAAACAAAAAATAAGTGAAAAAAGAAAAGGAATGAAATTAACGGAGGAACATAAAGATAAAATAAGGCAGAGAATGATGGGAAATACTTGGAATCTTGGTAGAAAACTTTCTGATGAAACTAAACAAAAAGTTGGTGAAGCACAAAAAGGTAATCAGAATATGAAAGGTAAAAAATTATCCGATGAAACCAAAAAGAAAATGAGTGAAGCACATAAAGGCAAAACACCATCAGAAGAAACTAGAAAAAAATTAAGCGAAGCAAAAAAAGGAAACCAAAATTGGAAATATAGAAAACAAAAACACAAAACCAATGTCTCATAATCCTCAGCACGAACCTATGCCTAACTGGGTAAACTGGTTAGGTGTAGGTCTTATGGTATTCACTATTCTTATATTCCTTTTCTTCACTCTTGGAGTCATCTATTGGGGTTGACTTCTTTGTTAAGGAATGTTAAGATAAATATGAGAAATACGATTGGAGGTTATGACTTCTTCAACACTTTCACCGCCCATTTCACAGAGAGGTTGGTTCGATGTCCTTGATGACTGGCTTAAACAAAACCTCTTAGATTCCGTGAGGACTTCTGTATGACCTTTTTGGGATTGTATCTAATCTTTATTGGTGTGAATGGATTGTTTAGAGATTTACAGAGATACAGAGAACAAACTGATAATAGGTAAAAATATAAAAGACACTTTCTAAACTGGAACAAGGGCACTTCGCAGGTGCCTTTTTTGATGGTATAATATTCTCATAAGCAACCAAACCGATGACTAACTCAATCATTCCCAAAATCGCATACATTCCTCTGGAATACCATATGTCTGTTGAAGATTTCTTGGAAGTTTGGAAGGATATGGAAATGGAAGAGGAACCCACACAAGAAGATTATGATACTGCTGTTCTTGATAGGGCACGATCGTATTTTTATGATATGAGAGGATTATTTGAAAAGTACATTCGTTTGGAGGATGCCTGATGACTGACCTTTCTCCCAAAGCACAAGCAATCATAGATGCTGCTGATGAAGTATTTTCTCACGGAGGAAGAATTCGTGATGGATTTGCCTCTGCCCTTCGTGTTCTTGCTGATAATGTTGCCCCCGACGATTATAGGTGTTTTTATGGGGACAAAGAATACGACGCAGGAATGGAAGGTCGTAATGACGAAATTCGTGAGGCAATTTTGAGTATTGCTACTGAATTGGAGGCACTCAAATGATTTTAGATGAAGAAGTCCTCAAACTTGTAAAAGAACACTTTGAAGAAGATTGGGATGAGAATGATGGTTGGGAGTATTCTGGAAACTTTGATGCCTTTGTGAAGTTTGCCCAAGAAGTCTTTCAAATGGGTTATAATGAAGGTAGTTATGATATGTCCTACTATGAATGAAATGAAACTCTTTATCTTTACTCTCATCATTCCACTTCTCATCGTCACTGGTTATTTCCTTTCCATGGAACTACTAAACACTTACAATACTCAAAAGGACAGAGAGATGTTCTTGAAATCTTATGAGATTGTGATAGAATGTAGGAAATCTTATGGTGTGAATGATACTGAGGCAAATAAGATTTGTGGTGAAGTTCCAACTTTCGTAAATCAGGTGACCTAATGAAACTTGTAGCAATCTTTCATCATCACTCTAACAATCTTCCTATTGTAATGGAAGTATCTTCAACTGAAAAGTTTCGGGATTGTTGTGATACAATTCCAACTGACTGGGCATACCTGATGAATAAGGAAACTGGAGAAATTACATACACTTATAGGAATAAACTATGACTGAACAACCAACAGACACAGAAATCCTTGAATTTCTACTCAATCAGTTCCAAGCACACAATCTCAAAATGAATGGTGAAAGTGATTGGGTTTTTATGAATGGTGGGTCTCGTATGAACCATCTAAAAGGAAAAACAGTAAGAGATGCTGTGATTACTGCTATGAGGGCAAAATGACTTATGAAGAATTTTTAGACCTTCCATTTAGTTCTCTCAAAGATATTGAAACTATCCTTATCCTGAAAGACAAACATAATATGGATATTACTAAACAAGAAGAAGATTTGTGTAAGCACATCAGTAAGTATTATGGAGAGCAAATCAAATCCTATGAACTCTTCAAGAACAAAGAAAACCTTGAACGACTTTTTAGAAAATGAGTAAAGAGGAGACCTGTGAAGGTCTCTTTTTTGTATCAGCATTTCTTAACATTTATACCTGTTAGTATACCTACTGGTATAAATAGTATTAGTTAAACATACTTGATATGACCCTTACTCACAAGCATCATATTATTCCAAGACATATGGGAGGAACTGATGACCCTTCTAATCTTGTTGAAATGACTATTGAGGAACACGCAGAGGCACATAAAAAATTGTGGGAACAATATGGAAAGGAGGAGGATAGAATTGCTTGGATGGGTCTATCTGGTATGATAGGTAAAGAAGAAGTTATTTCTCTTCTTATGAAGTTGGGACAAGAAAGGGGAAGAGAAAATAGAGGACCTATGAGTGAAGAAAGTAAGGAAAAATTAAGATTGCTTCATTTAGGAAAACCTAAAAAACCAGAAGCAGTTGAAAAGATGAGGAAAACAAAAACTGGTGTTCCTCAAACAGAAGAAAGTAATAAGAAAAGAAGTGAAACTCTAAAAAGAAAGTTCCAAGAAGGGACATTTATTCCTGGTGCTTCTTATGCTCCAAAAACAGAAGAACATAAGAAAAAATTAAGTGAAGGTTGTAAGAAATCTTGGGATGAAGGAAATAGAAAAAAACCAGAAGTCCAAGGACCTAAAACAGAAGAAGGTAAAAATAAATGTAGTGAAAGAGCAAAGGAAAGATGGAGACAATATAGAATAGAAAGAGGACTTGACCCAGATACTCCTATGAAAAAGAAGAGTAAGTAGAAATCTCTATTGCCCCTTTTGTTAAGAAGTGATAAAATAAATATTACAAATCATTACGGAGGTTTGATGGTTTCATCTACAATTTCTTTACAAAATCAACGACGAGGTTTATTTGACCTAGTTGATGATTGGTTGAAACGAGATAGGTTTGTGTTTATTGGATGGTCTGGATTACTTTTTATACCTTGTGCCTATCTTGCTCTTGGTGGTTGGTTGACTGGCATTACATTTACGACATCGTGGTATACACACGGTATTGCTTCAAGTTTTTTAGAAGGTTGTAATGTGCTAACAGCCGCAGTATCAACCCCCGCAGATTCTATGGGTCATTCTCTTCTTCTACTTTGGGGTCCTGAGTCTCAGGGGGATTTCGTCAGGTGGTGCCAACTTGGGGGACTCTGGACTTTTGTGGCGCTCCACGGGGCTTTCAGCCTGATTGGATTTATGCTTCGCCAGTTTGAGATTTCACGACTGGTTGGTATTCGTCCTTATAACGCTATTGCTTTCTCTGGACCCATCGCTGTATTCGTCAGCGTGTTCCTGATGTATCCACTGGGTCAGTCCAGTTGGTTCTTTGCACCTTCATTTGGTGTTGCTGCTATCTTCAGGTTTCTGCTGTTCCTACAAGGTTTCCACAACTGGACCCTCAACCCCTTCCATATGATGGGAGTTGCTGGTATACTGGGTGGAGCACTACTCTGTGCGATTCACGGAGCAACCGTAGAAAACACACTGTATGAGGATAGTGAGCAGGCGAACACTTTCAAGGCTTTTGAACCAACTCAAGAAGAAGAAACCTACTCAATGGTTACTGCTAACAGATTCTGGTCTCAGATCTTCGGTATTGCTTTTAGTAACAAGCGTTGGTTGCACTTCTTTATGCTTTTTGTACCAGTTATGGGTCTTTGGACTTCCAGCATTGGTATCATTGGTCTTGCCCTTAATCTTCGTGCTTACGACTTTGTAAGTCAAGAGATCCGTGCCGCTGAGGATCCGGAGTTTGAAACGTTCTACACGAAGAATATCCTCCTTAATGAGGGTCTTAGAGCGTGGATGGCTCCAGTAGATCAACCTCATGAGAACTTTGTGTTCCCAGAGGAGGTTCTTCCACGAGGCAACGCACTCTAAAATAAATAAGGGAGTTCTCCGAACTCCTTTTTTTATGTTCTTAATGCTCTTCTCATTCATAGCATTTGGAATCTTTATGTTTATATTATCGATATTGCAAGATTTATGATCACTTCAGAAACACCATATAAACTCACAGAAATTATCAGAGATACTTGGCCACAACTTTACAGAAAACCCCAAGTGTCTTATAATGAACAAAAGAAACAAAAAGATGAAAAAGTATAACGAAGAGAATTTCATAGTAAGAGAAAGAAGAACTCATAAAAAAATTTGTGATTGTGGTAGTTTTGAAGATGCAAGAATGATGATGCATCTGGATGGACCAAATCGTGAAATTGTAAAAAACAAAACACTGATGAGTCCAGTGATTGATATTGAGATGCCCAAAGCACTCCCATCAAATGAAATAGCAATCAATACAGAACCTTATAAGCAGCATCAGGAAGAATGGATGGTTGATAAAATTAATCAACTACCTCAGATTAAACTTCCAGAAGGTCAAGGAGAACCTGTAATCATCAAATAAATAATCATAAGTCGCAGTAACTTATGGGACCTCTACATTCTCCGAAGGAATACTTGTTTCATTTACAAGCAACAAGTTCTGGGGAGGCGAAACGAATGTGGAGGCAACATATAAAAGAACAGTGGAATCATCAATGTGCTTATTGTGGGTCTGAAGAGAACCTCACAATTGATCACATTATTCCACAGTCAAAAGGAGGTGTAGACGTTACAAAAAACGTATTATGCTGCTGCCATGATTGTAACCAGTCAAAGGGTCACGAGCACTGGAAACTATGGTATGTGCAACAAGACTTTTATAGTGAAGAGAGATTTGATAAGATAGAAGAATGGATGAAACCAGATCCACCAAAGAATTTATTTAATTATCGTCCAAGACGCAATAACGCATCTTGAATAAATAAATAAATGAAAGGCAGTAAATACTGCTTCTTCTGGTAAATACCGAATATCATAGATGGCTACTCCGATCAGGATTAAGAGATCTGCTGTTCCTGGAAAAGTACCAGCAGCAGGCGCACTACAATACGGTGAATTAGCTTTAAACTTAAATGATGCTGAACTCTATGCTGTAAGAAATAGAGTAGGTATTGGATCGGAAGTTGTTCGTGTTGCTGCTGGTGTAACTGTAACCAATGTAATTTATGTCACAAAAGACGGAAAAGATACAAACACAGGACTCAAACTCGGAGACGCCAAAGCAACCATCGCAGGAGCAGTCGCAATCTCAACAGCAGGTTCCGTTATTAGAGTTAGTGCTGGATCTTATGTAGAAAATAATCCAATTCAAATTCCTAATCAAGTTAGTATTGTTGGTGATAGTTTAAGAGAGGTCTCCGTTACTCCACAAAATCAAGGAGACCTTTTTTATGTTGGTAATGGAAATTACATTGCTGAAATGTCTTTTGTAGGTTCGGCAAACACAGGTGCTATCTTTGCATTTAATCCAAATAAACCAGTTTACAATAATCAATCACCTTATATTCAGAACTGCACTAACTTTATTCCAAATAGTGTCGGAATGAAAGTTGATGGAAAATATTCAATCGGACCTACCAAGTCAATGGTCCTTGATTCCTACACTCAATATAATCAGGGTGGTATTGGAGTTTCGATTACAAACGAAGGATACGCTCAATTAGTTTCACTCTTCACAATCTGCCCAGACACTGCCGTCTTCTGTGGATCTGGTGGTGCTTGTGACTTAACCAACTCTAATGCTTCCTTTGGTAATTATGGTCTTGTTGCTGATGGTGTTGGTCCAAGAAAATACACTGGAATTATAACAGAAACGGCATCGGCAAATACTGATACGTTTGTTGTTAATTTAAACGTACCGACTTATAATGTTTCAAATGCTGTTTATGATAGTGCAAGTGGTGTAACTACAATTACAACTTCATCAAATCATAACTTCCAAGTTGGAATGGGAGTTACAATTGCTGGACTGCAATTCAGTTGCCCTTCAGGTCCAACGCTTGTAACTTATCCAAGTGGAAATTTTGGATATGTATTTGAAGTTCAATCAGTTCCAGCAGCAAATCAATTTGTTGTGAATGTTGGACCATCAACACTTCCACATACTTATGTCTCTGGTGGAACTGTAAAGATTGATGTTGTAAGACCTTTCGATGGGCAAGTTGTTTATTTTGATAATCTTTACTACACTCTTGGTAAAATTCAAGTAACTTCTGGTGGAAGTGGATATAATTCGAGTCCAGTCGTTACAATTTCTGCACCATCAACTGACTGGGGCATTCAAGCTACAGCGGTTGCAGAAGTTAAAAATGGATCTGTAACAGCAATTGAAGTTGTATCTAGTGGTAGAGGATATACAGTACCTCCAACAGTTACAATTGCTGGACCTGATGTTGGAATAAATATAGCAACGGCTACTTTACAATTACTTCCAACATATTATTCAATATTAAGTTCAACACCAGTTTCATCTGGAATTTGTACGATTACAGTGAATGATAATGTTCCTTATGTGGTTGGTATTGGATTTACTGTTCCATTCTTCAAGCAAAGTAGAGTATTAGCATCTGGTCATTCTTTTGAATACATTGGTTCCGGAACTAATATTAATTCTGCTCTTCCCGCTCAAGGTGGTGTTCCAATTCAAGATAATGAAATTGATATGAGAAATGGTGGTCTAGTTGTTTTTACAAGCACAGATCAATCTGGTAATTTTAGAATTGGTGATGGTGTAGTAATTAATCAAACAACCGGAACAATTTCTGGAACGTTCTATTCGAAGAGTTTGTTCTCAACAATGACACCATTTATCCTAGCGTTAGGAGGAGAATAAAAGAATGGCTTTAGCACTTAACGTATTTAAAACCGTTACTAAAGTTGCTGATACAAGTGCTGTAGGAATTTATACTGCACCAGTTGGATATACTGGTGTTGTTCTTTTAGCACAGGCAGTAAATATTGGAAACGGAACACAAACAGTTTCCTTTTCACATCAAAGAACAACGTCTGGAATTGCAGTTACTACTGAGGTTTTAAAAAACTTCCCGATTTCAGCAAATGATAGTGCAAATCTTCTTGCTGGAAAATTGGTTCTTGAATCTGGTGATGTGCTTGTTTTATCTGCAAGTAGTTCAACTGATGTTAAGTTTTTGGGAAGTATCTTAGAGACGCTCAACTAAAATGGCAAAATATACCAGCGGCAGACAGAAAAATCTTAAGGTAGGTATATCATCATATAGTGAAAATCTTACCTCACTTGAAGTCATAGGTGGTGCTACGTTTATTGGGAGCACTACTGGAGAACTTGTAAGAATCACTCAAACTGGATCTGGTCCTGCTTTCCTTGTAGAGGATAGTGAAAATCCAGATATAACACCATTTGTAGTTACGACTGATGGTAGAGTTGCGATTGGTCTTGGTCCTGCTGGTATTAGTCCAAATTATAAATTGGAGGTTGATGGTGGTGGTAATGGTGGTGGAGATGTTCGATTTGTAAGTGGTGGTCAAGGTGACTTAATCTTTAGTCATTCTAATTTAGTATCTAACATTCGTGCTGCTGGAACAGTTCAACTTGGTCTTGGTGCAAATGGTGGTGATGCGGTCAGAATTAATCTGAATAATAATGTTGGACTTGGGAGCACAAATCCAACTTCAAAATTATACGTTGTTGGTGATGGATATTTTACTGGTGTAGTTACTGCTGCATCATTTAGCGGTAATGCTACAAGCGCAACTTATGCTAATGTAGCAGGATTCTCTACGTTTTCTGGGTATGCTAATAATGCTGGTATTGCGACTTATGCTGATACTACAGGAGTTTCTACAAATGTTATTGGTGGTATAGCATCTGTTACAACATTAAATGTTTCTGGTATTTCTACTATAGGAAACTTTAAAGTTACTCCAGTAGGAACAGGAGCAACTGTAGGTGGTATTGAAATTACTTATTATGGTGATGGTTCTCAACTTTCCAATATTATCTCAGGTATTACTGTTAGTGATGAAGGAGTTGTAGTTGGTTCTTCAGCCACTACACTTAATTTTGTAGGAACAAATATTTTTGCTTCAAATACAGTTGGTGGTATTTCTACAATTACTGTTTCTGTTAATTATGTTGATAATGCTGGTATAGCAACTTATGCTACTTATGCTGGTATAGCAACTTATGCTACTAATGCTGGTATTGCTACTTATGCTTCCACGGCAGGTGTAGCAACTTATGCTACTTATGCTGGTATAGCAACTTA